GCTGCCGTGGATCCAAGAATTCCTTGTGGAGTGTGTAACTCAATGAGGCTTCGAGATGAACATTCTAAAATATGGGTATATACTACAAAATATTTAGACTTATTAACTGAAGTACCTTATATAGGTCCTTACATGAAGTATGTTTCTAAATTTTTCCAGTTAGTGGCGAGTAAATTGTCTGTTAAGCCCGCGGCTGCCGCTATGCCAAGCACGATGAAAAAATCTTGTGGTTCTCCGGGATGTAAAAATCATACGGTGGCCAGTCCACAAGCCTCGATGAATACTCTAAATTCACATCGAGATAATGGTATTAAATCTAATCAAGAAGAAATTAATAAACATCAAATTAATTTAGGCAAGTCTGCAGATTTCTTAGTTTCTACTAAAAATGGTTGTGTTATAAACATCGGATTGGCTAAAAATGAACAAGATGTTCATTTTACCAAAGATTATCACGCAATGCAAACTGGATCTGGTGTGGGTCAAAACGGAGTGTATCCAGTATCTATAGGAAATTGTCCTCGAGCTATTTATGCACAACCAGTTCAGCTCACAGATGCTAATTTATATGTAAATGTTTCAGAAAAATTTACAGTCAATGCTGGCGCCCCGGGTATTCGTTTAGAAACTAAGGGGCTAATAGATGTGTCTGGAGGAAGTGTAGAAATACATGCACAAGCCGGAGAAGCTCTTCTCAGTTCTGGAAATAAAACTACAGTTTCTGGAAAAATGATTCATTTGGTAGCAAATGACCGAAGTGGAGACGGTGGAATTGTTATAGATTCTGACAGGTGTCATGTAAATGGAAATATATCAACTAGTAAAAATATTCACGCAACTGGCTCCCTTAGTATAGACGGAGCTGCCCATATACCGTTTTTACATTGTCCATCAATGTCGGCTCCTGTTACGCCAACAAAAACTAGTCAAATAGCCACTAGTGTTGGTTATGGAGTAGGTTCTTCTATTGCTTTAAGAACTGCCAGTAACACTAAAGACATGATAGGTAAAGTGGCATTAGACTTGGGATGGATTCTCAGAGCAGATAATATAATGAGCTTCACAATGGGTCTGTATGATCAGGTTATGAATGCTATTACACTAGATCCTATTATCAGTGGATGGTGTTTGGTGGTTACCATAGGATATTCAATATGTGCTGTTGGTGGTGGGCCGGCTTATACTACTGGTTTGTGGGGCGGTATGTGTCCGGTATTTAGTTTTTATCACAATCATCAAATGTTTTCCATGGAACACGGTGGAGAGGTTAGTGTGCCTTTGGGCAATTATTATATGACTCGTGAAGCAACTGCTGGATCTGCTGAGCACTCTACATCTCCAATCCCGGCTCCAGCTGGGGTCAAAGGATCTTTCCCAAGGCCCGGACCTCATTGCAAACCCGGACCGTGTGGTGGTGGAGCAACTTGGTCAAAAGCAAGAAATGAATCTTATGGTCTAGACCCAGAAGATCCATTCAAAGGCAAAAATTACGTAGACAGATACGTAGATCCTAATATGGACCTAATTCCTAACGGTGGACCTGGTGATCCAGGATCTTCTTGGTGGAAATATTTTGTGGTTCCCAATTTACCACCACCAGATGCTGGACCAGATTTCACTGCTGGCGGCAATCCTCGAGTGGACAAACACCCTGGAGACCCACCAGCTGGTACACCATATAAGGGTACAGTTAAGACCCCGAAGATTCTTAATTGCGATTAAGTCATTGTGGTGTAGTCAGGAATCGGTTCTGACAAGTCTCTCATAGCTTCTCGATGGTTGTTGGTAGCAATTATATTACCAACATCCTTTCGAGGGACTGCTAATTCTGCAACGACATAATCCATTTGGTCTTGGTAATATCTTTTTGCTCTAATGTTTGTTAGTTCGCCATTAGTTGGGCCTCGTGACTCACTGACGTGGCGCCAGCCATTATATTTACCTGGTCTAAATCTAGGACCCCCGTCTTTACCCTTGCTGTTGCGCCAACTTGCAGGTCCTGGGCCTCCCTGTTCATTGTTGAAGATGTCCCAATAACCCTCCCAATAAGAAGGTATTAGTCGAATTTGAGTTTTTGCATCCAATAAAGCTTGTTTTCCAAATTGGTTTAATGCTGTATTTGTAAAAAATGTTCCATTATAATACTCTCCAGCAGTACCAACTGTTTCTGGATCTGGTGCTCCGTTAGGGGCACTGGGATCTTCTGTAACAAAATGTCCTATGCCATTTACAGTGTCATTTTCATTATACCAATCAGCATAATAAACCCATTTGTTTGGATTATTAGGATCTCTAATCTCCCAATGCTTGGGTATAAATTTTTCTCGGACAAATTCTTTATACCAAACATACCATTTGAGTCTTAAAAAGAACATACCAGGAGGATTAAGCATTACCGCTTCTACGTCCCATGTCTTAAATTCTTCAATAGATGGAATCCATATAGGAGTCATATAATGATTTTTAATATATGCAACAAAGGCATCCGCATGTCTCTTAAGAGCAGCATTTCTTTCTCGATGAAAATCTTCAACCATTTTCTCGGCACTTGGAGGGGGGATGGTAAATGAAGATCCACTCAAAGAAAATGGAGTACTTTTTATATTGACAGTTGATTCGCCGGTTCCGTCTGAAGTAGTTGTTACATCCACTTGAGAAGCGCCGTTTAAATTATTGAGATAGTTGAGAGTTTCTGCAGATGCTTTTTTAATGATAGTGCCGTCTGCCATACATATGTAGGTATCTTTAATAATTTGCCCACCAGCCTCTACCATTTCTTGCCAAGCATTAATTTTAGGAAGCTGTGTTTGAAACATCTTTTGCAGGGCGGCTCCTAAAGACCATCTAGGATCACCAACTTTTGAAAATGCCGCCAAATCTGGCATTATAGATTTAGGAGTAATTGGAATTTCTGGCTCTGCTAAAATTGGATTAAAATCCGGATCATTCAAGTGATCATTTAGCTTACTCATTAATCGATAATTGATTAGAGGGACTCCGTGTGGTCCATCTGGAGAATCTCCAGCAGCAAAATCATCTGCTCCTATATAAGGATTATTATATTTTAGCTTCATGTCAGTGGGATGAACTCCACCGTGAACTATTGCCTGGTTTTTAATAGAGGCTTTGTGTTCATCTTCACTAGCCAAATTTTTAATTAAGGTCTCGCCGTATTTGTTTTTGTTGAGAGTTCCTGGATAATACTCTTCCCTTTCTCCAGTGGCATGCTCTGTAAAATTACTAGTATATTTGTCCTGCTGAGATGTATTATCTGCAGCCAGTTTAGCTAGATACTCATTATGTGCTTGTAATCCTTTATTATCTGCGTCAGACATATTTAAAATTCTCCTTGTTCATCATCTTCGTCATCTTCGTCATAACTATCTTCAAGATCTAAGAAGTTAGTTTGCTGTTGTTGCATGAATATAGTTTTTAAAAATTCCATCACAGCATCTCGGTCTCTGGCAGAATTTGCATGCTGTACAATAATTCGTTCTCCTTTAGTGTTATAACCAAATAATATATAACTATCTAGATATTCAGTAATAACAGACTTTAATAACATATAATCTCTTTCAGCTATTTGAACATCATTATGATTTTCCTTCATCCATTTATCCAAAGCACTTTTGAGTTCTGCATCATTGATAGAATTAAAAATATTATTTTTAATTTCAGAAATAATTTGAGAGGCAACAGAAGCATCCATGCCAGAAAGAGACGGAACTGCTACAGAGATTTGAAGTTTTTGTGGCCGTGAGACCTGGATTTTTTTATTATTTTTTTTAGGAATTGCCATACGTAGATGCCTTGTTATTGATACCAAATTTAACCAAATATTCAATTAAAACTTCTATAGAACTAGTTTTAATTTTGAATCTTTCTGGCACATATTGCCCACCATCATGAATTTCAAAATATTCTTCTCCTAATTGTTTATGATTGTTATAGCAAGTGACAAAAATTGAAGTGTTTTCTGGATCAATCATAGCGGTCCAGGATCTCGCATCGATTTTACCATAATTATCAAATAGTTTATCCGCGACATATCCACTATCACGCAGCCTCTTTATGAAATAACTACATGTGGTAATTTTGTTTTTTGCCATATAAATATATTTAACAATTTTTACTACTTTACTAGAGCAGAAATGATATATTTAAGTTCCACACCCTCTTCCTCCATATTTTGAAACACAAAGACTTTATATTGAGAATTGTACTTTACTTTAACATTTGTTTTACACTGAGCTAGATTTTTAAACACCTCTAGACTTAAGGGAATCGGCTCATCTATAGGATCTCCTTCAATTACATTGGTAGCTACTAGTGTAATATTATCTACATTTTGAAGGGTCTTATCATTAATTTCTGCAATAAGAGAATCTCCTTTTGAGTAAAAATAAATTTTTGTCATATCAGACGCAAACGCATATGCAGACATGATTTGTTTCAATTTTGATGGTATTAAAACAAATTCTGTATTAAATTTTAATGCTGATATTTTATTTAAATTTACGGGTGCTTCCTTGACAATACTGTCATCTACCAAGTGATATTTAAAATGTGTCTTTTCACCGGATTCTGGATTGTGTAGCTCACAACGAATACTATTAGTATCACATTCCATTGAAAATAATCCGTCTGGTCCTAAGCATTCTAGTCCAGATAGAAACTTTTTAATACTGATTAAATTTAATCGAACTTTTGGATCTACTTTAACCGGAAGTTGGGCTTTGGCATATAAAATAACTGTATTATCTGCGGAACTACACACAGAATATAAAGTATCGTCTACGGCATTTAAAACACAACATTCCGTAAGTCTGTTGATGGGTTTGAGGATCTTTTCCAGATAGCTTTTCGGAAGAGGAATATTAGACATTTAAACTATTTGTTGAAGTTTTCCTTTTCTGTCAAGCTGCAAAATACCTTGCCCATCATACCAGACATTTTGGTTAAATTGGCATTGATTCTTTCCATCAAATTTTTAATAGAAGCAATATCTTCTTCCATTTTTGATGTGATTACTACGGGAGAATTTGCAGAAACTGGAGCAGAAACAATTGGATTTGAAACATTTTGAGCTTGTTGTGTTATGTGTATTTCCACATTTTCTGCGCGAGACAGGGTAGAATTGTCTGGTACCATAGACTGCACCACATCTTCTGATACATATCCTCTATTGGCAGGATCTGATCGATTGGCTCTGATTCGACTACCAGTTTTATAAGTATCAATAAAGGAATTTACATCAAGTCGATTTGCTTGTAAATGTCCACTAGAACTATCCATCATTTTATCAATGGTGTTAAGTTGTCCACCTGTAAACGCTGCAAGCATAGCAGCTTCTTTGTCAAATTCTTTTTCAGAGATCATATGTTATTATATTATAGGTATAATGGTTTAAAGCAACAAAAAAGGCTTCTGTTGCCAGAAGCCTTTTTTATAAACTTTTTGACTACTTCAAGTCCCTTCCTGCATTAATTACTGATACAGCAATGCTTGAATGGATGGATTCATAGTGGTTTACAATTACTAGATAATCCTTGATGCGACCATCAAGATCTTTATCAAGTTCAACTGCAACCTTACGAACCATGTCTTCAACAAATACTGGATTTTCATACATTAATTCTGTTTGATAGGCTTCATCAACACGCTTGAGTGCATTAACAATTGGAGCCGAAGAACTTTTTTCCACTGCTAAAATCAATTCTTCTAGCCAATAGATATTATCTGACTCTGCAGTCCCTACGTTAGCCAACTCAACTGTCACGTCTGCATATGATTGCTGATTGTGAGCACCGTAATCTGAAATTTCTTTTGAACATGGACACAGGGAAGCGTAAAGAACATTGCCGTGTAGATAAAATTTCTTTTCTCCGTTAATCAGTCGACCTTCCAGAGATCCCTGATAATCCATGTGAGAAACTACCTTAGAAACTGGTGCTTCTTTCTTAAGAAAGTAATCAAACTTAATCTTGATGTAGGCATTTTGACTCTTGAGTCGAAGCTTACATTCATCTAGTAGGATATCCATAACTTCATCAATACGATGAGTTTGATTAGCCAAGACTTCCTCAACAAGAATGCGATAACGGCTCATATTAGTGCCCTTAACTTCAGGAGTCAAATCTGTGTACATACTAATAATTGCCTTAGTAGGATTAATAGTACCATCCCTGCGAAGAATCTGCATAGGAACTACAATATTACGAGATCCTACCTTTGGAATATACTTCTTAGGAAATCCATCAAGTGTATTTTGAATGTCGGGAATGTCGTCGTTGGTTTTGATGCGTGGCATATGTTTTTTATTGGTTAATGATTTGTGTATATAATAGCTAGTTTCTTTTAAAAATCTCCAAATATTAGAGATCACGAAGAATGTCTTGGATGCGATCATCCACTGGAGTTGAATTCGTTTCATCTTCTGCTTCAGAGACGGTTGTTGTGGTTTTTTTGGCTGGGGTGTAAGACTCTACTTCAAAATTGTCCTCATCTTCTACTTCTTTGGTAGAAGAGGTTTTAGGAGTAGCTTCAGTTTGACCGAGCCAGTGTTGGGTAAAGATTTTTTGAACTTCATCAAAAGATTTGTGTTCAAAGATACTCTCAAGATCTTTTACACTATCATAAAGTAGATCTGTATCTGGGTTTCCGGCCAATGTAGATGGACTCAAAAACCTTGACGCAACGTATGTAGGATACTTTCCTTCATTTTCTTCAACTTTGATCCGAAGATTACATCCCTTTTCAGAAAGATCAAAAACTTTGGAACCAAATTCTGCGGAATCGTCTCCGGAAATTGCTGCTGTGATAATCTTATCTAATTGTTTACCATAACGAAGAATTTTAACCTGTCCGTTATTCTCTGGATTGGTTGGATCTTGAATGACGTAGACATTCACAAGCCAATTTTCGTTGCGCTTAATTGGTTTATTGCGTTCAATTTCTGCCTTGTCTTGGGCTCGGTACAATTTAGAGCGATATTCATCAATAGGACAACGTTCTCCGTAAGTGGTGGGACAAAGAACAGAGGTAATTTGATTTGTAATCACACTATTCCACAGATGGTGGTAGTAGTGAAACATGGTACGTTCTGGATTTTTAATATTTGGCAATAGACGGACCAAATATGTTTTGCCAATTTCTAATTTCATAAAGTCTCTAAAACTAGAGGCTTCAGAATTTGACTTTTTGTTCAGAGCTTCTTTGATGGAATCAAATAGGTTAGCGGTGTATTTCATGGTTATTTGTTATGTGGTTTGTGGTTTGTGTGATTAATATTATAGGTCAAGCGGAGAGGGAATTCAAGTGAGAATTTATTAAAGTTTTCAATTTAGAGGTCCCGGTTTTGACGAGATTTTTAATTTGAGGAGAATTGTGATATCGGTATTTGAAAGAGGAAAAATTTTGAGACAATCCAGGAATCCATAATTCTCTTTCATCCTCTTCTAGAGCACTAATGTTTATATCTCCCAATTCCATCAGGCTATAAGGACTGATAAAATGTTGTCGGTAATGTTCTGTCCAGACCGGCATAGAATCTTTTTTAACAGACAAATAATTTTCAAGAGGAATTTTATTGGTTATGCAAAAAGTTGCAATAAATTGTAAACCCTCTTTAATCCAATCTGCTTGATTTTCGGGAGACAAATCTTCTCTTTGTTTATGATACAAATTATATGTTTTAATAGCAGCCCGAGAAATAAAAAATTTTAATGGAGGATATTTTTCATCGGGATGCAAGCTGTTGGGTGCTCCGAAAAAGTCATCCCATTTAATATGTCTAAATTTGTCAAAAAATTGTGAAAGTCTTGCGAGTAGCGTTTCTGTTTCCGTTGAAATATCTGTAAAGTCTTTACGGGGTTTCCACGGCAGTCCTTGCCGCGAGTGTCTCAGGTAGCTGTTGTATATTTGTTTTTGAATTTCGGTCATTGGGTTGTCGGTTTTGTTTAAAACGAAAAATCTTTTTATAAATATTGGGTGTTAAACTAAGGTAGGTTTTAATTATATTCTGTAAATTATAATCTCCAAGTAATTCAAAAAAGATTTTTTGAGTTTTTTTATCTTCAATTAAAAATTTAAGAAAGTTAAGATAATTTAATTTTTTATTCCGAGCTATACAGACGAATGCTCCAAATTTTAAGGCGATGTCTTCAAACTCATTTAAATCTGTTGCTTCCAACGGATTCATCATGTCTTCAATTTGCTGGGATGATGTGATGATCATATTGGTTATTTATAGGGGCTTGAGGTTTTTGGTTACTTCCATGAATAAGGGAGTAATTTTTCCTCCACCGGCATGCCGATGACCACCACCGTCACAAATTTTTTCTGCAAATTTACCAACATCTATAGGATCTTCTTTTGTGTTTTGTCTGACACAAACTTTTTGTGTTTTAATATTAATAAAAAAGAAAATATCTGGTTGGTGGCGTTGAATGGTTATATCCATAGCACCATTTGTAAACTTTTCTGCCATGGCTGCTATTACTCGTTTTTTCTTAGATCCAAAATTAACGACGCCTTCAAATAAAGATAGCTTATCTGCTTCTTCTATAGCTTCTCTTTTAAGAAACTCTATAGCTTTTTTTTGTTGTTCTGTGAAGGGTTTAAATCCATTGGAATAATCTTTAATAAATTTTGTAAAATTGTTTTTATATTCAGACCAAAACAATAAATTTAAATCGTAAGATTCTGGAATTTTCAAACGATAACAATCAAAATCATCCGCCAATGCTATAAGCATTTTTTGAGCATTTGTCCTGACCGGAAATTTTTCAGATTTAAAAATCTGTGCCATGTGTAAGGCATTAGAGGATAAATCTTTGTGTATAATTTTTGCCTTTTGAAATCTTGAAATAAAATCTATAGAAGTTTCATGATGATCTATAAAAGTTATGTGTTCTTGGTCTAAATCGGGAAGAAATTCTTCTCTCAAGGCCAAATCTAAAATAAACGTTTTACACGGTTTATTAACACTTTGAACTTGAGATTTGAGGGTTTCAATTTCTAAATTATTAACAGATTTATATGAAATGTAACAGTCTGGTAGTGCCCACATCAAAGTTAGGAGACTCACAGCGCCATCCAAATCTTTATGGGTAAAGGCATTAACACATCCGGTCATGTTTTTATTTAGGAAATCCTCAATCATTGTCCAGGGATTCTATCATTTTAAGGGTGTCGGAAATACTAGTGGTTCCTGAAGTAGATCCGGGCAGAACTGTCCTTGGTAGAGTGTATGTTTTAGATACATCACTAGGATCTCTCAGAGAGAGTGTAGGATAATCTATTTCTAGAACAGTATGACACTCTCTAGGCCCGAATCGATTCTTTGTAATACCCATATGGATAATTCCTAAATCAAAATCTTCTTCTTCTGTCCAAATTGGAAACTGCGCGTCTGCGGTATGAGACAATCCCATAGATTCACTCATGGTTTCAAGTCCCGGATTAGATTCTCCATACGCAGATCTGTTGGTCTGAGTAGCACTAATAACCGGACACTCAAAATGGTAAGACAATGCTCTGACCATTTCTGTAATTTGCTTAACTGATTCGTAAGAATTTAGTCCCTTTTCTGGAGGAGCTACTAGATTAATATAATCTAACACAATCACATCTGGTTTTACTCCTTTTCTCACCAATTTATCAATGTATGATTTGATGTGTACTGGTGATACTGATTTAGGAGGAAATTCTTTAATGATTAATTTGGCATTTTTATGTTTTAATTTATAAGTGCCGATGCTTTGCTTCAGGGGTTCAATCTGAAGTGTTAAATCATTCATTGGAATCTTAGTCAATTGAGCAGATATGCGCTTGGCATATACTTGTTCTGACATTTCCAAAGAAATAAGGACAACTGTTTTATCTTGACTCAAAATATTGGTAGCAATGTTTCCAAGAAAGATAGATTTACCAACATTGGTCACTCCATAAAAAACATATAGAGCTCGACCATCTGCTAAAAATCCACCTCCAATTTTTTCATCAAGCCATTTCCATCCTGAAGAAATTGTTTTGGCTGTTTTGAGTAATTCTTTACAATGTTCATCAATACTTTCCAAATAATCAAATCCATAATTTTCAACAAGATTAATTTGACACGCCTTTTCAAAATCTTCTAAGATTTTTGATGTATTAATTTGACCTGATTGTACCTCTATGGAGGTTTTTATTACAGTATTATATACTGCCTTTTCTCTAAAGAATTTTTCTGAATTCTTTAATAGAATTTCCTTATCATATGTTTTATCAATTTCAGCAAATGATACAGCAACCTCTTTTAACGCATTGCGCTTTTCTTGATCCACCATGTGGACCTTGAGTTCCGTAATGTTAGGAGTTTTGCCGTAGGTTGAATAATACTGAGCCAGAGACTCAAACACAGATTTAATATTTTTGTTTTCAAAGTAAGAAGGTTTTGCATGTTCTATAACAGCTTCAAGATAACTAGAATCCGTTAATGCATTATATACAATAAGTTTCTCAAAAAGAGAAAGGTCTAACGGAAGAGAAGATTTCATTTCTAATATAATAAAGGCTATTGACGGGAAGGTCAATAGCCTTTATTTGAAACGTTCTGGGGGAAGAGTTACTTAAAAGGGACGCCTATAGGTTGCTGAATTTTCTGTATGTTCCCATACTTCAACTTTACTCACCCAACAGCGATCATAGGTAGATTCCCTAATATATTTATCAGCTGCATTAAAACACCACTCTGCAGTCTTTTCAATACCCACACCTTCCATGATTCTCAAATCACATCCACCATTATCATGTAATTGAATAAATGATGGTAGTAATGGATCATCTTGAGCAATACACAAGGTATGATCAAATTGGGATTGTAAGATTTTCTTAAGATCTTTTAGACTTCCAAAGTCTACAACCCAATTTTTATCATCCAATTCTGTTCCGCTAAACCAAAACTTAGCCTTTAACTGATAACCATGAATAAAACGACAATGAGAATTTGTAGCTCTCCACTGTCGAAAGGCACAACTACCCAATTCAATTATTTTGGTACTTTCAAATAAAGATGATGCAAATATATCCATTTATTTTTTTCTAGGTTTAATTGTTTTTGAAATTGTAACTGTTTTGCGTACTGTTACATTTCCTTTTTTGACGGTACGTGTACTAGTCCTCGTCTTCTTCATTGTCTTCTGGTTCTTTGGAAGTTACTTCTTTTTTATATTGAAGTTCATCATGAAGTTTGATTTCTAATTCTGGTAGAATTTTATTCCAAATTTCTTCATTGTCTCTCCAATTTTTATAATATCCCAACTTGGTGCCATCTGGCAACGCAAATGTTGCTCCATTTTGGATTACTACACCATACCCAACTGCCATATCTAACAATCCAGAATATTTTGCCAATCCATTCTTAAAGTTAAGATACATTTCAGTTTCCATGAAAGGAGGAACTACCCTATTTTTAGTAGTAAGTGCTCGTAGAGTTACACCGTTGATGTCTTTAGACATTGGAGAAGTATCTTCTACGGCATCCCGACTACCGGTATTTCCTCCTGTGGTTTTTTCATTCTTTACAGACATTTGTACCAATACAGAAGACATATAAAGAGGACCAGATCCTCCTGATTGTTGTTTTACTAATGTAGGAAACATGGCTGCGGGATTTTCATAAACATGATTTGAGAAAATAATAGGCACATCAGCTTTTGCTGCTTTATGTGTTAATACTCTCAACATGCTTTTAAGACCTTTAGCTCGTGTACCCATGTCCATTGCTTCTTTTCCAGCAGCAACGTCTGCCATTTCCTTGGTAGAAACTAAATTACCAAGAGAATCTATAGAAATAATAAATTGGCTGTTTAATTTTTTAGCAATAACAGAATCCAAAAATTGGCTAATCTGATTACGGCACTGTTCTACAGTCTCTACAGGACAATACTTCACTTTAGAAGTATCCATACCCATATTAGTAGCTCCCTTGTCATCTACTGCATTTTCTGTATCAAAAATAACTACATAACGACCAGCTTTTTGAGCATTTGCCAGGATGCGATTAATGATATATGTCTTGCCGCAAGAGGTTGGTCCACTGAACCCTGTGATACGACCAGAAGGGACTCCCCCATTTTTGAGGGAGCCACTAATGATTGCATTAAGAGCCATTGAACCTGTATCAATGAAAGAGCTAATATTTGAAAGAGCGGATTCATTGAGAAATGTAGCGTCTGGATTAAGGTCATCTAAGACCTTAAAAGCAGCCATCACATCCGGAGAATGGGTTTTTTTTGCCATATTATTTTTTATTCGTCAAATAAATTAACAACCTGTGCGTTGGCTGGCTGTTGATTAACTGCACCTGCTTCATTTGCTGGAACAAATACATTTGCTGGATTAAACATTTGAGAATATTGTCCCAATAGTCGGAAATCCAAAGCTGTAATATTGGATTCAGTAATTTGATCAGTCTTCCAAGTAAAGACTGTGTCTTCAGACTTGTCTGCAAGGAATTCCTTGAAGAATACCGGAAACAATTGTACAGTCATACGACCGTTGTCTGCAGGAACAACATTAAAGATGACTGGATTCTTAACAGTTAGTTCAGTAGCAGTCTTGGTTACCTGTTCAGCTAGGATGGTTCTGCCAACGATGTCTAAAAAGACAACTACGTTTGTTTGTGGTGTGTTTTCATTACTCATGATGTTAATATTAAAGTATGTATGTGCCATTGTCAACCAGAGTTTTGCGAATCTCTTCTTGAGTTGGCGCAATTTTTAATCCTTCTCTTGAAGGGGAAGTCTGGGGGTGTTCATTACACTGATAATGTGGATTTGCTTTCCACTTTTCAAATTCTTCTGCCTCTGTTTTAATTTCTTCCAAAGCTTCAAACACAGCTGGAAATGTTTTTTGTAAAATTTTTCCAGCTGTTATAGCAATTTCTCGATGTTCTAGTTGAGTTTCTTTTTTAGACCTCAACATAATATAATGAATCCAAGATCTTATAGATCCTTTCATATATAAAGTGGTCTGTGCACAAAGAGGAAGAATTTTTCGCGCGCTTTCTCTAGCAGCTCCCTTCTTTAAGAGATAATCATACAAATCCATACCAGCTTGCAAATAAGTGGTAATTTTCTGTATGTCTTCTTCTGGCAAATCTAAAATTTCTTCACTAGATTGACGATTTTTTTCTGCTTGTTTTCTAATATCAAAAGATTCTAGGTTAGTTACAGCACTGTATCGCTGACTAAACTCTTGAAAAGAAAAACTTTTATGACGAATAATTTGAGCCGATATGTCTCTGCTAGTTACAATTTCTAGGGTCATGTCTGCCTGTTCAAACACAGACCAGTGTTCATGATTGATACAATATTTTATTAATTTAGAAGCTGATAATGTGTTTAATTGATTTGACGGATTTGATACCCTGGCAGTATATACGATAAATTCCTCAGGTGTCAGAAATCGTACATCATCTTCTGTCCTGACTAATGGTTGGGTAATTGATTTAACGCTTATTTTCATACAAGATTTTTAAATTGTGTTATGTTAGATTTGATTAAGTTCCACTGTGAGTCTGAAATATCTTTATCATATACATCAACCATTTTTTCGTGAATTTTACTCCACATGGTTGTGGGTTCTTCGTAGGATTTTTCATAAAATCCACACATTACAGGATGAGAGGTATCAATACTTTCAATTGATGGGTCTAGATTTGCAAATTCTATAGGAATTCCACATCCCAATAAATGATGAGGCTTTGTAGTATCCCAGATTTCATCTTCAAACAAACTTTCAATTAAATGGGTTCTTCCGTGAGCATATGATGTTGGCTTAGCTACCATCTTTTCGAAGTCTGCAACATTACGTAAATTTTGACCGATCCAAAGTCCTGAAATTTGCCAACTGGTTGAAAAATTTTCCCAGTAATAATCATATCCAAAACTTATAGCAATCTTATCTGCCTCTGTTTTCATGAAAAGATATGCTCGTTTAAAGTCTTCATAAGACCTTCCCTGTAATACACCTATGCGTTTCCCAGTTAATTTGGAGAGATCAAATTTTGAAGTAAATTCTTTGTAAGATTTCAAATTAGATTCACACTCTTGCCACACGTCTGGAATTATGTATTCATTTGGTTGTATTTCTAAAAGCCATTTATAATATTTTTCCGGATCAAATGCATGACCCAATTCAAACAGACTACAATCCATGATGATGGATCTACCTTTATCTTTAGCTTCTTTAAAAAATTTTAAATAAGTGGGGTCTTCCTCTAAGAGATGTACCAAACAATAATCATAGTCGGTAATTTCTTGTACTCTATCCATTGCTGCTCTAGGAGCTTCGTGAGCTATTAATGCTTTCTTGAACATATAACTATAATAAGAGGTTATTCAAACAAATCAAACAAATCTGTTTGAACTTCTCTTCCTGGAGTGGGAAGCCTCCAACCAACTCCATCATAAAACCGTTGAATAGGAGGTGCTAATATTTTTTCAAACATCAATTGATAATTTAATCCCACAATTTCTTTCAATTCTGGAGGATATGTATCATTGAATCCCATGACTTTGTAATTGTAATTGTTGCGTGCTGCATAAAAATATTTGATTTTACGCCCACTTCCAATGGGTTCATATTTGCCTTCTAGTTTTAGCTTCTTTAATAGGTTATTGTAGCTGATACCTGCCTTAGGACCAATAGGGGTACCTTTACCCGTTTGACCCAAATCTCCTATCCTTGCTTCATACTTTTCATAATCTGAAATTTTGCTACGAATAGAAGCATCTTCAATTTTAAAATTACAAAATTCCTCATAAGCTCGACGAAATACTTCATCAGCTTTCTTCTTATCCTGTACCAGCATAGCACTTTCAATAACCTGCATGATAAGACTTTTAACCGGCTTTGAAATTGTAGAGCGAGCAACTTCTACTCCTACATATTTGAAGGGTTTCTTAGGAGTCTTCCCCTCTTGTTCTATAACATGGAGAATATATCTCTTTTTTTCTTGAAAGAAAGCTACGTCACAAATGGCTTCTTGTTTAAACACGAAACGTGGATCTGTAGATTTAAATTCTTCTCTGGCCCACGTGATGATTGAAGTATTCAAATAACCATCAATTTCCTTAAGAACAAGTCGAGCTTCCTTTGTGAGTTTTCCATCTTTAAGTAAAGACGCTCCCAACTCTTTTAAAACCGGAGCAATACTAAAATAACAAGAATCTGTATCACCATAAATGTATACTTCTTTCTTATCACCCTTAAACCCCTTAAGTTGTGAATATTGATATGCAATCTCTGAGGCTTGCTTTGCAACTGCTTGTCCAGTTAAGGTAATACTGGCAGAATGGTCAATATCAAATAGCGGAGAATATTTTTGAGCAAATACTCCGTAGATACTATTAAGGATTAATTTTAATACATTTTGAATAGTGTCTAAGTTATGAATTTCCGCTTCTAAAATTTCCTTCTTTTCTAGATCTTCTGTGTCTTGTGCGATGTCTACCAATTCTGACACTCTAGCTTTGGTTTCTACACGCTCTTTATAGATGCGATCAATTAGATTAGGAACTACTCCTTTAAATTTTTGAGTGTAAAGTACATTATACCGTGAAATTGAAAGTTCTTCTTTATGTACTAGCCTATCAAACTTTTCTTTAGGAAGTGTTACTAAACGTTCATTAGTTAATTTAATGGTATATTCCCCTTCAACAACTTCTAATATGCGACCAATTTTTGTTTCTGGTGAAATGTTGAGGGTAATAATTGTATTAGGATACAAACTATTGGCATCATAACTTACTACAGCATTGCTCAATCCTCTTTCTGGTTCGTGTACATACCCACCAACATATTCATCACGGATGCCATCATTTTTAAAAGTAGGAATTCTATAATTTTGAAGCATTGCCTGGTGAGCAACTGCTCCTGTGATCATAGAAACTTTGCCGAGAGATTGTTCAAACGGAATAAATCCTTTGTAGGATAGCGCTCTGATCAATTTGATAAATTTAAGTTTTTCGTCCAACTTGACCAACAACTTGACATCCTGAATGTTATAGTCTACAAAAAGTTCCCAGTCTTGCTCTGACAGTTCTGCTAAATTCTGTCCACCAACGTCTGTCTTCCCCTCATTCAATTCCAGTTCCCCGATGAAATTTAAAGAGTATGATTCTCGGTCACCCCGGGAAAAGGTTTTATAGACTTCCATGTAGTCAATATTACTAACTCCTCGAATATACCACCGGTTAATCATCTTGCCAAATTTATTCATGGCGACATTTTCCCGGTAATAAATAGAATTTACCGGAGACATCCTACTGGTTTCCTCTTCTCCTAAAAGATTACCCAGACGATTCATGATGTAGGGAACATCAAAGCCTTCACCATTCCAGGTAACCAACATGTCTGGATGGTCCTTACTCCAAAAATTTAAAAATCCCATCAGCAGTTCTGACTCTTTTTTGCAATAAAAGTATGTGACATCCTTATCCTTACTCTTGTAAGGCTTCAATCCCCATGAATAATAATGTCCCGACAAAGAATCACAGAGGGTGATTAGATTGATGGGGTCTTTTGGGTTATGAGGATCTGGAAATTCACCAGGAGAATATGTTTCAATATCCAGAAAAAAGATTTTTAAAGGATTTGAAAGGGCTTCTGGCTTGTGTAAATTGTCCTTAAAAGTATTTAAAAGAAAATCTTGCTCACAACTTAGGTTGTGGAATATTCTTTTAATCGGAGTTTCATTGACAAACTTGTTTCTTTCGAATTGATTCTTAAATTTAACACGCTTTAGAGGAGTGTTGAAAATAGAGATAGCGTCCTCACCACTGTTAGACTCCACAAAAAGATATGGTTCGTAACTTGATTCAATTTTAACTCGCTTGCCTTGTTCATTCCAGGTCCATAGATGAATGCATTGCTTGCCAGAATCATAAAAAACATTTCGATACATGCTATATTTTCTGATCTTTATTCAAGGAAATCAAGCTTGGACTTTTTAAATTTCGTTCTTTTGATCCAAACTCCGTGAAATACACGGCTTCATACTGATCTAGATGATCTTCTAGCCACAATCCGTTAGTAAACTTGTTAATATTAGCAGATAATTGCATATATCTATCAACATCACTTGTAATATACTCCAATTGGTTGATTAAATCTGCACCGGACTTAAATTTTACCTCCGCATCCTCATAGGTACACATATCTTGGAAGGCTCCAGGCATCCCCAAGCCACCAGCTTCAATGATTTTAATATTACTCTTGGATCTATTGAAAATATTATCCTGCAAAGAAGCAAAACATACATTACAATTGGTGTCAAACATGCTCTTAGGATGATCAAACAGTGGAGACCATTGCACAAACTCCATATCTCCATTATCAATAAACGGTTTTAATGCAATTGGAAAGGTACCCTTCCATACAAACTTAAATTTCTTACGAGCCTTAATAATTTCCTCAATGACATGCTCAAAATCGTCCTTCATCCCGGTCCTATTGATAACATCTACATGAGTTCCAGAGCCGGCATACATAACTCGAGGACGTCTTTTGTATTGTTCATAAGACTTTGCAATTCTTTCTGGATCATATAAGCGTGAAAGCCAGGACTTTGGAGCATAGTTAGGAATAACTGTGACCTTTTTATTTCCGGTTTTGTTTATATAATATTCTTTCATGAAATTACAAGTAACCGTAATTTCATCCATTGAACCCATAATATCTAAAATTGTGTCTTCTGTCTCTTTCGTGGCAAATGCTTCTTTGCATCTATTGTAATCGGGGATGTCATTTCTAAAAACAATATCATCAACCTCATAAATTAAACGGAATCCCATTTCTTTTTGATGTTTTCTCAATTCCTTGATGAAAACATTTTGCATTGGAGTAGCTTGTCTTTGAAATCTGATAGCCTTTATGCCTTGGTAAAAGCGCATATCTAAGACCATACTCGTTAACCCACTGATGGTGGCTCGAGCATAAGCATTTAACGACACTTCTGGCCAAATCATTCGCCAGAATCCACAACCACCGTAATCAGCATAGTAATTAATAGCCCTTGGTAGTCCTACTTCAGGCATTTCAACTGCTTTTGGCTTCGGTATTCTAATTGGTTGTACTGCAATGTAAAAATGTACAGGCAAAAAGTTTTGATAAATGCCAGCTGGAAGATTTGGAAGACGTGTAGGAACTGTGTTGTAAGAGTATACTACATGATCATCATTGTTTTGGGTTTTAATCTTTAAGGCCATTTGATTATAAGTAGGAAAATAAACAGAAAAGGCACTTAAACTTTAAGAGCTTTATCCCAAATTACAAGTTGCAAGCGCGGTGAAAAATTTAATCCTAATTTTTTAGCATATTCTGCAACAGAACCCGCCCGTTCAATATGTTCTTGACGAGATCCTGCACACACCATCAGCCAAACTCGACTAGAATGAATAGCAAATTCTGTACTAGACAGATAAACATCCTTCAATTCTTCCAAATCTTGTTCTGACCCTATAACAAACTTAAAACAAGAATCATTAACACAGTGCCAATCTAATACTTCTGGTTTAAATCTCTTTTCTACAGGATCTCCATTGTTGGACATTTTAGGAGACACTGTAAAGGTTGCTTGGAATTCATTTACCCATAAATCATTTGGCTTGATGGTTCCGTTGGTCTCAAAATCTATAGTGGGTAAAAAATTAAAACGCTCAACAAATGCTCTTACAAAATTTAAAAGAGGTTCTTGGCGTAGCATTGGTTCTCCTCCTGTAATTTTCCAAATATCTCCGCGCATTAACTTTTCTGCTAGTCCATTTTCTTCATAAAAATTGAACATTTGTTCAAATGTATATTTATTTTTCTTAGACCAAGAGATAAAGGAATCACATCCCCAAGGAGAATCTGGAGTAGCCCAACCTTTACATGTCAAATTGCATCCAAAGAGACGCATAAAGACACTTGGTCTTCCAATAAGTTCTCCTTCTCCTTCAATAGTATGAAATCCAGGACCGTCATCACTGATTAATAGATAATTTTCTTCTGACATATATGTTTAATTAAGTTGTTCTGCGTATCTGGTTTTGCCGTTATGTTTTTCTAAAAGAATTACACGATCAATTCCGGATTTGATAGCTGCCTTGTTGTGAGATATAATATAAATGTTTTCTTTATACTTTTCAACCCTTTCCTTGAGGATGTCTAAGATTTTCTCGACGCCCTTTTCATCCAAAGCAGAGTCAAACAGCTCATCATACATGCTAATCGAAAAGGAAGTGCCGGTTTGCATGCGCAATAGATCTTGAAACATAAAAAGAATGGCTAAGTCGATACGCTTTCTCTCTCCACCGCTAAAATTGAAGTAAGAACATTCCTTTCCGTGGTCGTTGTGAATGGTTTCCTCGAACATTTCATTAAACTCACATTGACAAGGAGCTTCTAAGGCTTGTAGATAAAAATTAAGACGGTTATTAAGTACACTTAGCATCTTCTTGACTATATAAGTCTTAACACCTTCTTCAGATACTATGTATTTGGCGGTTTCTAAAATTGAAAGTTGTTTTTGAATATCTTCTACATCAATTTCCAAAGATTTAATAGACTCCTCTGTTGTTTGTATTAGAGATACAAATTGATCATCTTCTTTTTCAATTTCTTCAATTTGATTTTTAAGTTCTTTAGCCCTAATCTCTTGCTGGGTTATCTGTTGTGCTATTAATCCCAAAGAATTTAATTCTTTTTCATGCAATCGTATCTCTCCAAGTAACATATTATGAGCTTCATCGATACGCTTGCAACTTTCTTCCTGGGTTTTCTTTTCTGAACGAGCAAATGCTAACAATTTTTCATCAATTTGAATATTAGATTGTAGTTCTGTTATCAAATTATGAATATGGTGTTCATCCACACTAGCAATGTCCTGATTACACACCGGACAAGTCTTAGTTGTTTGTTGGAGTTTGTTTCTTTCTTGTGTATTAAACTTGATAGCTGATACTAAATTTTGAATTTTAGTGGCTAACTCTAAACCAGAGGCAATACATTCATTAGACAATTTAGAAAGTTTTTCTATCTTGTCTTCTTTTTTTGTAATCTGCAACTGTAAATCATCTTTAGACTCTTGTATTGAAGCAGAATTGCTGTTTTGTTTTTGTAAATCTAAAATTACATCACTAATTTCTTCGATTCGTGATGTTAGAGAAGATATTTTAGTTTCTTGATTTTGTTTAAATTTTTCTGATTGTTTTTTATAGATATTTAAATTTTTCTGATTGTCTAAAAATTTGGTGCTTACAATTTCACTTTTCTTTTTATTGTCATTGTAGTCCTGGCGTATTTGCAATAGCATTTCTCCAAAAACCCCTAGATGTAGAATTCCTTCTACAAATTTTCTCTTGTCTACCTTTTTCTGGGCCATGAAGGGCAACGTATTGTTGGCAGACATGATAACCGCATTCTGAAAAACCTCCTCTGTAGCCCCGACAAGCTCTTTAATTAATTCATCTGTCTTAGGCATTGAAGATCTTGTAATGTCTACATCATTACAAATCAAAGAAACTTTATTAGGATCAATAGATCTTGTCAATTCATAACAATCTCTCTTTGAAAGAGAGACAATATCAAAAAACAATTTAACAACACAAGAACTGTCTGCTTGTTGGTGGATGATTTTTTCTCTTTTAATGTCTCTCATGGTGGATCCAAAAAGACACCAATATAAAGACTCTACAACAGAACTCTTTCCAACACCATTTCGACCACCCTTGTCTCGGTTTTCTCCAGTAATGAGAGATATTCCGGTGTTAAATTGTAATTCAATAGGAGTTTCTCCCACAGAAAGAAAATTTTGAATTTTGATACTTTTAAATACAACAGACTTCATATATCTAGGCTTCTGTATTATACAGAACAACTAGAAAAATTCAAGATCTAAATTAGTTCTGTAAGAGGTCGTTGTAATACCTCAAGACATGATCCACAGTGGGTCCCATATAATTGTTGTTTTTTATAATTAAATTAATTTTATCCTCCCAAAAAAATTGTATTTCTGCGTTATTTTCTTGTAAATCGGAACTTAAACGGTCAAATCGATTATCTTGTTCCACAAAACTTAATTTTGGATATGCCACATACTCATTATTTTCTTTATTAAAAATATAACGATGATGAATATACCCTCTATAAGGATATCCCATATCTACGTGGCGAGACATTTCAACATACTTTGAGGGAGTTGCAATAAACCCTGCCTTTGAATATTTTTCCATCATACAACAAACATAATGAGGATTAATAATATCCTCTAATGTATGAGTACATATACAAAAATCAAATTTACCATTTTTGTCAACTTCTTTTTGTACGTTCTCCCAAATATATGGTACATTAATATCTCCCTCAAACCATTTTTTAGACAGATCTGATTCATTAATATCCATATAATGAGTTGTATATTCAGAAGACCAGTTATTAGCAGAGTATCCAACATCTAACACTCTAGAAAAATTATTTTCTTTTAAAAATTCTAAAACCTGTGATCTATTATTGTTTGATGTGTATTTAAAATCATTCTTCATATTAAATTATAATAATTTCGTGGGATTCTCCGAAATTCACCAACCCAGTTCCTGTCGAATGGCCGATATCGGTTAAAATAAGTTTTTCGTATTTTATTTCATCCCACATATTACAATTTTCAGCCCATCGTCCAAATTCCATTATATCATCATGTATAAGAATACCTTTCCATTTTTTTTCTTCCAACCATTTCATCATTTCTCTTTCTTGTATTCCATCATGTGGGTCTACGTCTATCATAACTATAGAAACATTATCCCAATTTATTTCACTGTCTTCCATGAAATTTTTAATTTTCCAAGTAATATTATCCTTTTTTATGTTACTCGCGCCTTGTTCTTGTAAATCATAACTAATAATCTTATTAGATGAATTATGTGATAAAGCAAGGGCAGAATTACCAGTTCTAGTTCCTATATCTAATATAATAGTATTATCAAATAATGTAGAAAGATATGAATATAGTCGGTATTCACTGATTCCAGCGGGATGCCAATGTTCTGGTGAAATTGATAGTTTTTTTAAATGTTCTATATTGAATTGTATGACATCGTCTTTTTTTATTTGTATTTTCATATTATATAATATTCAAAAAAATTGTTTTAAATTTTTCCATTACTGTTTTTGGATTAAAATCTTTATACGCATTCCAGTCTTTTTCTGGTTGTTTTGTAAATGATTTAAATATATCAGAGAGAGATTGCGGAGAATTATAATATATTCCTTTGTCTTTTAGAATATGAATATGATTTTGTTGATCAGATTGTTCAAAAGTAATAACAGGCTTATTACAAAACGAAAATTCTGCACAAGCAAGACCAAATGTTTCTCCTTCTAATCGTGCATGAATCATCACATCGCAAGTATTAATAAATTTTCTTTTTTCTTCTAGATTTGATGTGGAATTCAAAAACAAAACACGGTCATGATTAATAAAATTAGGTGTTTGAACAAATAAAAAATAAACATTTTTGTTTGTATTTAAGTAATCTATAATCACATTATTAACCCATTCAATATTCCAAGAATAATAACCACCAATTCTTCCATATACAATTGCATCTTTTGGTATATTTAAATGTTTGCGATAATCTTCTTCAAAATCGGGCAATCTTACTATATAAGGAATATATGGATGTTTTCCATTAGAGCATTTCAAACTAGACCATTCACTAATATAAGAATATACAGTTCCGTGAGGTTCATTATATAGTCCGTTAGAATGTATAAGAGTTGGTTTATTGCTAGCAAACCCCCCATCTGCTATTCTTCCTAATTTTTGAATATATAATCCATCAATATTTTTATCTTCCAGTGTTTTTTCTATTTCTTTCTGATTTTCTGATCCATCTAAACTGATGATTTCTATACCGGCATCTTTGAATTTTGTTATAGCTTTTTCATTATTGCTACTATGGTTTTTGTCATGAATCATTACAGACTCGTTTCCTAATAAGCTTTTATTAAAAAGGCAATATTCAAATACAGAAACTCCAGTTCCTTGTATATCAATATGGGGCATGTAAAATCCAATTTTCATTTTATAAATAGTAAATCACGTTGTCCGACATTCGGATTGTGTGCTAATTCTTCGATAGTTTCATATCCATATATTTTCATGAACGAAATAACTTCGTCTTCTAATGGAGAGTTTAAATTATATGGTTTGTATGATACTTCTAATAATACCGCTTTTGCTTTATTTAATGTTTTTAACCCACCTTTCAATATATCTATTTCTGATCCTTGAGTGTCAATTTTTATAAAATCAAATACAATATCAGAATATGCCAAAATGTCATCTAATGTTTCTATTTGTGATAATTCTTCTATGACGTTTTCATCACAAAAATGAGGAGTTAATTCTCTATATAAGGAATTTCCCGTAGATGTGGGTTCAAGTTTATTTTTATAAAAAATTGCCGTATCTTTTTTAGAACCCAATAAACAAATTTTATAATTTAAGTTGCGATCTTTTAGACAATTTTCGCATGTTTTGTTGCCTTCAATTGAATATATGTATGCGTTTGGAAAAAAGTGTTGGCTATACAGATTAAAATCACCAATATTTGCACCTATGTCTAATATATTATTAGGAGTAAAATATTTGTTTATTATATTAAGATTTAAATTCATATTTTCTAATTGTTTAATGAGGATTTATATGAGCCATCTTTAGAGCCTTGTCTTACTAATGAAGGATACCACCAATATGTTGGTACATTTAAAAAATATAATTGATATGCTATTTCCCAATCAAAAGCTATATGAAAAGGAATATTTTTGTAAATTTTTGCGGCTAATTCACTCTTTAATAAATAAGCCTCCGCACAATTTGATGCTGGTGGTTTAATCAAGAATATATTATCGTTTATTTTTGTATTTCGAGAAATAATTTCTTTTTGAAATTGTATTCCACACCCTTCTCCCAAGAAAATCGATCCCCAATCATCTGGTGTATTTTTTATATATTTCAAAAAATTCGTATTAAAATTATCAAAAAATATTGCATCATCTTCTATAATCATTCCATAATTTTTGCATTCTTCTGATATTTTTTTAATTGCTATCATATGTTTAATAGCACAAGAAATTTCGGATAAACTTAATACTCTAAATTTGTTTATATTATTATCCCAAAGAAATTTAATTTTATTATTAAATCCATTTACATCCGTTGAATAAAAATATTTTATAATTTCATCCGTTAAATCTTCTTTATCATAATCAGTTATAAACTCATAAGGTATTTTACAAAATTCTAAAAATTTTGATATTTTGTTATATCGTTCTGTGAGTTTTGTATAATGTATGATATATATTTTATCAGGTTTCATTGTATAAATTTTTCTAAAAACCCTAAAATAGCTTCTGGTTTTACAGAATCTGGTATTTTATTATCAATCCAAAACGGTTCTCTTAACATTTTAGTATATTTTTTAAGATCAGAATCAATTTCTTTGACAGCTTCAATTGTAGCTTCATCTGATCCATATTTATGCCAATTAATAAATGAATCTGGATTGAAATCCTGTTCTATAGTTTCTGATCCCCAATAAATGGGTATTGTGTTTACATACATTGCATGTATTATTCTTTCTGTAGCATACCCCGGAACTTGTGTATTTTCCATTGCTACATCAAATTTACAATTTTTTATAAAATCGGTTTTATATCTCTGATCACCTCTTGCCCAATTTCCATTAATATCTACAATTCTTGGTGTATTATTATATAATGGTCCCGGACTATGAACAGTTTTATATTGATTTAATTTTGGTACAAAATCTACTCTTCTTCCTTTTGGTTGCGTTGCGATAAAACTACAAAATTTTGATTTATTCACTTCCTTTGGTTTGGAAAGTAATGTGTCAATATCCATTAAATTGGCTATATCTCGATTGTCATTATATGGTCTGTTGTACCAGTTTAAATACGTGGCCCATCCCGGAATTCTGTAGTGCCTTTTGTCGTCTGTATGATGCATTGTAAATGCAACATCCGTTTCATCCCAGTTAACATACACACTTTCTCCAGTATGAAAAACTCGTAAACAATTCTTATATTTAAACCTTTCCCCAGCACCTGCATAATCAACAGAAAAAAATAAAATTTCTGGATTTATTTCATCAATAATAACATTATATTTAGATGATAGTATATTATAGTACATATTATCATTTTTCATAAAATTGGGCCAAAAATCGACAAAATTTATTCTTAATGTTTTCATGTGGATATTTAAGTTAATTGAAAAAACTTTCTACTAATTTTTCTAAGTTATATTTCTGCTTCCAATTAGGGTAATCGGTTTTGAATTTAGAAATATCGGTAATCCACCATTGGTGGTCCCCTATTCTATTATAATCTATAAATGTTGTTTTCATAGTTTTTTTAGAAAGTTTTTCTACAATATTTATAGCTTCTAAAACAGAACAATTTGAATTTATACCCCCTCCTATATTATATACGATTCCGTTAGTTTTTGGATTTAAAAAGTAATGATTAAAAGCAGAAATAAGATCAGAGGAATGTATATTATCTCTAACTTGTTTTCCTTTATATCCATATATGTTATATGGAATATTATTCAAGCAACATTTAATAAGATAAGACAAAAATCCGTGCAATTCAACACCAGAGTGTTTGGGTCCAGTAAGACAACCTCCTCTAAAAACCACTGTTTTTAAATTAAAGTATTTTCCATATTCTTGTACCATTATATCAGCAGCAAGTTTACTTGCCCCAAAAACACTATGTAAACACTGATCTATACTTAGAAATTCATCAAATCCTTTTTTTAATTCTTCATTTAATGGAGTGTATCGATTTTCTTCTTCGACGTATGTTTCATAATTAGGACGATCCCCATAAACTTTATTAGTAGATGTAAAAATAAAAACGGATTCTGGACAATACAATCGATAATTTTCTAAAATATTTAAAGTTCCTGTAGCATTAACCGAGAAATCCAATATTGGTATTTTACTAGCTAAATCATGAGATGGCTGTGCGGCTGTATGAATTATCAAATCAAATGTATGAGATTTGAATATATTTTCTACTTCTTGTATTTTTGTAATGTCACAAGAATAATGTTTATAATTTTTATATTTAGACAATTCTTCTATTCTCCATTCTACAGATCCACTTTTTCCAAAAAAATGTTCTCGATAATTATTATCTATACCATATACATCATATCCTTCTTTACAATAAAATTCTACTGCTTCTGAACCTATCAACCCACCAGAACCTGTTATTAATATTTTTTTCATAATTTAGTGTCAAATGATATATTCTATGTTGTTTTTAATAAAACAGTTAATCCAATAATTAGAATTATTTTTAATATCCAAATAATTAATTAAATGATCTTGAAATGCTATGTAAATTTTTTTAAAAAATTTCATAATTAAATCCAATTTTTTATATTATTCCAATTTTGACCTCCAGCAAAATGCCTTATTTTGACATCTTCTTTGTGTTTAAGTTGATTAATGTTAAATTGACAAGAACTTTCCCCCTCCCATTCTGTTACATTATATTCAGTAGGATATATAAATACATTATTTTTTAAATCTTCTATAGAATATATGGTATCTTCGGTCACATCAGAATGAAAACCAAAATTTTTCATATCACTAAATGGTATATCACTGTGCCCTATTATACCAGCAAGGCTATACCAACTAGCTTGTTCTGCCCAAGACTCCCATAAATTATAATAAATATTAAGTCTAGGATGAATTGATATTTTATTTATTAATTTAATATATCGATTTTCATCTGTAATCATATTAATTAAATTTCTGGACCATTCATTAAGTCTTAATGTATACCATCCCATACAATGGGTATTTCCACTATCAATAGAATATGTAAATGATTTGTCAGATTCTAAATTTACACCTAAATCGGTTATATACATGTCAGCATCCAAAGCAGTAATGGTATCTCCGTCCTGTAATTTATTTTCTTCTACTAATTGTTTTATTATAAACATCTTCCACCATATAGGATTATTTCTTATAATCGGAAGATGTGTGGATTTTTTAATTTCTACATATTTGAATCCATGTTTTAAAGCATATGCTTTATTTCTCGGAGAGATTATCTCATCAAATATCTGTTGCCGGTCGTCATTATAACGAGCTATTACGAATAATATCTTTTTCATGTTTTTCTTGTAAAGTTTTAAGTAAAATTTGACACATGCCCTCTAATGTAAAATATTTTGGATATATTTCTCTGATATATTTTAACATATCTTCATATTTTTCATCTGTTATACTCAATAGTATGTTATCTATATTTTTTATATCTTTTCTGTCTATCAAAACTGCCAATCTACTCCAGTCTATTTTGTCTTCAAAGGGAATATATGGAAAATTTTCATAAATATACACTGGAACAGAATTTAATTGCATAGCTTCATACAAACGAAAGCTAGTTGCTCCATATCCCCTGGGGCATAATGTAAATTTACTTCTGGGTGTTATATCTAAGAACAAATCCTTTTTATCATTTTCTACGGAAGGAGACCAATTTTTTAATTGTAAAAGATAGTTTTTTTTATCTGATAAGTGTTGTACCATCTCTATTCGAAGGGGATGTGTTGAACTGCCTACAAAACTACAAAATATATCTTTTTTCGTTTCTTTTATATTAGATATTGCACTACATATTAACGGTATCGGAATACAGTTTGGTTGATTACCTCCAGCTGAAAATTTTAAGGTGTTAGGTGGTAATTTTTCGGTAGGTGCATCATCATGCTGAGATACTGTAAAATATTTTTTGTTGATGTCTAAAGTGTTTAAAACATTCTGTAATTTAAAAACTAAATTATTTCTGTGTAGATAAATATCTGTCCAACAAATAGGTAGAAATTGGTATCCTGTGTCGTCAAATTCTTTACGATTTTTAATGTAAAAATCTATAAAATAGCGTTCCAAGTATTTTCCAGTGTGATAAGGAGGATACGCAGACTGTTCTATTTCTAGAATAAATTCATTAAATGAGCTCAGTTTCATTTTTAATTATTTCTTAATACAAATACTGGTTGGGCAGGACAATCATTTGTATACGGTGTGCTCCATATATCTTTTGTTACTCCATATTTTGCTAGTAGATCCCAATTTTTCATTAATAGTGGTAATCTAATCTTACCATAAACTCGATGAGCATTCCAAACTATTTCATCTTCTCCCACAGGAACTGCCAGATATAATAATCCTCCGGGTTTAATATTATTTTTGATGGTTTCCATTGCAGACAAATCTGCATCTGGACTTAAAGGGTCACCGTACCGGCCAAGTCCATCATGTTCATATGATGAAATAGAAAAAACGGCATCAAATTTTAAATCTTCCAATTCTTGAGGTTGGATGTATTTTACATTTGGAACCAATTTATCTTGTTTTCTATATTCAACCACCGTACAAGATTTACAACCAAACTCTAACGCTATAGACTCATACCAAGGCATTAAAGAACCTATAATTAATACATCTTTTTGAAATACGGAAAAATCTGTTAAAGCCTGATACAACCAATTATCTGTCTGTCCGTAATAATTGGTTTGTCTATATTTTGCCTTTTCTTTAAGGTGCTGTATAACATTTGGTTCATATAGATGTGAAACATTGACTTCCGATTCATTAAAATACCATTCCCTGATAGGAATTTGATTATTTAATGTATACTTTTCTAATTGTTCTTTGGTTAAATCTTTTAATTTTGGTGGTATCATTTTAAATATAATTGAGTTATTAAATGTAGTACGTCATTTGAATTTCTGTCGTTGGAATAAGAAAAACAATCCTCTCTCATCGTATGATCATATTCAAATCCTTGAACACATTTGATAAGGTTGTTATTGCTTAACCATAGATAGTTGTAATAAAACACTTCCATAGTATATTCTGTAAATTTTTTATCAATGTTAGAAGCAACACTCAAGTAGGTTTTTTTAGGAATCAAATAATTTCCAGTATTTAAAAAACACATTAAATAGGCAAGATTATTTTTAACCAAATTTAAATCTAGTGTTGTTCCAGATACTCCTTTGTAATTAAATTGAGGTCTTGCAAAATCCGGAGCATATATGGTGTTTTCTTTAAAATCTAAATTTTTAAACAAAACATCAAAAGAATTTTTGTCTAAAAAATTATCAGAATCCATTAACAATACCCAATCATTTGAACAATTGTTTATAAGGTTTATTCTCCCTAGTAATGGTTTAATTCGTTTTTCATTTTGAAAAACCTTTATATTAGAGGTTTCTTCTTTTTTTAAAAATTCAAAATCATCACCTCCGCAATCATCTTGTATAACAATTTCATTTATTATACCATTTGATAATTTAAAATAATCTCTTTCTAATTGTTTTTTAATATAACTTAAACTATTAAAATTTAAAAATCCCAATGTAATATTCATAATTTTTTAAATTTTTCTCTAACTCTGTCTAATATTTTTATTTTGTCTTTAAAAGTTTTAGTCCAATTGGCGTGATGCATTACTATGTTTTTAGGAATATCAAAATCTTCTTCATCGTTCCAATGACTGAATGGTTGTCCTCCTTTTGGTCTTTGTATGGCAATTTCTCCATAGGTCCAATACTCTGGAGGCAACAATTGAGCGTTGTATGCTATAGATTTGTTTGCTGGATTATTAAAAGTTTGTAACAAGTAATTAAAACACGCCTGCTCTTCTGGAAATTTTTCTAAATTACCTTCTACAGTATTGACAAATGCTCTGGTTTGAGCAGTTGATCTCATTACGAAAAAACCAGTATTAACACCACCAGCATAATCATTCTGAAAGACTGCATCACAATTTTTTACGCGATTCAACAAATCATCATAAAAAGGTTTAAAAAATTGTATGTCAGGATCAGAAAACATAAAACATTCTCCCTTTTCAGTTTCATAAAGTGCTTGTTTAAAACAACGGACCTTATAATACATAGTTTCGCGCCATCCTTCACTGTGAAACTCGGCGTTACACACTTGTGGCTTAAATAAAACTCTCAATTCTAATCGATTATCCCATGGAAGTGTTTTGAGGAAGTAATTTTCAAACAATTCTCGATGAGATTCAGTGAATACCGTATATAATTTCATAAAGACTTAAAAAACTTTTTTTCTAATTTTTCCTCATTATCTAATGGAATTAAAAATTGTCCAGGAGGCATTCTTAGGACTAAATTGGAATATATAAATTCATGCCACCGTTTATGAAAAGTGGTTGAATTAAAAAGTTGTGCATTGTGGGTGGCTTCTGGAGAAGAATCATTCCAATTAATTGGATGTTTTTCATGAGCTAGATAAAAGTCTTTATTACAAAATTTTCCATTACTATTTTGAAAAAAGGTAACTGCATATGCAACATCCCACAAATGATTTCCTATGACATAATCTTTAAACAAGTCTCGATGGTTTATCCACCATTCTTTTTTACAAACCCATGCATCAAATCCCGCAATCTCTATTTTAAACGCGGAGAGATCGTCTGTAATATTGTTTAATGGCAGTATTTCATGTCTTGAGGCTGCATATGTTTCATATTCACCCTTTAAAATTAATTTAATTAATTTTCTGGTAGGCATCACATCACTATTTAAAAACATAAAATAATCACAATCTTGTTGTGATAGAATGTCAAAAAAATCTTTTGATATGGGTTTTGTAGAAATAGAATCTTCTATTAAATCTTTAGCACATCGAGAAAGTAATGGTAGATGTACAAAATTTACATTTTCAGAAAGTTCTTCTTTAAACGTAATGTTATAAAGAGTTATTTCTTGAAAATCTTGAGCTAATTTAATTAGAGTCTCTATACAATGATCTTGTCGATCATACTTTTTAAAAATATTAATTCCTATGGCTAGTTTCATGGTTTTATACGTTTTAAAAACTTGATCAAATCTGTATCAGTCTTTTCTGAAATGTCTAATACATTTAATTTGTGTTTTTTGTAAAAATATTCATATGCTTTATGAATAATGTCCGCTCTGGAACCGTCTGCTCGAGCCGTTTGTAGTCTGCTTACCGCTACTGGATTATTTTCTATATAATCATCTGAATTTGTAGGGTCTGCAAACCACCAGAAAGCAGAAACATTTGAATTTGATATGGATTGACGATATACCATATCCACATCAAATAAATCTCTTAAATTTTCATCATAAACTCCGTATTCCTCAAAACAAGAACGATGATGATACGTAAATTCGTTACACATATGCGGAAAGAAGGATATTCCTAGATTGTGAGAGTAATTTACTATTAATTTAGGGGTTCTATCTCCAGGAGGCCCTGCATAGGCAGAAGTACTTGCAAAACACAAATATTTCAACCCAGACATCTTTGAATGTTTTATGTAAAATTGAAAAATGTCTGGTTTTTTAATAATCATATCATCTTCTATTAGAAATATGTGTTCACACCCATTTTCTAATAAATATTCAATACAACTATTGCGACAAGCTGATGGAAATCTATTTTTTTCATCTTGTATCCAAGCGTTACATCTTGTATAAGATTGCTTGTAAGGATTTCCACCATTTACTACAACTAATTCATCTATATTACTCTCAGCAATAGAGTCATATAGTTTTTGAAAATAGCTTTCAGAATTATATGTGGTAATACCAACACCTATTTTTCCGCTAATTGTTTCCATATATCTTTAAGAGTTTGTTGAGTGTTTTCTAGTGAATAAAATTTTTCTGCTGGACCATATCCATTAACAACTGAAAAATTATTTTTTTTAATAAATTGATCTAATCCATTTTTAAAAGTTTCTTGAAAATTTTCTTGAGATCTAATAACACTTTCTTTATGATCTTCTACAATATCTCTAATAAGACCTTCTGTATTACTAATATCTGCAAACCATCTAAAGGGAGGATGAAATCCCTTTTTAATAATTTGATAAGTGTGGTCTACATGTTCCATGGCATTGTAAAAGTTTTCATCCAATAACCCAACCTCATCTAGACATTTCTTTGAAAAGTAACTTAAAGCTCCTAACAAATTACTGTACAAATCAATAGTTTCTCCGTTTGGATATTTAATAGATTTTCTAATGACGGGAAGTCCATTCTCTCTATTGTGGTTTCCGTGTAAAGCATAATTAAAATGTTGTATTCCAGTTTTTTTAGAAGCATTAATATACGCACTAAAAACAGACTCACTTAATATTTCAATATCATCTTCTAATACAAAATAATCTGTACATTTGTTTTCAATCAAATATTTTAAAGCCAAGTTTTTAGCCTTTGCTACTCCAGTTCTACCACTAGTTTTAATGTATTTTACATTCTTTGGTCTGTCCTCAATAATAGAAGTACTGTTACCATCATCCACAATAACCAATGTTGTGTTTCCTTTAGAAATTGAAGGAAAAGACAGTAATCTTTCCAAGCTTTTCTTCAAAAAATGTGGTCTATCACATGTAATTAAACCAATTCCAATTTTATAAGGATCTTGCATAAGTTTTTTGTATATTTTCTAGAGCTTGTAATGCCTGTTCTTGTGTGACTCCTACCGGATCTCCTTGACCTGGTACATATTTGTGTAGATGGTGGAAAAATCCATAAGACAAATGTTGAATCTTTTCTTCATTATTAAATTTTACCTTTGTACTAGGAGTATTTGATGTAAAAATTCCCTTTGCAATTGTGGGATTGTAATGATTTGGCGGATAGATGTTAACTTTGCGACATCTGGTGATAAAATCTATTACATCTAATGGCTCGTTACAGTACATTTGTTCATTAAAAAATCCTACATTCTTCAATACATTAGAATATATAAACAAGAAATTTGCATTTAATTCCGGTGATAGATTTATAGTTACATTATTAACATCATCTTCTATAGGAATAGACTTTAGACCAGGGCCAGTCATAACCCAAGTACCAAACACAGAGGCGGTCTTAATAGTATTTTGAAAAATGTCTGGATCTGTTATTGCTGTGTTTGAAGTTATTAAAAAATAATACTTTATTTTAGAATTTAATCGGAATTGAGTTAAACATCGGTTTCTTAAAGAGGATAATCCTATTTCTCCTGTGTATTTAATGTGTTCTACATCATCTGGAATTTTGTTATTGGTATTAGACACTACCAAAACAGCATTCCTCAATTCTTTAGGAATTGAGGAAATACATTGGTCTAGATTTAATTGTGAGTAGGCGTCAATAATGCCGATAGATATTTGATCATTCATGTTACAAATGTGTTATAGAGTTCTTTTAAATAGTCATTGACTTCTTTTTTAAACGGAGTGTCTAATACTTCAATAAAATCTTCTAAACTTTTAGGAATATCTACTGCGTTGTATTCATTATCATGAACCCCCATTTCAAAAGTAGAGTCTTTAGTTTGATATTCTGTGCGAAAAAATTTGGGTTTGAGATTTTGTAATTTTGAAATTAACAAACTTAGTTTATCTTGTCCATATTCTTTATCTATCAAAAAACTAATCATGTTGTTTGGAATAATGCTCTTCAACATGGTACTTGTAAGGTCACCTTCTAAAATTTTATGTAAAGAAATTTTCCAATGAACTGGAGAAATTGTATTTTCAATAAATTCATAACAATTTGTTTTGATATCAAAAATATAAATACCTCTTGTTGAATCCATGTCTCCAAAATTTTGTTGATAAGGACTTCCTAGATATAGGATATCACCGTTGTTATAGACTCGATGGTCTTTGTGATGAAAATGACCAGATATAATATAAGGTGCTTTATCGAAAAGGCTCAAAGAATCAACTCCGTGGTCACATTCCTTATAGGTATTCATCTTAAATGAATTAATTTCAAAATGACCTATACATATATCACTTTTAGGAATATCTTGTACACCCACTCCCCACGGAATGAGTGAAATATTTTTATCAAAATTAGTATTAAGAATAAGAGGTTCTTTATCAACTAATACAATATTATTCCAACCTCCTAGAAGGGAGATAGAATTTACATCAGATCGGTCTTTATAATAACAGTCATGATTTCCAGTTGAAATATAAATTTTAAAATCTTCAAATATTTTAAAGAAGTCTTTAGCCATTGCTAAAGTATTCACAGAAATTTCATTACGATTGTGAAATATATCACCAGGAATGATAATTTCTGTGATTCCTTTACGGGCATAGGTTGCTGCTGCCCATTCTGCAAATTCTAATATATTTTTATGCCAAATAGAACTGTCTTGTCCCAAGCCAATATGAATGTCTGAAAATAAACCTATATATTGACTTGAGAGTTTTGACATATTAATCTAAATGATTCCTTTGAATTTTGAGCTGATTGTTCTTGACTATAGTATTATAGTTTTCAGAAAAAAGCAATAATTCATTTTGATATTTTTCGTGTGTTTCTCTTAAATGTTTTTCTTTTTTGATTCGATTACGGAACGCGTTAAAAGCAATGCGGGTAAAATATGAAAAGGGGTTAGTTCCTTTGACCCGATCATATTTCTTGGATGTAAGAGCCTTAAACATGCGGATAATTCCGTCTCCTACCATTTCTTCTCTATATGTATAGTTAATAAAGTTGGGTGCATAACTCAGCTTGTGCGCTATTTTACTAACCATTAACGCCAAGTTGTCAGACATATGATCTGAGTCATAATATTTTACAATTTCATCATCAAACTCCTGCGGATTTACATAAAATTTTTCTTTGTTGACTGGTTTTTTTACATATTCTTTTTTATTAGCAATAGATGGTGTTTCCTCTTCAGAATTTTCATCATCTTCGTCTTCGTCTTCGTCTTCTGGATCTTCATCTTCAGATTCATACCCCAAAAAGACAGCTTCTTCTTTGGTGTAAACAATGTTTTCGAAATTTTCTAGCTTGGCTAGGTTTTTTTCACGCCTGGATGGTTTTTTCGGTATACTCATACTTTTCTAATTTGTACATTTTTTTACGGTCTTCAACATGTTTTTTTCCGTAGCGGGTATTATCTGCTAAATCAAAAATTATAGCCATTTCTTTGGTAGGATGTAATCTTAATACACGTCCAATAGATTGCATAATTTTAATTTTAGCTTTTCCTATAGAAGCAAAAATAATGTTGTGAAGATTGGGTATGTTGATACCCGTACTAAAAATTTTAGAAATAGCTACAACTATAACGTCCCTGCGACCATCCATTAAAGCTCTAACCTTTTCCCTATCTTCCATTTCCGTGGAACCTTGAATAAAATATATAGGTCTTTCTGTAGATTTGTTTATTTCTAATAATTTATTATAGAGATTAATTCCGTGTTCAATTCTATCCACCATTATTAGAGTGTTTTCCGGCAATTTAAAGGCCAAATTACAAATAATATTATTGCGTCTATCATTACCCATTAGATATTCCATCTCTTCCTGATAGGCCAACGCTGGTTCTTGAAGGTTTATATCAAATACCGGAGGATTGGCGTGTTGTATATTCAGTATAACAATTTTAAAATTAGATACAAAGGACTGTTCTTTAAGAGTATGGGTCTTTTCTTCATATGTTATAGGACCTAGTCTTCCTACAATATTCCATTCATCAATTTTAGTAGAGGGCAGAGTACCAGTAAATCCAAAACGATATGAAGTAGATACAAATTTTAAAACATCATTAATTCGGTTACCTCTTTTTACAGAATGAACTTCATCAATCAATAGAATGTCTATGTCTGACAATACAGACAAATCTGTTTTATCAGACATTAAAATCTGTGTACCAGCTACTGTGATGTCACTTTCAGAATTATAAGGATTATTACCAGACCATTTAGATACATTAACCAGTCCATAAGAAATAAAGTCTTCTGCAGTTTGTTCTACTAATTGAATAGAAGGGACCATCACTAAAATTTTAGGATTGGCTTTGTTAAATTCTTTAGCAAAATGATTCTGCAGACTTTTCAGGAGTCCAGCCATTATCAAAGTTTTACCACCAGCGGTTGGAATAACTGTTACTCCACGACCTTGTTTTAAGGCATTAATGATAGATTTTTCTTGATAATCTCTATACTCTCTATTAAGACTTACCACCACAGGATCTTTAAATCCAGGGGTGTACATTTTTTTTAATTCTGGTTGAATATTAAATAGTATATTATTAAAATAAAGGTAATTGACTATTTCTCCCAACATTCCAATTTCAAATTTACCTTGAGGAGTAATACAATAAAGTCTGGAACTAGCAAACGGAGAATGGCGGTAGGTAGGATTAGGAACTGATAAATGTTCTCGAATCAATGCAACAGAACTAGCATCACCAGATATCTGTGCTTGTTTGTTTTTATTGATCAATATTAATTCTACCTTATTCATTAGGTGGTTTCTAGTTTATTAATATCTATAATGTTTTTAATATCATATGTCATAGACCGAAGTATAGTTTCTACTTTTTCTAGATATTGAATGACAATTTCTGTATCTTCAATGTCTTGAATTATTTTTTGAATAGAATCTGAATTTTCTATCTTACGGTCTAATGCATTTTTAGGAATGTTGGGAGGTATTGCATTTTGACTTTCTAGAGTTGCGTGTACTGCAACGTAGGTCATTTTCTTTTTCTTAATTAAGGAATTAAGATGTTTTTTTGCATAAATTAAACGAGCCACCCATTTATGTTTAATACCAGGGAGCATAAGTTGTTTTTGAAGTAAGTTTAATTCATCAACCCTAGTATCTTCTTTTAATTCTTCATTGTATTTATCAAGATCAATCATAAGTAGTTACTAAGGAATAACATTATAATCCCCTATGTCTAACAAATTTCAACAACTTTATGAGAATATTATGGGCAATATAGCAGGTTCTGGAGGAACTTTTGGAACTGCTGTAGATTTTAATGATAATTCTAAGGCAGATGTTAGGACTTCTATGGCAATTACTGGTCAAACTTCTACTAAAGGCCCTAAAAGAAAAAAGAAAAAGTCTAGTATAGAAGTGACACCAATCATTAGAAGACCTCAAATCAAAACTGGAGGTCTGTAATGGATTGTGGTCATTGGAAATTGACTGAAGGGGTTGTTATAGATGAAAATACATTTGGTTTTATCTATGAAATAACAAATATATTGGAAAAAAAGATTTATATTGGTAAAAAACAGTGTAAATCTAAAATTAAAAGAAAACCTCTTAAAGGTAAAACCAGAGCCAGAAGAGATATTAAAGAATCTGACTGGAAAACATATACTAGTTCCTCAGAAAAACTTTGTGCCGATATACAACGATTGGGCAAAGAAAATTTCACATTTATTATTTTAAGAACTTGTACCTGTAAATGGGAAATGGCATATTATGAAATAGAGGCTCAAATTTTACAGAGAGCCATGTTTCGTACTGATTATTATAATGGAATAATCAATGTAAGAATAGGAAAAGCTCCTAAAAATTTAATTGATTCTTAATTATCTAGTAAAGGTGCCACAAAGAGCATAATCGGTATCATTGGTAGTACCTGTATTTGTGGTTTGTCTTGCACAGAATATCCTGCAAGAACCAGCAAGCATGGTGCCTAAAGAATATACAGCAACATTTGCGTTGTCATTTGCTGTGCTATTATGTATAAATGACAAAGAAGGTATATAATAAGCGTCCGGCAGAACTGTTGAAAATGTTACAGTGTAATCACCCACCGCATTACTGGTAATAGAACTTACATTATAAGAAGATTTGATCATGCTTCTAATAGTCAAAGTTCCATTTGCTCCAACTGCGGTTGTTGTAAATGAAAATGTATTTGCATCTATAACAGTAATAACTTTACCCACTCCATTTACACCAGTATCAGTAGCGGCTGTAATTTCTGCAATCATTCCACTAGAATATCCATGACTAGCAAATGTCACAGTAATTGTGGTCGTAGACCTAGTATACGTCTTAGCGGTCTTCGGAATTCCATCAAAATTCAAAGAGGCTCTAACTCTAGGAACTGTCATTAAGTTGGTATTATCCGTGAATGATATTAAGGTTCCAGTTTGTACTTGGTTACCTATTAAACTTCCATAAGAGATTACGTTGTTGACGTGAACGGCATCCGAGTATTGAGCTGTAATATTTGATCCGATAACAAACGCATTACTGATTGCTGGTCCTACAATTGAATTATTTTGCCCCCCCAATATAGAACTATAAGAACTAGTTATAATCCTATTATTATAACCTCCCACAATAGTAGAATAGGAGGATTTATAATTATAATACCATTGATCATAAGGCATTGCAGGACCAAATAATCCATTTGAACCACCACCACTTAATGTATTAGATAACCCACTTAATATGGCAGAATTGTATGCAATATCTATCTTATTGCTTCCAATTTTAGGGACTATTAAACTATAATCATAATAGTCCGTACCATTATAAAGAAATCCACTGAGTTTTGTGGTAGCAAGTGTGGTGTTTGAGTATGGAGTAAATGTTAAATTTCTACCATCTCCATATAGACTGCCCCCAGCACTGACATTTGAGGTGACAGTTAGATTAGATCCAACTCCATAATTGCCATATACAATACCACTTGCACTAATGTCTCCAACAACTGTTAGGGGTTTATTTGGAAATGCCGTTCCTATACCAACATTACCACCACTCAACATAGTCATTCTTTCAACTCCAGCGATAGCATCAACAAACCTAAGTCTACTTTGTTGAGATCCAGCCACGTCACTATATACGTCTACGGAAAAAGATTTGGCGTTGTCATAAGACCTATTGAAATCAATTTGTCCGCCTTCTTGAGTAGAGTCTGCCCTGTTTGAGATGAATCCTTTAGAATAAACACCTCCTGTGGAACTAATATTTCCGACCACTGTCAATCTTTCATTAGGTGTGGAAGAGCCAATACCTACATTGACCCTATTGGCGTTATTATCCAGGATAACTCTGTCAGTGTAGTATGTTACAGAAGGAAATGCATCATCTACAGTATCTTCTGTACCAGTCTCTCCTGCTACAGTTGAGACCACACCTGCAGATGTAATTCTACGGATGGTGTGGTTGAATTGATCACTAATAAATACATTGTCATACCTATCCACCGCAACTCCAAGTGGACCGTAGAATTGAGTGCCGCTGGAACCATCTGTTGATCCGGGAGAGTCTAAAGTTCCGGCAAAAACTGAGGATGTTCCGGTTGGTGTTACTTTGTAAATAACATGGTTGTCGTTGTTGGATACAAATAAATTTCCAGAAGAATCTATATCTATCTCCATAGCCAGGGCTAGAGTTGCTAAGGTAGATACAAGTGCTCCAGAAGTTATTTTACGAATTTTTGCATTGTTTCTATCTGCAACGTATAACGTGTTACTAGAATCTATGGTGATCCCATGTGGTTCCCAGAATGTGGCTACGGTTCCGGCCCCATCTGTCGAGCCTGTTGAGCCCACTATACCAGCAAAAGTGGTTACCGCACCAGCAGCAGTTATCTTGCGGATAGTGTTGTTGACAGAGTCTGCTACAAATAAATTATTAGAAGAATCTATGGCAACACCAATTGGTCCGTAAAATCTAGCAGAAGATCCCGTTGAATTGTTTGTTGATCCGGAGAGCCCTGCAGTTGAACCAGCAAAAGAGGACACCACCCCAGCTGGACTTATTTTACGAATGTTGTTATTGCCGAAGTCTGCTACGAATAGATTGCCGCTGGAATCAAACGCCATTCCAGTTGGAGTGTTGAATCTGGCGGCGGTTCCTGTACCATTTGATGTACCGGATTGTCCCGGTGAACCCGCAAAAGTTGAAACTACACCGGCTGGAGTTATCTTGCGAATGGCACGATTGCTGGAAATGTATAAATTGCCAGAACTGTCAAAAGCAGCTTGAGATGGAAGATCAAATCTAGAATTAGAGGATTTGAAGGATGAAATTCCTGGATTTAGCGCGTCTTTTACGAATCCATTAGAACCGTAAAAAGTAGAGCTGATGTTTCCTTGGGCACTGATGTTTCCAGCTACCGTCAATTTTTCACCCGGGGCTTCGGTCCCAATACCAACCTTGCCGTCATTGGTAATCCGCATTTTTTCTGTAACATCATCAGACCCTGATGAAGTAGTAAGGAAGCTTATTCTTCCGGGAACGGATCCTGAAAGTGGTACTCCGTCAACTTCCCCTAAAATCATTGCTGCTCTTTGCAAAACAGGAACAACAGCTTTATCGTAACCGTTAAAATCTATAGAACCAATGTCTTCATTAATTGAAACAGCAGAAGCAATTCCTGTAGTAGTTGCAGCTGATTTGTTAAATGAAAATATTCCACGATCTCCAACTTGAGTGGAGAAAGTCCACATACCCATTCTAGAAGAAATGTTACCTTGTCTTACTACTTGTAATTGCATCCGACTATTGGAAGCAGTAGTAGTAGAATCATTATATGCAGAAAGTCCCCCAACAATTACGTTTCCGTCTGCATCAATTACAAACGGTGTGCTATCAGGACTCGTGGAATCTTCTACAACAAATGCGTTTCCTGTTCCGGTTTGGTTAATAGTTACTGCGGCTTCTGTATTAGAAGTGGAGTAAACTGATAGTTTGGAGTTTGGAGAAGTATCTCCAATACCAACATTGCCGACATTATCAATCCGCAAACGTTCAACAGGAGTTGTTGATCCTGAAGCTGTTGTAGCAATTGTGAATCTACTTGGAGCACTGGAAGCTGTAAATAGACCGTCTGCTTCGTTTGCAATCCACGCAGTTCTTGTTGCACTAAGGGCCCCATTGTCTCCGTAGTAATCTATTACTCCAATGTTGTCTCCTGAGCTAAGTCCACCACTAAAAGTTCCGTTGGTGGATCCACGAGATTTTGCAAATCTCAATCCTGCGCTAGAAGTGCTGTTCGTGAATCTTGCAAAAGTGGCTCCACTAGTTCCTGCTCTGGATATTTGGAAGGGGTAGTTAAACGGACTTGCATACGTAGCTGATAATCCTATTAAGACGTTTCCATCTGCATCAATAACAAATGGGGTATTATCAGGGCTCGTAGAATCTTCAATAATAAGAGCATTTGCAGTTCCAAGTTGAGTAATAGTTACTGCTGGTTGCGTATCAGAAGAAGAATAAACAGATAACTTAGAACCGGGAGAGCTGTCTCCAATACCAACATTACCACCGTCTTTAATAATTAATGCTGAAGTTGTGTCGTCATAAAATGATGCCACATCATTACTACCTGTTTGTTTTACATACAAAGCAGGTCCAGTACCAGTATTAGTTACAGAAACTGCACTAGTAACAAATACCATGGTGTCTATTTGAGTAGTGGTGCCTAGAGCACTTAAATTACCGGTGATATTCAAGTCACCGGTTATGGTTCCACCGGTAGAAAGAACCACCCCGGTCAATTTACTACCATCTCCATAATGATTACCACTTAAAGCTGGGGAAGACACTGAGGTGGTAAAGGTGGCTATAGCAGGTAACCTACTATTGTTTAAAGTACCACTGGCAATGTTGGTTGCGTTTAAATTAGTCAACGCAGAACCATCTCCATAATGATTACCACTTAAGGCCGGTGATGAAACACTGGTGGTAAAAGTTGCAACGGCTGGTAATCTGCTGTTGTTTAAGGTGCCCTGGATGATATCTCCAGCGTCTAAATTTGATAAATTACTACCATCACCATAAAAAATACCACTGACAGTTATGGAAGAAACACTGGTAGCAAAAGTTGCAACTGCTGGCAGTCTACTGTTATTTAAAGTGCCTTGACTAATGTTGGTAGCGTTTAAACCCGTCAAATTAGCACCATCTCCACTGACAGTTATGGAAGAAACACTGGTAGCAAAAGTTGCAGCTGCTGGCAGTCTACTGTTATTTAAAGTGCCTTGACTAATGTTGGTAGCGTTTAAACCCGTCAAATTAGCACCATCTCCACTAACAGAGGGAGAAGAAATAGACGTAGTAAAGGTTGCAACTGCCGGCAGTCTACTGTTATTTAAAGTGCCTTGACTAATGTTGGTAGCGTTTAAGTCTGTCAGAGGCGCACCGTCTCCATAATGAACACCACTCAAAGAAGGGGAAGATATATTGGTGGCTATAAGGGTGTTAATGACCTGGGGTTGATTGTATATTTGGAGTCCCATAGAAGATAAAATGTTCTTCTATATTTACACTCTTGAAACATTTTTATGGCATTGTTTTTAAAATCCCCTAAATAACAATATGAGTAGATGCATTTACTGCCAATCACAATCTTTTGGCCAGCCTTGTTTGTTTTCCCCTACCAACACACATGCTCACATCGGTGGCAAGGGGTGTATGTATTGCGGAACAGATGCAGTTGGCAGTGGTTGTGTATATAATCCTTATAATAAAAACCACATCAGTGGTGGAGAATTTTTAAATAGAGGTAATGTTCAAACAGAAAAAGCGGTGGTTTTAAATTATTTTTTCAACAAACTTAAAAAGAAACCATTAATGGAAACTTATAAATCTCCATTGGATAGACTATATAATAGAGTGGCTTCTATATTATATTCAATAGCAGAACCTTTGTTAGAAGCTTTAAGCTTACAAGAAACCTCTATATATTCTAAACTTTCCAAACAAGATCTTATAAATGCTCATGATTATAAGATGAAGTTTGCCTTACAATTTAAAGAATTCAACAAAATAGTTGAAGAAGCTTATAAAAATCTTCCACCAGAAATAGTTGAAGAATCTTTGGCTGAGGCTATTATGTTGGATAATGAACATTAAAGATCATCTGGTTGTACACTTACCCCAGAGAATCATAATTTTCCCTTTCCATAATTACTTGGATAGCTTTTTAACCCGTATTGTTAACAAGTACACTGAATGGGATTTACTTAAAAATAAAAAAATTACCGGTAGAGAAAAATATTTTAAATTTTTTGTTGAAAAAGAAATTTCTGATATTATATTTGATATTAGAATTGTTTATCAGAATTATAATATTAAGATTTTGACAGTTAGTAAAAACTACACTATACCAGATATTTTTGACAATTATATAGACAATAAAGAATTTGTAATAAAATCTATATACAAAATTTTTAAAAAAAATTGTAATACTTATTTTTACGACAATATTCCAGATATTTTTAATTTTAATACTTCTGGAAGATTTTATAAAGGATTAAAATGTGTAGATCTCACCGGTGAAGAAACAGAATTTATCATTAAAATAACAAAAAAATGGACAAGTATGTAATTTTTCACATTGACGGAGGCGCTGGAAAAAGTGTAATGGCAACAGCTGTTTGTGTTTCTATCAAAGCTGCTTATCCAGATCATAAACTAATAGTGGTAACTGCCTGGCCGGAAGTGTTCCTTCATAATCCATTAATTTATAGAGTTTATAAAACTGGACAATTTGCATATTTTTATGATGACTTTGTTAAGGATAAAAATTCAATTATTTTAAGAACCGAACCTTATCATTGTAGTGACTTTATAAACAAAAAAAGTCATTTAGTGCAAGTATGGTGTGACCTATTTGGTATTAAATGTGTACAAATTAAACCTCAATTAACATTAACTCAAAGAGAACTCATTAATGCTGCTAAATTGGTAAACAAACAAGGACCAGTTTTATTGTTACAAACTAACGGAGGAGCAGATGGACAAGATGTAGATTATTCTTGGGCCAGAGATATTCCACTTGCAATTGCCCAAGACTTAGTTAATACTGTTCATAAGGATTTTAATAAAATTTTACACATACGCAGAGAGAATCAACCAAAATTAGAGAACACTATTCAAGTAACTGATAATTTACGTAATTTGTTTTGTTATACCTATCTATCAGATAAGTTTATATTAATAGATTCTGTAATTCAACACGTAGCAACCGCCTTAGATAAAAAGGCAGCAGTTGCTTGGATAAGCAATTCTCCTACAGTTTTTGGATATTCTAGTAATGTTAATGTGGGTCCCCAATTAGCACCTAATTATAGACATCTTGTAGATTCTTATTTAGAAGATTATGATTGGATTGGACGCCGTTTATATGAATGTCCTTTTGATGATCTCGACAATTTGTTTGATAAACAATTATTTTTAGATTACCTAAAGGAAAAATAACATGGAAGATAAAGAAATAGAAGAAATTATAAAAATTGTAAGAATTTATTCTGAAAAAAATCAAATGTGGTTACCAGCCATTAAAGATATACAGACACATGACATGGATCCAATGTGGGTTGCTTCTATATTGTATTTAATCTATGATAGATATCTAGCTTGTATAGATGATGATAAACAATTGTGGTTTTCTAAATCCATTTTAAACATTTTTGCGATGATGAGAAAAGACGGTCATTCCTATCTTATTAAGGCAACGGACCCAGATCTAGATTAAATAGATATATGAACAGACGTGATTTTCTTTACACTGGTCTATTTGGAGGTTTAGGTCTTTCGTTAGGAGACGCCTTAAAACTTCAAGCAGAGTCGCCCCTCACCCCAAAAGCTCAATCAGTCATTCACATTTATTTGCCCGGTGGAGCTGCAGCGCAAGAAATGTGGGATCCAAAACCTTTAGCCCCTGCAGAGTATAGAGGGCCTCTCAAATCTGTGCAGACAGTAATTCCCGGAGTCCACTTTTCAGAAAATTTAGCAAAGACAGCAAAAATTGCAGATAAAATTTCAGTAGTCCGTTCCATGACTCACGGAGATGCAGCTCATGAAAGAGGTACATCCACTATGTTTACTGGTTATCGTCCATCTCCTGCTGTGACATATCCTTCTTTTGGTTCAGTAACAGCTCAACAATTAGGTGGTCGTAATAGTTTGCCAGCTTATGTTTCTGTTCCTAACGCTCATGGGGAAGTCGCTGGTACTGGTTATTTATCTAACGCTTACGGTCCTTTTAGTCTTGGCTCTGATCCAGCTGCTCCAGGATTTAAGGTAAGAGATTTGCAATCAACTGTTAGTGAAGAACGATTTGATAAAAGACGTAGTATTCTTGATACCGTAGATAAACATTTTAGATATCTCGAAAAGAGTGACAACCTTGCTGCAATGGATACTTTCTATCAGCAAGCATATGATTTAATTTCTTCTCCAAAGGCGAAGGGAGCTTTTGATTTAACTAAAGAATCAGATGCCCTAAGAGAAGCTTATGGCCTTAATCAAGCAGGTCAAAGACTATTAATGTCTCGTCGGTTGGTAGAGTCTGGAGTACGCTTTGTATCTGTCACTTATGGTGGTTGGGACATGCATACTAATATTGGTGCAAACATGAACAAAACCTTACCTGCATTTGATCAAGCATATGCTGCTCTTATTACAGATCTAGATCAACGTGGCATGTTAGATTCTACTCTTGTTATGGTAAGTTCTGAATTTGGTCGTACTCCTAAAATTAATAAAGACGGCGGAAGAGATCACTGGCCGAGAGTATTCTCAGTAGCTCTAGCTGGTGGAGGTATTAAGAGAGGTTATATTCACGGAGCATCTGATGCTACTGGCGGAGATGTCGAAGAGTCAGCTCTATCACCAGAAAATCTTGCAGCTACGATGTATAATCAAATTGGAATTAATCCCGATTCTAAACTAGAAACTCCAGATGGACGTCCTGTAGCAATAGTGTATAATGGGACTGTAGTAAAAGAACTTTTAGCCTAATATTTTATGAGCGACTGCGGACATCACAATAGCGACCCACAAACACGTAGAGAATTCCTTACCGACTTTGGTTGGGGACTTGGAGGACTTTCATTGGCTTCTCTTTATGGTTTAAATCCAATGACAGCTGAAGCAGTTTCTCCAACTGCTCCAAAAAAGCCTCACTGGCCAGTGAAAGCAAAATCTATCATTCACTTGTTTGCAACTGGAGCACCATCTCATGTTGACACGTTTGATTACAAACCAGAACTTCAAAAGAGAGATGGAGTAAAACATGAGTTTGGCAATTTGCTAGCTTCTCCTTTTGAGTTCAAACAGTTTGGAAAATCTGGTATTCATTATTCAGAAGTTTGGTCTCAATTGGGAAGCCATGCTGATGATATTGCTATCATTAACAGCATGCAGACAGAAATTCCAGATCATAATATTGCTCAAAAAATGATGGCAACTGGATCTGCTCAGCTTTCCAAGCCTAGCATGGGATCTTGGATGGTGTATGGGCTGGGTACAGAGAATCAAAGCATGCCTGGATTTATTTCCTTAAACGGAGCTTCAGAATGGAGACAATGTGCTTTCTTGCCAGGAATGTATCAGGGTTGTAACGTATCATATCGTAGAGGAATAAAAGCAGAACAGATTTTAGCCAACATTCGCAGCGAATTTTCTACTCTTGAAAGACAAAGAAGGCAGATTAATTTTGCAAATACACTGAACTCAAACCATCTCGCAAAACTTCAAAGAGATGCCCAGCTTGAGTCACGCATCGAGGCTTTTGAAACAGCATTTAAAATGCAAACTGAAGCTACTGATGCTTTTGATATCTCTAAAGAATCTGCAGAAGCAAAGGCTTTGTACGGTGAAACTGAGGAAGGGGCTAAGATGTTGCTTGCAAGACGTTTGGTTGAACGTGGAGTTCGTTTTGTGCAGGTGAATGTAGGTGGCTATGATCATCACATGGATATTAAGAACGCCATGACAAGAACTGCAGGAAGATACGATCAGCCATTTGGTGCTCTTCTTACAGACTTGAAGCAAAGAGGGATGCTGGATTCTACTCTTGTGGTTTGGGGTGGAGAATTTGGTCGTACAGTCCAGGCAGGTGGTGGAGTAGGCGCTCCAGGAAGAGATCACAACGGCAAAGCCTTTAGTGTTTGGATGGCCGGAGGTGGAGTTAAAGGTGGGCAGCGTTACGGAGAGACTGATGAAACTGGAGGTAAATCAGTCAAAGATATTGTTCATATTCACGATCTCCATGCAACCATGCTTGCTTTGATGGGATTTGATCACACCAAACTTGTTTATGAATACAATGGTAGACCATTTAGGCTCACAGATGTATACGGAAATGTGGTCAAAGAGGTTATTGCTTAATAAATAGAATTATGGCTTCTAATAAATTTCTAACTTCTTTAATACAAGAAGAAATATCTTTGAGTAAAAATTCAAACAGATATTCAAAATTTGACAATTTTCTTAAAAAAATATTAAACGAGGAAGATGCACTAAATCCAGCTGAACCCGAAACACAAGCAGACGCAGCCACTACACCACCTGTAGCGGGAACACCAGAAGGGGATACTTCAGTGCTACCAGGAAAAGATGCTTTGGCCAGAATTCAATTAGTACAATTAGCAGCTGCGTGTTTCTTGACAGATGTAGATAGCATAAGAAGAGAAAAATCAAAAGAAGATGTTATTAATCGCTGTTTAACAGAATTGGATAAAATAGATGAACAATTAGGAAATCCTGAAACGGCGGCAAAAGCCATACAACTTCTTTTAACAGCTGTAAGAATTAAAGACGGTGGACAGTATGCAAATCTAAAAGTAAATATTGATGATGTCATTCATAAAATGAATGCCGCAACTAGAATTTTAATGATTGGTGTATGTATTCAATCATTAAGCACCCCAATGGATAAAGTTCAAACGGCAGATCCTTTTATAGATTCTACTTTAGAGACCCTTCCAGACAATTTAGATACTATGGAACAGTTATCTCAAGATCCTTCTCAATTAGAAGCTGCATTAAAAGCCGCAGATGATACCTATAACAATATTAAAAAGATACTAGCAACTAATAGTACCGGCTCTATGATGGTAACTTCAGGTGACTAATTTAAAAATAAGGGTATAAAGGACATATGTCCAATACCAACCCGTTATTAGTTAAAGAAAACGTCCAATTAATTTTGGAAGCACTACTTTTTTGTGCTATTCCTAGTGTAAATCATACTCTTTATAGTGAAGATATTGAAAAAATGATTAATTTGGCAGTTTCTCTAAGATGTTCCCATCCCAATGTACCTTTATGCAATGTTTTTCTTGACAAACAAGAAATTATGAATGAAAATACACTTACAAAGTTTTTTCCAGAACTATTAAAACACTAATTTATGAAAATAGCTGTAATAGGAACCCAATGTGTTGGTAAATCTACATACATTCAAGATTTTCTAGCAAAATGGCCGATGTATAAAACTCCAGAGAAGACTTACAGAGATCTTGTTAAGGAAAACAATATCCCTCTCAACAAAGAAGGCTCTGAAGAATCACAAAGACAAATTTTAGATTTTTTAGCAGAACAAGCCACTCAGTATAGTAAAAATGATTTTGTAATTTTTGATCGGTGTGTACTAGACAATCTAGCATACTCTTCTTGGCTTCATTTGAATGGCTTGGTGTCTGAAAAGTTCTTAGATACTTCTAGAATCCTCGTGAGAGAAACATTGAGACTATATGATATACTTTTTTTTCTACCACTAACCAAAGCTTCTCCAGTTGAAATTGTTGCAGATGGTATTAGAGATACAGATCCTGTGTACCGAGAAGAAATTGATAACATTTTTAAAGTTTTTAATCAGTCTTATTTGCAAGGGGATGGAAGAATTTTTCCAAAAGGAGATTCAGCTGCTTTTATTGAAATTTTTGGTACCAGAGAACAGCGAATTGCATTAACAACCATGTACGTACAGGAGAATGGTAAACAATTTGGTGAAGAACAAAGTTTGATATCTGACATTTGGACACCATAAATAAGATATATGAGTTTATTTGAAAATCTTTGTGAAAATTATTTAGAAGAAATGGCTGCTCCTCGTGGCGCTATCACAATTCCTGCTCTAGACGCAGTTAGCAGAGCGCCTAAACCAGATTGGATAAATAAGTTTACTGAAACTGATGTAGATCCTCGTTCTGGTGAACGACGCAAGCCTAATGCTCGAGATGGAAAGTATAATGGCCAGGACGCTTGGAAGGCCTTAGAGCTTTTTCTTAAGAGTGGACATGGTTCTGGTAAAACATATCCTGATAATGCAAAGATGCAGGCTGCTATTTTTGATTTTCTCAAACATACAGCAGGTTGGTCTGCTTCCCCAGCTGAAAAATGGATGAAAACTATTGGAAATTATCTTTACGGCTTGAATTTAATTACTCAAACTCCAGATGAATCTGGAAACAACCCAGCAGGAGCCGCCCTACCACAAGCTTCTTCAGAAGATATTAAAGATGAAGAAGGATCTGGATCCGAAGAAGCTGAAAACACACCAGCTGAAACAGAGGTTTCTCCCGAAGAAACACCTGGAGAAACTGAAGAGGTTCCAGTCGAACCAGAACCAGAAGAAACTCCTTCTCAAAAAAATGAGGAACCAGCAGCAACACCGGATAAAGCGGGATTTACTGGAAAAGAAGGAGCAGAATTAGATTTATCAGACATTCAACAAGCTCTATTAGATCTGATTGAAGCAGAAGGTCCTCTAGAGAACAATGAATTGGTTTCTAAGATTGATAGAAATTTAATTCCCAGACAGTATGCTGACTCTGATGCTACTATTAAATCATATCTAAGAGGAATAGCCGGAGAATTGGGCAGAAAAGATTTAATTAAAAGAACAGATGATGGATGGACAGCCATTCCCAAGCAAGATAACGGAGGAACACTAGCAGATATGGGATCTGAGGAAGACCAGGCGGCAGATTTAGACAGAGCTAAGCAGGCAGAATTGGCAAATTTGCATCGACAATCACTTGGAGGCATGACCCCAAAGATGGGATTAGAAGATAGTGTAGATTTCAAACATTTATACAGTAATATTTTCAAATCTATGAGCGTGATTAAAGGTTAAAATTCCTATATACTGCTTATATGAAGCAGCTCCCGGGACATTATGTGTTGAGTAAGTTTTATACTCATTCGGGAGAACCCGTATTTCGAAAGTTTGACGGAAATTACAACGCTTCTTGTAATATTTGTAGAGAAGGAAAGAGTTGGTTGAAGAAAAAGAGATTATTCTATTATCCTTCAACCAACTCTTTTTATTGTTTTAATTGTGGTCGTGGATGGAATTCACAGACTTATATAGAATTGTCGTCAGGTCTTTCTCGGGAAGAAATTGAAGCAGAAGCATTTAGCGGAGATATATCTATAGATGTATCTGAGAATTATAAAGGAAGTAAACAAACTTCTAAGGAAAAACCCATATTACCATATGATTCCATCAATGTTAATGACAAACAGCAACAAATATATTATGGAACTAATCAGTATTTTCAGAAAGCACTGGATTATATAGAGCATCGTAGATTAAATACGGCTATAAATAAAAGTTCTTCATATTATATTAGCTTAACAGATTCTTTTCACAAAAATCGTCTATGTATTCCTTACACAGATAGAAATAACCGTATAGTTTGGTATCAAACCCGTTCTCTAGATGGTTCTGAGCCTCGATATCTCAATAAAGTGGGATATGATAAGTCAGTATATGCTATTGAGCGTGTAAAAATTGAATTGGATTCTATTTTCTTGTTTGAAGGTCCTCTAGATTCTATGTTTGTTCAAAATGGAGTAAGTTTGGCAGGTCTAAATCTAACACCATTACAGCAAAAACAGTTATCAGAGTTTCCTTTACATGAAAAAATATGGATATTAGACAATCCACGCAAAGATGATGCTGCCAAGCAGAAGATTTTTGAGCTATTAACAGCAAAACAAAAGGTATTCCGCTGGCCTTCTAATAGTCCATTCAAAGATTTCAATGAATGGGCAGTAAAAGAAGGAATAGACGAAATACCTTACAGTTTAATTTTAGATTCTCTGTATGAAGTTTAAGCCATTTTAAGTTGATCTGTATCTCTTTGTTTTTTAGGAGCCATAATAATAAATTGATTAAGAACCTCTTTAAGTTTTTCTACTTCTCCTGCAATACGTGTAATACTATCAGATGCTTTACGAGTAACTCCTCTTAACAAAGAACCCGGACGATCCTGAGCTGCTAATGTAGCATGTAAAGACTGGCTATCCGGACTATTTAAGAATTTTGCAAACTCCTCCAATCTACCCGACCATTCTGTAATAGAAGCAATAGCATCAGCAGCCAGATTTGGATCAGTTCCTTCTGTATCAAATTGGTCTGGCTGTGTAGATGGCTCTAAAGATCCCTTAAAATCTTTTTGATTTTGATCTTGTGTAAAACTTTGTGGGTCCTGGGGTTCTACAGCTGGAGCTTCATCTGCTTCTCTTACTAAATGTTTGATAAAACTTTTAAGAAATGGAACATAAGATTCATCACACCCACATTCTTGCTGATTTGACTTTAAAATTCGTGCAACTTCACTTTTCTGTGCTTTGCTATACACTTTTTGATTCTTTTTGCTAGATTTCTTCGAAGTTTTCATTTATACTATATTTACCATATGGATACATCGTTTTCTCCGAAGTCTTGTGTTGTTTTATACAGTGGTGGCATGGATAGCACAGTTGTTTTGCATCATGCATTGACAAATTATGAACAAGTATATGCTTTAGGTATAGATTACGGACAAAGAAATATCAGTGAATTAACCAGAGCAGAGGATTATATTACAAATATTATTTTTAAATCAAAACATGCTGAAAAAATAAAGTATAGTAGATTTCCATTAGCTTTAAAATTTTTAAAATTTGATTCAGCCTTGACAAGAGATGACGTAGATGTTCCTAAAATGAAAGAGGTTATCGGAGATCCACAAAATACTGCATACGTTCCCAATAGAAATATGATATTTTTGTCTTTGGCAATTGGTATGGCAGAAAGTGTAGGAGCAGAACATGTTCTATACGGAGCTGCCAAAGCAGATGATACTTCTGGGTTCTGGGATTGTACACCAGGATTTAGGAACCGGTTAAATACTATTCTTTCTTTGAACAGGCGCAAACAAATAGAAATTAAAGCACCTTTAATTGATAAAACAAAAAAAGAAATTATAGAATATGGAATTGAATTGGGTGTAGATTTTACACAAACTCGTACTTGCTATACCGAACACGAAAAGTCATGTGGAGAATGTCCAAGTTGTTCAGCAAGATTGGCAGGCTGGATCCAACTTAAAAAGGTAGATCCTCTACAATATTCGCGAATCATTGATTGGCAAAAATATAATTGCACAGTATTATAATATCATGTGTGGAATTGCAGGCAGTTCAAATTTTGAAAAAGCATTTAATCTTTACAAATTAAATTTACATCGAGGTAGTTATTCTACGGGGTTCATGGCGGTTTGTAGAAACTCAAAATCATATTTTATACACAAACTGCCAGGACACCTGACAGATACAGATTTTGAAAATTATCAATATAAGTTAGCATTGAGTAATCAACCTTACGATTATTTTCTTTTTCATTCCAGAGCACCCACTAATAGTACAGAAACTAAATGGAGTGACAAAACAACTCACCCATTTGACCAGGATGGTTGTTTTGTAGCTCACAATGGTATTATAACAAATTTTGAAGAAATTAATAGTAATCCTCCATTTGAGGTGGACTCCCAAATGATACCCCATGATTTAATTAAAAATTACAGTATATCAAAAACATATTCCAACTATCAAGGATTACTTACCAGTTGGATTGTGTGGGACGGAGAGGTGTATGTGGTCAAGGCGGGTAGTTCATTGTGGATGGATAAAGATTCTTTTTCGTCTTCTCAGTTTCAAGATTCTACATGCGTTGAAGAAGATGGAATTTGGTTTAAATTAAAAGAAGGTTCTTTCTCAAAAGAAGGAACATTTTCTTACGAAAGTCCTTATTTTATATGAAAAAAGTAACTGCAGTAATTGCAACTCAAGCAAAAGACATCAAAGAATTTGAAAACAGGCCAATTTTTAAATCCTTACAGCGTCAATATGACTCCAACGATTTGTTTCGTAAAGGAGTTTTTGATTTTGTTATTGTAAAGGATAATAAAGAAGGTTTGTCCAAACTTTACAATACTTTTTTAGAAGATCCAAAACACAAGAAAAGTATTTTACTTTTTGTACATGATGATGTTGAATTGGAAGATTTGCTTTTAGTAGACAAATTACAAAATTCTCCTTATGAAGTCACTGGTTTGGCTGGTGCCAAATCTATCAATCTCTCCAAAGCTCCTGCGTGGCATTTGATGTCTGAAAGACCTACTCATGTAGGAGAAGTTGCCCATGCGGCGGATAGTAGAGTGTGGACAACTGTATTCGGGCCCACAAATTCTAGAGCTCTGGTATTAGATGGTTTGTTCTTAGCAATTGATGTAGAAGCAGTGACTACTAAAGGTGCTAAATTTGATAAAGATTTTAATTTTCACCACTATGATTTGGCTTTTTGTTTAGACTGCAACGCCAAAAAGGTCAAAATGGGGGTATTGCCTATTCGAGTAGTTCATCATGGGCTGGGAGACAGTATGAACACCCCAGACTGGATGGACAGTGCAAAACTCTTCTCAAAAAAATTCGGGACTTAAGCTAGTTAACAGCTATCATATATTTATGAGCAGATCAAGAATTTATAATGATGAAGACTATGACGGATCTTTAATCCACAATCGTTTTGGATATCAAATTTTTCGCAAGGAATATAATCCACTTGGAGTTGCCTATATTACACGAGGCAATATGGATGTTAAAGATAATTTAATTGATCTTGAAGATAAGCTATCAAATGATTTTATATACTCAGACGATGCTCTAAGTGTATGTTGGGAGATTCCTAATATGAATCCGATTGGAGCGGTCTTCTTTCAAAGATTATTTGTTCAAGAAATTGCTAATCTTTTTAGAACAGATATTTTTGGACTTTATGATGTTGAAGTAAACGGAGATGATCTGATGCTTCGTAAAAAGGGCATGGGTGAAGATGGTAAAGAAGACTGGGGCAAAGCCAGTGTAAGCATTACTAAGGTTACAGATACAGTTGCTCTGGGACATTTTGGAATTAATATCAGTGCAGGAAGCAGAGCTCCTAGTTTTGCATTCTCTCTTTATCTTACAGATGACTTGGTCGAAAAATTGGCTTATAAGATTGATGATATCTTTTATGAAATTATCCAAGATTGTTTCACAGCCACCACCAAAGTCATTTAATGAAACCTCAATATAAAGATGATCTGTTTCCTTATTTAAATTGGATTCTTAAGAAGTCTTCTAAGATCCCAGAAGAACATAGTATACCATCTATTTTTATTACCAATAGATGGTTATCTATGGCAGATAATTCTTTAGCTCAAATAGTAAATGTTACTTTTAATAGATGGGTGTATAAAACTCCATTGTCTAAAGAAAATTTTTTGGCTGGTAAATTTTACAAAACTCTTTTGCCTAAAATAAGTTGTAAATTATCTTACATTAAAAAAGCTTCTTCTAAATCAAAAGAAGAAGATTCGGATGCAAATATTATTGCTAATAACATGGAATTATCTCAAAGAGAAATTAATCTCTATAATTCAACACTTGAACAATTAAACAAATCACTTAAATAAAAATATGATAGACAGACCCACAAACCTACAAGACCGCATTGGTGGTAAAATTCAAATTGAACACTATCAGGGAAAGAGCTATGAATTGGATGACTGGAATATCACAAAAGTATTAGACAATATTTTAATGATTCAGTATGCGGATATTAATGAGTCTGGAACAGAAATCCGACGCGGAAGCTTGTGGATTCCTATTAATGCAGTAGAACACACTTGGCGAGTTGGTAAGGTCATCCTTGCCGGACCTGATTGTAAAATTGTCAAAGAAGGAGATCATGTAGTGTTTCCGAATGATCGAGGATTGAAGGTAAATTCTATCAATGGTTTAAGTAATGTTGCCTTCTTAAATGAAGATCGAATTTTTGGAGTTTGTGACTATAAACCAATCGAATAACATGGGACTTTCATCTGCTGGTTTACAACAATTGTTAGAAAATAATGTTGTAGAATTAAAATTTACTAGAAAAAATCCAGTAGCCGGAAAACCTGCTACCAGGCGTATGTTAGCATCTCTCAATCCAGCAATTTTGGATTCAGAATTGGGTCGTAAAATTTTTAATTTTAATGCACCTGCTGGAAAACCACCATACAATCCAAACAATTATAATTTAGTTGTAGTTTTTGATATGTTTATGCAGAATTGGAGAGCCATTCCGGCAGATTCTACAGAAGTAATCAAATTAATTCCGTCAACTCCAATTGAGGATTTCTGGGAGTACTACAATGATGTCTTATCAAAGATGAGCAGTGAACAAAAAGCTGCTTTCATGAACACCTAATGAACATTAACGGCTCAAATTTAGAAGAAATATGTAAATATCTTTTGCAAAAAACCATTTCCTTAGAGATTAATAATAAAATTTTTAAGCAAGGTAAACTCATTCTTTTTTATCAAAAGAATTTTTATCTTACTTTCATTTTAAACACTCTTAAGAAAGAAGGAGACAAGGTAGAAATACCCATTCCATATGCTACAGAGTCTCATAATGAAGACAATCTAGTATATTTTGACTACAGGATTAAGACACTCGCAAAATTAGCGCCAGAAATAGAAAATTACCTAAAAGTATACCCAGTAATTGGAGTCAAAAATAAATATTGGGACACCATTTTAACTATTAATACCCATGAATGAAACCACCAATGTTTTTAATGTTTTTGCGGGAACTATCCAGCAAGTTTTAATTGCGGATTTATTTATTCTCGGTCCTGGATATCTACCGGTCACCAAACTTCCAAAGAATAGCTGTAATAAATGTTACGGTCGTAAATTTGTTGGCAGGGATCATCAAAATTTTACACACATCCCATGTTCCTGCGTGCAAAAAGTTTTAAATTTCGATATACTAAAGAAGCTTGAAGACAAATACACAAAACGTAATTGATTATTTCCCTGGACAAGATAGTCCACGACCACAACAAATAGAAGCTCTTAAATTTATTCAAAAAGAGTTTCAAAGCGGTAAAAAATATGTAATAGCCAGACTTCCTACAGGATCTGGCAAATCACACATAGCAACTACATTGGCAAGATCATCAAGAGGTATTGATTCTAATAGACAGCGATTGTTAGAATCGTATGAAGCTTTTAAAAAAGATAATCAAGGAAATTACTTACACAAAGAAACTTTCCTATCAGAATCATCATACGGGTCCGCAATTTTAACAGTCACAAAATCATTACAAAATCAGTATACAGAATTGTTTACAGATCAAATTGCACCCAAGGGTAAAAATAATTACACTTGTGCAGTGGATCCTAACGTTACTGTTGATTTTGCTCCTTGTTTGTTTAGTCCTAAATTAAAACAAGAATGTTTTGCAGAAGATAGATGTCCTTATTATAAGATCCGCAAAAATGCATTGATGTCTTCAGATCCAGTCTTAAATTATCGAGCGTATTTTAATATGCCGACATTTTTGATGAAACGCCAATATTTAATCTTTGATGAAGCAGACAAGATTGAAAGTGAAATTGTAGGGCAGTATTCAATTACATTAAACTATGCTCAATTAACAGCAGAAGAAATTGTATTCAAGAAAATTATTTCAGACGATGCGGAGGAAGCCGGAATGTGGTTGCAAGATATATTTCTGCAAGTCAAAGAACAGATGCAAGAATTGAGACACAAGTTAACTTTGATATCAAACAAAGGAAGTGGGTTTGACAGTTTACTTTTTAAACAGCAACAGCGCTTGGGTAAACTCACTAGTTTGTATAATTCAATCATGGACGCCGTTCTAAACTGGCAAGAGTGTCAATATCTTGTGGAGTATAAGGATAACAAAGAAGTAACTTTTGTGCCTTACGACATTAAACCATTAGCACAGACTATTTTCGGAAATGCTAACCATATTCTCATGATGTCGGCTACTATTAGTAATGTAGAAGAATATGCAAAGAGTTTGGGTATCTCAAATAATGAATATTCATTTATAGATATAGATTCAACCTTTCCTTCTTCTAAGTCTCCTATATACGTTTCAAGCAAGTATAGTCTGTCATTTAAAACCATAGAATCAACTCTTCCTAAGGTAATTGACATGGCTTTGAAGATATGTGAAATGCATAAAGGAGAAAAGGGACTAATTCATACCCATACCAACAGTATCACAGAAAAGTTAAAACAAAAGACGAGACAAAATTTAAGATTTTTATTTAGAGAAGTGGGTTCAAGTAATGAAGATATTATTGCAATTCATAAAAAAAGAATAGAAGAAGATACTATTCTGGTAAGCCCTTCGTTAGACACTGGAGTTAGTTTAGATGATGACTTGGGAAGGTTTCAAATTATTATCAAAGCTCCTTATCTACCGCTAGGTTCTAAAAGAATTAAAAAACAATTTGACAAAAATCCTCATTATTATGGTATGAAGATGTTAGACAGTCTTATTCAAATGAGTGGAAGGTGTACTCGATCAAAAGAAGATCATGCAGTGACTTATATTTTAGATGGAGCTGCTGTAAAAGCGATAACTACTAATAAAAAATATCTTCCTAAGTATTTTCTAGAACGATTTATGTAAATACCATAAATACTTGTCTGATGAGGAACTATACATACAATTTTGAAGTAATGACCATGCTAGAGCAGTTCATAGCTGCTTTTAATGACATTGTTATCAAGAGGTATGATAAAGATCATAATGAAATTCTTTCATCAGACACCAAAGTTTCATTTGTATATGCTCCTAAACAGCGTGTGTTTGAAACTTTAAACACCCCAGGACCAGGTGCTCCCACTGTTCCAGCAATTGCTGTATCCATTGCTAGTATCACTAGGGACAAATCTAGGGTTTTTAATAAAAATGAAGGGTTTATGATACCTTTCAACACTCCAGAAGTGCCGGAAATATTTTTAAAGAAAATACCACAACCTCTTCCAGTTAACATTGCTGTTAATATGACTATTATAGCAAAATATCAGGAAGATATGGACCAGATTATATCTAACATCATTCCATATAATGATCCATATGTAGTAATTTCTTGGAAATTTCCAGGTCTTAAAGAATCTGACACTCCGTTTGAAATTCGCTCAGAAGTTACTTGGTCCGGCACCATAACACCCACATACCCACAAGAATTAGCAGCTGGAGCTCCTTTTAAATTGTCTGCAGACACCTCTTTTACTATAAAGGGATGGATTTTTAAGAAATTTGATGAACCTTATAAAAAAATCTACTATATAAACACAGATTTTACCGCTTTGGGGGATATCAGAGAAGGAGACCGTTTATTAAAAACCTTAGAAACTGATACCCGATCTATATCAGCAATTCCTCATCCAAAAGTTGTATATCCATCTTGTCTTTATTATAATGATGCACTTATTCCAACTCTTCCAGTGTCTGCTGTTTTCTTAGACGTTTATGGAAAATATTTATTTCAGCCACGTAATGTATATTTAAGTGCAAGTGATCCATCCATGTTTGATAATATTCAGACATGGGATTTATTTTCAGCATATCCCAAGCTTTCTTCATTCAATCCTCCATTTAATGCAGTTAGGCTTTCTAGTTTTAACCCCATTACGGATGAACATCTACAGTTTAGTCTACCTCAAATACCACTTAATTTTGGATATATAGATATTATTGTTGAAAATGAAGCCGGATACGGCAAATTATCTACTTGTAGCCTGAGACCCGCTATTAGTTCTTGGAGTGGTTGGGTATATGAACCCTCTCCGGTGGTAAATGGGATTCCTATAAATTATTTGGGAATATCTATTTTAACAGAAGACAACGCAAACATAGTCGATGAATTCGGAAATACTCTAGTTTGGAACTAAATATTCTAGAGTATGCAACAAAAGACTATAAAAGATTTTACAACAATATCTGATCTCACAAGTGCAGATCTGCTTCTAGTGTATCATAATGGACGCACACTTAATACTACACTATTCAGTGTTGTTTCTTTTGCAAATGCTAATAATCCAGTTTTAGTATCTTTAAACTCTCTTAGTGCTGCCCTCTTAGATTTAAGTGCTTTAGATTTGAGGTCTATTAACAATTTATTATCTTCAGATATTGTTTTTAGAACTGATATATCAAATTTAACTGCGGAGTCTTTAAAATGGAATTCAGTCTACGCCATCACAAGCAGTTTATCCAGTCAATGGAACAGTAGACCGACAGACTTGTCTTCAACTGTATATAATTTGACAGCATCTTCAGTAAATTGGAATTCTGTTTACGCTACTACAAGCAGTTTATCCAGTCATTGGGGAAGTGCAACTTCCACTATTACCAATATTTTATCAAGTAATTTATATACTACAACTTTAAGTTCAGACGGCAATTTATATTTGGCTAAAGGGGGTATGTTAGGTGATGCGTGGAATGGTGGGGGAGTAGATTTAGTAGGGACTCCCGGAGCATGGGCCTCTTTGACATCATATGATAAGGATGTTTGGGTGGGAGTTGTTGACAATAGTTTTTCCCCTACTACAGAATTATCCGGAGCCTTCAACATAGAAACAAATTTAAATGATAATGTTAATCGCTGGGCGTTTACTAAACAAGGAGATCTGTTATTGGCTCAAAACGGGGGTATAGTTTTTGATAGAAACAACACTTCTATTAGAGTTGGTATGGGATTTCATATTGCAAGTGGAGAAGGTGTTAGTATAGAGGCTATTGATAACGCAGATCCTGATAATCTAGTATCTAAAAGCTGGTATTTCAGCCCAGCTGGTGTTGCTACGTTTCCAGGTTCTTTTGTTGCTTCCACATCTACCGTCGATGCAGGCTCCAATGCTGGCAGTATTGCGATAGATTTAACCAAACAAATCAATAAACTAGTTCCTTACGGCAATGGTACTACTCCTAGTAGTGATATGTATACCCTAGCAGATGGAATAGAGGGACAAATAATGTATTTGGTGCCAAGTGGAAAGTATACAAACGAGGATGAGTACACCACTGTAAAATTTGCACACGCAAGGTATTCGTCTGGTACTAATATTGAAGAAACTGCAGACAAAGACTGGTGGTTGCCATTCAGAGGTGCAACAACACCCCAGCATCCAATGGTTGTTACTCTAATATTCACAGATGGGCACTGGAATTTGCCACATAGTTATTTTGATTAAGTTCAATAATAGGATAATATGGTGTTAAGTTACAATTTATAGTAATTATATAATATATGGCAGATCTTTTACCAACTTCAAGCCGCGGACAAAATGTAGGACGCAATTTTATTTCAAGTGTTTTACAACGTTTGCCGTATGTAGCCGCTGGATTAGATGTTTCTGCGGGCAACCCCAAGTATGAACTTTTTGATAGGTTAGCCAAACGCACAGATTTTCGCTTATTAAAGCAGTCGGTAATCACCGGACCCGCTATGGGTATGGAGTATGGACCCACAGGCAGTGCTGCTTTTGGATCACACAGCCCTTATCACAATTATATCTATGCACAAGTAGATACAGATAAGATCAGAAGATTAGCAGAATATCGCAGAATGGCCGCTTTTTCTGAAGTATCAGATTGTTTGGATGAAATTTGTGATGAATTTATTGTTAAAGATGAAAATGGTAAAATTATTCATTTAGCATTTTCTGCATTTTGTGACATAGAATCTGAAGCCAAGGCAGAATTGCAGAAAGAATTTGAAAAGTTCATTAATATCTATGATTTAGAACACAAAGGATGGGGATATTGCAGACATTTATTGGTAGAAGGTGAGGTTTTCTTCGAAAATATCACTTATAAAGACAAAACCGATTATGGAATTATTGGATGTCTTAACATACCAGCAGAGACTATAAGTCCTGTATATGATAATATACAAAATAATGTTATAGAAAATTTTGTTTTTTCTAAACCTATTAATTTAAACAATAATCCATCTGGACCATTATCTCAACAAACTAACAATGTTAGTCCCGGAAACAATCTTCAGCAACAATTAATGACTTTGCAGGGTAATCAAATTACCTATATAAATTCTGGTCTCTGGAATGAGGATTTAACTGTTAGAATTCCTTTTATTGAAAATTGTCGTCGTGCTTATAAACTTTTATCTTTACTAGAGGATGCAATCATCATTTATCGTTTAGTTAGAGCACCAGAACGTTTAAAATTTGTAATTGACGTGGGTAATATGCCTCCCGCTAAGGCCCAAGCATATATGCAGCAATTGAAGCAGCAATATTGGTCTAAACAGGTATATGATGGGTCAAATAACGGTGGATCTGTTGTAAATTCTTATAACCCACAATCAATGTTAGATAGTTATTGGTTTGCAAAACGTACCGGTGAGACTGGATCAGATGTGTCTGTGCTCCAAGGAGGCGACAACCTAGGAAAGTTAGATGATTTGATGTATTTTGTAAACAAACTTTACAAGAGCTTGAAAGTGCCTCTAACTAGACTCAACCCCAATGAAGCATTTAAAGACGGTTCAGAAATTCTTCGAGAAGAATTAAGATTTGCTAAATTTATAATGCGTTTGCAAAATCAATTTGCATTTGGTCTTAAAGCTGCCTTTATAACCCATTTAAAAATTAAGGGCTGGTGGAATGAATACAAACTTCACGAGTCATTTATAAACCTTTCATTTAATCCACCATCAAATTACTTTGCGATTCGTCAACAACAGATGCAAGAATTAAAACAAAAGAATTTTGCAGATATGTCTCAAAATGAAGGAATATCTAATATATTTGCTCAACGACACTATCTAGGATTTAGTGATACTAAAATTAGTGAAAACATGGAATGGCAACGTAAGGAAGCTGCATTTAAATGGGAATTGCAGCAAATTACCAACGCAGGTCCTAACTGGAGAGAACAAATTGAAGCAGCTCAAGCAGCAGCATCTGCAGCTGGTGGAGCTGAAGGTGGTGCCGGTGCTGAAGGTGGGGGTGGGGGTGGAGGTAGTGCTATACCAGAATTTGGTGGAGGTGGAGCAGAAGTATCTCCAGAAGGCGGCGCCGTTGCTCCAGAAGGCGGCGCCGTTGCTCCAGAAGGCGGAGAAGCCCCGCCACCAGCCCCAGAAGCCGCTCCTACTGGATAAGTAGTACATTATGGCAGTAATCCCAACATTTGCAACTTCCGGCAGAGCTTTAAGTGGTATATTCGGAAGTACCACCTTTACTAATAGGATAACCAGTTATGAATTACTTGGTGAAAGAGTAAAGCGCATGTTGGGATATCCGTTGGTTCAAATAGAAATTTCTGACGAACAGCTTTATACCATAATAGACACTGCTTGTGAATATTTTACCAAATTTGCCGGCAATACAGAAGAATTTTTAATTTTTAGATCTGATCTATATACTCCAAAACAGGGACTTGCTATAGGTAAATTGTTAAACATAAGTCCAGATTTATTTGCAGTAGATCCTAATACTACAACTGGTGATTATAATGGACCCCCTATGTTTACTGTATCCTTATCAGAACATGATGAGGTCATAGGTGACGGATCTCGTAGCACTTTTGATGTTGTTCATAATATGAACGACTCCACGGTCGTTGTAAATGTATATGATACTACTACCAATAGTTTAGTATATCCCAGTGTTAGTACCCCAGATGCAAACACTGTAAGAATTACATTTGCTCTGCCGCCAGCACCAGGAGCTTATAAGGTGGTAATAGTCAATGGCTCCGGTCAAACTCAAACACTTTCTGGAGCAAATGTTCCCAATGAAATGCGCCTTGGATATACTGGGTGGGACTTTGATATGAACAACTACCGCCGCGTTGTTGACGTTTCTTCCTTCCAAGAAGGAAGTAACACGGGAATCAACACTTTGTTCACTATAGAACACGCGATAGCACAGCAAGCATACTTCGGTCATTTGCTGGGTAATGTGGGTTATGATTTAGTTACTTGGCAAGCTTTGAAAGGATGGATAGAAACCAGAGAAAAAACATTAGCACTTACACCATATCTTCGGTTTTATCCTGAAACTCAAATGCTTAAAATTATTCCAGAACCTACACAAAATTCTGTGTATTTTGGCCTAGTCAAATGTATTGTCCAGAAACCCATCAAAGATATTGTGAGTCAGTTATGGGTTTATAGGTATACATTAGCTTTAACCAAACTCACAGTAGCCCACACCAGAGGTAAATTTTCTGGTTCTATTCTTTTTGGAGGTCAGTCTGTCAATTATACAGATTTAATGAGTCAGGGATTATCTGAAAGAGATAAGTTAGAAGCAGAAATCACTTCTGATCTAATCGACAGAGACCCGATACCATTTCTTATTGGTTAATAAATGAGAAAACACCTCAATAAAAACAAAGAATATAACCAAGGCATATTCTCTCCTCAAAATCCACAAAAGTATAAAGGATCTGTACCTATATTTTTTAGATCTAGCTTAGAATTAAAAGCATATCGATGGATGGATTCTAATGATAAAGTAGTAACTTGGGGATCTGAGTCTGTAATCATTCCCTACATTTCACCACTAGATAATAAAATGCATCGTTATTTTGTAGATCTAGTAGTTTGTCTCAAAGAAGCAGACGGATCTTTAAAAAAACTTTTAATTGAAATTAAACCAGAAAAATTCTTACAAACTCCCAAAATAACTCCTCGTAAAAGTAAAAAAACCGTTCTTTTCGAACAAACACAATACATAGTCAACAACGCCAAATGGGAGGCTGCTAGAAAGTGGAGTGAAAAGAACGGTTATTTATTTTTTGTAATGACTGAAAAAGATATTAATAAAAAACTCTAAGCATGAACCAACAAAGTATTTGGAGAGTTTGGAGTTACAATACCATGAGCATTATAAATTGAAAGTTGTGGATGAGCAATTTGTTCTGCTCTGCTTTGAATAGTGCCCATAGAGTCTACTGGAAGTGAATTTTTTGGAAGTTGGTCATTCAAAGTTTTCATACTTTGCATAACTGGTTTAATTGAAAGGTAACTAGCAACTGTTGAATTTATTGGACTTGTCATCAAAATAATTATAGATGTATTTTCAGGGACGCGCAAGCAAATTGTTGATAGGACACCCTTTAAGTATAAATATTTAACAATATCAAATATGAGCGACAACGTTTACCGTTTACTAGTGGAAGAACCAACATATGAAGTCAAATATTTGGTGGAAGAAAAAAACCGCAATTCTCCTTCCAGCATGTTTATTCAAGGGCCTTTTCTTATGGCAAACGAAGCCAATAAAAATAAAAGAATTTATCCCTTAGATGAAATGGTCAAAGAAGTAGACCGATATAAATCTGAAATGATTTCTAATCATAGAGCTTATGGAGAATTAAATCATCCACAGTCTCCGGAAATTAATTTAGAAAGAGCTTGTCATCTTGTAACCGATTTAAAACAAAACGGTAACATTTTTGAAGGAAAGAGTAAAATTTTATACGGTGAAGGTATGCCACTAGGTAATTTAGTTCGTGGGTTTATTTTACATGGTGCTAAGTTGGGAGTTTCTAGTAGGTCTTTGGGTAAATTAGTAGCAGAAAAAAATGGAGTTAGTACTGTTGCAGATTTTAAAATTATGGCTGTAGATATTGTAGCAGATCCTTCTGTTCCTACAGCATTTGTAAACGGCATTTTAGAAGCCAAACAATGGGTATTAGAGTCTTCTGGAGAATTTGTTCCTGCCTACGAAGGGTTTGAACGAAAAATAGCATCTCTTCCAACCAAAGAAACAAAAAATTATTTAAAAGAACAGGTAATCGCTTTTATCAATGCTCTTAAAACATTAGAGGGACCTTCAGCACGATAAATATTTCTAGATACAATGAATAGCAAACAATTAATTTCTAAGTTCATTTCTCAGTTGGTTGAAAAACAATTTGCATTTGCGCACACCACATTAGCACAAGTTGTTGAAGCCAAACTTGCAGCAAAGATTAAAAAGGAAGCAAAGAAACAAGATAAAAAAGCTCCTAAAAAAGATTTAAAAAAATCTTCAGTTAAATCCAAGAGTAAAAAACCCGTTAAAAAGGGTATGGGCAAGACTAAGTAACTTTATTACACTCATTGTATGAATATATCTGCTATTCTTAAATCAATCGACAATTCCGTACTGAGCGAGGACACTGCCACAGCCATTGCAGAAGCCTTTAATCAGGCTGTCAATGAAAAGGTTTCCTCTCGTGTTGGACTAGAAGTCGAAAAGGCTTTGAGTGAACAAGACGAAAACCATGCTACCAAATTAAAAACTTTATTGGAAGCCATTGACGCGGACCACCTCGGCAAACTAAAACATGTGGTTGAAGCTGTTAGTCAAAACCACGCTGAAAAACTTCAAAACGTAGTTAATTACTATCGTACAGCCGTAAATGAAAAGGCTGAAGCCTTCAGTACTAAAATTGTTTCCGAGATGAGCAATTATTTAGATTTGTATCTGGATAAAATTGTACCCAAAGAACAATTAGCAGAAGCAGTCGCAAATGTGTCTGCTCGACAACAATTAGAACAGATTAAAAAGATTATTTCTTTTGACCCCGCATCATTGAATGAAGATTTCAAGAAGATTGTGATTCAAGGTAAATCCAAGATTGATAATTTACAAGCCAAGCTCAATGAATCTTACAAAGAAAACATTGGACTTAATGAAAATCTAAAGAACACCAAAGCTTCTTTATTGATTGAACAAAAAACAAAAGGGATGCCTTCTTCCAAGAAAGAATTCATTACTAAAATTTTAAGTGACAAAACACCTGAATACATTAAAGAAAATTTTCAGTATGTTGTCAGTATGTTTGAACGAGAAGATCGTTCGACCTCAAACAATTTGATGTCCGAAGCCGTAAAGACAGCAGTATCTAAAGATGCTAAAGTTCCCAAAGCTCAGGAAATCATCAGGGAATCAGCCCAATCTGCTGACCCAGTAAATCTTTACGTAGAAGGACTCAAGTCTTTCAGTAAAAAGTAACAGTTGGAGAAATGCATGACGTGTTTCTCGAAAGTATATCCACAGAAATAGAAAGTTAAAATAAACATATGAGTAATGTAAGTTCCGCTCCCGGATACATCGACCGCAACCGTGCAACTCAATTGCTAGAAAAATGGGCTCCAATGCTTGATTTCTCTAGTGATAAAGTTAGACCCATTGAAAATGATCATAGCCGTTTGGCTACAGCCATTTTGATGGAAAACCAAGAAAAATGGTGTCTTAATGAGACATCCAATACAGCTGGTGGCACAGGTGGTGTCTTTGGATCCGTCAATGCAGGTAGTTATGGAGGGTCAATGAACCCAGCAGGATCTGATTGGTATGCAGGCGGAGACGCCCGTATGCCTAAAGTCTTGATTCCCATGGTTCGCCGTACTTTTCCTGAGTTGATCACCAATGAAATCGTTGGAGTTCAGCCTATGAATGGTCCAGTGGGCATGGCCTTCGCTATGCGTTATAGATATGAAAATGCTGCTTTAGGTACAAATGGTATTGATGGAGTTGCAAACGGCGGCGCAGGAACCCCTTGGGGAACTGCAGCGACTGTCGGTGGCCCTACAATTCAACGTGTCGCAGGACCCGGTGAATTGGGTTACCAAACCCTTGATACTCGCTTCACCGGTACTTCGTCCGCTGCCCTCACTGGTAACAGTGATTGGTCCTGGAATGAAGAAGACAAGGGTGTCGCTGCTATCCTAAGTCAGTTCGAATTAACTGGTAATATTCCTCAGGTAACTGTCGAGTTCTCCAAGATTGCAGTTGAAGCCGGTACACGCCGTCTCGCAGCTCGCTGGTCTGTTGAACTTGAACAAGACTTGAAGAACATGAATGGTCTAGATATTGACTCTGAATTAACAAATGCGATGAGCTATGAAATTCAGGCCGAAATTGACCGTGAAATGATTGTCAGAATGATTCAATTGTCTCTGAACGCTGGTAAGGGTACAGGATATAGCTTCTGGTATGCCGCTTCCGCTGATGCTCGTTGGTTAGGAGAACGCAACCGCGACTTCTACGCCAAGGTCATTGTCGAAGCTAACCGTATTGCTATCCGTAACCGCCGTGGTTCCGCGAATTTCATCGTTGCAACACCTCGTGTTTGTGCAATCCTAGAAATGCTTCCTGAGTTCCAATGGATGCCCGTTAACGGTAACGTCAACACTCAACCCACTGGCATCGCCAAGGTTGGTACTGTTGGTGGCCGTTTCAGCATCTATCGCGATACTCGCACAGAAGCACAAAACTTGGGTGGCCGTAACACAGTAGGTAAAGGTTTAGAATATGCACTATTAGGCTACAAAGGTACTGAGTATTATGATACCGGTATTGTTTACTGCCCTTACATCCCTGTGATGATTCAGCGTACAGTTGGTCCTACCGACTTCAGCCCACGTGTTGGGTTGATGACTCGTTATGGTGTCGTAGATTATATCTTCGGCGCATCTCTGTACTACCATGTTATCATCGTCAGTGGTCTAAGTACAGACAACGTAGCAGGTAATGCACGTATCTACATGTAACCGCACGGTAAAATCGTTAAAACACCCACTCCAAAAGAGTGGGTGTTTTTTTTGCTTTGATTTCCCGGTTTTACGTGATAATATATGGTATGAATTTGAAAAGATACGCATTTTGTGGAACTCATGGAGTGGGTAAGTCTACCATCCTACAAGCTATTAATCCATATTTTGATCAATGGGGACTAAAATTAATTGATAATAGCAGTAATGCTAAACAATTAAAAGAAATGGGACACGCTATTAATGATGCTGGTACAGAATTTGTACAATATGTAGTTGCAGCAAGCCATGTAAGTAATTTTGCAAAGCGTTATAGCTGGTTTGCTGATCGTTGTATAGTAGATGGCTGTGCATATATGATGGAATCAAAGGTAAATCATCATTGTTGGGAGGCAGTAAGATCTCAATGTTGGCATTTTAAACATTTATATGATCAAATTTTCTATATTCCTATTGAATTTGATATGCCAGAAGACGGATATCGCAAGATAGATGAGGAATACCGCTACAGGGTGGATGGTAACATGAAAGAAATATTGTCAAATTCCAATAAAGTGACCACAGTTAGAGGAAATGTAGAAGAAAGGGTTGCCAGTATTGTCAAATACTTCGATAATCTGTAGTATGAATCTGTTTATTCTTGATTTAGATCCTAAAAAAGCAGCTAAATACTACCAGGACCTTCATATTAATAAGATTATTATAGAAGGAACACAGTTACTAGCAGCTGCATATCCGCTGGATAGACTAGCACAAAGTGATTGTCCGCGTACTCAAAAAGGAACTCCGCGAAAACATGGGCACTACAACCATCCAATGACTAAATGGGTGAGGACAAATATGTCTAATTTTGCATGGACTCTAGAACATCTAGATGGTTTGTATCAAGAAAGGCTACATCGATTTGAAAAACCTCATTTTAGCAAAGATTTTTTAAATTGGGTTAGAAACAACCCACCCAATCTTCCAGTGGGGTTTCTTTCAGAGCACCCACAATGTTTTGCGGTATCATATCCACAGTGCATTGTTCCCGGAGATCCTGTAAAGGGATATCAAAATTACTACAACGAAGGCAAGAGAGAATTTAAATTTGGTTCCAAAATTGTAAAAGCTTCTTGGACCAAGCGGGAAACTCCGTATTTTTTTATAAGTAAATAATATATGAATTTTGAGTCTTTTTATAAGGAATCTGTTAACAAATTTAATACAGAATGGCAAGTCACTAGAGAAGAGGCTAAAAAAATTAAAGATGTAGATAGTAAAATATCTCACGTTAAGACTTTTTTATTGACAAATCCTTCTTCTGCCAATTTTGGTCGGGTAGCCAACTGGACCAGAATGACCAAACTGGGTTATAAAAACTCCTCTCCAGAAAGTGCTCAAAAATTTGAAGATTTTTTAGATTATTTAGAAATAAACAGATCTAAATTTACAGCTGAAGACAAAGACACAGACCTAAATGATTTGGCTCCTGCAAAATTCATAGCCGTATATAAAGATTTGACTCATAGAAAGAATGATTTTCAACACGGAGGAAAAAGACCAGCTTCTATGAGCCAATATTTGGCTAAAATGGTAGAAGTTGCTAAAGAACGTGGAATACAGCTGCCTCCTGATCCGCAGGCTTAGTCGTTTTCAATTAGATCTAAAGAAGACCTCTTTGGTTTATCCATCATTCTAGATATAACCTCATCTCGGGTTGCAATAAGAATGTTATTAGCGGCTGGTAGTTTTGAAACAATTTCTTTTTTACCGGCAATATCCATCTTTTTAAGTTCTACCGCAGTTGCAGCCTGTTTTTGTTGCAAATTTAAAGTGTTGAGAGAATCTATAGCTTTTGTAGTTGCTCCTATTAATTGAGCCAGAGCAGAAACTTCCTTAGGATCTGCTCCCATCATGATATTATTTTTAAGACCGTTAATAGCCTCTAAACCCGCTTGAATAACCTCAGCAGTTTTTTCATATACATAGGCATTTACGGTATCATCACGTATAATTTCTGGTTTTTGAGGTTCTATATTAATAGCTACAGCGCCTTGAACGGAATCTGAGCGAAGTTCGTCTATGATATTTTGTATTTCTGGTGAAGATTCCATGTGATAAAAGAAAACGTTGAATTATAATATTTACAACAACACCTATAATTGCCATGTCAGATATAAATTACCTAGAACCTATTAAAATTGGATTTACAAAATCCCATCCAGATGCCAAATTACCTTTCAAAAAGCGTCCCGGAGATACTGGTTATGATTTATTTGCTATTGAAGACGTAATCATTCCAGCCAAGGGAGATGCTATTGTTCCTACAGGTTTAACCGTAGCTAAAACTCCTATTGGTGTCTGGTATTTAATTCTTCCTCGATCAGGTCTTGGATTTCAACATGGTATCCAACCTCATCTTGGAGTCATTGATAACGGTTACCGAGGAGATCTTGGAGTAAAACTTTACAATTTCTCAGACAAAGATTATCCAGTGGGTAAAGGAGACAGAGTTGCTCAAATTGCATATTTTCCACTTGTCAGTCTAGAACCTTACTGGGAATCTAATAAAGAAGAAACTGATAGAGGAGCATCTGGTTTTGGAGACTCCGGAAAATAATTATGTCTAGTCATTACACAACACTTTGGGTCGAAAAATATCGTCCACAAAATTTAGATGAAGTTATTCTTTCGGATGAAATTAAAGAACACTTTAAAAGTCTTAATGAAGACACTCCTCATATTTTGTTTTATGGACCCCCCGGTACTGGTAAAAGTACCATGGCAAAAGTGATAGTAAAATCTCTTCTTAAATGTCAATATTTGTATATCAATGCAAGTGATGAAAATGGTATTGATACTATCAGAAATAAAGTTATCAGTTTTGCACAGACACGTTCCATTGACGGAAACAAGAAGGTAGTGATCTTGGAAGAAGCAGATGGTCTAACAGGAGAAAGTCTGCGCATTCTTCGTAATGTGATGGAAGAATACGCAGACACTACCAGGTTTATTCTTACTGCAAATTACTTAAATCGTATTGTAGAACCAATTACTTCTAGATGTTTGTTATTTAAGTTGATACCAGATCTTAAGAGTATTGTACAACGTTGTGTTGATATTCTTAAGTCTGAAAAAATTTCAATAGAAGAAAAACAAAAATATAGACTTCTTAAATTGATTGAAAAGAACGGAACAGATCTGCGTAGAACCATTAATGATCTGCAAAAGTTTTCTATTTCAGGAAGCCTGATTATTTCTGAAGAAAATCAAATTACAGACCTGGCAAATCATGTAATTACTTCTTTGATTAATAAAATTTCAACATTAGAAATTCGCAAAAAAATTATAGAAGCAGAAAAGACCTTTAATGCGGATTATCAGCAATTGATGAAAGAAATCTTTGAATTGGTATATAACCTAGATATACTAGCACCAGTAAAAAAAGCCGCCATGTTAGAACTCGGTGAATATATGTACAGAGATTGTCAGGTACTAGACAAAGAAATTAATTTCTTCTGCTGTGTTCTTGCTTTAGAAAATTCTTTTAAGAATTAGAACTCCTCTTATAGGGTTTAGGGCTTACAGTTTTTAACTTCTTATCTCTCTCCGGTGAGGTATGAGGTAAAACTGTATTTTTGGTAGCAGTCTGATCATCTTGAGGATGATTATCAATATCTGATTCCATTTTATAAACTTTTGCAGTTGTGTATCCCGCCCTTTCGTATCTATTAGGAACACCTTGAACCGGAGGCAAATTAATTCCATTATCAACAATTTGCATTAAATCAAAATCTCCTGGAACTGTAAAATCATTAAATTCTGTAGGCCATTGAACGGTTCTGGCATCTGTTTTTAAAATCACATAAACATTGCCAGCACCCTCATTGTCATTTGCATCTTTGACATTTTCTCCAGCCTTTGACCCTGCTACGTGTTTAATGAAAAACATAACTTTGTCAGTTATTAATTGTTTTAAAAATTTGACAAATTTTGGATGGCCACTGTAATGCTTCCTGAAATAAGAACTCCTAAGGAAACTGGGTAATAATATTACCGGAGTCCCTTCTCTAAATCCTCCGTTAGAAAAGGCAGAAAAGGCATTCTCAAAAAGAGTTTCAAATTTATTAAATTTACTGATCATACATTATAGAGGGTTTTGCTATAAATATTTACCAACATGGCTGCTATTTATCTAGATAACTTAGTCAAACCGCGTCAAACTAAGGCAACTGGGACGGTATTGGGCAAAGAACCAACACCATCTCAATATACTTATACCGATTTACACCTAGATTTAATATTTTCCCAAACAGTTGGCACCGGTTGGGACACTGCTAACACCAAAGATATACAAGCTGACTATGATGCAAAGGCTATTTCAAACTCTCTTGTAAATATAATAACGACCCGACCAGGATGGAAAGTGCTGTCTCCGGAATTTGGATGTAGATTAGACAAATATTTATTTGAACCCCTTTCAGAATTTAATGCCCACGTAATAGCAAGTGATATATTGAGAAATCTAGAAAAATTTGAAACAAGAGTCAATTTTACCGGAGTCAATATAACACCTCTTTATGACGAATTGCAGTATTATATAGAAATTAATTACACAATAAAAGCATCTAGTATGTTAAATAAATTGCAATTAAAATTTAATACACAAGCTTTAACGTTAAATGATATTCTTGTACTATAATTTATGACAAATCAATTTCTAGCATTTGATGCTGTGCAACTACGAGACAAAATCGTAGAAAAACTCAATGATGGCAAGGTCTTTACCGATCAAAACTATCAAGGATCAAACATATCTGCTTTGATTGATGTAATCAGCATGGCATTTGGTACTTTATTATTTTATAACAGCAAAACATCTTCAGAAGCCATGTTTTCAGAAGCTCAGCTATATGAAAACATGAATAAAATTGTTAAAATTCTAAACTACAATCCAGTAGGTAGAGTTGCTCAAAATATTCCGTTTTCTTTAAAGGCAAGACAAGGATTGTCTATGAATTCCTATGTAATACCTCGCTATAGTTACGTTAATATAGGAGGAACTTCATACACTCTAACAGAAGATTTAACATTTTCAAAATTAACTAACGGAGTGGAAATAGTTGAAGACGTAGCAAACAATTATCTGTTACACGAAGGAACTATACAAGAATATCCAATGTATAAAGCCATCGGAGTAGCCAATGAGGTAGTATATCTAGGGCTAAACAGTAATGTAATAATAGATCACTTTAGCATTTTTGCATATGTTAAACAAGGAGAACAAAACTGGGAAACGTGGCGTAGAGTAGAAGATAGATCTTTATATGCTTCTAATGATAGGGTATTTGAGGTGCGTTTTAATGCAAATAAAAGATATGAATTAATTTTTGGAGACGATGTTAATGGAAAACAATTAAATGCAGATGACTCAGTTGCAATTTATTTTTTAAGTAGCAATCCAAATGCCGCCACTTTAGGTTCTGGAGCATTGGATAATTTTTATCTAATACCATTCATTTCTCCACAATTTCTAACCATATTAGACAACGTTAAATCACCTTACGGCATTTACTTGACACCATCTCAATATGACAATATAAGTTTATTGAATACCTTTCCTTCATCAAATTATTCTGAAGAGGAGTCTGTAGATTCTATACGCAAAAATGCTCCAAAGGTTTTTAGATCTCAACATCGTTTAGTAACTGCTACAGATTATGAATCTTTTGTAAAAAGCAATTTTAGTAATTTATTGGCAGATTCTAAAATAGTAACAAATGACGAATACCTGAAAGGCCATTTGAAGTATTTGTATGAGATTGGTTTAAATTCTCCCCAACTAGAATCTTCTGTCTTGTATAATCAGGTAAAATTTGCAAATAGTTGCAATTTTAACAACATATACATGTACACAGTTCCTAAAAGAGATTTGAGATATCTCTCTGGTCCTCAAAAAGAATACATACTTAACCAGGTAAGGCAGTATAAAACCATGACCAGTCAAGTGGTTCCAATGGATCCAGAATATATGTATTTTGATTTTTTTGTAAATGTGCCAGATGTTGCACCAAACATATTAGACATATCTCAAAATAAATTAAGAATTTACAAAGATGTAAATACCAGAAGGTCTAATTCTGCCATAAAACTAGACATTGTTAATTTAATATTAAATTATTTCAATCCTGCAAACATTGTGTTGGGACAAGATGTAGACACTCATCAAATGACCACGGATATTCTATCAATTGATGGAGTCAAATCTCTTGACACATACAGAACAAAATATGATGTAGCTGTCAAGGAAATATCTTTTCTAGTTTGGAACTCTAAACATCCTAGGGATGACATTAAAACTTATACACAGACTGTAAATTTAGAATTTTTCATGTATCCACTACTTTATAATGCTATTAATTTAGGGGATCGTATAGAAATTGTTGATCAAAGTAACTCCATCAAAGTTGCAGAATTTTAATTATGAGCATTTCCGCCAAACTAAATGTAGATAAACAGGAAGGATTTGTAGGCATAACTGTTTTTAAATTTACACCAATAATAAATCCACTTAAAGAATTGAAAAGTGTATTGTGGCAATTTGGAGACGGTGCTACTAGCACAAAAATTAATCCAACTCATACATACTTTAGTCCTGGTACATTCAATATATCTTTAAAATGTTTCGGCAAAGATGGTTCTATTATAGAATTAGAAACTACAATATTTGTAGATTTGTTAATAAATGAATCTATTAAATTTGAATATGTACCACCACCAACATTTAGTGGACACTATAATAGACATCCATTTAAAATTCAAATTACTTCTAGTAATACACAAGAACACACCGTACATCTTGCAGCAGTTTTTTCAAGATCCGAAGAAAGTAAATTTGACAACAATAAATGGGCATTTTTAAAACCTCAATGGAAATTTTTAAACCTCAAGGGGCAAATAATAGACTCAATTGTTACAACAGATTCTATTATAAAATGTAATGATGAAGGAATTTTGACCCCAACTGGCACACATGTTGTAGGCACTAGTGGATATGCAGAATTTTATTTTATAGAAGATTTGTATAATACAGATTTAGCAGTTTCTAGAGAAGCTCATACATGCATAGTGGCAACTTTAGAGACCGCAAACGCAAAAGATTTTAATTTACAAACAGAATCCAGCACTTTCTTATCAAATTTTTCCAATAGTAGAGCGTCAATAGCCATTCCCTATCTTACAGTTTGGAGATCTCCAGATTATTTAAAAATTTCTGAGAATGGTCTACGAGCATATGCAAATCCTCGATGGTCAACTGGGAAAAATCCAATAGTGGTGTCTGCTTCAATATCTTCTAGATATGTAGATAACTGGATAGATGGCAATGGAGTGGCAGTGCCAAACATTGATTCATTTTTCTTACACAACTTTCCATTATTAAACACTTTAAATTTTGACATAGCCGTAGAAACAGGACAATTTGTCGAAAGTGTGTATTATACTCTTTCAACCACTGAAACAATATCAATATCTACCACTGAAACAGAAGTACTATCTACAACAATTACCGAAACTATTGAATTGTCTGCTCTTTATCAAAAATTTGTTCCAATAGATTGTACATTTGACTCTCCTCCTCGGTTTGAATGGTCTGATTATTCTCTACACAAAAGGCCTGGATATTATAAGGGAATGTTTGATATAGCAGATGTTAATAAAACAGATGTATACATAAGATCAATTGCAAATATACCAATTCCTTCTCTAAGTTCTAATTTAATAAACCCTCTTTTATGGTTATCTAATCCCGAAGCTGGCTTGGTGGCGGTAGCTCAGTATAACACGCTCAAAGAACAATTAACAAGCGTGATTCCTCAAAAGACGGTTGCTCATGTGTATAACTTTGACATGCCTGTAAAATCCACAGGACTAAGTGGGTTTCATGGCATTTATAGCATAGCAGCTACTCCGGCACCACACTTCCATGCTTGGATGCTTGATTCAGAATTACAATATTTGTATAGAACCACCACAAAGGGCCAAATATTATGTGCCATTGATTTAAATGCCTTGGTAGTTGCTAATGGATTGTCACCTCGTATTCCGGGGGTAGTGACTCCTGCGACTATGGTTTTGGACAAATTTCAAAATATATGGATTACTTTGTATGATTCTCCATCTACTATAAAATTAGATTCATTTGGAAATTTTTTAACAGCAGTTGTGCCACCATCTTCCGTTGCAATTGGTTTGCCTTATAATGCAAACATTAGTATACAAAATCAAACACTTTCTTGGTATGATCAAATTTCTTATTTTGATAGAACTATTAATTTATTTGATGATGTCAATTTAATAGAACCAACTGGTATAGATACGGACATGGATAATAATGTATATATTACATATTCCCATCCGATAAGCAGTTTTGTGGTAAAATATGATTCTGATGGAACTGTTTTAGACGCAAATAATACATTTGATGTGGGGTCTACCCCACAGGAGATCGTATGTGACAATTTTGGAGACTTTTGGGTATCTCTAGCCGGTGATGATGGAGATTATTTGGGGTATATAGAAAAAAGAAACCATAATATGAGTCCGTTAGAGGATGCTAGATTTGGTCCCTTCAAAGGGCTAAACAATCTTACTATAGATGCTGATCAAGATTTATGGTTTACCTATGATTACAGGTCAGTAGGCAAAATAACAGTAACCACAGACCTTTTAGGACATGACAACTACCAATTAGACACCATAGAAGTGGTAAATGACTCCTCTTTGGAGCCTAATGATGATTTTACTGCGTTAGAAGGCATATCTTATAGTTTATATGGGAAAATATATGTAATAAATTCTATAGAAAATCAAGTTTATGTTATAGACAAAGACACTCTGGCCATTGAATCTAGTTTTTTCATAAATCCTCAAGGATTTGTCAGTTATATAGACAAAAACAACCATCAAGAAACCGCATATTCTGTATATAACAAATCTCTACAAGCTCAGGGAGATTGGACTGGGTTTAGATGGACTAATAAATACGGAAACACTCTCTCTACGGGAACCACCCAGCCATTTGTATTAAGTGTTTCTGGTATTTCAAATTCTTTAAATTTTTACACAGACAACACACCAGCATTTAATGTAGCCAAGTTAAATGAAACCTTTAACATGGCAGATTATTTGAAGAGTTTATCATATGTCCCTCGTCTCCAAGATAGTTCTGTATTATATGATAAATTCTTTGCGTCTATTTTCGGAGACGGCTCTTCTTCTCATCAAGATTTGGGAGTTGCTATATATGAAAAAATTGCAAATTTCTCCATGAATCATGTGGATGTGGATACCTGTAACTTAGACCAACTCTATAGTTTGTCTGAAATGGTAGATCTAGATACAGATGATTTTCGCATGAAATATCCACCAGCTATTAAAAGGTTAATTGATTTAACAAGTATTAATTTATCTCGTTTAAGAGGTGTTAAGGATGCTTGTATGTTAGAATTTCATGAAAGAGATTATGGCATAGGTGGTTTTTATAACAGAGGAGCCCTTATAAATCCAGACAGATATATAGTATATCCAGATGTTCCGGTTGTTTTAAAAACTAAAAATACAAATAGTTATAGATTAATATATCCAGGACCAATTTTATTGCCTAAATTTTCTATAAACATATTAGCAAATTTTTTAAGATTAAAACAACCTTGGAATTTGTATTATGAATTTTATGAGTATATTCCAGGACCAGAAGGCAAACAGCTAGAAGGTGTAATAGACTGGGATAATGAGGTAACTACTCTATCTTATGATCTCTCATCTGTCCAGCGCTGGTATGATAATGGGGGTCCTATAGATGTTATGTTTAGTTATGAATTATATAACGGACTTAATTTGTTGAACAAATAGACTTCTATTCTAAGTATTTGGAGTCATGGGTGAGACAGATTCTGCATTTTTAATTGAAACACAGAGAAGTTGGCCAGTTGAGACATACAAAATATCAACTAGCTCTCAACTTATAGATCCACGTGTAGCGGACCAGCCGGCGGAAAACATATTTAGATATGTAAACAATCCGTTGAATGAAACAAACTCTATAAACCCAGTTTTATATCAAAATTTTCGATATACTTTTTCGGATGACATAGGACAGTACATTATTAATATAGACAAAGGCGCTTCTTTTACATGGGACCTATCTTCCTCTAGAATGTCTTATAATTTAGGGCCCCAATTTAACTATTTTTACGTTAATAATAATCCAGGAAATCCAGCCAAGTATAGAAACATATATTCGTATTTATTATATCCGTCTAGGCTGTTTTTAAAACCGTTATCTTTAACCAAGGGAGCATCTTCTTGGATATTATCAACATCAGCAGTAGTATCCAACCCAACATCATTTTTCTTTAATTCTACAAATGCGGAATCATTATCCTTTGAAAAACACAAACAATTTTTAAACACAGGGCCCTCTTTTTATCAATTGCCCTCAGATTCTAGTATTTCTTTGGTGTTTGACCTGAGTGCCACCAGAACTCGCATAGACATTCCGTTCATTACATTTGATACTTCCTATAATCCAAGAACCAAAGCCGATACATTAGAAAAAAATTATCCATCTGTTATAAGACCAGATTCTACCTTTATTTCTTATGAAGTTAATTATATGGATGCCCAGGGTAAAATTGCCAGATTGGGACAAAATCCTCCAGATATTGTAATAGGAGGAACTCACGGATTCAAGAGTTCTTTTATATTAGATCAGAGTAAAATAGGAAATAATATTCAAACTTATCAACTGCTCCAGTTTAAGCCCGCTGGAGGAGAAGGAGTTTTGAATGATTCAAAATTTTGCGTGTTAAGTGCTGTTTGGAATTTGTCAGCTGCTAGTTTATCATATTATAATAAAAATGATTACTATGGCAAGACTCTTACAAATTTTGTAACAGGGGTACCGGGCACCAATATAGGAGCTCGGTTCTGTTCTGATAGTGGTTATTTGTTCTCTTCTGAAACTGTTAACAGCACTTTGAGCACTTTTCAAATAAACGGAACCTCTGTTGCCTTGGGATCTGCCATAGCATCTAACAATTGTTATAATCAGATAATTAAATGGTGCACCAAGTATCCTCCACATTATTACTCTTATAAAACTTCTTTATTAGCACCCAATCTCGGATTTAATAAATTGTCTGATACCTGTAATTTAAATTTTGATATTCACACCGCAACCTTAAATAGCACTACCACATCAGTAACTCTTTCAACCTATATAGCGTCTGATTTTAATCTTCTCTCATATGATTTAGTAAACAATTCCATCAACGAAGTTGTTAAATTTGAAGTAGTGGGCGACAGACAATTTTTAAGTCTCAATTCTGTTTTTGCATATTATGGATCTAATTTAGATCAAGTGTATGATTTAATATCATCTCCTTGGATACCGGCTGCATCTGCTACAAAATTATTTCTTACATATCCACATGCAACTTATGGAGAAATAGACCTTAGTTTGCGCCCCACCTTGAGTTCTGCAGCTGGTTTTATTTCTGGTAAAAACGCAACTTTAATAAAATTAGCAGAGGGAATTACTCAAGATTCTGGAGGGTCTCCAATTTTCTTAGATATTGTAGGACAAACCATTGGCAATTTTACAGTTACTTGTAATATGTTGACTGCAAGTCCCGGATGGCCTTCCAAAGATTTAAGAGGTTCTAATATTAAATGGAGTTATACTCCTACAGATTTAAATCTTTCATTTTATTCTATAGATTCTTTAGGGAATGTACTTTCTTCCTTTAGAAACAATCAAGTAGTTCCATTTTCTGAGAAATCTAGCACGGTTCAGTTGTCTGGTTACGGGTTAAATTCTGTAACTATTACTCTATCTTCTCAGAAATATAGACAAACTACCAATGTATCAAGTAATACTGGTTTATACGACGCTTTTGATGAGAGGACCTTTAACATATATGCTGTGGCGCCTATCAATAATTTTGAAAGAACCCGATATTTACAAGTAGCTGCAAAAATACCGTTTGGTGGCCAGACATATCCAATACCAGAAGGAACCCCCTTGTATTGGTTATGGAAATACGACCATATTACCGATCCTCTAGTAACTCCTATATCAGTTTCTTATCTTTCTGCTGGAAAATTAACTCCTTATGAATATGGAACCACTTTAGATCAAAGTTCTTTGAGTTCTATATATGTGCAAGTAGTTCCGGAATATAGTAATTCTATTCCAGCAATACACTCTGTAAAACTTTCTTTAGTATCAGACGTAAGAAGTCCACGTTTTTGGACTGATTATGAATTCTTTGTGGATGAATTTCCTTCTAGAGATTTATTAAATTCTGATTTTAACATTACATATACTGGATACTCTGAAACATCTGCTACGGTGTTAAATACCGCAAATGATGTATACACACTGACCAGGCCAAATGACGGCACCAACATATTTACATTATCCAGTGCAAATACGTCAGACGTAGCATTAAGTTCAACATATGTTTGGTCTATTTCTAATAACACTGGATTTACTTCATCTGTTAGAGTCCAATACAAAGATCACTACATTCAATACAAGATAACAGATCCGTTAGTTAAAACTACTATAATAACTCTAAGTGCTCTAAGTGCTGTAGCTGTAGGTTGGGACATTCCCAACATTCTAACAAACCCAGACATGGACCTTATAGGCATACCATATCATAGTGTATCCACTAGTGTTAAGATTTTTACCCCAACAGTTTCAGACTTTTACAGACCTTTAGAATTTGTAACATATCCAGAATATGCTTGGCTAAGTGGTAGAAACCTTACATTACTCAATACTTCCAATTACACACTAGCACAATCACCCACGGCATATACTTCTAAAAAAACTAAAACTCAAAATTTTTATCTTAGTGCTAATAAATCTTTTAGTGAATATGATTATCTTATAGGAACAAATAGCACATTTCTTTCAACCATCAATAGTCGCGTGGCTCTGGTTGAATTTCCATATACTACAGAATTTTTCAGCAACACCGGACTACCCATTAGACTTTCTGCGTTTAGTGAAATGTATCCATCTTCATATCCACTGTATTTCGTCAAACCCGCTAGTGTTGGTGGATCTTTAATCACTCAAACATATGCTTTAACTGCGTGTTCTTATAATTTTGGAACTAGTGGTTTATCAAATAATTTTAAATGGAATCCTAAAATTGTCCCAGCTGACACAGACATTACTTTTAGTTTTAAGATTGCTAATAAAAATAATAAAATGGATTTGGGGTGGGTTAGAACCTTATCACTAACACAAACTATTTGTTCTTCTCCAAAAACAAATCCAGTTCAACCTTTACTTGATCTTGGTTATATAACATATTTAATAACCACACCATACTGGACCCGAGTAGTTGAAATATCTGCTTTGGAAGGAACTTTTAAAGCTCTAGATTTTAAAATAGGAGATCCTTTTGAAGAGGGGTATATAACCAATGCCGCAAATACTACAATATCTGTAAAGGTGTTAAAAGCAGACATTCCGGTATCTATCCAATCAACAACTTTTGATGACGTCTCTGTATTAAACTGGCCAACAAGTAGAGATTTATGGAGTGCTCATACAGTAACCACATCGTTAACTTCTCAAAAGACTCAAACTCTGGTTGCCTTTAATACCGGAAAGCAACCAGAGGCATTTGTTTCAGATCTTATTACATTAGTGGGTGAAGAGATTTTTATAGAATACACCGCACCCAACGAACAAGAAGATAATTTAATATCTTTTTACAGAACTAACTTTGGAGAAAATGAACAAGATTATGTCATTTCTTATAAAAATGAACCAGTCAAATATACCTATAGTGCCCCGGGTTCCTATTATATAACATATGATGCTATATATTCTGATGGGTCTATGGAAAGTGGAACCTTACAATATCCAATCATTGTTAAATCAGAGTGGGCTGCATATAATCAAGAAAATATAAGAACCTTAAGTGAAGACATACTTCAATTACCATATAGTTTAAATGAAATAGAAATTCAACCAAATGAGTGGGGAGATTCAGATATTTTTAATACGGCTATAACTAGATTAAATGACAATATCACATATTTATCAGAAAATATACAGTCTATAAACACGGATTTTCCTACATTATATTACGGATGGCTTGGAACCAGCACTAGCAAAAAGGCTGACGGTATTCGTTGGTATACTCGCAATTTTGGAGACAAATATTACCAGCTTCCTAATCAAGCGGTGGGTTCTGGTGTTAGTTATTTTAATAGCCTAAAAGATGTTATAGAAACACCAGATGCTATTTATGTTTTAGACAAAAATCGAGTCAGAATGTTTAATAATAATCATTTTAAACCTTCTGAGTATCCATTCATTAATTCAGAAGATTTAAATTTAGAGTTTATATCCCCAACCCAAATGGATACGAGTCCAGATGGGGGTTATGTCTATGTGCTTGACCCTCCTCGTAATAAAATTGTTTGCCTTGAAGTGGACTTAGATTTACCGGCTTTAAATGTTTCTATTAATGTCGGTGGATTTGGAAGTAAAGAAGACCCTAATAAATTTAATGCACCATCAGACCTGTGTTGTTCTGAAAATCATTTATTTGTTTTAGATTACAACAACAAATGTGTCAAAGAATTTACTCAAGATTTAAACTGGGTACATACATATTACACCAGCAATTTTAACACCAACCAGCCACTATACATCGCTAGTAATTTTGATGGAATGGCGTATGTGTTATGCAAAGATTATACCATATATGTTTTTGATAGTTCTAAATCAGAACCCATATTCAATTTTTCTATAGCAAGTGTTATTAGGTCTGTAGTGCCTCGTCGTAGCACCGTTAAGAAAATAACATTTGATGAAGCTGGAGAATTTCTATACGTTTTAGTATCAGTACCAGGTGGAGGATCTCGCCTGTTTAAATTTTCTGCAGCTGGTATGTTTATAGGTAGCTGGGCAACTCCAGTTGGATTCACAGCAACTTCCATTAGAAAGTCCCATAGCAGACATTTATTAATATGTTCTGCTCATGCAATTATTAAATTGCAAGACGTTGTAAACCTTTTTAAGATCGGAAACGGTCTGCCTTATGATTATTGGACAAAAGACCAGCTTATAATAAACAAAAATGAATTTGCAACAGATACAAATTATAATAGAAGTTTGGTCAGAATAGCCCAAAACATTAAAATGTTTAGAAACATGCTAAATGCTAAATTTTCTAAAGTAACGGAAAAAACATTCAATGGAGTAGTTACATATTATGCATTGGTACCAGTTTCAGTACAAGAGAGACCACTTTTTGATGATGCAGTTGAAAATGAAACATTAGGAGTTGCTGTTAATGAATACCATATTCCCCAGGTTCTTAACAGAGAATTACGAAAATTGCACGAATCTATTGTTAGTCTAAAAGAATTCTTAGACATATCCGCTATATCTCTGCCAGACTTTAAAATAGAAAATTCCGGAATATCTGTATTATGTCCTAATGGATTTTGTTGGAGCTGGAGTGCTATGGCATCTTACAACTTAAGTTTACCGACTGTAAGAATATGTAATGTCAATCCAATAACTTACGCAGAATTGAGAAGCAGTTTTCCCATTCAATATGAATCTGGAGATTGGACCAAAACATGGGACGGAGCCACTTCAGATTGTTGTAGCAATATCTCCAGCCCTTTGTGATAAATATTATCAGCTAAACCCTTACCATGAGTGACCGTTTTCATTCCAAATACCACAGACGCAATCACCACACTTATACAAATTCTGCAAATCCAGATGCAGGACATGATCCAATTGCTAGTCCGGACAGCCCCTTCCAAGGGGATTTTGTTCTTAATGGAGCATTAAGTGCGGTGGCTCCCTTGAGCGCAGTTGCTGGTTATTTCTATAGCCAGAATACCGGAATTTGTGCATACGGAACCACTCCTATTGATGCTCGTGGAGGCACTTCTATTTTCAATGGCAGTATCTGTGTCCATGGAACGGTTGCTGCAGAAAACTTTACAGGTACCCAGGGAGCAACATTATCTTACGGCGCTGGTTTAAAACAGTTGGGTAGTCTGGTAACGGCCTGTGTAGACAACAACACTATCTGTTTAAATCAAGCTGGAGAATTGGTTAACAATTACTCTAACTTATATTCTATATTTTCGGCTCTATCGGCAGATGGTAGTAAAATTATAGTTTTATCTGGGAATCTTTTTACTACATATAGATTTGGTAGTGGTCTTAATTCTGTTTATGATTCCACGGCTGTAATCCCTACTTGGGATGTAGTCCCAATCTTGGATAATGATACCATCAAGATCATCAACGGTGCTATCCAATTAGATCCTGCTCGAAAATATAACTTTGGAGACGGATTAGCTTATGATACCACTAGTCAAACTCTTTCTGTTGCTCCTGATAATAGTACCATTAAAATTGTTGCCGGCAAGTTACAAACCTCTCTTTCTGTAGAGACTGCTGGCGCCATTGGATACTCTGCTAATAAAATAGGAGTATGCGTCGATGCAGACTCAATTAAAATTAATGGTAGTAATAAACTATGTTTGGGGTATGGTTTCGGAGGAGGCCTTACTCGCACTATAGGAACTTCAACCGTTTGTCTCAATGTTGACGGATCTACGATAATAGTAGACCCAGATACCAACTTGGTAAAAACCACCAACACTCTTAAAACCTCAGTTGCCAGTACTTGTATACAAACTTTAAACGGCGGCATTTCTATGAGTGGTAGTTTTAGTGCTCTGAGTGGAGTGACATTTGCAGACGGAACTGCTATCACCTCAGCTGCTTTGCAAACCACTTATATCAAGAGCATAGCCCATCACAGTGGAGGGATGTTTAATTCAGCTGTGGTGACTAGTGACAATAGAATATTGGTATGGGGAAATGGAACAAACACCGCACCAGGAGCACCTGCCAGTGTGTGGCCTCCTGTTGTATTTCCATTTGCCAATAATTACAATTTAAAAAATCCTTCTGTTAACATAACCAAGGTCATTATTAGTAAAAACCACCTAGGAGCATTACTAAGTGATGGTACTTTGTGGTTTGCTGGTGATAATGCTCAGGGACAATTGAGTTGTGGTTCGGCAAATGCTACAGAATACCAACTTAAAAAGGTTTTATTTCCATCAGAAGCTAGTCAGCCATTTGTATCAGATTTTGACTACGCCATACCCCAGATGGGCACTTCTTCAGATCTTACCAAGCACTGGACCGGATCATTACTTAGTGGTGGAATGAACTTGCCGGTGTCTAAGCCTATAGTTGCTAATTTTGCTGTCATGACCTCTTTAGGCAAATTATTCACATGGGGTAACAATGCCTATGGCCAGTGTGGTTTAGGACATGCCAATCCAGTATACGTTCCGACTTTAGTACCAGCAATGTCTTCAAATGTGTCTCAAATATTTGCCAAAGATTTTAACACATTGGCTTTAAAAAATAATCTTCTTTATTCGGCGGGATTTAATCACTACGGACAATTGGGACAGGGAACTTTTGGAACCACTACAAGTAATTATTATTTTAGTGCGGCTTTAATAGCTGCCGGCTCACAATTTACCGGTGTTTCAAAAATTTTACGCAATAGTTTTTTTGATAATTCAGTGGTATATGCTTTAAAAAATGATGCTACTATATGGGCATGTGGTTCTAATATTAATGGAGCGTTGGGGAGTAATTATGCATTCACCTCAGCGTCATTCTTTAAACAAGTGAGTAATGTAACCAATGCAATAGATTTTGTGTCAACTGGTGGACGAGAGTACGTCAGTTGCATGGCTCTTACACAGACTGGTAAGATATACTCTTGGGGATATAATGTTAACGGACAATTGGGACTAGGAACAACAACTACTTCTTATTCAGTTGCTACTCCGATTTCCTATGCATTTGACTCTGGTGTTAAATTTTCCAAATTAGTATCTAGTGATAATGGTAGTGGAGCTTCACTGCTGGGAGGAATTACCACGGATAACTTTTTACATTTAGCAGGTTACAGAGCTCCCAACCAATACACCACGTTTGCTCAAGCTAGTCCGTTTCTTAGTGCTGTTGCTATCAATTATGTATCTCAAGTAGAATTCTTTGGCAACGGTTCAGATGCTTATGGCACTCTTATAAAAGATACAAAAAATCGTCTGTTTTTGACTGCTTCAGATTCAGTTAATAATATTTCTGGACCTTTAAATGTCCCTGTCAGAACTCCTACAGAAATTACAAAATGGTTTGTTTAAATTTAGACAAACCTAGTAAGTATGATAAATCTGTATGTCACATATAACCGTAGATTTAAATCAAGATCTGTTTGGCCAAATTATTTACGGTGTTGGTCCTTGTAAACTTAGTTTAAATCCAGGAGCTTTGGATAACGGAGCCAGTGGAAGTCTTTCACACAAAGTTTATAAAATAGTGTATGAATTTGGAGATAATTCTCCTAAATTTACCCAAAAACTGTTTGCTAAACCGAATGTTGTTACTCCCGGAGTTCCATTTTCATCAGAACCCGGAGATCCTAGAAATTTTACCATTGATCACACATATCATGCAACAAATGGTATTACAGAACAATATATTATCAAAATAACTTGGTATTGGATTGCAGATGAAAGGGTGGCAATTAATCACAACTTTATAGAATTTGTTCTAGAAGTAAGAGCTCCTAACCTAAATGCTAGTCTAGATGATATAGAAGCTCATTATTTTGATAACATTCATTTAGCATCCTCTCGTATGTTTGGAGCTGACAACACTCTTTTATATAATTTTGAATCTTTTAATCCGAGCTATCTATTACCAGTATTGGTCAAGTGGGGACCTACTCCGGTAGAACCTTTAACTAAAATATTACCATCTCCATTTTTCAAAAAATATAAAATACAAGAATCCTACGACTCTAAAAATAATTTAAACCCCAACATCCACCAATTGTAATTTATGAATTTATATAATAAAACCCTTGAAGGGGGAGAGCTTTGGTTTAGAGACACAGAAGGCAATAGGGTTCCAGCAACAATTGCCTTGTCAGCAGTTTATATGAAATATGCAACAGCATATCCAACATTTTATAATCATTTGTCTACTAATAATGTTACTAGATTTGACGTCTTTTATGATACCATTTTTGTAGAAACACCTGCTGGATATTTCTTTGAAAAACTTAATTTAGATGACAGGGGCATAACTCCTTTTAGTTTATATAATTTTTACACTCCAATTATTCCAAAACGCCAAAACTATGCAGGATTCTCGACTCGTTGTTGTTATTGGCTACAGGAAGATGAAAACAAAATATACTATGCTTATGTAGCTCCAATGGATGAAAACAAAAATTCTATTAGCCGTTTCAGTTTTACCATCCATTTAAATGTTTTTGATACGAATCTGGCAACTGTTCAAACTGTATTATTTGATAGAGTTCGTTTAATAATGAGACCCGAAGGAACTTCAAATTGGAGCAATTTTAATGTAACTCTAGAAGACCCTGTCATTACATTTAATGAAACTACTAGATTATTTAATATTTCTTTCTTATTAAAAAATGAAATATTAGAATTTGGTATAATGAGTTTTAATATATCCCCTGGAAATGCAGGTAAACAGGATCAATTTCACATCACAGAAGTGTCTCTTCATTTACCGTATATGGATTTAGATGAAGAAAATTGTGCTGTGTTTCCTTATGATCCGTTTACGCCACTACCTTATCACATCTTAACAGTTGCAACAGACAAGACAGATCCTGCTTATAATCTACGATATATTAAGGCAGATGTTACTAAATTTGGAGATAGTAAACATGTCTATCAGAAATACCTGGTCTTGGAATAAATATTAACAATGGCTACAATAGACGACATCAGATTAACAGAGCTAACACGTGCTGATAGCATATCACACGGCGATCTTTTCTTGGCAGCTACTAATTTAGATTTTAGTCCTACCACTCAAACAGCCTCCGCTTGTGTTCTATTAGATTATGTTTTAGGATATAATCCGTATACTTGGGCACAAACCACTAGTTCTAACGGTCGTGGGCTTACCATAAACCTCCAACACTTTGGTATAGTTCCCTCTAACCCACTCTCTGGAGTACCCGGAACTCGACCAAATCAAGTAATAAATGCTGGATGGTATTCAAATATTGGTGGTGGTGAAGGAAATACAATTGTAGGAGATGATGCTGTTATTGCCGGTGGTTGTTATAATCACATAGAATGTGATTTAGGATTTGTTGGTGGTGGTAAACTTAATTATGTTAATTTTTGTGCTGGTGTAATAGGCGGTGGCGAATTTAACGTTTCAGATGGTATTAATACATTTATAGGATCCGGTGCTAATAACTATAATTCTAATGCTTTCGGGGTAATAGGTGGTGGTAGATTTAACTCTACTGGGGTGTTTGCAAATGTTCTTGGTGGTTGTAGAAATTCTGCCCCTGGAGATTTCGCAACTATTGTTGGTGGTTTGTGTGCATATGCATTCGGACCATATTCTTTCATAGGTGCTGGTTGTTATAATAAAACTATTGGCTTACAGTCGGCTGTTGTGGCTGGTGGCAATAATACCAGTAATGGGGAGTACTCCATGGTCGGTGCTGGTGTATTAAATTCTAGTGATGGTATTAACAGTATTATTGGAGGGGGTACAAGTAATACAATTTTAAGTGCAAATTCTTTTATAGGTGCTGGTTGTTGCAATCTGACAAGAAATGAATTTTCTGCTATAGTGGGTGGTTATAATAACTGTACCCAAGGCGCTCATAACACTATTATTGGTGGTACTAATAATGCAAGTTGTGGTACTACTTCCTATATAGGCGCCGGGGATTCAAATTTAATTAGAAATTCTGATAGTTCTGTCGTAGAAGCTGGACAATACAATCAAATTATAAACGGAAATTGTAGTGTCATTGCTGCTGGTAGAAGCAATTCTGTTTGTAACATATATTCTGGAGTCGTTGCTGGTTGTTCAAATCAATCTTTAAGTGCAAATTCTTTCGTTGGAGCCGGTAGTCAAAACATTGTTCGTGGCTGTAGCTCTTCTGTTACTGCTGGTAGAAGCAATGAGGTTACTAATTCCGATTCTAGTGTAACCGCAGGTTATTCTAATAATGTATCTGGTATACAAAGTTCCATAGTGGGTGGAAATGCAAACGCGGTAAGTTCAAATTTATCTGTAATAGGTGCCGGCGGCGTAAACGTAGTCAGTGGAAATGCCTCTGGTATTGTTACGGGATGTTCTAATACGGCATCTGGAAATCTTTCCCTCATAGGAGGAGGATGTTCCAACATAGTCTATGGTGACCATTCGTCTATTGTGGGGGGTTTTAGTAGTAATGTAATTGGTAGCTGTAGTGTTGTTGGTGGTGGTAAATTTAATAATATCGCTGGTAATTATGCCTTTGTTGCTGCGGGAAGTAGCAACAAAGTGACTGGTGATTATTCTTCCATTTTAACCGGAGGAAGCAATTGTGTATCCGGATCTTGTAGCTTAATAGGAGCGGGTAAACAAAACAAATCTTATTGTGATTCCAATGCAATTATCGCAGGAGAAACCAACACTCTTTGTGGAACCAAGTCCGTTATAGGAGCGGGAACTAATAACATTTCCTTAAGCGCAAATTCTTTCATCGGTGCTGGTTCTTGTAACACTGCTAATAACATTCAAACCTTCATAGGCGCAGGTGATTGTAATGTTGTTACTGGCTCACATGCATCTATTGTTGGAGGTTGTTGCAATAAGGTTACTGGGACATGTGCTTCCCTAGTAGGTGGTAGATTAAACACAGTCAATGGTTCCAATTCTCTTATAGGGACTGGGGTCAACAATACCGTATGTTCAGATCACTCTGCAATACTTGCAGGTATAAACAACGTTGTTACTCTTTCTGGCACAGCTGGTTATAATTTAATCGGTGCTGGACAATTTAATCAAACTTCAGGAAATTCCAGTGCCATTATTGCTGGGTACGGCAATAACGTGTGTGGTAACAATTCCCTCATCGGATCTGGCACCACAAACACCGCCTTAAGTGCTAGTTCTTTTATAGGATCTGGAGTTTGTAATAATTCTTTTGCGGTTCAAACTTTTATAGGATCAGGGGAAGCTAATTCTGTTTCTGGTCAACACTCTTCTATAATAAGTGGTTTAAGTGGTCGGGTGTCTGGCAGCTGCAGTAGTATTGACAGTGGTACTAAAAATACTGTAACAGGCAATTATACATTAGTGGGTGCTGGTAGCGCCAATTTAGCCAACGCAAATTATTCAGCTATTGTTGCTGGAGCGGTTAACCAAACTAATGGTAACTACAATTTTATAGGATCTGGACAATTAAACAAAGTCTGTAACAATTCAAATGCTATCTTAGCTGGTGAATGTAACACAGCTTGCGGAAACAATTCTATTATAGGCGGTGGAGTTAACAACAGTAACACTGTAACAGCAACTAATTCTTTCATAGCAGCGGGATCGGGTAATAATACCTCCGGGGCTCAAACCTTTATCGGTGCTGGAGAATATAATATAGTTTCTGGCCAACACTCTTCCATAGTGGGTGGTTTAAGTAGTAATGTAACCGGTAACTGCAGCGTTGTTATAGGAGGCAAAGCCAATACTGTAAGTGGTCATGCTTCAACAATCATTTCTGGTAGTACTAATATTTCTAATGGTAATTGCAATATTATAGGAGCGGGTCAGTCAAATAAAACCAATTGCAATTCAAGTGCTATTTTGGCTGGAGATTCTAATACAGTTTGTGGCAACAACTCTGTTATAGGCGGCGGGACTAGTAACATATCATTAAGTGCTAATTCAATTATCGGAGCCGGTCTCTGTAATAATTCTTCTGCAGTTCAAACTTTTATAGGGGCTGGAGAACGTAATATTGTTTCTGGATCACATTCTTCTATTGTCGGTGGTTTGAGTGGAAATGTGTCTGGTAATTGTAGCACACTCGGAGGAGGGCTTTGTAATACAGTAAGTGGAGGGTTTTCTCACATTGCAGCTGGGTGCTGTAATGTTAATTCTGGAAATTCTTCTGCCATTGTTGGTGGTGGTACTAACACCTCCTCGGGCAACAATGCCTTTGTAGGCTCGGGAGAAGGTAATACTGTCTCTGGAAATCATTCTTCTATAGTTGGTGGTTTGAGTGGGAATGTTGCTGGTAGTTGTAGTTCTTTGGTGGGTGGCAGAAACAATATAGTAAATGGCAATTACACCACAGTGGTAGCGGGTAGTGCAAATGCCGCAAATGCAGATTATTCAGCTATAGTTTCTGGTAATAACAACAAAACGTTCGGAGCTTGTAATATTGTTGGAGCTGGTCAATCAAATAAAGTTTATTGCAATTCAAGTGCTGTTGTTGCCGGGGAGTTTAATATTGCCTGTGGCAACAGTTCTATCATCGGTGCGGGTACTAGTAACACAGCATTAAGTGCCAATTCTGTAATCAGTTCGGGTCTTAACAACTCATCCGCAGCAGTTCAAACTTTTATAGGGGCTGGAGAACGTAATATTGTTTCTGGATCACATTCTTCTATTGTCGGTGGTTTGAGTGGAAATGTGTCTGGTAATTGTAGTGTTCTTGCTGGTGGAGTTAAAAATACAATTTCTGGCCATTATACGTTTGTTGCTGCAGGTAGTAGCAATCAATCCTCTGCAGATTACTCTTCCATAATTGCGGGTAATTCAAATATTGCAGCGGGTTCTTATAATTTAATTGGAGCCGGCCAATTAAATAAAACATATAACAATTCAAATGCCATCTTAGCAGGTGAATCTAATGTTGTATGTGGAAGTAATTCTATCATAGCTGGTGGTACTAATAACACAGTATTAAGTGCTAATTCAATTGTAGGGGCTGGACAGTATAACAATGCTTCTAATTGTTTCTCTACAATTGTCAACGGTATCAGTGGAGTTGCCTCTGGTATTCAATCCTTTATAGGAAGTGGTTTAAAGAATACTTCATCTGGTAACTACACATTTATAGGAGCGGGTAGTGGTAATAAATCCTCTTCTGATAATTCTTTCATTGCCGGTGGATTTGACAATGATTCTAAAATCTTTAATAATGTTTTCATTTTAGGATCTAACTTAAATGCAGTGTGCCACAATCACACATTTGTTAACAATTTAAGTTCTGCAAATAACATATGTGCTGTTAATGGAATGTTTTCCATCAGCGTATCAGCTACAGATTGTATAAGTTCTAGCAACAACATATGTGCCACAAACACCATCTGTGGTAATACTATCTGTGGTAGATCTTTAGTAAAATCACCAAGTGCTTGTGTTACAGATTGTTTAATTGTAGATAATAACATTTATACAACAAACACTATTTGCGGTAATACTATCTGCGGCAGGACTTTAGTAAAATCACCAAGTGCTTGTGTTACAGATTGTTTAATCGTAGACAATAATATATACACAACAAACACCATCTGTGGTAATACTATCTGTGGCAGAACTTTAGTAAAATCACCAAGTGCTTGTGTTACAGATTATCTAGGATCTTCTAATTGCATATATGCTAGCAACACCATTAATACAGGTGGGAGCATATGTGCCACAAACACTATCTGTGGCGATATCGTTTGTGGCAGAACTTTGGTAAAATCCCCAAGTGCTTGTGTTACTGATCGTTTAGTATCAGACAATGTTATATACGCTAGCAACACCATTAATACTGGTGGAAGTATATGCGCCACAAACACTATTTGTGGCGATATCGTTTGTGGTAGATCTTTAGTAAAAGCTCCAAGTGCTTGTGTTACTGATTGTTTAATCGTAAGCAACAACCTATATACATACAATACTATTTGTGGCAATACTATCTGTGGTAGATCTTTAGTAAAATCACCAAGTGCTTGTGTTACGGATTGTTTAGTATCAGACAATGTTATATATGCCTCTAATTTAATTAAATCGGGTAATGTAATATGTTCTGTTGGAGATATTTGTGGTGGTACAAACATCAAAGCAACACAAAGTTTAAGTGGCTATAATATATATTCTACTACATTTGTTTGTGCTCGAGATATATGTGCTGGTTCTTTAGTTCAAGGGACTTATGCCAATATTACTAGCACAATAAATACAGTTTCTGCAATAATAAGAGATGATTTAAGTGTGGGCAATACTTTATCTGCAAATTCTATTACAGGTAATATAATATACGGCTCTGTACGAGTGAGCAGTCCGTTGATTAGTGCCACAGACATCCGAGCAACAAATTCTGTAGTTACTAACAACTTAACAGTTACTAATGACTTTGTCAGTCAAGGAGCATTAACTGCCAGATCCTTTTGTGCAACTAGTTTCATAGAAGGCAAAAACATCAACACAACTGGCACTCTATTGAGTGCTAATATAGATGTGATAGAGTTGATTAAGAACATTAAAATTCCTACCAACACTGTACCAGTTGTTATAGGACCTCCAGCAGCTTATATTTACTATGCAAGTCCAAGTTTTTCTACATTTAATGGAGACAGTTCAACCACTTCCTTCTTACTAACTAATACTCCATCTGTTACCGCTTTTGTAGGCGACGTTGCTTCCGATTATTTAATTGCTATTGATGGGGTGGTACAAACACCGACATCAAATTATTCTATATCTGCTGGGGATGGTCAAGGATTTTTAATATTTGACTCAGCCCCACCAACTGGTGCGGTGGTTCAAGTAAGATCTAATCAGTATGAAAATGGTTATACTCCAAGAACCTCTTATACCTCTTTTACTGCAACTAGTGCGTCCGCCTCGTACAATCTATCAACTAGCCTTACACCAGAATATGCTACAAATTCTTCCTATTATTTGGTGACTGTTAATGGTGTAGTTCAAAAACCCGGAATAGACTTTAATATCACTAGAGACGGCGGTAAATCCATAGTATTCACCTCTACAGATTTTGGACCAGTGGTTTCAAATGTTAACGTGTGGTATACAAATTTTCACGGATTCAATATACCACCACCAGTAGTAACCAACAGGACCTCAAATGGGATAGACTCCTTCTACACCTTAGCACCTGGAGGAATAATTCGCACAAATGCTAGAAATTATCTGGTGTTGGTCGGAAATGTTATTCAACGTCCGGATATAGATTATGTTATAAGTTTATACAACGGCGGATCTGTTCAATTTACTTCCGTGCCAGATGCTGGCGTTTCTATAATTGTTTATACATATAGTTATGGAGTATATCCAGCAACTGTATCTACTATAAACGGTAAAACTGGTATTGTAGATTTATATTCTTCAGACATTATCAACTTCCAAGACGCATATTCAATATCAACTCCAACAGTCGCGAGCGGGGATTTCTTTAAAGTAACCATTCACGGAGTAGAAAGATTGATTCGTCTGTGGGATTATCAATAAATATAACTGTACATGAGCATATCTAAAATCGAGTATAGCATGACACAATACCCTAAGTCCTCCGGGATTATGGGAGGTGTTAATAATTCTACCAACAACACAGGTTCTTATGTAATTGGTAACGGCATAACCACTTCTCAGGACAATTTACTTTATGTAAACTCTATTAGTGCCCGAACATTTTATGGTGACGGTAGAAATATTACTGGAGCCGTTCCTTTAGAATATGTTCCATCGGGTATAAATTCTTCCACGTCAACAGAATTTGTAGGAAATGATTCAGACACTTCTTTTTATCCTATTAACGGATACAACGGGACTAATTCTATAAATTATCTAGTAACTGTAGGAGGTTTAGATTTACTTGCATCTGATTATACAATTTCAGCATTAAATGATGGCACCCTAATACTACCAAGTGCTCCTCCAAAAAATGTCCGCATTTCTGTTAGGGCTTATGTGTATGGTACAATAGGAACCGGAGATGTAAATCGCTTGATGGGTCGAGTTATAGTAGACTCTTCACCTACAGACGGCCAGGTATTAACCTGGAGTGCTTTGAGTGCTAGGTGGTGTTATCAAGATCAAATTGGTAATACAAATTTCGGCGGGACTGTAACTTTTAACTCTGTGGGGACTCATTATTGGAGAGTTCCTAGAAACGCTAGATACGCGGAAGTAATTATACAATCCGGAGATGGTGGTGGTTTTGGAGGGAGAGGAACTCCTGGCCAATCTGGCACATATCCAGTACTTTTACATCCAGGAGACTTGCTTCCCATTTACATAACAGATGGGGCTGGTTCCGCTTTTGTGACAATCAATTATTAATCTGTAAATATATATTATGAGTCTTACTAAAGTCAGTCTAGGGATGGTTGATCCGCTCTATAGTGGGGTCTTAGGTGGTTCTAACAGTAATGTTACCCATCTGAGTTCTTTTGCTATTGGTAGTAATTTAACATCAACATTACCCAATACCCTTTTTACAACCACCGTAAGTGCTACTTCAGCTATATTTGGAGACGGTACTAGTTTGACTAATATAGTTTTAGTGCCAAGAGACTTTTCCAATTTAAGAGGAGTAGATGCCAATGAATTTTACGGTACTGGGGTGAGAGTTAGTTTTTTTCCTCTTAGTGGATACAACGGTATTGATAGTCAGTCTTATATAGTCACAGTTGGAGGCATTACACAATCTGCTTCTGATTATACTATTTCTGAAGCAAATAGAGGAACCATCACCTTTCCTACTGCGCCACCAGCTCGAGCGAAAATTTCTGTAAGAACTTTAACAGGTGCTCCCGGTGGAGGATCTGCTTCTTTCCTCCAATCTAGAAGTATATCAAACAACTCTGCTCAGAACAGACAAGTTTTGAAATGGAATTCTGCCACTTCTGAATGGGTGCCAAGAAATCAAACAACTTCAGTTCCATACAATTCCGGAGGTTCTACAACTGTTAATTCTGTGACTTCTTTTAATTTTATAATACCATCTGGGGTAAGATGGCTTAGATTAAACGGAGACACTGGCGTTGGTGCCGCCGGAGAACCAGGACACAACGGAGAAAACGGCCTTGATGGTTACACAGATCCAGAATCTAGTCTTCCAACAGACGGGTCTGATGGTGCTAATGGAGCCAATGGTGCTAACGGGGATCCTGGTAAATCTGTAATAGTGGGTCAATACACTTTTCCGGGAGGCACTGGAGGTCTTGGAGGATTCGGTGGTGGTGGCGGCGGCGGTGGCGGAATTTATAATGGTAGACCCGGTTTAGCGGGTAATGGTGAGGGTCTTGGAGGACTTGGAGGAGCTGGCCAAACAGATCCTTATGTAACTCCAAATGCAACCCCAGATACTGGCAACGGACTCGGTGGTACTGGTGGTACTGGAGGGTTAGGATGCGCCCGGGTTAATTCTGACGTTTCAACTGGAGGAGCAGGCGGCGCCGGTGCCTTTTACGTAAACGATCCTGCCTCTGGACCCGGAGGTGGTGGTGGAGGCGGCGGAGGTGGTGCTGGCAACGCTGGCATTCTCGTGTTGGGTCTTGGCGGAGCGGGAGGATCTGGAGGCTCTGGAACTGCTGGAGGCCCTCGTTTAAATTACGATACTGGAATCAATGTAGAAGGATTATCTTCAATTCCAGTACAAATTACTACTGGAAACGGGTCTGCAACATTAACTATTTCTTGGTAAATATAACATATGCCTCTTACTTCTGTTAGCCGCAATACATTAATAATTCCTTCCAGTGGTGTTTTGGCTGGAGAAAATAATGTTGTCCAACACCCAGGGTCTTTTATTATTGGAAATAACATCACCACATCTGCAGCTAATACTTTGTTTGTAAATTCTTTAAGTGCTAATAGTAAACTTTTAGGATCTGCAGCTGGATTGCAGAATATTATTTTAACTGGAAGAGAAAATTTTTCCATACGAGGGACCACCTCTAATGAATTTGTTGGAAACGGCACCTCTGTTAGTTTTTATCCATTAAATGGATTTAATTCAACAGATTCTAACAACTATATAGTAAGCATTGGTGGGTTGAATCAAATTCCCACAGATTACACAGTAACAGAAACTGCTGGAGGAACCATAACATTTCCAAGTGCTCCACCAAGAGGCTCTAAAATTTTAGTAAGGTTATTGGTGGGCGGTGCCGCTGGAGAAGATGCTGTTAAAATTCTTGGACGAAATGTGTCTACTAATATTCCAACAGACGGACAGGCCCTAGTGTGGAGTTCTGCAGATAATGAATGGCAACCACAAACATTGACCGGTGGCTTATCCTCCACCGGAGGAGAAACTTTTGTAAATACTACTACTTCCTTTAACTGGCAAGTGCCTTATGGAATACGTTATGTTAGATTACAAGCAGTAACGGGACACGGAGCCGCAGGAACTCCTGGCTCTGATGGAGCTGATGGAGCTCCTATAAATGTAACATATGACTACATTATAGATCCGTCCGATGAACAGCAGTATTATGTGCCAGTAAGTGTTTCAAATGGTGCAAATGGTGTAGATGGCATTGATGGTACAGAAGGAGCTGCTGGAAAATCTGTTATTTTTGGCTCCACTACTTATAGTGGCGGAGCTGGTGGTCTAAAAGGATACGGTGGTGGTGGTGGGGGTGGAGCTAGTGTCTTTGTTACGTACGGGTTATCTGGTAATGACGGTAGGGGGCCAAATCCGGGTCTTGGTGGCGAGGGGTTTCAGTCTGGTGGTAATGGTGCAGACGGAGCTAACGGAACAAATCCAGATTTCATTGGTAGTAATGCTGGAGGGGCTGGGGGACAATCTGAGTCACTTCTAGGAGCTTCTGGAGGTAATGGTGGCCGAGGAGGACAAAATGAAAATAGCAAACAAAACGGTGGTGGCGGTGGAGGAGGATCTGGGCAACCTAGTCAGAATATAGTTATAGCAAATGCCGGCACGGCTTCCGCAAATGTAGTAGGAAGTCCTGGAGAGGTTGGTAAGGGTGGTAAGGGATCTGATGGATATAATGGTCTAAACGGTCAATCTTTAGATCTGCCTTACTTTGTAGGATCGTCTACAACAATACCGATTCAAATCACCGCAGGAGCCGGCACTGCCAGTTTACGAATAACTTGGTAAAAATAATTTCAAATAGTTCACATTACCTATAAATATAATATATGAGTCAAAGTCTTACCAAACTTATCCCTAGCATGTTAGACACCGCCTTAAGTGGCGTATTGGCTGGCTCTGGCAGCACATCCAATCAAAGCGGTTCTTTTGTTATTGGAAATAATATCACCACAGCCACTACGAATACACTTTATGTTAATAATTTGTGTGCGACGGGTAACGGAGGCAAGATTTATGGAGACGGCAGTAGTCTAACTGGAGTAATTACTACGCAATATACTCCACCAGCCAATGCTACTTTCACTTCATCTGTTTCTGCTCCATCCTTGAGTGGTACTTTTTATGGAGATGGTAGTAAATTGTTTGGAGTTAATACCACAGCAGCTCTTCCATTATCTGGCGGCACTATCAACGGTACTTTAGTGGTTCGATCTTTAACAGCAACATCTCTAACTGCAATATTTTTAAGTGCTGGTAACGTCTACGGAGATGGTGCTAATTTGACGGGTTTAAACGCTACCAACATTAGCCAAGGAACTTTAAGTAACAGCAGATTACCAGCAGTTGCAACTTTTACTACCTCTGTTTCTGCTCCATCTTTAAGTGGTGATGGTACTAATTTGACAGGTTTAAATGCCACCAATATCAGCCAAGGCACTTTAAATAACAGCAGATTACCAGCAGTTGCTACCTTTACTACATCTATTTCTTCTCCCTCTGTCAGTGGAGTTCATTATGGAGACGGAAGCAATTTAACTAAAGTATGGGGCACGGATACTACTAAATTACCAGCTTCTGGAGGAACTATTGCTGGTAATTTAGTTATTAATAATAACCTAACCGTGGGTACTTTAACAGTTGGAGGGTCTGCCACCTTTGTTAATACGGTTTTCAGTACCACCAGTTCTTTAAGTGTGGTGAATGTTTCTCCAGTGTCTGGAGTGCCTGCTTTATATGTAGGGCAAAAGGGTCCCTCAGACATTGCTTCTTTTTATGATATAGATCAAAATGTAGAAGTGTTACACATTGGAGGAGTCAATTCTATATATCCAAATGTGGGTATTAAAACTTCTGCTCCCAATAAAACCCTAACAGTGGTGGGGGATATTAGTTCAACTCTTGGTTTTTATGGTGATGGTAGCAATTTAACAAATTTAGATGCTGCTGATATTGCTCAAGGCACTTTAAGTAACAGCAGATTACCAGCAGTTGCAACTTTTACTACCTCTGTTTCTGCTCCATCTTTAAGTGGTGATGGTACTAATTTGACAGGTTTAAATGCCACCAATATCAGCCAAGGCACTTTAAATAACAGCAGATTACCAGCAGTTGCTACCTTTACTACCTCTGTTTCTGCTCCATCTTTAAGTGGAGTTCATTATGGAACATATTTTGGAGATGGAAGTAAACTGACTGGTATTATTGCTAGTGCTACAATTGCTTTATCAGCAAGTGCTACATTTGCTTTATCAGTTTCTGCCCCTTCTTTAAGCGGGACTCACTATGGTGATGGTAAAAATCTTATCAATGTATTGGGATTGTCTCCGAGCATAGGAACTGATACTTATTTTAACGTTCCTTATGGAAATGTCTATGGATCGTGTACAGATCTTTCTGGAAACTATATCGGGGGTTATATGTTAAATGGGTACACAGTTTGGAAATATGACCCAACAATTCTTGATGCTGTTCAAATAGCAAGTGTAAATGTAGCGAACTGTCAAGCCCTGGGAGGGCCTCACACTTTAACCGCAGATAATGCTGGTAATCTTTTTTATATAAATAATACCACATTTACAGTCCAAAAACTTCGTACTTCTGACAGCACCATGACAAATGCTGCAAGTGGCACTCGTATAGGCACTCCGACAATGATGGCCAATGCTTTGGATTCTAGTGTTTACACATCCGATACCACGCTCATCTCTTATGGAGCAGTTTATAAAGTATCTCCTACATATGTAGTAACTTTATCTGGGACTGCTAATTATAAAATTATAGGATCTATAGATACAGATTCTACAAGCACTTTATACGCTCTTATGAGCACTTCCTATAATTCTTTATATGCTATAGGAACTCCTAACAATCCTCTTTTATTTGTACCTAATACAATTATAGACTTTACCATAGACCGCTCTGTAGGTTCTTCCTCCAGTGGTTATATCTATCTATTAGATAATGTTAATAAATTATACAAAACTCCAGGACCACAATCTCCTGGAGGAATCAATGGTACGTTACAATATGTCAGAGACATTCCGTCTGTGGTTGGAGGTTCTTTTTCTTATGGCAACCCGTATATAAATTGGAGTTCTACAGATACTCTTTTTTGGGCCCAAACTAATAATGGGGCAGGAAACGCAAAGAAAATTACCATTCCGAAGGCTTATTTAGATTCTACAGGTAATTTAACTCTTAATAAAATTGTTGTTGGCAATAGTGTTTATACCCCAACCTTATCCGGTAATAGAGCCACCTTTAATAGTTTAAGTGGTGTTCATTTGGGTGATGGGAGTTCCCTTGTGAATCTTCCGGCTGTGAAGGGAGTTTCCTCCTCTCTGCCAGTTACTTTATTAACAACCCCAAAAGTATCTTCTCTGGGATGGAATCCAGGAGATATGTCTAATGATGGCAAATATCAACTGTTTGGAATCTATGGTGGTAATTTATGGAGATCTGCAGACTATGGAACAACCTGGAGCATCACCAATGGTAATACCATCATGAACTACGGTAATGTAGTTGTATGTGATGACGGTAAAATTCAATACACAGTTCGTAGATTTGGATCAGTTTATAAATCCACAGATTATGGAGTTACATTTACAACAACAACGTATCCATCTCTAAATTATCAGAGGGTTGCTGCTTCTCAGGATGGTCAATATGTACTAGCTGCTGGAGACAACACTCAAATATATACTTCAAGTGATGGTGGAGTCACTGTTGTAACTCCGACTGGAAGTACCAACTCCGTTTGGATCGGTGCCTCTATGTCTTCCAACGGAAAGTATCAATTAGTCTCGTCTCAAAGTTTGATGAAGATTTCCAGTGATTACGGTGCAACTTTTGCACAGACCGGACCACCCGCAAACTTTACTGGTGCCACTATTTCTGAAGACGGTAGTTATGCTTACGCCACTGTCTTCGGAGGTGCTCTTTATAGATCCACAGACTACGGAGCAAGTTTTACAGCAATGTCCACAGCCCCCAGTGGTGTAGGATGGTCTGGATCTATTTATATTTCTGGAGATAACTCCACCGTGGTTGTTGCTATCAGTGGATCTCCTCTGTTGGTTTCTACAGACTACGGAGCCAACTGGAAATATTCTGGATTATCTAAAAACTGGAGCGGTGTTGCAGGTACTTCCGACAAAAAATATTTTACAGGAGTAGAGAATTTAGGTTATATATGGCCTTCACCCAATGGTGTAAAACCAAATAATATAGGAGATACCTCCTTCGGAGCAACAACGTTATACGGATCTAATCCATTAGCAATGGACGCACCCAGAACAGCCAATTATACTCTTACAATAACGGATGCTGGTGGAGCTATTCAAATGAATACTACATCTGGAGTTCTATCTGCTATTGTACCTACAAACTCTAATGTAGCATTTACTATAGGTTCTCAGATTAAGGTGATCCAAACTGGAACCAATGCAGTATCTATTGTAGCAGCAACACCAGCAACCACAATTTTATGCAGTAACTCTTCCAAATTTAGATTAAATAGCCAATGGGCTACTGCTACATTGATTAAAATAGCCACAGATACTTGGGTTGTTACCGGAGATACGGTTGTTTAATTTATTATGAACAGTGATAACCTCTGTTTGACAAAATCTAGGTTTACATAAAAGACTTTTGCCATAAATATTACAAATGGCTGTCTTTAATTTTCCAGATATCACTAGGATGCCCTGGTTACCAATTACCTTCAATGTAACGGGCAACCAGTATCAACTTAAACACACACCCATTACTTTTCAGTATGGGGTTAAGTTTATTCTCAATGATTGTCTTAAAAATTATAAAGATGTTGCTATAAACAAAAAAACCGGATTGTTTCTAACAACACTGATTAATTCTTCAGCAGCTTTTGAAGCTCTTATACCTCCAAAAGATAGACAAGAATTATCAGAAATTTTGACTCCGGTTGCAACTATCGGGTTTCCTTTTGATAAGGTAATAAGCATATCTTCCCGGGCAAATACGGCAAAGGGTGTTGTTGGTAATAATAAATTATTCATAACATCCAAAGCAGCATATAACGAGACCGGTTATCCTTCAAATTTTTCATCTCAAGACAGTTTGAATTTTATATTTTCTAAAGATAATACTCATGTGTTTGAAGATGCAGAAGATGAATTGGTAATGGTAGAAACCCAAACTTCTTCGGCTGGTACTAAAGACGCTCCTCATAAATTTGTTTTAACCTGGAATAACCTATCAAAATCTGTTTCCTTTAAAGCTCGGATTTATCCAGAAAGCTATTCTCAAAAATTTGCTTACATTTTAGGAGATGAAGGAATTTATTTATTTAAGCCAAATACAAACTATACTTGGATAGTAAAAAAATCTTTAGATTCTCCAGAATTTAATTTACAACAATTGGCTTTAAATGCTGGTTCTAACCTTCCAACAGATTCTTACTTAAAATTTGTTTCATTTAAAAAAGATTTACCAGATGCTTCCCATGTAACTGACAGTTATTTAACTCGATACTTAATTAATAAATTGGATTATCAACAAGAATTGCTTCCAGACGCGACTACCAGCAATGCTTTATATGCTCAAAATTATATGGGCATGTTTCCTCTAGAATTTCCCACTATTAAAGAAAATACCGCCATATATGATTTACATATTCACGGATTAAAAAATTATCAAACTCCAGAATACAATTATAGTTTTAATACGGATTATGTGGATGGATTAAAAGGGGTTCATAGATCTTATGATGCCATTTTTGCAGGTACTAATCAAAGAGGCGGACTTGAATCTCTCTACCTCGGATATGAAGCCCATACTCTAGAAAAAAAATTCGAAAGAGATCGGGAAACATTTTTTAGTTTTCCGCCAACTGCAGAAAGAACTCTTTTAAATAATGCTGGTTTTATAGAAGATGGAGCCATTGCTTCTCATCATCCTTATATATCAGATCGCATATATTTAAAACAAACAGATTATAGCAACAAGTTACCAGGGTTTTTACAGCCGGCTAGTATTTCAAAAACTTCTACTACCTGGTTATGTGCTTGGTTATCCGGTTCCAACACAGGAACAAAACAATGGATGGACAGATTTTACAATTCTGCTTATTATACCCTAGACCAAGCATTATCCGCCCAGACAGAAGTATACAATTCAAGACTTGATGCTGGGGAGAATTTTATTATAGACAGACCATCAACTATGTTTTTGGAACCTGGCGCATTTTACAGATATTATCATGCTGGACTAGAAACTAGTAAATCTTATTTACCATTTTTAAACAATGTGAGAGGTGCTAGTACAGGTTCTAAGACTCTAGAAATAACTGCGTGGAACACTAATCCTCTGAGAGACCAATCAGATTATCACAACAATGGTTTAATATATTCAGAAAATCTAAAGGATCAAGACACTTCTTTTTGGGATTTAGATGGTACTACTCATGCAGTGTTTCCCTCTAGAACTTCTTTACTAGAAACTACTCACTTTACCACTTCTCTTTGGTTAAAAACAGAAGACTGGGCAGATATTCACGGATATCAAATATTTGGTAATTTTTATAATAGTGGTTATGGGTTAGTAAATGATACCGCAAATACAGCACCTATCTTATCTTTAGTAGATTCTATTAATGGTCAATGTTATAACCTAAATTATAATTTAAAAATAACAAATATAAATCAAACGACAGTAAAATCTTCTACAAATAATTTGTTTATTATTAGATATCCAGATTTTAGTTCCTGGATATTTGATACCACTGCAGGGATAGGTACCAAATATGACGTTGAAGGAAGACTAATAGGAACAACAGACAAATATTATGGAGTAACCCAAATTGAAGTTGATGAAGACTTAAAGTTATATCTACTGATTCCAGATAGACAAATAGTGGTTATCCTCAATTCTGAAGGCAAACTCTATCAAGGAGCGGATTACTTGCTTTCTAGCCAGGACATCAAGAGAATTGAATTGTTCAGAGTACCCAAAACACAAGCTCAGTTTCACGGTCAAAAAATTATCATAAGAGAAATTTTAGGAAATGCTTCTGTTATTGATAACAATGGAAACATTTGGCAATCTCTGGGCAATAATTTATATAAAACTCCATTCAGTAAATCTTCTGGTCACGGGGTTCCTTCTATTTTTGCAACAGTAGGACCCACCCAACAAATTACTTGTGACGCTTCAAATAATATTTGGATTTTACATGATCAGGATAAAATTTCTAAATTAGATCCAAAGGGAGCCTTTACAACATTTAGAATTGGTAAAAGAGCCGGCACGGAAGAAGATCCTTGCGAAAAAATTACAGAAAGATATCGATATATTAATTTTCTCAAAACTCCTATAAAGACTTGTAAAAAACAAGAATTTAAAGATCTATTGGTTCTTATAGATACCAGAGACAATGAATTAATATTAATGGATTTAAATGGAGATATTATATCTCGAATAGATTTAACAAATTTACAAAATTTAAAAAATCCTAACAATTTTAAATTTGCTGCAAATGGAGACTTTACTGGATATCAATTGTTGCGCAAATTTGGTGCAGAAAGCAAAAATTTAAGTTGGAGAATGAAGGTTGCAGAACCTACCGGAAATTCTCCAGAATATCTTTCATTGACATATGATGCTGCAGCCTTGCATAGTGGGTGGCATCATTTTGTGCTTACTTTTGATGCTACCTCAAATGTTGCAAAATTTTATATAGATTCTGTTGAAGTAGATCGGGTCAATATTCCGGAAAATAAATTTTTATGTTACACATACCGCTCTTCATTTTTGTTAGGAGCAGATTCTATAAAAAATAGTACTTTAAATGATCTTATAGGAATTCAAAATGCTTATAAATTTATAGGGCAGGTTTCAGATTTAAAAATTTACAACAAAGCTCTGCAATCTGGCGACGTTGAACAATTATATTTCTCCTCTAAATATTCAGATGAAAGATCGGATTTAATATGGAATATGAAATCTGGTGGTCGCAACTATGTAGAAGAAATTAAACACTGGTTTCAAATGCAACTTCCCGGAAGTAAGAGCAAGTATTACAACATTAATATTCACAACCTAGAAGTCTCACCAGAAGTAAGAAGTTTAATAGAAGATGCTATTAGAAAAAATATTGAAAAAATAAGTCCAGTATATACATCTTTATATAAAATTAATTGGTTATAATATGTCTACCGTTCCCATACCAGAAAAAATAGATTTAGAATGTTCGACTGTATATTTAATAGATGAAAATCTATGTTTGAAAAATTCTGCAGATATTATCAATTATAATTTTGTAGCGTTAAGTTCTCGATTAGTTGATATAGAAAAACGTAGTTCATCTTGGAATAACATATATGCCAAATTTCAAGCAACCAGTAGTAGATGGTTAGCATCCGCTTCTCATCTACAAGAATATAGCGGTAATTGGAACAATTCTTACACAACTGTTAACACCTTAAGTGCCAACTGGAGCTTAGAATTTTCTTTATACTATCCCACAATAATGAGCTTACCAGATTTTGTGACAGCTAAGGGTAGTAGTAATGATTATACTATAAATCTTTCATATTCTACGTCATATTGGCTTCCTTGGTTAAAACTTAATTTTCCAGCGTCTAACTATTGTTTAGACCAGGTAATTTCTTTGTTTGTAAATTTCTTCGAAGCTCGCCCCTTCTCCTGGAATTTTTATAGAGAATTGTATGAACCTTGTTTAGTATCTAATGGAGGAGCATCCATTACGTGTCAAGATTGTTTTTTAGACAAAGGCATTAAGTTATATCGAGGATGTAATCACCACGGTGGTCGAGCTGGTTCGAGAGGTTGTGACAATGCTTATGATTATTGTACTCACTCAAACGCGGGACACGTATCCTATGCGGGGTGTCCTAGTTATGGAGCAAGAACTTTAAAGGTATCATACAATTTAAAATCATATGATACCTCAGTGGCTTATGTTCGCAGAATACGTTTTAAAAATGTAAATTACAATTGGCAACTACTTAACTAAAATGCGTAATATCAATCTCATAGACACATCATTAGCCATAGGGGATACTCTGGCAACGATAAATCAATCTTATTTAGATTTAGATAAATGGACAACATCTGTACAATCCAGTGCCGTTAGAATGTGGGCTCCTCTATTAGATCTTTTTACAGAACGTCAAGAAGAATGGAGGACATCTTATACATTGGCTCAACAAAACAGTGCCAAGTGGATCAGTATGTCAAGTACTGTGGAATTAAATAGTGCTAAATGGTTGACCCCATTATCTTTGTATTATCCCGGAATTTTTCCATTGGGTACTGGTGTTGCCGACATTAGAGATGTGGTAGACACTTGGCTTAATAACTATTTTCCAGTAACTTCAGACTTTTTAAGAGATCCTATTTATGTTGAAAATCAAGTGGCTGTTATATACAATTTTTACTCAGATCCACAATTATCAACTGCTATAGATAGAACTGAAGTTTTAATAGATCGGACCACCTGTACAACTGCAGACGTAACAGCGTATGCTAATTGCCGCACAGATCTGTTTGGAGTAGCTTTTTGTAGTAATGGTGACATGTCCTGTGATGGTCAATATACAACTTGTCCTCAAACTGCTAGTACAGAGTGTTATTACAACACATATCCGTTTACTCCTTATATAATGGATGACGGGTATTATACACGATCTATAGCCAAACCATCGATAATAACTGTAGATGCCAATTACAACACAATTGTAACCAATCCTCCACCAGAAATAATAACAGAATATGGTACAGATGGAAATAAAGCGTTTTCGTCCATACAAGCTACATTATACATAAAATATAACGACACCAGAGAACACCCCACAATTAACGGCTTAAGATTTAAAGTAAAAAATTGTAGATGGACCTTTGATTCTGTAATTCGGTAATCTTTATGACAAGACAATATACATTTGAACTCTTTGAAGAAGATTGTGTAGGCAATGATGTTGGTAAACACAATTTTAATGCTTTAAGTTTAGAAACTAAAGTATGTAATATATCTTCTCAATTTTTTAACACAGACACCTCTCTGCTAGCATTAAGTGCTTTCTCAGAACAAATGGACACTGTATTTTTATACGGAAATGTTGGGAGGTATAATACAGCTAGTACCACTGTTAGTTTGCTGTCTACTCACTGGGGTCATCATGAATTTTCTGTTTTATATGAATTAAATATAAGCACAAAAGTAAATCAAGATTTTATCCAACCCACCGTGTTTAATCCAGTGGAACATTTGACATTTCTGAGTACTCTTTATTTAAATAAAAATTTCCCAACCAAAAATTTTCCCACTGGTACTAAGGTTAATGTTTGTATGTTTTTGTATACTCAAACGGTGACTCCATATAGAGAAGGGGATTCCCTAAACATGGACGGGTTAGCAACCCAAACATACACTAACAAGGAATTCTCTTTTTGGCAACGATACGTAACTGGATATTTTGGACGCAAAGATGTTCATTTTGAATACGGAAGAATTTTAAAATTTGCTAATGCTGATGGAGTTTGGACTTTAATCAATATTATAGAACCTACAGTCCCTTCTCAAACAAATCGTACTCAAATTACTATTAACATCAATAGTAATGTAAACAATTATAATGTAGCTGATGTTGTGCTCAGAAAAGATTACGTTGCCGGCAAAACAGACGTGGTAATACACATATCATCTTCTGCAATTGTGGGTAGTAAGTCTGTAGACTCTCCAGCAATGACGTTGGCAAATTTAAGAACGGGAGATTCTGTTATTATTTTCAATTATGGTTTAATCATCGGGGCTGGTGGCACTGGAGGAAATGGAGGAAATGCTCCTGATACTGGTAGTGTTAAGGGTAATAACGGGTCTCGTGGAGGCACCGCTATAGCGGCTTTTGTGCCTACTATTATAGAAAATCACGGAAGAATATATGGAGGCGGAGGCGGAGGCGCGGGAGGCACCGGGGGTGTTACAGGATCTAATAGTACCGGTGGAGGTGGCGGCGGTGGAGCAGGGGTATTTGGAGGAAAGGGCGGTCGTCGGGGTGTTAATGCTATATTTAAAAGCAAAAATCTCATAATAACTGATTCTACACCTGGAGCAGATACTTCTGGTGGAAGTGGTGGACCCGGACTATGTGATGTTAATGCTCGTATTCAAAATGCAGATGCTAGTACTTCTCTTGCTTCTGATTTGGCTAAAGGTACAGATGGTGGAAATATTGGAGAAAGAGCCTTAGACAGCAATTCTGCTCTTGGAGGAGCTGCCGGATATTATTTGTTAGGAAATCCCAATGTTTATTGGGCAGTTCCCGGTGAAACCAAAGGTGATTTGTTGTAAAATAAAACATGTTTGTTATTTTTAATAGCTCAAAAGAGTTCATAGGTTATAGCCCAGACATACAACCAAATCCTACAATCTTTACTAGAGAAATTCCAGAAAACCAAAGAGACCTGTTACGTTGGAAATGGGTTGGAGACTATGATTCCGGAAGAATGGTGGAAAATGTACTGGATATTCACAAAGTGACAGAAGGCGAAGATACAGAAGAAAAATTAGTATTTGAAGAAATGGCTCGTCGATATCCTTTAGGAATTCAATTAACCTATCTTATAAAACAGATATATCAAATATCTAAACACCAACCCACCACAATACAAGACCCCCATTTTATGGATATGGCGGAATATATTTTACCAGCCATTGAAAAAAGAGATAAAAGAATTAAATATAGAAAATCTTATGGAGAACCTCAAAGATCCTAATTTAAAATTTAAATACGCTGCTGGCTTGGGTGATATCATTGCTTGCATTCTTCATTCCAAGGCACTCGGATGGCTAACTAAATTAATTACCGGTAAAGACAAACCTTGTGGCGCTTGTGACAAGAGATCAAAGGCCTTGAATATATTATTTCCGTTTCGTTTTTGGCGTTTGTTTTTCAAGACCAATAAAGAAATGATGGATTCTTTGGTCGAAGAACTAGAAGCTGGTGGTTATGTCGTTGCTGCAGATACTGAGAAAGGAAGCTTATTATCTGTGAGGGTTGAAAATAAAAGAAATCCAAACGCCATAGATCCTCCCACATATCCAGCAAACCATGATATGGATAAATATTTTATTATTAGTGACAGTGAAAATAAAGTTGAAAATCTTTTAATCAAAACATTAATCTATAAATCAAAACCTTAATATGGAAATTGAAATTATCCGCACCCAGTCAAATGAGGAAATGTCTCTAGAATCTACCAAATATTTTGGTATTATTTTATCTAAATCTTTATCAATTATACACATGATACATTGGTATTCTACAGATTTTAATGTACATGAAATTTTGGGTAGTTTGTATTCAGACCTGGATGATTTATTCGACAAACTTCAAGAAGAAATTATAGGTACTTCTAAATCTCAGAAAATTTTATTTCCCGGATTTCATCCAGAGATTTTTAACTTAGAAGATACAGAACAGTATCCTTCAGACACTGCAGCTCTTCTAGATTTATATAATGAAACTGCCATAAAAATAGTAGCAATAATAAATTCAAGAGAATTGGATGTTTATATTAAATCTGTGATTTCAGGACTTAATAACACTAAAGAAGATATTTTATCTCGTATAAACAAAACAAATTACTTGCTATCAATGATTCAAGTTCCTAAGACGGTAGATCAATATTAAACAATTTCTGGATTATATTTGATCCATATTTTTGGATCCGGATTTGCAAGTGTAGGAGTTTCATCTCCTCTAAGGAATTCATGGTATGTTTGTGATAACACATACCCGTCAGTCAGTAGGGATACTTTATTACTAGTCAAAGAACCTAGTTGACAACTAGCAACACAAACAAAGTCTCCAAGATCTTCTGGATCTAAATTATATTTTTCATAATAAATACTGTTAGTACCAGACAAGCTAGTTGGTTGGCCTAAAGGATCTGCATGTTCTGAGGTATCATATTTTTTCCACTCATATGTGATATCTCCAGTTTCGGTACCGCCAGCAACGGCTTTTAATACTGCATATCCCTCTAGATCTTTTGTATAAGAAACTGGTTGCAGTAACCATTTAAATTCTGGCGGTGGTGTAATTGTTACATATATTTCTTTGCTAGCAACCTTTCCAACTACATTAGAAACCACACATCTATAAGTACCAGTATCTGCAAAAGTTGCTCTGTAAATGGTATACACATCCCTGGCCTTCGAGCGAATTAATTTATTGTCTTTATACCATTGATAAGAAAACGGAGCAGTACCAGATACACTTACATTTAAGGTATTGAAAGAATTCACATATATCCTTTTATCAGAACTTTGATATGTTATTTCTGGAGGCAATCTTAATGTCCTAACTATGTCATCTGGAGTTGCTGGTATATGCTTAAATAATGCATAATCATTACCCAATATATCTTTTTTCCATTGAACCATAGATCCCTTATTGGTCAATAATCCAGCAATTCTTTCCTGATAAATACCATCTGCATATTCTTTTCTAAAATTTGTTATATCTTTTGGATTATTCCATTTAATATTATTGCCTTCAAATTTCCAAAAAGTAAAATCATCATCTTGTCTTGATACTCCATCATAGTTACAATTTAGAGTTTCATAAGAACTTTGATATGGTGTAAATTTTTGATTAATTCTTGAATTAATCATAACACCGGCCTTATCTCCTGTGCCAAAGGGTTCCATGACCCATTTGCTGTCAATAGATGCCAGAACATGAGGAGACAGGTTGTCTTTATGTGTTAAACCACGGGATCTGATACCGTACTTCTGAGGATCTATAAATATCCTTTCCTGATTTAAAGAATCTATAGCAGAAAGAGAATTTGTATCTAATTCATAGTGATAACCCCTTCCTCTATATGTAGAGACTCCTAGATTTTCTGGTAATAAATAACCACCTGTCTGTTTTTCTGTCACAGCCATTGAAGGAAATGAAACAGTTGCAACTGTAGGAGCAAACCTATTATTTAAATTAGCATATGGTTCCACTGGTGCCAACAATGTAGAAGTCATTAACACCATAAATGAATTATAACATTTGTTTCTTAGATATAAATTTTCTGTGTAATGAAAATCTGACTGAGATATGTAATGATAACGAGCTGGTTTATATTGAGAATACCCCTCCAACAACATGTCACTCGGTTCTGTAGAACCGTCTATCATTATATCCATCTTACCAGATTTTAGAAAATCTGCTAAATTTGAATATGTTTTATGTAAATTTATCTTGCTCCATCCGTGACCGCTAAGAGAGACCATAAAGGATAATGGCTGGTTCCATACCATATCCTCTTTTCCTAATCTATTATACTGTATAAAATCTACATGCTTCAACACCATCTTAGAAATATCTGGTTGATGAACTGGAACATAATCATCTACAAATTTTATAACACCTCCAACACTCACAGGAGCAACTGGAACATTACCCCAAAAAGGTTTAGCCCCGTATTCTGGACCTATGAACTGATCTGAAAAAGTATTAGTTTCATAATCCCAGCCATCTAATTTTACATTGATTGTAAAAGATATACCCGTTTGGGTGAATGTAGTATTTGCAAAGGTATCGTTATAAACAATTCCCTTTTGATGGCTGTATATTAAAAGATCACTAGGACCCACTGCCATGTCAGAAATTTCATTTATACCCTCCCATTGTCCTAAATTGTTTTTAATAGCCTTCCTCCATACTGGTTGGTATGGTAAACATCCATTAAGCCTACGAGAAACATAAGACACAAAAGTATCATAATCACCATCCCCAGACGTTAAAAATTGTTGTAGGTCAAAATAATGAGACGGAGTACTAGCCAGTTCTGCCATTACTCCATTAGTCTTACTGAGAGGTCCTATATCAATTGTAGAAATTTCTATACCTTTGTTTTTTAAAGTTTGGGCATATGGTATGGTTTTGTCTATATCTAGGTTATGGACTCCATCACTTATTACCACTATTTTCTTTAAAGCATTAATACGAGGTGTATTAATATCTTTAACAATCTTAGATTCATTTTGTATTGTTACGTTTAAATTAGAACACAAAGTTCTTAGATCTAATAAAGACTTGGAACCGGTGTATATAGAAGAAGAGAGAATAGAATCGGCAATCACTAATCCAGCATATATATCTGTTTGATAACTATCATAGGTGACTGGTTGTTGGATAGACTGCACTTCTATTGCTAGTTCATACGCTCCAGTTGTTAAATAATTAATGTAAGAGGCCTTGGTGCCAAAGGTAACCACTCCTATTTGAGTTTTCTTGGTTTTACCTTTAATAGCCTTCTCGCATATAGTTGCAACAGAGTTTCTAATTTGATCAAAGTCATAAGTCATTGACCGGCTTATATCCATTAAAATAATAATATCATAATTGGTACCGTCATCACACATAGCGCCGTCTAAGGTGTTGTAAATATGTTTAACAACCAATCCAGGCGATGGAACTTGGAGAGTGGTACCATCATAGGTGCCGCTTGTTTCATTTCTACGTAAATTGGTTCTGTAATAGGTATATCTTTTTCCAGTTTTCAATACCATACGATCTCCTAATGAAGTCAGGGTACTATTTGAAGACTTCCATCTCCCATGACCATATCCTACTTCTTGGTCTCCTATTCTAACTGTATCTAATTGGAAAAAACTAAATTGTGGACTATTTTTAACTGTAAAATTTCTAGTATCTGTCCAATTATTAAATGTAAATTTATTACCCAGGCCATAAGGATCTGCATACAAATAATCTGTAATCCCGTTGTAATCCGACACAATATTTCCAGCGTGTCCAATGGGAGAATATTTTACGGCTTTACACGTACACTTTGTCCAATAACTTTGATCATTTAAAGGAGTTGGATTGATATAATCTTGATCGTTATAATAATCATGAGGATAAGTCTTGCCGTATTCGCAACCATCCGTGTGTTCTACGTATTTAAAAACATTGTCAGCAAATGTATCCGGACCGCACCATATAAATGATACACGTTCTCCTGGACCACACAAGAAACTTAAAGAATCTTGTATAGGACCTTCTACGTAATGGGGACATTGTATAGCAACAGTATCTCCATAGACGTTTAAATCTCCTTGATTCAAATTATCCAATAATTCCGCACCCAACCAAGCAGCTTCTATGGCAGAACTTTTCTGTCCTCTTATGGATGTTTTGTATATAACATCTGCTGTAGCAAAATTTAAACCAGCAATTGCTCCATCAAAACTATAACAAGATTTGAGATTTGATAAACGTACCGGTAAACTAGTTTTTGTATTTAAAGAAACTGGTATATTATCTCCAGCTCCGAAGGTTGTGACGGGCCATAAAATGTTGGTGTCTCCTGGAGAGATGGGAAGATCTGTGCGATCAAATTTGAATAGAAAGGCTTGTTCCGTGTCACCCCATTTTGAATCTGGTCTTACATCAAATAATAAATGTTCATGGGTTCTTCTGGTTATAGAATCAGCTTCATCATGAAATTTACCAGCATACGCCCCATCGAGAACCAAAGTAGATTGATTTAAATATATGGGATCGGATGCAGATTTGGGTGTAAAATATGTATAATAGGCTTTTAGTAATTCTTCCTGCTGTGGAGTGCTTAAATTTCTAAAAAACTTTACATCTCTTTCTGTTAATGTATGAGTGCCGAAAGCAAGTCCTTGAGAAGAAACGTCAAAACCTACAAATGGAAATAAGAATTCCATAGTTTCTCCAGATTTTAATGTTATGAGAGTATTACCCTTCACTGGTATGGTATAATCTCCTTGCAGCCACGCTCCTTCTACTATTCCGTTTTTGTCTGTAAAAATAATATCAGATGTTGTGTAATGTGTACCGGCAGTTGCACCGGAATATTCTAGATTAGAATCTATTAACAAAATAGGAGAATATGCATTATTATATACATTGTCATTTAACGCCTGATAACCACTAGGCCATAAAAACCAATTACTACCAGTAGTAAAGTGTAAATCTAACAAATAATCTGGTTGACGAATATCTTCTATTTTTACGGCAGACAATCCATATACAGTTTCTCCTAGATATTTTTGATTTATAGCTATTTGATTACTAAATTTCATACCAGCTTCATCAGACAGTGCTGGAAATTGGGTGGATAACGTAATATAATCTTTAAAAACTTGAGATAACGGAGAATTAGCAGCTTTTGGAAAAAATCTACTAGACAATATGTTGAGAATTTCTTGTTCTGATATTGGATTTTCTGGATCAATTAATGGAAATAAATCGGTTAATTGAGAAGGGTCTAAATATTCAGAAACTTTGACGGTATTATCAGAATCGTGATAATTTGATGGGTCATGTAATTCTTCAATTTCTAAATAGAAAGTATCTTTAATAGAAGATAATTCTGGAAAAATACTTTGAATAGTAAGAGCCGGAACTTGTGTAATATAGCCGTCCTTTTTTGTGAAAGTTTTTAATACATATTCATATAATAAAGTTTGAAGACCTTTATTAGACCCTATTAAATTGTATTTAGATTTTGCCTTTTTAATAGAATCTCTTTTATTGTTAAGAACTCTAGAGATGTCTTTAAGTTTTTTTGCAAAAAAGGGAATTGCTAATATAAGATCTTCATCATTATCATAATCTATATCACTTATAAATGGATCAGATTCTACTTGACCAAACAAGTAATTAAGATCCTTTAACATTTGTATATATTCTGCCTTTACTAAAGAGGTTTTTGGTAAGGTAATATTTTTTTCTTTATACCAATTTTTTAAATATATTAAATATTCAGTTTCAGAAAATCCCTTAACAAGAGAATTCTGTCGCATTGTCCATTCAAGATAAGAATATGGTGAGTTTGTATTATAAGATACAGACATAAAAAGAAATATTACACTGTACCCCTCACTGCAAGTAATCTATATTCATAGTTGTTAACACTATCTCTTATAGTAATATATCCAGTGGGAAAAGTTGACAATGCTAAATTAGTTGTTGAATATGCTCCAAATTGAACAGCAGATCCTAATGTAACAAAAGAAGAAAATCCTTTAGATCTGAGGTTTAAATTTATATTGGTGCCAGCTCCACCAGAAGAAATGGTTGGTACATGTGTGCTAGAATCACCACCTGCCATTGTAATATAGGTAGTAGTATTATACCCATTGTCTTGAATAATTGCCTGTGTTCTAGTATTGCTTGTATTAAAGATAACAGGACTAGAGTCACTAGTACTAACCACTAATTTTCCAGCACTTGCAGAAACATTTGCGTAATCATTTGGATAGGAACCCGCCCAAGAAGCAGTTACTTTAAAATTTGTAGCCCTGGTTCGATTTCCAGAAGCATTAAGAGACCCCGCAATATATCCCCCACTAGACATATCATATCCAAAACCATTGTTTCCGTCTGAATTGGTATTGGTGGTGGTATTTCCACTAACATAATTATAACATTCTATTTCACCCCCTTCTCGAGCCATAAATCCCGCAGAGTTGGTGGAAGGATCTCCTGTAAGATATCCATTAGCTCGTGCATACCCTCCATTTGCTTTAATTTGTGAATTTGAAAATGCTGCATACCCAGCAACTTTATTACTTTCTGCTTTAGATAAATTGCAATTTATTTGAGAATTGTATTCTGCTTTATATCCGTAACCAACATCTGATCCATAAATTCTACAGCTACTAACAGAAGCTCTTGTAGAAGTAATTTGAGAACCACAAGTGGCATATATACCAGCTTCTCCACAATAAGATACAATCACATTGGGAGCATTGATAACTGAACCATAACTAGCATTAAGTCCATAATACCAGTAGCTAATTTGAACATTTGATCCCAAATTTATATAAGAACCGTAAGACGCATATATCGCGGCATATCTATTAACAGACCAGCCATCACTGTATTGACCAGAAAACCCAGTAATATTAACATTATCAATTAAACCCCATTTGTTACCGTTTGTGCATTCAAATGCGTTATAGGTTATTCCTGCATTACTGGTTGATATGTTAACCATTCCCCCCGCACCATTTTTATCCCCTATTATTCTTATTTGAGAACCTTGAGGATGGTTTAAATTATAGGCACTAGATATGTCTTGGTCTTGAGTTAATCTTATAGTTACAGAGTTGCCAGCTTCAATGTGCCATCCAGCAATATTATACAAAGCTTCAGCCAAATTACTGGCACCGGTAGATGGTACTATAATAGTTACATCTGTTGTTATTTTTTGGTCCTGTAGTTCTCTTGCTACAAACAATCGTTTACCTCTGCAAGCAATACCAGCAGCTGCTGGAGAAAGGTAGTCTGTAGTTGCCCTCACATCATTTAATTTTTCAACAACATCAAGTCTAAGAATATCTAATCCAAACGGAGTAAAATATATTTTATTGCCGTTAATAGATTTATTTTCTAAGTAAGCATCTAAAGAAGTTACTAAATTTTTAATAGTAAACTGTATTTCATATGGAGTGTTTACATCACCCGATGAAGCAGGTCGGTATCCTACTATATAATCTAAAGATTTTATAGGAACTCCTATGTCTCCTTTTGTGGTAAAATTTAAAAAACTCTTAGTGGCCATATTTATTATTTATTACGAAAGATACAAATACACATCATCGGATCCATCAACTGATACATATTGGGTGTCTTTATCCTTAATTGACACCATATAATGATCCCCTATTTCATTAATTTCATCCGGTTCTTCTGATAAAATGTGAAGTCTTTGCTTTAGTAAAATTTGATCAGTTTCTAATTGTCCTTTTAATGGACAGTTGAGATATCCCTTTACAGTAATAGGAAACCGACCATTAATGGGTTGGCCATCTTTTACATAATCAGTAATAATTACTACTTCATCCGCCATATAATAAACTTATGGTATTATTCAATTTTTACTAGACTTTTTTACAAATCCTAGTATTATAAACTGTATGTTTTCTCGTAAAGTCAATATTGAATTTATATCTACCTCGAAAGAAATTTTAGAAATTGTAGAAAAACCTTATCTTGCATCTAAGGCTTTTCCGGAATGGTTTAAAAAAACTTCTCGCTACGTTAACGGGGAAAAGGATGTTGATTCGTTTAGTGATCCCACTAGTACTATTAAAAAGTGTATGCCGGTTGTTGATATGATGTCTGCCGGATATCATATTCCCCTGTGTAGTGATGTGTGGGTAGATAATAATGGTCCTAATAACCTATCATTTAAGTGGTCGTGGGAGCTAGGAGATATTGTAACTTTACAGAAACCAGATCAACATCAAACATATCCAGTATCATTAGGATGTTATCCTTCTGTATTTAAATGGGTTAATCAATGGATAGTTAAAACTCCACCGGGATGGTCTTGCTTGTTTGTCCATCCTCAACATCATGAGGAATTGCCATTTAGATGTTTATCAGCGATGGTAGATACAGATAAACACCCCACACCTGTAAATTTTCCATTCTTTCTGCGTAAAGGATTTAGTGGTCTTATACCAAAAGATACTCCAATTATTCAGGTTATTCCCTTTAAGAGAGAATCTTTTACGGCTACCTGTGGGTGGGATGAGGAAGGAATCTTGAAAAAAACATGGGATAAAGCTCATACTGTATTTTTTGACAGATACTCTAGATTCTTTAGAAGTACAAAAGAATTTAAAGAGGTTGAAACCAAGACTAAAGCATCTTGCCCTTTTGGATTCGGTAATAAATAACTATATGTTAGAATACACAACAGCACTTACGATAGCTCCGGGTTTGGGATTTGCAGAAAGAGAAACTTCTGTCAATAGACAAATTCAACAACATCGTAATGAAATTGAGGGTAAGGGGTTTGTTTATCTAGACCATCGAGTCAATAATAGATCCGACCGTAAAGTATCTGTCACATTTTTTTACCGTTGAGGTTCCCCGCATCTGGGGTTACTATAGATACATGATTGAAACACTGACACTCGAACAAGCCATCAGCCGTTGCCCTGCAATTAACGCCACCGCACCAGCTGCAAAGGCTTCGGCTCGCTACTCCTTCATCTCCACTCGTCAAATTATTGACAAGGCCTTGGAAAATGGATGGGCAATTAATAAGGCAGCTCAGGACCGTGGAGGACTCACAGGTCAACACCGAGTGACTCTAGTCCACACTTCACAGTTGCATAAAGATATCTCTTCCCTTGAAGGATATCCTCAAGTACTGATTTCAAATAGTCACAACCTGTCTAAGAAATTTTCTATGGCTTTGGGATTCTTTCGTTTAGTTTGCAAAAATGGTCTCATTGCTCCTTCTGGAGTTTGTTCCAACCTTCGCCCGATGGTACATCGTCAGAAAGAAGGAGGTAATTTTGATGACCTACTTCCTTTGTTGGAATCTAGTTTTGCCGATTATTCTACCATGACTTCAAAAATTGATGCTATGAGGAATAGAATCTTGACACCACAAGAAAAGACAATTTTGGCTCGTTACGCCTACTACATTCGGTTTCGTTATCGCATGATGCAGCCTAAGAAATTTGATTTTGAAGAAGTTCTCAAACCTCGCCGTGATTTCGACGCCGGAGATGACTTATGGAAGACCTTTAACGTCATTCAGGAAAATGTGTCTCGTGGTGGTGGAAATTCTCTAGGCAAGGGAATTACCCAATTCCAGGACGATACTAGGTTCAATCAGGAACTTTGGACAGGTGCTGATAAAGCCCTATCATACGGAGGAACAGATTTAGATTCTTCTTTAAGGGCTCTCTTTCCTAAGAAAGACAGGCCTCGCAAAACTCTTCTCATCGGTAACAATTAAAACTAATTATGAGTGTCCATATTCAATTTGAGGATTTTGAAAAAATGGTATTAAAAGAGTGCAAGAAACTCTACGGACTCACACCTCTAGACATTCCCAATGATATGTGTGAAAAGTATTGGAGGGAATCTATGTGTGTCAAAGAGGCCAAGCAAGCCATGCTCGATTGTGTAGCAGAAATTGTTGATTTGATCGCTTCTTAGGGTAAATATTTTTGATTCTGGGGCTCTTGTGGACTAGAATCAAAACATAACTTGCTTAGAAATAAGGAGTAATATGACAACTAAAATAATACACACCCCAAATAGGGTCCTAACGGACACTTTGCATGGTTTCAATCAATTACCTGCATTGTTTAACGATAATTGGTTTAATACATTCTTTGCAGACTTTGACAAGAGTCTGACCAAAGCCTTTGATGTTCCAAATGTTCATTATCCATATGACATCATATCTCGCAAAACCTGCGACACTAATGAAGTATATGAGTATGAGGTACACATAGCACTTGCTGGTTTAGATAAACAAGATATTAAAATTAAGGTCAAAGAAGATAGATTGACCATTAATATAGATCCTCAGGAAGAAATTCCACCCAAAGATCATTTTATATCTTATCTACGAAGTGGAATTAGTGCTCGCAAAGCTACACTAGAATTCTCCCTCTCAGATAAAGTAGAAGCACAAAATATCCATAGTAAATTTATCAACGGACTTCTTAAAGTAACTATTCCAGTCTCTTTACCAAAGTCAACAGATATAACCATTCAGATAGACTAAACAACACACAAGAGTCCCAGAGATCCCTTTTCGGATTCACGTAGCCGAATCCAAGATTTAGCCCCTTCTTCAAAAGATGGGGCTTTTTCTTTTTAAGAGACTAATTATTTTACATGAATTTCCGTGTAGATCCTATAGATGCAAATGGAGTATTTGATCATGATTTTTATACTTCAGATGAATATCAAGAACATGTGAGCAGACTTAAGAATTATTTAATAGCTGAAGGTTTTGAAAATTTCGAAGAACCCTTTCGTATAACATATTTTGGACACGAATATGTTTGTAAACCCCAACTAGAAGATCCCAAAAAAAGGAGAAAGAAAAAATGAAATATATATTATCAATGCTATTAATTCCTCAATTATTGTTTGCTGGTTTATCTACAGACAAACAAACCATTCCGGGATTTAAACTTCAATTAGAAGAAGAAACCTATCTTACCGATAAAAATGGAATAGTAGTTCCCGGACAAGTTATTAAAGTTCCTATTGGCAAATTAATAAAAATTTATAGAACAGACGGATTTTGTTATAATGGAATGATTACAGAAATTGAAGAAGCAGATACTCATTATAAAGTATACGGAAAAATTAATAACGTTGATGATACTACTTTTGGGTTTGTATTGGCCAAAGGAGGTAATTTTGCTGGAGCTATTTTAGAAAGAAAAAACTCTAAGACATATGTCTTAGAGTTTGATATGGAACGAAAAGGATTTGTGTTTGTATTATCTACAAAATATGATAAACCAGGAGCTTAATATTCTTCATCTTTATCTGAACTAGTTAATAAAATACAACACGCAGCTACAATTAATGCCGCTAAAAACAAACCACATAACAATAATATAAAAACTATAGGAGCCCACATTGGACTTAGAACCCACCACCAAGACCAGGTAATAGATCCAGTTAATTTTAATATTATTAATGCAGTTTGTAATATGGTACAAAAATTACCACCACTGTTCATTTCAATTTGATTTTTCATCTTTGTTGGGTTGATTGTTAAAAGTAGTTTGACCATATGGTAGTCTTGCCGACAACCAGGCTAAAATAATCATAGCCCAAAATCCTTCACGCCCAGTGGCTTGTAAATATGTAGCAGCTGCTATGCAAGTTATAGCCAAAAGATTTGCTGCAATTACATATAATACAAGAATCATAATTTATTATAATTTAATTTACCTTGATTACAAGACTTTTTTGCTAAATTATTTTATGGAAGATTATATTCCCGAAGAATTTCGCCACACTATAGCCCTGTCAGACAATTTAAATAACTCCTCAACAGTTAAAACATCTTCTAAATGTACATCCCCTCCAGAGGAAATTAATCAAGAATTTCAAAAAAACCAATTGTTAAATGCTGTAATGAAGGGTTCAAACGCCAGTTTAGGATGTCCTCCTCTTAAGGAAGAGTCAGACAAAGCAATAGATACCTTAACTGCTAGAGTGACAGCTAATATTATAGAGGACTTACTTAAGAATTTTCCAGAAGAATATCACGAACAAATTCTCAATAAATTAAAAGAAACTATCTAATTTTAGATTTTAAAGAAGCTTTTCTCAGAGCAAATTTGACATCTTCTTTATCCACCGGCGGTTCTGGAAATATGCCGGATATCGGCATTTGACCCATGATGGTACCCACCATCAGAACTTCTTCCATACTTCGAAATTTCCAATTACCAGTTCTCCTGTCATACTCTGCAAAATCTGCGTCTATTAAAGCCAGACGCCACTCTTGTTGAGCTTGTTGATATCCTTCCTCATATCCTCGTTTGTAAGCCAAGTGGTAGGTCAAGGACCCTGCAAAATAATTGCCAGCCGCTATAACACTTATTAGACCCCATTTGCGAATCCATTCTTTTGTTATTTTCATATATACATACTAAAAATTTTTTTAGGGAACCTCACGAAAATTCTTACGATGTTGCCTAAATATTAACATGGGCAACAAATCCAATTCAGATATTCCGAATTGGTTGTTTTATTCCTTTATAGGCTTTCAACTTACACAATTGTGTTTTTTTATATGGCTTATGCTTCGGGTATCTGTTAGAATAAATATAAACAATATATGAGAGACAAAGATTCAATCCAATTAGAAAAATCCTATAGAATGGTCCTAGAGTCCCGCGCCGCTGGTCCAGAAAGCCAAGTAGCAGGAGAAGACGCCAAGGCGTTAGCAGTTGAAAAAACTCTAATCAAAGCCATCACAGAAGATTTAAACGCAACTGCAGCACATCTAGAAACCATCCAACCTCTAATAGGTACCTTTGAACAAGGTGATATGAGTGAAGAATTTCAAGGATTGATTGCAGCTGTATCAGCAGTGCAGGCAGCTGTTGGTAGTTTACAAGAAAGATTACCTCAAGATCAAGGAGAAGGAGAAGCTGGTGGTGAAGAATTTCCCGTAGATAGTGAAACCGGTGAAGGAGAAACTGACGGCGAAGAGTTTCCTCCAATGTAACAATTCCTATAGAAGCACAAAAAACAAAACCCTCTTGGCAAAATCCAAGAGGGTTTTTTGTTGCCCTTCCCCGGTATCCATATTAATCTTGTAACATGGAACTTGCGTCATATGAAACCATCACAGAAATCCTTCCTATCGAAGGAGCAGACCGTATTGAGATTGCTCGAGTGCAGGGGTGGCAGAGCGTTATCAAAAAGGGAGAATATAAGGTAGGAGATGGAGTAATTTTTGTACCTATTGATACCGTACTCCAGCCGAGAGTATGGAATGAATTTCTGTGGGATAAGAATGATCCTACCAAACCTATTCGAGTAAAAACCGTTAAGCTTCGAGGTACGGTTTCTCAAGGACTTATTTTTCCTAGATCTCTAATTAGTGCTCAAGAAATCTGGGACCATTCAGATGATCCAGAAGAAGACACCTCTATTGCAGGGATGTTAGGTATTACCAAATACGAAAAACCCATCCCAGCTAATTTACGAGGGGAAGTAGCTGGTAATTTTCCTACTCAATTCATAAGCAGAACAGATGAAGACAACCTTTTGTCTAATATTAAAGTATTGGAAGAATTAAAAGCATCTGCGTTTGTCCGTGTTACCCTCAAGATGGATGGGACTTCTGTTACTTACATCAAAGATCACGAAGGAAACTTTAAAGTATGTTCTCGTAACTTAGAGCTAAGGGAGACACCAGACAGTGTTTACTGGCAAATGGCTAAGAAATATCAAATTGAAAGTTATCTACCACTAGGCACCGCAGTGCAGGGAGAAATTTGTGGACCAGGTATTCAAGGAAATCCAGCTGGCCTTCAGCAGCTTTCTTTCTTTCATTTTAATGTAAAAGACTTGTCAACTGGAGTATATAAAGAAGCTCAAGATGTAATGAAATCAGATTTTTCACATATGTGTCTTTCTGTACCATTTGTAGAATCTTTTACAGCAAGCGAAATCCCAAATTTGACGTTAGAAAAATTACAAACTCTGGCCAATGAAATGACTTATGTTAAAAATGGTAAACCCGCAGAAGGTATTGTTATTCGAGGTTATAATTTAAATGGAGATTTGAGATACAGCGAAACTCTCAATAAGATGTTAAGTGTAAAAATTATTAATCAAAATTACAAAGACTAACGTTGATTAATAATTAAAAAAGAATTATAATAATTTTTCCAATATGAGTGATATTTTAGACAGACTTTTTGATCGATCTGATACCATTGAATTTTCAACTGGTAGAAAAACTGTCTCAAAAAAGAGAAAGTTTGAAAAAGTTGGTAGAACTGTCCGAGGTATTGAAGCCGTTTCTAAGGCTTTAATTTATACAGATAAACTTATATTGACAGATACAGAATTGGACCATCGTACGGATGGTTATATAGATCTTGGATTTGATATATGGAGTAAGTATGCAAAAACTATTCCAAGTGAAGTAGGATATCCCGGATATTATGATGAGCGATTTATTCAGGACCTATTTGTAAATGGAACTTTAATGGTTCGTAAATGTACAGAATGGGGAAGTACTGACACAGAAGACACACAGATCAATTATTATTTCTTATATAAGAAACATGTAGTGCATGTTTGTCATCATGCAGTTGGTCATTATATTCCAGGAGGTGCGGGATCATTTAGCGATACTCCAGTACTTGGTAGTATTTGGACTTGGTCTAATATTGACACCCCTCCAATTATAGAAGAAATTTTAAAATACAAATTGGCAGACAAACCAGAGAAAGCCAGCATTGGTATCATTAAACAAAACAAATATGGACCATATGTTGGAAAAATGGAATTAGACAATTCTAATGTTTATGACAGTGGTTATTATAACGATGATTTTGAGGGATATTTAAATAATCTCCAAGATCAATTATCAGATGAACAGGCAGGGCTTTACTTAATGCACGGAGAACCTGGTACAGGTAAGTCATCTGCTATTCGACATTTGTTGTCTGTTGTGGATAGAGAATTTATTTTTATACCTCCTCAGATGATCCATTCTTTGTCTTCACCAGAATTTACAGATATTCTTACCAGAGACCATAAGGGATGTGTATTAGTTTTGGAAGATGCTGAAAAGGCTTTGATGAAAAGAGAGGAAGGTGATGGATTTTCTAATTCAACCTTAGTGTCTAGTGTATTAAATCTTACAGATGGTTTATATGCGGATTTGACAAAATCAGCCATTATAGCAACCTATAATTGTGATCGTAATTTGATTGATCCCGCCTTGTTGCGAAAGGGAAGATTAAAGTCTGAATATAGATTTCACAAACTTAGTAAAGAAAAATCTCAAATTCTTATGAATAATTTAGGGCATGATATCCTTGTAGAAGATGATATGACATTAGCTGATATTTTTAATCATGAAAAACAATACTCAAACAATGAAGAAGGGCACAAACCCAAACGAAAAGTTGGTTTCGGATTCAATCAATAGTTTACTTCTAGTATTATTGTCTTATGTAGAACATGATAAGGAATGTACTAGTGATAGTGTAACCACAGACTCTTGTGATTGTGGTCTGGGAAATCTTTTACACACAATTTCAGAATTGTCGGGTCTTTCTTTGAGGACTGATATAAAATAATATTATGAAATTAATTCTTGTTCGTGGTATTCCCGGTTCCGGAAAGACTACTTTCGTAAACAACCAGCGACAGACAGATAATGTAGAATACAGCTATCATTTTGAGGCAGATATGTATTTTGAAGTTCATAATAGTTTGTCTCGTCAATTTGAATATCGCTTTGATGCCTCTCGTTTAAAAGAAGCACATGAAATGTGTCTATTTAGAACTCGAGAAGCCTTAACAAATGGTGGTAAGGTGTATGTGTCTAACACTTTCAGCACCATCAAAGAAATGGAGCCCTATGTTAAAATGGCCAGAGAATTAGGGGCTAAAATTGAAATTCATGAAATGAGTGAAATTCCAGTTGTTGAAGGTTTTCGTAAAAATATCCACAATGTGCCTCAACACGTTATAGATAAGATGATTCAACGGTGGGATCTATCCATGCCTCCGGATTGGTCTAATATCTACTATTGTATACACAGAGGTCTTTAAAGACAAAGACCCAGCTTGTGGTGTAAGTATCTTCATGGAGGCTCCACAAGTTAATTTGAAGGAATATGGTATAGACATTGGATTGTTGATCAGTGGTCTGTTCGGAGCAATTCTTTTAACCTCTAAAGGTTCCGCCATGAATCTGACTAGAACCATTTCTTGTTTAGTTGGAGGCGCAGCTAGTGCTAACTATATAACACCAATTGTTATTAATTTAACTAAGTTAGATGAGAGCCATTATCATTATGGAATAGCTTTTTTATTAGGATTTTTGGGGCTCAAAGGTATAGAATATTTCAGCAGCAAAATATTACCGGACCATATTCTTGAACCTGAAACAAAACCAGTAACAAAACCGACAAGAAGAGTCCGTCGACATAAATAAATTATATGTCTATATACTCAATTATCAATATTATCTCCAATTGTACTATAGCATTTTCCTCTCTAGCACTTCTTATTCATATTTTTGGTGATCCGGATAATAAAATATGGGATAATAAAATTAAAGCCTATCTAGCTAAATTTGGTTTAACTGTCACTACATGTGGAGCCATTACAAATGTATTAACAATATCAACTCCCAATATCACAGAGATTTTATTGAATGTGGGTATGTCTTTGACGTTTTTTTGGTTATCCTGGTGGCAATGGGAACAATTTCAAGAAATTAAAAAAGCGGCTGCTTTAAAAAGATCAAACCCCAAACAAAAATCAAGGTCTAGAATTACCCCTACAAACAAAAATCACAAACAGAAGTGATTTTCTCTTCTTTCTATACTAATATGGTAGTATGAAACCGTTGATATTGGTTTATACAGACCATCCAATGTGCAGCATTGATTGTGCTGATGCCACTTGTGAGGTTTTGAGTGGTTCAGGTTTGTATGACATTATGATGATAGGTCCTAGTTCCTATCCTTATCTAGAATTTAATAAAGAAAATATTTCTAAAGCAGCTTGCATAGTCTTTCCGGGAGGCTTAGGAGATGCAGATCAATTTGATGAAAATCTTATAAACTACAAACAAATGGTTTATGATTATATTGCAGAGGGTGGTTGTTATTTAGGTATTTGTCAAGGAGCTTACTTTGCTAGTAAACACTACTTTGATCTCCTTGGAGATATAGAAGCAGTGCAACATATTAAAAGACCAGGGGCATCTACTCGGAGAAGTGGAGCCGCCATTGTTCCTTTGACTTGGAGGAATGAAGGACCTCTTTTAACCTATTTTCATGACGGAGCTTCTTTTGTTGTCTCAGAGGGCAGAGAGAAAGCGTGTTATGCTACCATACACGCCTTCTATGAGAACGGCGATGCAGCGGCTCTGATCCAACACCTATGGAAGGGTTCTATTGGAGTAATTGGTCCTCATCCAGAAGCTATGCGCTGGTGGTTCTATTCCCAGTCTCAGGTTCATGAAGGGTGGAAAAATCCCCTTCTTCACGATTTGCTGCTGGACTTTGTCAATCATTTGCTATATCCTCATAGTATATGAAAATAGAACTTCCCAATTCAGACCAATTTCACCTCAAGGATTGTGTCATTGCAGGGGATGAATGTGTTCTGGTTACCCCCAAGAACATGGGTGTAGAATGGACCGAAGAAAATAAGTTCTTCCGTTCTTCTATATGGCGCAAGTCTGATATGATGCCAGTGTCTCTAGGTTTCCGGAAGTTCATGAACTATGGTGAGAAGCCAGAATTTGAACCTCTAAATCCAGAAGATGGTGTTAGAGCAATTCAGAAAATTGATGGGTCTTGTTTAATTGTTAGCAGATACAGGGGTGAACTTATTATTCGCACCCGAGGCACAGTTGATGCCTCTCAGCTTGAAAATGGTCATGAAATTGAATTTCTCAAGAAGAAGTATCCCAAAGTTTTTGATAATGAATGGTTGGAATGGTTGGATTGTGGTTTATATACTTTACTGTTTGAGTGGACTACACCAACTAATAGAATTGTATTGAATGAATCTACCGAACCCACCTTGTGGTTGATTGGAATGGTTTATCACCCAGATTATTCATATGTTAACCAACACAACCTTGACACCTATGCAAAAGAAATGGGTGTTGAACGACCCAAGTCTTACGGTATTAGTTTAGGGGGTAGTATTGAAGATATTAAAAAGCGCATTGAGCCACTGGCTGACATTGAAGGAGTGGTTATTTATGATGATGCTCCTGGATATGGTGGTGGCCAAATCTTGAAGAAGATTAAGACTCTTCGTTATCTTCAGCTACATCGAATCTTTACAGGTGTAAAGACCGTAGATCATTTATTTGATTTATTTGTAGAGTATGGACAACCTCAAAGAGAGAACTTTGAAGCATTGTTAGCTGCTAATTTTGATTGGGAGTTAGTTGTAACTCTGGAATCTTTAATGGATGAGTTATATTTGAAGATGAATAAAATTAATATTGAAATTAACAGAATTAAAATATATTTCACCAAACCAGATTTTGTTACTTTAGATCGAAAGGGAAAGGCTCAAAAGATCTTGCAATATCTTTCCGATTGTAGTGGCATAGCATTTGCTATACTAGATGGCAAAGAAATCTCTCCCCACAAGTATTGGAAAGCCTTTACCAGTTCTTGCAGCTAAAATATTCGGGAGTTCCTGGTTTGGCTGAGCTACAATGATGTCTAGCCCTATAACTTTTGCGGTTTTTAGGGTTAGACTTCTTAATTCTCATATTAGGGTCTCCATAATGAACTCTTTTAAGTTTACCATCTACTTTAGCACATCTCATATATTTTTTATCATCTCGAGTAGAAGATTGTTGCCCGGTTACTTTAGTACATGGTTTACTGTATTTTTCTAATAAAAAATTGACTAGTTCATTAAATTTCATATAATATTATTTAGGTCAAAAATTGTAAAAGTTATGGAAGTAATGTATAAATCTCCGACAGAAGAATATGATAGGATGTTTGTCACCTCAGACACACATTTTGGTCATAATAAAGAATTTCTTTATGCAAAGAGGGGATATAAATCTCCTCAAGAAATGGATGAAGACATCATTCAAACTATTAATAAAACCGTAGGCCCGGATGGTATTCTTTTGCACTTGGGCGATTTTTGCCTAAACACTTCTTGGGATCGTTATAAAGATATTCTAAGACAATTGAGAATTGGAGAGATTTGGATGCTGCACGGTAATCATAATAATCCTTGGAATAGGGCAGCTGCAGATTATACTGCCATGGGGTTAACTTGTAAAGTTAAGTTTCTGGGCCATTATTTTACATTTACCTCTAATGGTAAATTCTTTGTTTGTTTCCACTTTCCTATTCAAGTTTGGGATGGTCGGGGTAAAGGGGCCTTTCATCTTTGTGGACATAGTCATGGAGATCTTCAGTATTCCCTTCCTCAAAACAAGGAAAGCAAAATCTTAGATTGTGGTTGGGATGTATTTCGTAAACCCATATCACTTTCAAAAGAGGTAGAGAAAATTATGAGAACAAAAAATGCTAATGATATACACCACAAGAGCATTGAAGTTCCCATCATTTCTACCTAATATAAAATCATGAGCAAGCAACCACTAGACTACAATAGCTTGAAGAAACACGGGTGGAAGATCACCTTTCGCCATTGGCGTCGTTACGTAGAACCTCCATTTGGACAAAAACGCATGGACCAATCTAAAAGATTGTCTCATCTAGGAGGTTCTACTTTGTGCAAGGTTACTATTCCGGCGGGTATTTTTGCAGGAGGCCCTCATACAGCCATGGCTGAACATATTTGTCCAGATACTGCCCGTTTTAATAAGAAGCAAAATAATAAAAAAGCTTTCTATAAAGTATTACACCTGTGTGGTTATTTGGAAGAACTTAAAAATGGTAATCACCTATGAAATATTTAATTAGTTATGACAACGGCCGGCCTATTTATTCCCCTTTACCTTATAGAAATACAGAAATGTTTTCATATAAACAAAAAGTAGTAATCCTGGGATGTTTAAGTTTAGGCTTTAGTATTCTTATTCTCTGTACTATATTCATTATTTCCTAAATATAAGATGAGATTCCCTTCCCTTTCTACCATATATGTACAATATGATACATATCTCACCTACAATTTTTACAGAACTACTACAAATGTTTTGCTAGGAACCTTCACACGTAACAACAAACATCTATACACTCTATCATTTGCATCCGGGGCTACTGCAACTCTTGTAACAACAACTCCTAAAATAAGTTCTGATGTGTGGCTTGCATTAGATTGTATTAATTCTTCAGACTCCGGTGACTCTTACTAAACTACATATAAAATAAATACACATGAATAAACTAATCCATATCCAAACTAAGACAGGAAGTCGTTTTGACGTCTATGATAACCGTAATGGCTCTGTACTAGGTGAAATTGTTCGCAATGATCAAGGATTCTATTCTTATCACCCAGAAAGTACTCAGCGAGTAATCGGTGAAGTTGTAGAAGACGTTGACGGTGCTATTCTTTCAGAGGTTGATCGACTCAATGCCGCTGTTTTGGTTGAATAGATTATGTCAAACGGAAAAGGAAGTAAACGCCGTAAAGAAAATCTTAAAAAAATAGTAGAAAATTGGTCTGAAATAGACTGGTCGAAAAAAAATGAGCAAAAACCAAAAGAACAAACAAGTTCTAATGTTTAATGATGAACCGGTAATTGTTGATGAATCCTGTGTTCATTGTGGATTGCGTCTAGATAAAAGATTTGCCCGTTATCGTGTAGAAAATAGAGTATCTTGTGTACCTTGTTTTTTAGCTAAAAAAGAAGCACATCATCCGGTAATTTTTACATGAGCTTAGATAAATCTATTTTACATGGTAAAGAAAACCGCAAACCCTATTATGGACGTACCAGTAAGACTTTTGACTGGACTTGCCGCAATCATGGTCGTTGTTCTTGGTGTAGAAATAATCGCCTTTTTAGATCAACGGCGAGAAAAGAAGCTTGCAAAGAACAAATAAAAGACTATAATAAAAACAACCTATGAAATTGACTTTAAGTTTACTATTAGCCGCCGCAGTTTTTATTCCGGCACTTGCTTCCGATAAGAATTCCCCCAAGGAAGAAGAAGAAGTTACTCATTACAAAGTAATTACCCTGATCAATAAAGAGTACCTAGCAGTACAAAGAGGATTTGGGCCTATTGAATTTATTTGCATAGATAAAAAATTTCCTCATCGTTTCAGTTCTCACCGCCTTGAATAACAAGGTGCCTTTCCCGGTAAGATCCTTTAAGATTCTAACAATGAAAGACGATGAAATGATGATGACCGACAAAGAATATAAAGAATATCTTCGCGAAGCAATTATGCGAAATCTGAAATACATGGTAGCTGAAGGTTTTGTAAAGATTCAAATTTGTCCAGACACAGGTGAAACTCTTTATTGCCGACTAAGTGATGAAGAAATTAATTTGGAAATCAGCAACGTGTAGGATAAATAAATTTCCAGGAGCAGTTCCCCATGACTGCTGGTATACTTAAACCATAATTAAGTTAGATCTTTGATAGTTACATAGCAGTTTTCATCATGTCCTAGGGCACCTCTTAATAATGAGACCAACCCCTAGGAGTTTTTGGGAGAGTATACCGTTAAGGAGACGGTCCAGACTGTAAATCTGGCGCATTCATGCTCGGTGGGATCGTTACCCACATCTCCCACCATTTTTTAGTGACCTTCCCATAATAAACCTCTAATATATAAACAATGAAAAACACCAATCCTAATCACCACGACATGAACACCCTTGAACATCCTTTGAAGACTTCTTTTATTGATGCAGCCATGACTGTTGTCTCTTGGAAAGAACCTCTAGAAGATCTATTGGCAGAGTATATTACAGAAGCGGAACACCAGGACGGTGTCAGCTATTGGGATCAATTTGAAAGTACTCTTGATGCAGTTGAAGATTTTAAACGATTTGTTGAGTTTTGTGAAGAATCTGACAGCAATGCTGTCTATGAACTATAAATAATTTTAATAGACCCGCCGAAAGGAAGTCGGCAGATAGATGAGTCTTTCTGTTTAGAGGTTCAATTCCTCTCGGGTCTTACATTCCTGGATAGCTCAATGGTAGAGCACCTCGCTGTTAACGAGGACGTTGTAGGTTCGAGTCCTACTCCAGGAGCCATTTTAATCGCACGGTAGAGAAGAGGTCAACTCATTTGGCTCATAACCAAAAGATCGTCGGTTCGAATCCGACCTGTGCAACCATTTCGGACCATTAGCTTAAAAGTAAAGCACTCGGCTTTTAACCGAATCAAGAGGGAGCGTTACCCTCATGGTCCACCATTTTAAGGGGTCTTAGCTCATTCGGTAGAGCGGTAGCTTTGCAAGCTATAGGTGAAGGGTTCGAATCCCTTAGGCTCCACATTGCCAGCATAGCTCAGTGGTAGAGCAGTGGTTTTGTAAACCACCGGTCGTCGGTTCAATCCCGACTGTTGGCTCCATATTGACCATTAGCTTAAAAGTAGAGCTCTCGACTGATAATCGAAGGACGAAGGAGCGTTACCTTCATGGTCAACCATTTTTAGATAACGTGATGTCGCCTAGCGGCTATGGCACTTGGTTTGGGACCAAGGTATCGAGAGTTCGAGTCTCTCCATCACGACCATATAGTCCGTTGGTGTAATGGTAACACAGGAGATTTTGAATCTCTTATTCCAGGTTCGAGCCCTGGGCGGACTACCAATTTCCCAGGTGACCTTCCCAGTAAGTGATGTTAAGATATTAACATAATAAATGATCTTTGATAGACACGCCTAGTGGTGAAATGGCAGACACAACAGACTTAAAATCTGTCGAGGAGCACTCCTCGTGCCGGTTCGAGTCCGGCCTAGGCGACCATTTTTTTGCGACACATGCCCTCTACACAATGTGGAGTGAGTAACCGGATTAATCTGGTAAAGTAGTTGTGTGACACTGGGAGAGACTAGACACTTTAATTTCAAATGACTAGTAGTTTAAGTATAAAACTCTGAGGAACCAGTACAGGATGTTGGATGAAATGACCAACCTAGTCTCCATAATTTTCCAGTAACTCAGTTGGTAGATCTAGTGCTCCCTCATGGTTAAGGGCCAAAATGCCGGGACAAAGCGCTCGCCGTTGGTTCGAATCCAACCTGGAAAAGCTTAGTGTTGGCTTTCACTTAAAACAAGATCCGGTGTTGATTCACTTAAAAAAATCACTTAAAGGGACAAAAGTTATCTAACCAGTAACATATAAGACCCGGTGAGCTCTTCTGGTGGCCAACGGAATCTCATTATACCATCGACCCATGTATAATTTCTCTGGTGTGTCCCGTGGTTGGGAGACAGAGACATGAGCGCCGTTGGATTTATTTTCTATAAGTATTAAACATGACAAAGCAAACTCAAACTTCAGGTAAGCAATTGTTGGATGTCCGCACTGAATGTGTATATGATGGTCCAGAAACGAAGGCGTTTAGAGTGAACATAAAGGAAGGTTGCTTTCTTGTTGTAGATTACAAGAATAGGTTCGGTAGTGAACCTGATACAGAAGTCTTTTGGGATCGTTACATCGAGCCAGTTGCTAATCATACAACAGAATTCAAAGCAGCAGACAAAGTTGTTTCAGAGTTTCTTAAAAGAAAACCCAAAGCATAGTTGATATATTTTAAATGTTCTTATAATATATAAATATGATTCCAGTAACCGGTAAACGTTATTATATTGACTATGTAGATCCTAAGTGGCCAGACGCCTCATATCGAGGAGAAGGTCTGTATACCGGAGAGATTGAAGAAGATAGTGATGAGCAAGATCTCTCTAAAGGATTTCTTTATAGATTTGAAGAACTTGAAGCAGATTTGGGGTTTACTCCTACTGGTCTTTTTTCAGAAGAAGATATTGTAGAACAACTAGATAAATAGAATCCGAGCCGGCTTAGCCGGACAACCTAGAGAGAGTTAGTCCAGTTTGAAGTTAGTACCTCTAGCTGTACACCCTAGTGAAAGGGGTGTTTCTTAAACACTGGTCTTAGACGGTAATGGATTGGCTCAAGCTGGTCGGCCGTTGAACGATGTGACAGACACTCGCGAGAAAAACACATCATCCTGGTTGATTTCCCTCTTACGATATATTATAATTTTATCATAAGCGCCTGTAGCTCAGTGGTCAGAGCAGGGAACTCATAATTCCTTGGTCGTTGGTTCAATCCCAACCGGGCGCACTTTCTTTTCGTTAATAATTGTTAGGTTGGCGGCAGCATCTTGTACTACATTTGGATTAAAAGATTTCCAGTCTCTATGATGACCTATATTATAATGACAATCAATATCTCCAAATTCACACAAGGTAATCAAATTAGTAGGTTCCAATTCTAAATCTGGATGTAGATGATAAGGCTGTTTGTGGTGTACTTGTAATTTTTCTGTACCACCACAAGCTGCACATGTAGAATGATCTTTTAAGTGATGACGTCTAGTAGTTGCCCAATGAGGAGATCTCATTGCCAATGGCTTGCCTTTTAATTTTTCTCCGATAGCTTTAACCAATCTAATCATAACAATACTTAACCCAACAGGCACCGGTAGCTCACGGTAGAGCAAGACGTCTTATACACGTACTGAGTAGATAACTCCTAGGTGTGGGTTCAATTCCCACCCGGTGTACCATTTTCTGGATAAATACATAAAAGCGGACGTGGTGGAATGGCAGACACTCCAGTCTTAGGAACTGGCGCCGAAAGGCATGAGAGTTCGAGTCTCTCCGTCCGTACCCCTTTTAGGGTAAGTATATCATATGCCAGCTGATAACAATTTAACTCCAGTAGAGCTTCCTCCAGTTGTCGACACCAAAACTCCTGAAGTTGTTGCTCCTATTAAACCTCCCGCAGCAAAACTTGCTGATGTAAAACCCACTGATGTAAAATCCCAAGATCAAATTGATTTTGAAAATTGGTGGCGCAGAGAACAAATGTAATTTTATGAGAACCAAAGACACTATTCTATTAGAACAAGCTTATCAAATTGTTCACGAAGCCAAAACACCTTGCCCTTGCACAGTGGGTAAGAAATGTAAAAATGAAAAATGTACATGTCCGGCTTGTAAAAAGTCTAAAAAGAACACAGCAGCCGCTAAGGGTTTCTAAATAAAATTCTCTCCCAGAATTTGAAAAGGTCTAGATCTAAAGTCTAGACCTTTTTTATTGCTTTGGTATATAGTATTGTTATGTTTACTCTTGATGCTCTTCTAGCGTTCTTTTGGTTGTTAATGGTATCGGTTCAAGCAATATTATTATATAGAGCTTTGCTTGAAATTAGAGAGAAAAAAATTATGCTGGAGGAAACCTTTGAACAATATAAGTTAGCCTTGGACAAGGCGTATGACATATTAATGGGCTCGGAATGTTCTAGATGTAAATCTAGTTGCTCTTCCCCTAAAGAGCAGTTATTATTAGAACATGATGAGCAACATTGAGACCTTTGACGACATCCTCGCCCTTGAAGAAACCTATCTAGAAATAGAAGAGACCCAAAAACAACTTGCAGAGGAAACAAAAATTGAAACAAAATCTGTCCATGATTGGTCTTCTTGGTGTAAAGCTCTTTGTTCCTAATATATGAATCAATTTTTAATTATTGGAGATGTCCATCAAAAAGTAGCTCTGGTAGAGCAAGCTCTCAAAAGAGAACCAGAAGTGGATCAAACTATTTTTATAGGAGATTACTTTGATGACTTTGATGATAATGCTATTGAAGTAGAAGCAATGGCACATTGGCTTAAAGAATCTTTATCCAATCCCAAGCGTCTTCATTTAATGGGTAACCATGACATTCATTATATGGTACCTATTGGTAAGTTGTATTGTTCCGGTTTTGCTTACTGGAAACATGAAATTATTAATAAAATTCTCACACCAGATGATTGGGAAAAACTCTTATACTTTCATTCCATTAAAGGTAAAGATAAAGAGTATTGGTTCTCTCATGCGGGTATTACAAAACTTTGGTTTGAACATCCTCTTAAGGGAGTTACTGTAGATACTATTAATTATAATATAGAAAACGCCAAGAGAACCTTAAAGGCTCCTACAGGAGACTGGGACATTGCTTGTTTGTATGCAGCAGATCGTATAAGAGGTGGAAGACATAAGAAGGGTGGATTACTTTGGAATGATTGGCACAATTCAGAATTCTTTGATAATGTCACTCAGATTGTAGGACATACTCCTTCTAGAAAAATAATTACTTCTACACATCCGGAAACTAATTCTACAAATATTAATGTTGATTGTCATCTAGCAGAAGTTCTCTTATTTAATCTTGATAAAGATTCATTTGAATCAATAGACAATAGTCAATGAACTGGACACATCTTAAAAATATAGAATGGGAGTCTGATAAAAGAAGTCTTCCTTTTCAAGTAATACCTCCCTTGATTATTGGACAATTACCAGATAAAGATATTATCAAATGGTTAGAAGATCTACATCAGTGTCGAATTAAAACATATATTATAAGCCGTCACGGATCTTGTATTCTTTAATACAACTCTCGTTAATACAACAGTGACCTTCCCCACATCATCATGTAGTATTAAAGTATGGATAGATATGATGTTATCAGTGAAGAGCTTAATGATGTCCTGGATCGTCTGACAACATTGTTTAATACTGCAGAGAGTTTTAATTTCCAGGGTGAAAGTTATGTCCAGTTTATTAGAGACTCTCATAATCTTAAACTATGGATTACAGAAACACAGTATCTCAAGGAGCCCTGGCAGTTCTCAATATTCCGAGAGACAATGTATGATTTGTTGATGCAGGCGTTTCAAAAGAGATTCTCTTTATAGTCGGGAGCTTCCCCACAACCTCAGCTAAGATTATTACAAGATGAAAACACTCAAAGTTGGAGACAAGGTATATGCAAAGACAGCCCAGTTTGGTAATCGACAGATCAAGGTGGTTTACATGAACCGCAAGACATATCAACGCAAGAGTAAATTTAAAGTAGAGAACCTTTAAGATTTTAAATATGACTAACATCACCGTCAAGAAACAAACAGAACAAGGTTCTAAGAATTGGGGTGTGTTCATTAACGATCGTCTCGTGGAGGGAGGATTCTTCTCTCGAGACAATGCTCAGCAATGTGCAGATGATTGGGCTTCGGAGATCGTCGCAGAGCAGTCTGTCTATGAGGAGATGGCGGCGTTCGAGGAGCGCTTCCTCACATCATAAGCGGGCTCTTCCCCACATCTTTTATTAAGATTATTACACGATGAAGGAAGCAAAGAAGACACTCGCAGTTCTCCGCAACAAGGCCACCGCTGTACTGAATGAGATCCTCGAGTTGAACCTTCGATAGACCTTGCAGTTCCCCACATAAACCCTTAAGATATATACATGATGAAAGTAATTAAAGCAGCTACGAAGTTCCAACGCGTCAGTGAAGTTGTGATTCCTGATGTCTTCAATCGTCGTTTTAAGACCGGTGTCGCGGATCTTGATGTCGCCTTGGGTGGGGATGGGTTTGTTCCTGGATCTACCTTTACCCTCGCGGGAGAGCCTGGAGCTGGTAAGACAACCTTGCTTCTGCAGGTTCTCGAATTGCTTGAAAGAGCTGGTAAGCGTACCGCTTATATCTCTGGAGAAGAATCTATCTACCAGCTTGCGTTTGCAGCTAAGCGTTTACAGCTAAAGATGGTTTCGATTGCTAATATGACCTGTATCGAAGATATCTTTGAATCGGTTAAAGAGAATGGTTTCGGAATGGTTATTCTTGATTCTCTTCCTTCTATGCGTTCGCGTGATGAAGATCTTTCTGGTAAAGCTCTTGAAGAATATCTTACAAATTTTATTACCACGAAAGCGAAAGAATTAGAAGTGGTTGTTGGAGTTGTTCTGCATATTACCAAGCAAGGAAAGTATAAAGGTTCTACCCTTCTTCCTCATTCGGTTGATGCGAATATTATGATTCGTAAATCAGAAGAAGATTATGCTATCCGTGAGATTGAAGTTACGAAGAATCGTTTTGGAATGGCTGGATTTACCTCTTTTCCAATGTCTGAAACCGGTTTCGTATTTGAATCCGTTGAAGTAGATAGTGATGAAAAGAAGCCTAAGGTTTCGAAAGCTAAGAAAGCTTCTGATGATGTCCTTGAATATGTCCAGAAGAACGGATCCATTAATGCAGCTAATGCAGCTAAGGTGTGTGGAGACGTATCGAAAGTTCAGAAAGTAATGAAAGATTTAGTTAATGCTGGATTCCTTGTTAAACAAGGTCGCGCAGCAGATACTGTTTGGTTCGCAGCTTAATATAAAGAAATAACAAGATAGAATAATCATATGAAAAGAGAAATATTTGTAGTAGTGACTAGTTTGGTAGCGGGCTTAGGGTTTACAGACTTTGGTAATAAACCTTCGGAACCAGAAGTTTCTTTTATTGAAAAACCAGCTCAGGTAGTATTGACTAATGTCTCCCCAACTCCTCGTCGAGAATATAATATAGCAATATGTCCGGTGGTAGGTGATGGACGTTCTTATACTCAAATGTCTCATTCAGCAACGGAATATGATTCTAGTATTCAAGAAACAAGACATTGTCCAGATTGTCAAGCCGGAGCTTTGTCTCCAGTAGAGGAAGGTAGTACTACACTACGCTGCTCCTTTTGCGAGCATCGGTTTCCAGATTCACATTAACCGGGAGCTTCCCCACATCACAGGGTAATATTAGACATGATGAAAAATAAAAGAGTCGAAAATATCAAAGAAGCTCTCCGTCAGCCTTACACATGGCCCGGTGCTTATCCAAAAGCTTTCCTGGTACATGACGGAGTTCTTTGTTCTGAATGTGTGCGAAGAGATTTCAAGGTCATTGTTAATGACACCCGAATGAATGTAGGTCCTTGGAATGTCCGTGTAGATGTTCTTTGGGAAGGGGTCTTTGATTGTGTTGAATGTAGTAAACCAATTGAAACCGCTTATGGACCTGAAAGAGATGAAGAAGGTAATCTAGCAGCTGTAGAAGAATAATTTTATGAAAGACGTTATATTAGTAATTAGCCATCAGGTCACCAGCAAAAACTCCAAAGTCAATTGGCCAGATTTGAATTATCCAGGATCTGGACAAACTATTCTACGAACAGTTTATCACATTGATTATGATAAGCTCTGGGTTCAATTAGATGATGCAGCAGGACCAATCTTTCATGCAGAAGATTGTCCTCAAGGTGTTGGTTTCTATCAATTTCTTGATAGTAATAGCACTAAAGAAGGTTCAGGATGGAGAAAACGCCAAATACAAAATTTAGTTAAAGAGAATTCTAAAGTAGACAATGTAGTTGAATTAAAAACCAAATAAAATATAATATAAATATGTACAATCCATACCCATCCCATTTGTTTCCTCGCACAGAAGTTACTGTTCTCACAGAACTTAATAAAGCTTTGACAGAAGCCCTTTCTTTCTATAAGAACAGAACTTCCACATTAGAAGCAGAAGTAGCTTCTTTCAAGGTTTTAAATGAAACCAAAGTTGCTCTCCGAAGTCTTGAAAATTTGAATATTCCTAATTTTTGTTATGGTAATAATTCTTTTCCAACATTAACCACTAAAGATATTAATAGTCTTAGTACACAGCAAATTAGTCCTCTACAGAAACTGTAATAACGGTCAAATCTAGATAAGTAGTGATATGATAAACAGCTCTGCCACTTATAATGAATTAATAGAATCTGGTAGATATCTTTCTACTTGTATCAGTGATTCAAAATTATTTTTTCTAGAGTTCTTTAATAAAGACCTCGAATGGTCATCTGTAAGAATGTATACAGATGGCCAGGAGGCATTAAATGCTTGGAGAGAAAAACTCAAAACAGAACCTTTAAGTTTGTATAGAGTTGTCATGCAGGAACAAACAGAATATGTACTAACATCTTAGTCCATATATTATTTGGTTAAAAAGTCTGCATATACTATTTGTAGACCTTCATTTAACCCCACTTTCAACAAAAGACGGGAGCTTCCCCATATCATCATCTATGATTATTACATGATTGAGACGAAACCAGGTAGACCAGAATTTGAGAGCTACTACGAGCTTCAGTATCGTGATAAGAAGGATCCAGAAACATGGAAATGTTTTGGACCCACTGCTCGCGGAATCTATAAGTCCTATGTGGAGGCTTGTAAAGATGTTCGAGACATCTTGGTGAGAATAAAAGAATCTAAAGATGCTGGTATACATGAACCTTTTTGTTTGGAATATCAAGTAGTTGAACGACAAGTAACAGTTAAAACAGAAGTAATTAAAACCTTTACAGTAGAATAATAGAAAGAAAATATATGGGATTAGACATGTACCTAGAGGCCGAACTATACGTAACGGATTATGATGAAAAAGATAAGCCTTTGCAGGAGGCTATTAAAGAGAATGCTCCTTTAGGTCTAGGAGAATTTAGGCCTAAGAATGTTAGTTTTGAGATTGCTTATTGGCGTAAAGCTAATGCTATCCACAATTGGTTTGTAACAAATATTCAGGAAGGTAAAGACGAATGCCAGAAGTCTTATGTGTCTTTGGATCACCTAACAAAGCTTCGTGATGTGTGTGCTAAGGTTCTAGAAGATATTAGTTTGGCTCCTACTCTTTTACCTTCTCAGAAAGGTTTCTTTTTTGGCTCTTATGAGTATGATGAGTACTATGAACGGGATCTTCAGAGGACCGTAGAGAAGCTAGATAAGATTCTAAAGAGTCCAGACGCTAAGAAATGGTGGATTACCTATCAAGCATCTTGGTAAGTCTTGCGGTTCCCCCAGTCTTCCTTTAAGATATAAATATGATAAGCACTAAAGATCCTCGTAAGAATAAGAAGGTTTCAATGAACCGTCAGGGTAATGCCTCTTCTCCGTTCTTTGCTATGCGCAAGAATAAAGTAGCTTGGCCCACTATTCGTAAGGCTTATATGAATGATGATAACGTTTCAGTTCTAAAGAAATACGTTACATCTAAGGGCAGGTCTATTGTATTCCTAGATGGAGAATATATTACAAAGCTTAATCGCTATGTAGGCAAGGCTCCAGAGGAAAGAGCTGTGTTCTTTGAATTTATGTGTAAGGACAAAGATATTAAGGGTGGTATCTTTCTTCTGTGTTGGATTGGTAATTTCCATAATGGATGCATCTTTCACGCCGCTCCTCAATTTCCCCAGGCTCAGTGTTGGTATGATGCTTTGGGTAAGGAAGAAGCAGATCGATTCTTTGAGCGACATGCCGTGAAGATCTATCGCGAAGTGGTCTCTATAGTGCATGAAGGGAAGGCAATCCAAGATGAAGAGGTGAGAGAGTTTGTGCAGCGTGCCGCTCTCTTGGAGCCTCCAGTTCTACTAAAGAAATCGCGCAAAACCGCGCTTAAAACAGGCGATCTCCGAGAAGACATGGTCCTAGCACCGGCCGCTAAGAAGAGCGCTCGTAACACGAAATCTTAAAGGTTGAGATTCCCCATACTTAGACTTAGTATTGAATTATGTTAATCGCACGTGTATCCCAACTCAGCCATATTCCAAGAATCCTAAACCTTGATGTCACTCGAGAGCAGTTAGAAGCATATGAGGATGGAGCTCTTCTCCAAGTAGCATTTCCTAACTTAAGTCCAAGTGAGAGAGAGTTTATTAAGTCTGGTATCACTGCTGAAGAATGGGAGTCTATCTTTTGCGAAGACGAAAAAGAGTTAACTCGATAAATAAATATAGTATGCAGTTCAATTCTTTTGTACAAAATCTTCTAGACGAAATGGCTCAAGTTAAAGTGTCTGATCTTTCTAACTGGCCTTCCTATGCTCATCCAGAGTTCAATGACACTAGTAGTGTTTTCCAGAACAAATACGGAAAGAAGTATAGCTCAGAACAGTTGCAGACCTTGATTAAGAATGCGGTCCTAGAGATTTCCAAGGATCCTAATCTAGCAGAGATTGAAGACAAAGACTTGGCAGCTGAATTGATTAAAGCTTTCCGAGCGGGTTCTATGAGTCCTACTACCTCAGAAGTCATTTCTAAGAGAGCAGTCAAACAATTACTAGACACCTTGAAATCTCAGCCAAATTCTTCTAAACAAGCCGTAGCACAGACCGTTGCAGTAGCTGCTAAGGCCGCAGAAGAAACTCCCGCTAAAGCTGTTCAAATTGCTACGCAAGCTGCACAGTCCTCTGCAGAGGTTGTGACCCAGGTACAACCAGAACCACAACCAGAAAAGAAAGCAGAAGAAGTTCCTGCAGCTGGTGGCGGAGAAACCAAAGAAGTAACAGACATCCTCGACCAAGAATTTTCTATGGTTGAAGAGTTGTATGATAAGGTTGTAGAGCAGGTAGATGCTCTTAATAAAAGAGCCACTAAGAAGGGCATTCCTTTGATCACCGTTGAGAGAACTGGTGAGGAGATGGTAGAGAAGAGATATGACCCAAGTAAGGTTAACTCTCGCCGAGGAGTGATGCTTAAAAAGGTTAAGTTCCGTATCAGAGTGCCGCAGCTTCAATTGCCAGGTGGATGGAAGTTTATCGGTCGTGTAGATCATACAGACATCGGTAACCTGATCGTCAGTGTTCCTAATAGCGGACACGAAGAAGACCTCCACAGACTCTACGGCAATTCTCAGCCAAGCTTCTGTGATCACTGTAACACTACTCGCAAGAGGACATCTACCTTTGTGGTGCAAGACGAGCAGAGCAAACTCAAGCGCATCGGTCGCCAATGTCTGAAAGACTATCTGCCCGGCGGAGAACAAGGTGTTAAGAAGATGTTGGACTTTGCAGATTATCTTTCCAAGATTGCAGAAGGCCTTAGGGAATGGGAAGAGAAGGGTGGTGAAGGAGATTATGATAGTGAAGGTGGTGGTGGAGGTGGGAGATCTAAATACGATAGCTTCCGCATTAAAGAAACCTTGGGAGTAGCCTTAGCCTATGTTCGTAAGCTGGGTTACGTTAGCAGATCCAAGGCCAATGCAGATAATGAAAATGGTAATTACAGTGAACCCACCAGTGCTAAGATTGTTAAAGGCATTACAGGTGAATTGGAAGATATCATTGCTAAGGCAGGTGGTCCAGCTAAAGCTGGTGGTGGTGCTATGGCAGAGTTGAATGCTCTGGATGATTACAGAAATAATAAAGAGAAGTACAATGATGAGGCTGATAAGGTCATTGAATGGGGTAAAGAGTATATTGCTAAACAGTTGGAAAGACCTTCCAATATGACGGAGTACTTTAAGAATCTTCAAACCATTCTTAATGGTGCAGCATCTAGTGGAGCTATTCCAGAGAAGTATCTTGGTTATTTGATTTCCATTCTTCCGGCTTATAACAAAGCCATTGATGCTCAGGATCAGGATAAGCTCTCTAAAGAAAGAGGAGAGCAGGTAAGTGAGTATGTAGGTTCTGTTGGAGGGCCTATCGGAGAATTGTCTTATAATGATAAGCGTAAGCTTAAAAAGATGGGTGTAGAAGGATTGGACGGCTTTCCTTACAACGGCCCTATTCAAGTAACCGTTACAGGTTCCAGGGGCTTTGAAAGACAGGGTTACGGTTATTATGACACTGGTGGTTCTACTACCATGGTCAATATGTTAGATGATAAAGGCAATGTATATGTATACTTTGCCAATGGCTCTATGGAAGTAGAGAAGGGTCAAAAACTTATCATCACTCGAGCCTTGGTTAAGAACCATAAAGAGTATGCCAACAAGCAGACAGGTAAGGTAACTAAACAAACCGTTCTTACTCGAGCAGTTTTGGATGATGCTCCTACGAGTGAATCAGTTTCCTTTGCTGATTATTATCAGATCAAACAATGATATTAGAAGGTCTTTTAACATTTTTATCTGTATTTTTTACCAATGTCTTTTATGCTCATTACATAAAAGCCGTAGAAGACAACAAACCATGGAAAGCTTCTACTTGGTCTTTTTTAATTAGTGTCATGGCAAGTGTAGCTGTTATTAATTATACCACCAATCATTGGACTTTAATACCAGCATGTATAGGATCTTTCTTTGGAACTTACGTTGGTCTAAAGACCCATAAAAAATAAAGTTACAAATGGTGTTCCCAATGAATACACAAACCAATCATTAACAGTATTAAAATAACAATAAAGAAAGAGCGCATAATTCTACTTATGAGCAAATATTACTAGTATTTTTCTTATTTTAATTTATAATTTAAACATGAGTGAAACTAATAATGCAGCTAAAGTGTTCCAACTCTGCACAGAATTGGAAGAGACTAAAAAACGTAAGAAGCAAGTAGTCAGTGCGTTTAATGATGAGATTAAACGCCTGCAAGCCGAGATTAAAGATCTAGTTAATCCGGAAGAAGCCGTAGACATTCACGGAGACGAGCTTCCTTAACCATGGATGCAGAAACAAAAAAACGTATCAAAACGTCTCTCATCATCGCAAAGACAGATGAACTTCATTATCTAGATCAGGTATACAAATATTTAAAACATCTTGAACATATCTATAAAGTGGGCAAATTAGAAGATAAAAACAAAGCATTGCAAATAGAAATTAGTTTAGAAAACACCGGTAAACAAAGAGAAACTCTTAAAAAAGAAATCAGTGAAATTATAGTTTATGAATACAACACAAAGGAATAAAAAAGAACAAATCTTGGATGTTATCAATAAGATAGATAACCAAAACAAACAATTAGCAGAAGCCTTGGAAAAGGTTTATACACAGCCTCAAAATGTAGAACATGAAAAAGAATTTATAAGTTCTTGTAACTATCTACAAATGTTAGCCAGACAAGCTTTAGGACTTACTGGATATTATAAGAGTCTTTCTGGAACTCCTCGACCTGCGTATGCTCCAGAAGAATTAGAGGGGGATGAATCTGATATTTCAAACCTAGTAAGCATTGAGATGACTAAGATTGAAAAGGAAGTAGAAGAGGGTAATGCTACTAATCCTATCTGTGCCAATGACATCACTAAGGAAGAGTGGTTTAAGGCTATGGACAACCATAAAATTCAAATTCAGAAAGTTTATGATGAACATAAAGAAGTCTTTGATGCTGACAAGGATAAAAGTTTTTGGCCTTATCCCGTAGAGACAACAATCCTTTTTGATGATGAAATCATTAACGCAGCAAAGGGGTTTATGATTGGCCCGGTTGGGTTGTTTAAAAACAAAGCTGTAGAAGCAGAAACTCAAACTTTCGATAGTTTGCATGAGATGAAAATATTTCTTCTTAATGTACAATGCAAAACTCGAGATATGGTTTTGTATATGACCTTTGAACAATGTGGAAGATATCTTTGGAGAGGAGCATTTGTTCACAGGACATGAAACGTAAAATTGTACAAAAAGATTACTCTTATGAATGTGGTGATGGATGCTGTAGTGAATGGGGTACAGAATGGTATGTGGACGGAGAGCTTGTACATCGTAGCCCTTGTGAAGATAATGGATGGATGGCTGTGCTCAAGCACTTAGGAATTGAAGTAGAGATAGTTGGACAAAACGAACAAGGCGAAGATACTTGGTCTTTATAATTTTATGAAACAGTGGCCCAAAATTAATAGTAAAGTAACCTTCAAAGGAACAACAATGTTCTGGTTTGTTAACATTGTCAAAGATGCTAATGAGCTTCTAGAGGTTGGCAAAGAATACACAATCTCCAAATTAGAATTAGCATCTAGTTGGTGTGGAGTAGTATTAAAAGAATTTCCAGAACATAAATTCTCTTTGAGTTTCTTTGATTACGTTAAAGAATTAACAACCGAAGAGCAGCAATCTATTGAAAAGTATGAATACACTTCTTTAAAAGATATCAGAGATAGAGTAAATTTAGAAGCTTGCGATAAGTGTTCAGATTTGATGAAGTTGTATGATACCGATATCAGTCTTATATTAAAAGCTTTTGATCACAAATTAAAAAAATGAACAACAAACTGACGAAAATGGAGAAGAAGTTTGCAGCATCAACAATTTTGTTGACATTCCAGAGGAAACAGAATAGTATTGTATCATGAGTTACGTTTTTGAATCAAAAAGAGATCTGCTATACCATAATAATTATCTTGCTTTGAAAGAAGCAATAGAACAAGCTGGTGGTAATGGTGAAAAAGCAATCAAAGATCTAGCATTAGGTTTGCTTGATACTCTAGCAAGAAATGAAATTAAATTGAATGCTGAATACATTGGAGATCGCGAGTAAACCGAATAATAATATGAGCTACACCATTAGAACAGAACCTACAGGATATGACTTTGATGTCTATTATGTATTAGAACAAGACTCTAAACAGTTGTTGAAGATTAAGGGAGGTACTTTGTTTGATACATATGCTCTCTTTGGACATAATATGGAATTGTTGAAAATAGTAATGCATCATGGTAAGGATAACCCTAAAGAGGCTACAGATTACTTTGTAGAAGAAACCTTTAAGAAGTTTATGGATAAACTACAAGAGCGGCGTCAAAGCTTATTTGCAAACCCCAACAGATATGAATAGTTCTAACAATAAGGTAGAAGATAATGTATACACTCAAACTTCCTATACAGGACAGATTCGGTGGAGACAAAAAGAGAAAGGTAGTCAGGAGTTAATTCTCCAACAACAAGTAACAATTAGCACTTTTGGGAATTATGTCATTACCAAACAGGAAGTTAAATGGGTCGATGTGCCTGTAGAATGGATCAAAGATTAGTATGGAAGAAACAATAAGACTAAGGGTATCAAAATATATAGAAATCTTCAACAGACTTAAAGAACTAGAAGATACGACTAGAGATAATGCGGAAAGAATCAAAGAACTAGAAAATTCCGTTTACATGTTGGAAATGGCGAAATATGATAGAGAGGACTAATATGGAACCAGAAATTACTTTTGAATTGAGATGGGCTCTAAAAACAGCACCAGACCGTTGGGAGAAATTAGCAGAGTATGAATTTTGCGATGAAGCTAAAATAGCTTACCATCGTATGTCTGAAAAGTATACAGACAATATATACAAACTATTAGAAGTAACTAAAAAAACGTATGTAGAATACGAAACTATTCTATGTTAACATGAGCATCCAAGTATACGCTGAATAAAAAATGAGAACACCAAAATATAGAGTTTATGTTAAGCATTGGGGAGGTCATGGTGAGTTTGATATGTTAGAATATCCTAAAGAAGGAGAACTGCATGTTTACTTGGGTAATTGGGAACGAGGTGGTTATAAGGATGCAGTCTTTCAGCAATTCACAGGGCTTGTTGATAAGAATGGCAAAGAGATCTATGAAGGTGACTTGTTAGAGTTTGCTTATCGAGATGATGGTATGCAATTTGTTGGTGAAGTTCAATATTTTAAAGAGTTTGGTTCTTTTGGAGTTGTAATAGATAAAGCATTTGAAACATTTCAAGATCTAATTGAATATGATCAGTTTTTTAACGTAGTAGGAAACATTTTTGAAACGAAGCTTGACATTCCACAGGAAACAGAGTAATATTCGATCTACCGTATAACTTAATTTTATCCAATCTAGCGTATAAATGAAAACTCAAAAAGAACTATTTAACGACATCAAAAATCTAGCACTCAAAGTTGACGACTTGAAAGGTTGGGTGCAGAATGATTTTAATCGAATGATTGCAGATGGTACAGTAACAAAAGAAGACATTTTAAATAGTATTGATGATATTGAAATTAATTTTGTTGAAGTTATTAGTAAACTAACTTGCATGAAGTCTAATGTTATAGAGCATGTCAAGAATGTAGCTAACAATTTATAATATGAAAGTACAATACAAATTAAAACAAACAAGCCTCGTACTTATTGAGTATACAGCAGATTTGACTCTAGAAGATCTGACTCCAGAACAATTAGAATTTATTCGAACACTTTTACATAATGCTACAAAACACAATGTATTGTTTTCTAAGTCTGAACGGGATGAACTTTCTGGTCAAAAAGTAATTGATCAAATTGCAGCTCAACTAAAAAATTAATATGGGAATGTCAAACTACACTTTAACTTCAGAGCAAAAAGTATTGCTCGAAAAGATTGCACGAGATCTTGAATCTAGAATTGAAGATATTTGTCTAGATCATGAAATTTTAGATGTATACGATGAAGAAGGTAAATTTGATAATAACAAATTTACAGCTATTCTTTGGTATATTGGAGAAGAATTAAGCGTTGCTTAATATGAATGAAGATACACAATTTTACTGCATAGAATTTGAAGCTGGTTACGTAGACCATGTAACAGGAAAAATGTCTTATCTATGGAAAGAACTACAAGATCCTTTTGGTAATGAATACAGATACAAAGATGAGCAAACAGCTATTCATAAAGCCATAGCGATTGCTAAAGAAGGTAGATGGGGATGTCCTATCAAACTCAGAGTAATGAAGAGAATTGTTAAGGTTGAATCTTGGTTCATTTATGAATTAGACCCCAAAAAATATTACGTAAAGTGAAATACTATTCCTATAACACTTGGAGAACTCATCCAACAGAAGATGATTTTAATAATTTTTGAAAAATAATTGATGTATGAAATTCAACAGAGAACACCTTGAAGAACTAACTCTTCAAAAAATCAAAGAAGTTAATGATGAAGCTGGATACCGAAAATATCTTGAAGTTCCAGAGATGGTGAATATTGTTGCTACGATTATGGAAGATAAGTTTAGAGTTGAGTATGATGATTTTGTGAATCAAATACATCTACTTTCCAAAGAACTAGACAAAGCTCAGATCAAAGCAGAAAATTTAGAAGAAGAATTAGAAACACTTAAAAAACAAAACGAACAATGGGTACTGATGGCAGATAAATTTTTGGCAGAGTTGATGAAATACAGAGAACTATGAATAACGAACAACTCATTAACCTTGTAGAAAGTACTACAGATCTTGCAAAAAAGAATACAAACCTTTATGGCATCTTAATTGACATAATGAAAGAATTGTCTGTACTATACCCAAAACATGAAATCGAAACTCTTCCAGAAAAGGTAAAGGAAGTAGTTCAGCGTCTAGTTGAGGCAGAAAAAGAGAGAACAGCTAAATCTTGGGAAGAATGTGATGATAATTTAGTTAGCTACGCAGATGCTATTGAAAAATATGAAACGTAACCTTATGAACGAAGAAACACCTAATTATAGTCAAGGCTACGCCCCAGAAACATGGGTAATGCTAAAAGACGACATTTATGCAGCGCAACAAGCAATTCGTATCGGTCTTGAGCATGTAAATGACGAGATTTACATTCACGATAATGATTATGTTGATAGAAAAAATAAAAAGTATTTAGAAATCCTCAAAAACGAAAAGCTTATTTTAGAACAAGCATTAGAAGGATTGTTAAAGTCTTATTCTGGTCAATAAAGATAATGAACCGCAATCTTATGAATGAACTAACAGAAGGTATTGATGCTTTGGCTGAACGGAGAAAGATGGAACGAGATAGACTAGACGAGAGATTGGGTAATAATAGAGAGCGTGTAGATCAAGAAGAACTTTTTGCCCCACATATGGTTGAAGAACGAGTGATAAAGAAGCAAAGAGTTTACCTCGTATTCTTTAACGGATATGATTCTCGTCCATTTATTGATGTATTCTTTACAGAAGACGCAGCAAAAAAATATATTTCTAGAAAATCAAGATCAAATTCATACGAGATAGAAGTCTTCGAAGAAACTGATAACGGAAGAAGCAAAGAGATTTACTAATATGACAGACAGAGATCAACTACTAAAAGATTATGCAGCTATCATCGACGGAGGGATAGATGATATTCTCAGGCTCAAACGTGTGAGAGATAAGATGCTGGAAGAATTTCATCAAATTGAACAAATCTTAGGCAAAGCATTGGGATATCCTTGGTACAAAGATGATCCAACGAACTTTCCTAATGCTACAGAAGCTGATGGAGTTTGTGTTGCACCTAATACTGCTGCATCATTAGCAATGCACGCAGCAGATAGGATTAAAATGATGGACATTAGAGAGCAGGATAAACAAAGGATCATTGATGAGCAGAGAGAAGAGATTGCTAAACTAAAAAGAATCTGTAGAATATTATTCGGATATGATGCTGCATCACATGGAGTGAATTTGTTATGATTCCTAAAGAAGATAAAAGATACTTGCTTCGATATGAGTTTGCTGGTAAAACATATGAAGATGTTGGAACTTTTGTGGAAACTGTTCTTACTCCTCATTATTTTGATGTTGATTGTGTTGAGTATAAATTTAAGGTTGATGGTGGGCATCTTGTAGTAAAAGAAAATGAAATCATCAGACGAATTGTTACTACAGAAGAAGCATTGGCTCAATATAATTGGCTGAAAGAAAATAGCAAAAGGAATAAATGAGAACAGATTATCCAAAAGATTACAAAGGACCAAAAGCAGGAATATCATTCACCGAAGAATGGGTAAAGGTTACAGAATTTGAAGCATTTAAATACGTCAGATTTGAAACTTGGAATTACTCAGATTTTGATTGTTGGTTAGGAGCTAAGAACGATTGGCATTATAATAGAGGTTGTGATGATGTCAAAAAAGCTCTTGAAGAGATGCAAAAAGTGATAGGTGTACGGTGATGTTCCTATCAATTTATACTATAATAAGAAAGAAGTAAAAAACAAATAGGTTAATATGAAAGAATTGACAGAAGAACAATTTGAAGAGCTCAAGTCTCATAGTCGAATGCTTGGGGTAATTGGAGCCTATGTAGACGATTTCTGTAGTGAAGAGGATACCGTGTTGATGGGAGTTATCCGTTTATTGGCTTCGTATCACACTTTAAAGTCTTGTGAGATGTTTAATAAATTAGATGATTTGAGAGAACAAAATGAAAAACTATAAACTATTAGAAGCAGATTATCCCCTCTTATTCAACCATAAGGATTCTACTAAAAGATCTTTACATTATGGATTTGAATGTGGCATTGGTTGGTTTAATATTATTCACGGTCTATGCAAAACCATTTGTATGGATTATGAACATTTTAAAAGACAAGAAGATTCTACTCAATTAGAAGCAATTAAAAAGGAACTCCCGGTATTTGTTCAAATTAAAGAAAAGTTCGGAACTCTTCGTTTATATTGTGATGGGGGAAACAGTGTTACTAGTCACCTTGTTAGATATGCTGAGTTGCTAAGTAGTGTTACTTGTGAGAAATGTGGGTGCCCTGGTAGGCGCATTTCTCTTGGATGGATTAAAACTTTGTGTGATACCCACGCAATTGAACGATATGGTAAAGAAGCCGTAGAAGAATATTTTATTAATAAAACAACTTAAATGAGAGAAGAAATAAAAGATAGTTTGGTAAAGATAGGTTTGGTATGGCTCTTTGTAGGAACTGCTTTGAGTATACCTCCAAGTTGTTGTAAAGCTGTAAGTGCTTTCTATAAACAAGTTATTGCTAATACTCCCTCAGACACCGGAGAACCAAGAGTAATAGTAAAATGAAGTATCTCGAAAACCTTATTAAGGATACAGAGTTAGCCCTTAAAGCTGTTCCTAAGAAAGAGGTGGTTATTACAGACCTAGAGGATATTAAATCATTAACCATTACTAGAGGAGTTTATATCATCGAAGAAGTCAATGGGGATAAGATTAAGACCCGGGCAGATTTTTTGGCTCTTAAATATAAAGAGTATGTAGCTATGCCCAAGCTTAACTGTGCTTCAGATGTAATGTATGTAGGATCTTCTAGAAAGAATCTTAAGGACAGGTTATTACAACACGCCGGCTTAGGCCCTCAAAAGACATATGCCCTTCATCTTAAAGATTGGTTCACTGGACAAGTAAAGATTACTATTAAAGAGTATGAAGTATCAGATCCGGTTCTTCAATTGATTGAAGATGGTATAGCCTTTGATTTATTACCTGCCTTTGGAAAGAGGGGATCAAACAATAAATAGATATATGAGTGATATATCCAAGAAAGCTAAGCCGGGCAAGAAAGAATCCAACACAGATAAAAAACAGTTCTGGTCTCACAAAGCTGCAGCAGCTCATAAGGATATGAAAGAGGCTAAACGTACTAATAACATTGGTTGGGTTAAGATGTTAAAGAAACGGTTAGCCAAGTATCATTCTCATACAGAAGCAACCATTCCTACATTCTCAGAGTATCTGGAAGAAAAAAAGAGAATGAAAAACACCTGTTGGGATGGTTATAAACCAATAGGCACTAAGACCAAGAATGGTAAACAAGTACCTAACTGTGTACCTGAAAGTGTAGTAGAAGAATCTATGGATAATCCCTATCCATACCAATGGTCTGAAAGGGATGGGGGTTTTATATTCTTCCCTGATCCTAATAACCCAAAAGTTTTATACACCGTACTGACATTAGAAGATCCGGAATATCCTCAAAGGTTAACTATTATGTTCCATTATACAGATGAGGATAAGAATATTCAAGGCACCGCAGACATGACTGGCACTGGTAAAGCATTTAGAGTTATGGCCACTGTGTTGAAGATAGTGAATGAATATTTGTCTAAGAACTCTAAGAAGTATACCATCATTGGATTCTCAGCTAAGTCTTCTGATCACGGCAAAGTTACTTTATACAAAAGATTAGCTCAACAACTAAAGAACAAATTAGGACCTCAATGGGATTTAGATGTCTTCAGGAGTAGTTACCAGGTTGAGTTTGAATTGAGCAAATCTGCCGTGTAGTTCCCCCCATCATCATGTAAGATTATTACATGATGAAAGCAACGATCACCCAATCCAGTCAGCGCAACAAAATCGGGAACAGCATTGTCTATGTTGAATCCTTCCTAGATAAGGTAGTGGATGCTTGGTTTGATAAGAACCAGATCTACAACCTCCCCTTCAAATGTAAGACCTGGGGTAAGGTCAAAGCCTTGGCTAGTAAAGCAAACTCGAAGGCTTTGAAGGAGTTGTTCCCGGATGCTTGTAGTATTAAGTTCTCCTCCAAGGCTGGGTGTTCCTGTGGTTGTTCTCAGGGATATATCGTCAAACACGAACTTAACACTTACGGGAGAAATTTCTGGGTCGACATGTTCGTAACCCCAGAAGAGGCGGACGAGCTCTCTCGGCTAATTAACAGCGAAAAGTTCGAAGCTGAACTGAAAGCTGAGATCGCGCGTGAGGTTCCCCACTTGGTCTGATAAGATATTTACATGATGAGAAACACCTTCAAGCCTACGCAGAACAATCAGAAGCAGCACAACCGCAACGTGATCTATGTCCTCAGCTACGCTCTTGCACATGCTGATCGAGGGACTTTGTTTACGCCTTCCAACCGCAATAACATTCCGGAGGTTGTTGTAGGCGGCGAGCAGAGTGGAGTGGTCACCTATGATACTCCCGGGAAGTTTTCTCTGCCCACGATGATCAACGGCAACCCCATTCCTCAGAAGCATGCAGGCTTTAAGGTTCGTACTCGTATCGTTCGAGTAGAATCTCCTGGTGAAGGAGCTTATGCTTTTAAGGTTAAGACCGGTCGTGATTTAGAGATTACCGTGTTTTGTAATAAGCTTGTAGAAGAAGGAGTTTACCGCTGTGAAGCTCATTGGAAGCAGGGAACCGAAGTCCTCGGTTGTATCGTGTATCGCATCGCTCCAGGTCTCGTGACACTGGAATAGAGCGGGAGGTTCCCTCCATCCTCTGCTAATATATTTACATGATGAAACAAGAAGACGTTATCGCCGCTCTCCAAAACAAGCTCGCCACCGATGAAGCATGGGCTGTTCGAGCCTTGGTCCGCATCGCCAAGGAGCAGACTGATGAGGAGCAAGATAAGGACCGCACAGAGATGCACAATGGAGTGGGGTTCCGTTGCTGTGATGCTTTCATCCTCACTCGCATGGCCAAAGCCTTCCAGCAATACGGGAGATTGACTCCCAAGCAGCTAGCCCTCGTAATGAGGAAGGTCCCGGTGTATGCGAGGCAGTTGGTTCGCCTGACCGGAGTAGATCCGATTCGCAAGGCTCTCTGCAAGTAAGCCTTGAGGTTCCCCATAACTTTAACTAATATATTTACATGATGAAGAACACATTGATTGCTAACGCAGAAGACATGATCACACGGTATCAGGAAGCCATGATGGATTTCTTGAATGACACTCAAGGAGATAATGATGTCTCTGAATTTGCAGAAGATCTTATTGATCTGGGTAAGACTCTTATAGCTTTGTCATCTAATATTCCTTCAGTAGCTTTGAGTACTTTTCGAGCTGAATTGCGTCGGGGCCATACGTTGATGATGTTTGGTAATAAAGAGTTTGACCAATTAGAAGCTTGGAGCAAAGCTAAGGAAGATTTCCGGATTGTCATCTTTCGTACAGATGGTTCTCCTGTCGGCATTGTTGAAAATAAAGACATCAATTGGTAGAACAAACCAAAGTACATAAAGTAGTTGAAGTCCACTATCCGGAATAATGAAAACGTTTAATACAGACAAACCATACCTTCGCTATACTCTTATGTTTCTAGGAGTAGTTGTAGCATCATTCACAGGAGCAGTCACAGCCACCATTCTTATTGCTTATTTGCTTAAATGAAAATTGTTAAATCAACCCTTCGAGCTATCATTGAACGAGTCACAGAAATTGTATATGATGACTACAGACTATTCGTATTTGAATATCTAGATCAACAAGGTTGTCCACATTCAGTAAGGATTCAAAACTGGGAATGTGATGATGTCACTAGTCAATTTAATAGAAAAGAACGTAGAGAAATCGAAGAAGCTTTGTACGAACATTACAAATGCAACGCCAACAAATGATTGCTTTAATCTTATTTTGGTTTGTGTTTATGATGCTCTTTGAGGATAAATAATAAAAACAAATGAGACTCCCGAGTAAAGAATTAACCAATATACATGAAGCTTATAAGCTTGTCATGGAATTCAATCCAGAGAAAGAGGCTAAAGATATCCTAGCAAATCCAAATAAACCAAGTGGGACTCTTCCTCATAGTATGGAAGCTGTATTGGATGAACTAGCTCATTGGGGTCAATACGGGCATCAAAGAGTAATGGACCCAGAGATTGCCAAGTTAGCAGTTCAACTAGCCGCTCTCATTAAAGCTAAGGATCAAAGCAATGATCAAGATGAAGAAGAAGAACCTGAAATGAGTAGCTGGGATAAGTGGGATTATATGTCTCATCCTACAGAAGAAGACGAACAAGGAGAATAAATAATATAACAATGAGAACTAAAGACACTATTTTACTTGAGCAAGCCTATGAAACTGTCCAAGAAGGGATTAGTTCCAGGAGAGCTAAAGAGATTGATGCAATGCATTTCAAGGATCAACAAGCTCCTATATCTGAAGACGAAGCTAATAATCTTATTCCTAGATTCAATATGCTCCCATCTTTTGAAAAGGATAATGCCTTTGCTAAACTAAAGACCCTGGTTGGTAAAGAAGTGTCTTTGTCTAGAGTCACTGGTCATAAACAAACCTCTGGTTATGGTCGTGATGATGGTAGTGCTACAGTGCCTGGATCTGGTGGTAGTGTTGCTCATACAAAGTTTGAATTAGAGGATGGAGTATTTGCTCAAGGCGTTATTCAGGATGTTAAGAGATCTTCCGGAGATCAAGATTACACAAAGAACGGTAATTTAATTTTAACCATTAAAGGTCAGGACTATAATGTAAATCAAGGCACCACAGTTAGTGTTCGTTTCCTGGAAGACTCCCCTGCAGAAGTTCATGCAAAAGCTGGACAAAGCTTTAGAATCGGTGGAATGAAACGTTAATCATATGAGAACCAAAGACTCCATTTTATTAGAACAGGCCTACGCAAAGGTCCTAGAGTCCAATGCTTTGAGCGTTAATAAGGCAAAGGTTAATAGAGACCCTGAAGTCCTGGCAAAGATGTTTCAATACCTATCTACTAGAGCAGAGTTCTTTGGTTCTATACATGGTTTGGTTTTTGGTGAAGAAGATTGGTCTAGAGAGAAGTCTATTAGTAAAGACCTAAAGAATGGAAACCTTCAAGATCTATTGATGGAAGCCCCGCAAGTGATTAAAGATTTAAGCAAACAAGGTTATGATTGGACTCGTATCTTTCTTAGCACTCATAAGGTATTAGATCCAGAACATCCAAACAAGGGTCGTACTGCTCAATTAACTGACATTACCAACACAGTTACTTTAATACATAACTCAAGTCATATACTCATCAGAGCTTATGATTCATTTGGTATTATGCCATCTAAAGAATTGAAAGTAGACAAGACAAGTATTCCAGGTGCTTTGAATAAAGCCGAGTCCTTGCTCGCGAGTCTCTACGGCGTTCAACAGTGACGTTCCCCCCATCATCATGTAAGATTATTACATGATGAAAAGAAAGAAGAACACCGTCAGCGTCTCAGAGATCAACGAACTGCTTCGCAACTACCTGAATGAAGTAGAAGACGCTGCTCGCCGTAAAGGAGATGGTGCAATCAATTACCCCTATGCAACTGGGGTTCTTACCTCAGCTCTACGCCATTTGGTTACCCTGGCAACAACCGGGGGAACTCCTGAAGAAGTTCGTAATGCTCTCAAGTATGAGACAGCATTGACCAGTCGAGTTTCTCGTTAATACCACGTTGCTCTTCCCCATCACAGCATGTATTATTAACGTATGATCAATAACATTCTTAAAGTAATCGGCCTTGTTTCCATTCTTTCTCTTTCTTCCTGTAACTATTTTACTCGAGCAGTTGGTGGTAATATGACCGTAGAACTTGAAAAGGATCAGAAGCTTATCAATTGCTCCTGGAAACAAACAGACCTTTGGATTCTAACACGAGTACGTAAAGAAGGAGAACAACCAGACACTTACAAGTATACTGAGAAGTCTACTTACGGTGTATTAGAAGGCATCGTTACTATTGTAGAGAAGTAATATGAAGAACAAGACCTTTAAGCGACTAGAGAAGAAAGCCAAAACCTGGCGATCAGTTATTGCTAACCAGGTCTTTGAAGACTTTTATTATCACTGGAACCTAGAAAAGATCTGTGAACGAATCATTAAACATCAGAATGTTATTATCAAGTATCGGTCTTATCTTGAACAAAGAAACATAAGAACCTGCAAAAAATACAAAAGCATAACACCATACGAACCAGATCGTCGAACAGGAGATGAGACCTATGGTTACGAATCCATTGATTCAATTGAAGGTAGCTTAAATTACATCTCCGATCGATTTGGTGGTGAGTTTAGATTAACCTGGTTACTAGAAGTTCCTGAAAGAGTAGCATTGTTACAAAGCAAATGATTCCTATATCTCGAGAACATTACGAACAAGCCATTGCTCGATTGAATGAATTAGATGATCAACTTCCTAGAAGAAAGATAGACTTATGTTTAATTCCTAGACACCTGGAATTAGAAATCAAGTATTGGGAACAAGTCATGTGGAGCTATGAGACCCAGCAGCACAATGCTCGTGCGGTTCCCCCTAAGATCGACTAAGATTATTACATGATGAAAAACACGATCGACATTCTCCTTGAGCAGCTCACCTTGCAACTCCAACAGGCTTTCGACCTGGACGGTGTTTGGGGGGATGAAGCCGCAAAGCTCCGCAGGTCCGCTTGTGAAGCAGCCAACGCCACGATCGAGCAGATCGAGAAGCTGGGAATGGATGGAGAAGAAGCACTTGAGAAGGCAGAAGCCCTTGCGTTTCCCCACAACCTCGTCTAAGATATATACATGATGAAGAACACATACACACGAGTCCTCAGCACGAAGCAAGTCAACGTCCTCGCCAAGGAAGCCAAGCGCGTCCAGTACATCGTCAACAAGGTCCGCGTCTTCCATCCCTCTTCAGTGGATGCCATCACGGTGCTGGACAATGAGGACAATGCTCTGGTGTTCAAAGCCCTTCGAGTGAACAGAGACACCTGGATAGTGACCTTCTCGAAGACCTACTGGCAGAGCCCAGAGGACGCCGTACTTGCCCAGGGCATCTAAGTAAGCGTTGAGTTTCCCCATTACCTCCTCTAAGATATAAACATGATGAAGAACGAATACATCCAGTCCGAAGCAGCCAAGTCCGCCGCCGCAGAGATCCTCAAGGCCAACCACGTCTCAGTGGCTGAAGCAGTCCAGGTGATCCTCCAGTACGTCTCCGACAACCGTGGCCGCGCGAACTTCGCCGCAGGAGTCTCCTACATGGAGGAGGTGCTCGAGCTAGTGTGTCAGGCCAGTGAGCCAGAGCAGGTGGTCCTTTAAGTAGTCCTTGCGGTTCCCCACAACCTCGTCTAAGATATATACATGATGGAAACACAATCATTCGCAGAAGAAACAGTCGTCGGTCGCCTTCAGATCCAGGTCTTCACTGATACTGGAGTAATTCATTGGAATACGATCTATTCGGTCGTGGGAATGACCCGAGCCAGTGCTCTGCAAGACCTCAAGCGGGAGATGGATTGGGTTGTTAATAACTCCCGGCAATATGTCTGCCACCCGAACGAGCTTCGTTGTGTCCGTATCTTGATTAACGGGAAAGTGGCAGGAGAAGCTAAGTTTCCTGAAAGTGCCGGGAAGTTTGAACCAACCTTTGATGCTCCGGTGAATGACCCAGAGTTCCTCTACATGAATGATTTCGAAGATCGTTTCATGTCTTCCATGGAGCGGTAAGTCTTACCTCTAAACAATACAACCACACGACCTCTATACAATACAACTATGCGTTATTTCCATGCAGATCCTGATAGCTGGGGTTCTAAGATTAACTTCGTAGACGAGAACAATGTTCTTGTCGGATATGATTTCTCAGCTAGCTGCTGTGAGAGCTTTGGTTGGTATGTTAGTGACAAGGTTACTACCGACCTTCACGATCATTTGTTTAATGACACCATCCAGGATGGTAAAGATGTTAATCAACTACTCGAAGGTTGGACCTTTGATCCTGCGTTCTTTGAAAAGCTTTCGACTAGCATTGATGATTACTACGATGATGACAACCGGGCAGTCTTTCGTATGATTAAGGGAGATCAGGAACAATTCCTTCATCTATGGAATGTACATAACGGTTACTACAGCCACGGCTTTGAATTTTCCCAGGATGACAAGGTCCTGCATGTCGGCAGTCTGTAAGGCGTGTGGTTCCCCCTTTCTTCCTATAAGATATTTACATGATGAGAAACGATACGACATACAACGGCTGGACGAACAAGCAGACCTGGAACATCAACCTCATGTATGAGGAGATCTTCGCGTCAATGGCAGAAGACCAGGAGTTCGATGATGTAGAGCATATGGCAGATGCCTTTGAGCAGCTAGTGGAAGAGTTGGAGTTCGCAGACCTTAAACAGGGGTCTTTGGCGTATCAAGCTGTTGGAGATTATCTCAATGCGGTTAATTGGGTAGAGATCGCTAAGACCCATTTTAAGAATGAGATCTCCGAAGAAGATTATGAAACCATCCAAGACGTTGTTGATAGCTTGGAATTGAACCACTAATACAAGTGTGTTAATACAGGTCTTTCCTCTCTGTTTATTCTATTATGACCTCCAATCCTCCTTCCCAAACCTTATTGCATGTTGCCGCAGCTTATACTTTTGAGGTACAATACTACACTTCATTAGAAAAGTGGATCATTAAAGGCAAAAGTCCTTATGGTGCTGAATTCTATTGGGATACCAGTTACAAAGAACAAGACTTCTTTGATGAATTAGCTAGCTTTTGGCGTCAAGATGGAGTAGAATCAAGTTACCCTTACTAATATGGAAGAAGAATACGAAGCCATTGACAAGATCATTAACAAAGTACTAGAGACTAAACACAAAGCTATGTCTTATGAGCACCATCGAGAGCTATTCAGGCAGATTGCTAAGGAAGCTTTGAATGAAGGATTCGAAGCTGGTTATCAGATTGGATATGATAGTGGATATGATACCATATATGGTGCGAGAGCAAAGGATTAAATTAATATGGCATACCTAAATAAAACTGTATATACCATTGAGGTCACTAAGACTAATAAAAAGCGAGATGCTGTAGAGGTCTATACTCAAACTGATGATTACGACAGGACCTCAGAGTATCATAATGTAGATGATGTTTCTATAGCCATTAAAGAACTTTTCAAAGACCCTTTGATCCTAGATGCTCAGGTGATTGAACATAAAAGGTCTTTTTGTTTTCGTAAGAACAATACTAAGCCAGCGGAAACCACTACTAGAATCTCTTATGACATTGAAGTTCAAGACTGGGAAAAGAAAGATGAATGGAATGTTCGTAGGTATAATCTAGACACCTTGAAAGAGGCCTATGATTACATTGCCGAATACTCTGGTAGACCTTATTGTGATACATATCGAATCGTCAAAAGAGAAGTAACTATTAAGTCTGAATGGATATGAGAACCGGTGATAATCAATATACCTATCTAGTGGGCTATAGAGATAACAATGGAGAGTTCTGGTGTTGGGGTGAATTCAAAGATGAGCAGCCTGCTCGTAACTCTTACAAGTTTACTTGTTATGATTACCCAGATAGGCATATTGAATTGATTCGCCAGGTTGCAACCCATGAGGTCTTAGAAAGCCGACAACCAGGTGGACCTTCCCCCTAACCTCCTACATAATATATACATGATGAAGATCAAATCGAAACAGAAGCTGCGGATCGTTCGGACCTGGGGTGTAGATGGTCGTATGATGGTGAATTGTACGTATAGTAAACTACATGATACGGTTGATCTTCGTACGGCTGGAGCAGTGGAAGAAGCCTTGAAGTGTATTGCAGATGATCGATTCCAATACAAAGGAATCGGAGCCACATTCAACGGGATTAGCATTCAAGTGGATCTTGTTGACTAGTACGAAACACATCAAAGGAAGTATACTAATATGAAGATCTCAGAACTAATTGAAAAGCTGGAAGCACTTAAAGCTAAGCACGGAGACCTTATTGTTGTTGCCACAAATGAAGAAGGCACTTATGAAATCCAAGAAGCCTACCAGAACGAGTACATTGTCTATAATGGTAAGAAGGAAGGCCCTTACGACACTCAACTGGCAGTGAAACTTGTCTAATATGAGTAAATATGAAAGATATGAGTAACACAGTATTTGATGTATATTTAATGTTTCCTTTGACTGAAGATCAAGAGTCTGACTACAATGAATTGTATAAGGCCTGTGGTTCAGTAGAACATATTGAACAAGCCTTTGATATGGAGTTCTCTTGCGGAAATGATCTATATCTTTCAGACATTGAAGATGATGAGAAGCTATTGCATCAGTACGATGGCGAGGTCTGTACTAATAGTATGCCGAGGCATCAGGTAGATGGGATTACATTTAAGCCTAATAAACCTTATCGTTTTACCATAAAGTATCTGGAAAAAGACGAAGAGCTAGTGTATTATCTAAACGGCAAGGAAACCTTTAGAAAACCTTCTTATTAATATGAATGACTACGATTATCCAGGACCCACTCTTACCGCTAAAATGTATGGGCATGAAATAAAAGATTCTAGGGATGCATTGATTGAAGACTCTAGGAATAGGATTAAAGATCTAGAGGAAAAGGTCAAAGATCTCGAAAATCAAATAAAGAATATCTACCATTTTTTGCTGCATAAACAGGATTAAACACTAACTTTAATAGCAAAAACCTTTCAAAAATTGAGAAAAAGGGGACAAAAATCGCAAAAAAGGGCTCAAAAAGTGAGAAAAAGGGAATTCTATTTTAGGTTTTTCTAGAAGAAACTAATAAAATACCCTTTAATACCGCGCTATTAACGAAGTTATCTCGTACTTTAAAATAAATGAATTGATAAATAAAGATTATGGAAGACCGCGAACAATTACAATTAGAATCTATCTATGAACAACTCTTAAAGGAAGAAGCTAATCCAGATGCTAAGGAAGATGCTACCTTGAAAGATACTTTTAGATCCATCCTTAAGGCTTATAGGATAGAAGAAAACATCAGCGGGTTGGTTACTGAATTGTTTGATGCGGTACAGAAACATATTAAGGAGACCATCTCCGGTGAATAGTATGCAAAGCTTTCAAGACTATTATACGGAGACGACCCATAGACATAATCTAGGGTCTCTTACGGTGTTTGATATAGATGATACTTTGTTCCATACTACGGCTAAGGTGGGAGTGACAGACTCGGAAGGAAAGACCAAGCCTATTAGCAATAGTGAGTTCAATACCTATGAGTGGCAACCGGGAGAAAAACCAGACTTCCAGGAGTTCAAGGATGCTAAGAAGTTTAATCAGGAGAGTGTTCCCATTCCTTCTATGGTGAATAAGATGATTGGTATTCTAGGTAATGTCCATAGGAATCCTAAGAGTAGAGTAATCATTATTACAGCCCGTTCGGATTTCGATAACAAAGAAGTATTCCTAGATACCTTTAGAAAGCATGGGATCAACATTGATATGGTATATGTGGAACGCGCTGGTAATCTACAGATTCCTAATCTGAATATAGCAGAGAAGAAAGCGGTTATCATTAGAAGGTATCTAGATAGTAAAGAGTTTGATGTGGCTAGATTATATGACGACGCGGAAAAGAATATAGAAGCATTCAAACAATTAGGAGATGAGTATCCTGAGGTGGACTTCTATGGATATCTAGTAGACAAAGAAGGAAGAGCCATTAAAGCCTAAGAAAGATCTTGAGTTAATAGAGAGGTATGTTATAATACCGTATAAGTTAATACAGCTTAAAATATTAGACCATGAAAGATAACCACTACTTTATTAAGATTGCCCTTAGTATATCCATCTTGGCATATCTATTCATCTTCCTGTTTATTGTATGATGGAGTTCTTAGGACTCTTAGGTTTTATAGCCGTCTGGGTTTTAGGTTATCATTGTTCTCATAAACAAGAATGAATCATCTATCAGATACCTTGCAAGTACTTCTAATAGGCTTGGCCGTTATTAGTTTGTTGTTAGGTATCTGGTAGATCTATAGAACAGTAATGGTAAGAGGAGATCAGGTTTGTATTTCGGCCTGATGATTGTCGGTCTCGATTTCGGCCAGTATTTCGGTTAGGGGAAGTCTAATCACAAAAAAAATTTTTGCAACTACCAAATTATAAAATCATGGGGAACCCGAAGCTCCGATTGCCTTCCCGGTGACCCTGCGCTATAATGATAGCATGTCAGATGATACACCCGCAGCGCAATGGGGCCCGATGGGTCGGAAGGTCGCCCAGGAACGTCCGCCACCTCAGGAGGGCATGCCCCGCCGAATATGCCCTCACATGGGGTGGCAATTAGAGCAGGACCTCCTCCATGCGCAACTCTCCCCAGACGCGGTGGCTTATATGACCCACCAAGATCAGGAGGAGAAACTATACCCCCTTGATTGAGGAGACGCAAATTCGCGCTTGCGCTTCCCCATATTCTGCTCTATGATTATTACATGATGAGCAAGATGAAGAGAGCAAAGACCCTGGCGGCACTTAAGGACCGGTCCAGGGACATCAACAAGCAGATCGACGAGATCGTCCTAGACGGAGGCCTCGTCGGTCTGGGAGACCCCCTGGTAAACCAGCTTAGGGCAGTTCACGCCGCCATTCGCAAGCTAAACAACCTCGGCCGATAAGCCGGGAGCTTCCCCACAACTTCAGCTAAGATTATTACATGATGAAGAACGACGAAATCCTTTCCCTCCTGCAGAAGCACATCGACACCGAGATCGAAACGATTGCGGTCCGTAATATGGATCGCCTGGACTTCCGGGACGTGTACATCGGTTCCCTGGTCACCCTGGTGAAGAAGACCTTTGAAGCTGGCCGAGACAAAGGATATAGCGAAGGCCTCGAAGCGGCTCAGGAGATGAACGCGGTGTACGACGAAGCCTACTGCGGCAAGTAAGTCGGTCCCTTCCCCACAACTTCAGCTAAGATTATTACATGATGAAGAAAGTATATCGTAAGAAGTTCGGTGCAGCAGCCAAAGCCGCTAAGGTGGCCATCAAGCAGGCCTCGGGAGGCGATCAGTTCAAGAACCTTAAGGAGTGGGTTGCCTTCTATAAGGAGAATGATCGCCTCCCGGTACAGAAGATCAATTGCTCTTGCTGTAAGAATAAGCAGACCTCCATGTTCGGGGATAACCTGAAACGCCAGTTGGCTAAGCCGGAGTATAACACCATTGAATTACTTCTTACTAAGTTCGTATGTGGAGATTGTCGTAAGGCTAGTACTCCTGCGAAACAAGTTAAAGTTCCGAAGGTCCGTAAAGCCAAAGAGGATAATATCACGGTGGGTAGTAATGTTAAGGAGGACTACCTTACTCGAGAAGATATGGAGGACCGTAAAGACAAGGTCCGTGCTGAGCTCCCAAAGTTTAATCCTGATGCCAAGGGTGTTAAGATTGATTTCAAGTCTAGAGAAGCCGTGGAAGAACTCACGCGTGGGGTCTGCCAGCGCCCCGATATCTTCCTAGACGCTGGTTGTTCCCAATGTCCTCTGTCTGAGTTCTGTCTCTGCAACTCCAAGGACATGAAGCGCAAGCCTGAGGATACCCGGAAGGGAACCAAAGGCCCCCGGCGCAAAGCCTAATCACTTTCATCATAGGGGAGCTCCTGTGTGGGGGCTCCCCCGCTTCCCTTCCTTCCCGTTCCGGCGTTCCCTTCCCCCTCAAGTCCTGTAAGATATATACATGATGAAAGTAATGATGTTCCTCGCCGTTCTCGCAGCCCTCTGGTTCCTATGCCCGTCCGCCTTCCTAGGAATGGCGATGGCCGGAACCGCCCTGGGAACCCTATGTCTCGCGTTCCTGGGGAACCACGGCCTCATCGTGGGAGGGCTGGCCCTCTTCGGAGTCTACTGCCTGTGCAAGTAGGACCTCAATGTTAAAGTCAGCCGTTCCCTTCCCAGCATTCCCAGCCATAATAGAAACATGATTCAAGAACACTTCGACATGACCCTCACAGACAAGCTTTCCCTCATTGGCCAGGTCTTCCTCAAGCTCGCCGTGAACTTCTGGCCTGTGATTGTCCTCTTCGTGATCGCCGGGGTCATCATCCACCGGCAGGAGAACGCCGGGAAGGGAATCAATCCCCGGAACCGCCACTAATCTTTCCCCACAACCAATAAATCTATGAATAACCAAGACATCCTCAATAACCCCGGCGTCCGCCAACAACTCGACCTCCTGGACAGTCTCTCTGCTCACAAGACAGATAAGCTGGATGCCGTCAATGCCCTTCGCCGGGAAGCCTACACCGCCGAGAAGGCCTATCAGGTTGCTGCAGGCCAACTCCACCGGCTACTCCTCTCTTTGGAAGACGAGAGGACGCGAGCAGAGTATGAGCGAGTCAAGACAGAGTCAAAGACACGGCACTATTGAGGGCGGGAGGTTCCCCCAGTCATGTGCTAAGATTATTACATGATTGAAACAGTCCTTCCCATCCTGATGTTCACCGGAGTCGCTCTCACCGGAGTCGCCGCAGTCTTCGTGACCTACGTAGCAGCTAAGCATAACCTCTAATTCCCAATCACCATGACCTACAACGTCCTCACTCGCTCCCCTCTCTACCCCAACAAGCCCTACCGGATCCACACATCCCACGAGACTCTCTGGCAGGCCATGTCCGTGGCCGCTCGCCTGGAGAAGAACACCGAGCTGGATGTCTGCGTGGAACTTCCCAGCAATCAGGTAGTCCAGGTCCCGTTCAACGTCCTCGCTCTTGAGGCTTGAGCTTCCCCGTTAGATCCACTAAGATATTAACAATGAAAGACACCGTTTACATTCTCGTTCGCGAAGACAATCAGGCTTTCCTCGGAGCTTACGCCAAGCGCGAGGACGCAGAGCAGGCAGCTAAGGTGTTCCGAGTCCCGACCGAGATCCTCCACTGGGTGACTGTTCAGAAGCCCCTGCCTGCTCTCGGACGATAAGCGTTGAGCTTCCCCAGTTCCTAACCCATAATAGAACTATGACCAAGACCCAAGTCCATATCGTGTTCAAGGAAGCCGGAGCCTTCTCCAACGGCGGCAATGAGTTCATCGGAGTCTTCTTCGATCGGAAGTCCGCGGAGGAGTGGATCTGGCAACGGAAGGACTCTAAGAGGTTCTTCATCGAGTCCTACGAGCAGCCAGAGTCCGGGATCGCCCACGAAGTCTTCGCTTGAGGTTCCCCAGTACATCCTTTAATATCTTAACAATGACAACGTTCCAAGTAGTAGCCGTGACAGTTCACTTCGTCCTTCTCGTAGGCCTCGGCGCGACCTTTATCTACCTCTTCGACCTCAACTAAGTCCGTGCGGTTCCCCCTCTCCTCACCTAAGATATATACAAGATGAAAGACACCATGACACCCACCGAAGCCTTCGCTTTCCGCCTCCGCCACCAGTCCACGATCAACGCACTAGCGAGCGCCTGTATCACCACGATCGTTGTCACCGCTCTGCTCACCGTGGTGCTCTCCCCGATCCTCATCCCTCTGTGCCTCCTCGAGCTCCTGGTCAAGGGAGTCCGCAACACCTGGAACTGGTTCTACCCGGAGCCCGAGCAGGACGAGACCTTTGCAAAGGTGAGGGCTCAGTTCAAGAAGGCCAGAGCTCGGAAGTAGTCCTTGCAGTTCCCCCCAACGTCCGTTAATATTATTACATGATGAAAAACAAGATGAACACCAAGACCGAAGTCCGCGTAGCAGTCCTCCAGGCGCTCGAAGCCAAGAACCCGAAGGCCATCGACTTCCGCGTCCTCGGTATCCTCACCGATGAGGAAGAAGGAACCACACACCTAGGCTTCGGGGTGAACGGACTCGCCTTCAAGACTGACTGGCTGAACACCGACTTCGTGGAAGGCCTGGCGCTGGTACAGAAGGAGAACCTCACGACCCTCAAGCAGCTGAAGGAGCTCGACCTCCTCCTGCAGAATAGGACCACAACGATCAACCGGTAGTGCTTGCAGTTCCCTCCAGAAACCCTTAAGATATATACATGATGAGAACAGCAATGAGAACAATCAAGCGCCACACCGAACAGCTTCCCAAGTTCCGCACCGGACAGGTAGTCGACTGGGTAATTCGTTTCTTCGACGGCCGGACCGGTGAGTATGTCCCTTACACCGGCACCGTGTGCAAGATGAACAAGGTCACCGTGGACGTGTACCTGCCGAACCAGGATGTAGTCCGCCTAGACCTCCGTCAGGTGAAGGTTAATACTCGGCCTTGGTAAGTGTTGCAGTTCCCCCAATAAACCCTTAAGATATATACATGATGAAAGTAATTAAGAAGCACACCGCCAAGACCACCCTCAAGGATCAGTTCACCATCGGCCAGACGATCAACTGGACGACCACGTTCTTCGACGGCCGGCAGACCGAGAACATCCGCCACACAGGCACCGTGGTGAAGGTGAACCGGGTCACAGTGGACGTCGAGCTAGCCAATAAGGATGTGGTCCGACTCGACGATTGGGACCTCGCAACGGTCCGATAGTCCTTGAGGTTCCCCACTCTCTCCTCTAATATATAAACATGATGAATGACATGACGATCGCCCGCACCGAACTCGAGCAGCTGATGGATGAGTACTGTGACTTCCACAAGGACGTCTACGGGGTGAAGGCTCGGTGGATCTACGGTACCAAGGTCACGGTGCAGGAGCTGAAGGGAATGCTGGCTCGGCTCGAGCGGGAGTACTATGTCCAGGTAGAAGAGGAGAAGCAACGCACCGCTAGGGCTGAGCAGGCAGCTCGGGAGCAGATCCGAGTCCTCATGCAGTATGGGGCCCAGGACGTTGCGATGGCAATCCGGTGGCTCCACGAGGCCCAGGAGACCCTTGGTGACAATCGGTTCCTCGACTTCGACCTAGGATGTGAGTACGGCTTCATCGACAGCCTCCTGGAGAACGGCCTCGAGTAGCATAGGCGGCGAGTCAAGCCCCAGGGGCGGAGAGGGACCTCTGGGGATTTTTCGCACCGTGGTATGCAAGGACCCCGGCTGTTCAAAAACAGGTAATAGGGGTATCACGCCGGAGCCGGGGGGTGGGGGCAATCCGCTGTTCTACTATATAAGAGTACCCCCTATATACCCTATAGACCCCTGTACCTGGCGCGGTATGTATTAGATGAGTTCCACAACAGATGTAATGGCCTTTAGGAAGAAGCTGCTTGTCACTATCCGGCTGTCCCCCTTGTACCGCGGTTATTATCCCGTTATCCAGAAGATCGTAAAAGAGTTTAAGGGGACGGCATTAAAGAGACTCCATATATTTCATGAATATGTAATGATGAAATATCTCTTATCCGATTATCACTATGGAGACGAACAGGACCAAGTGAAGCAACAGGTGGATAGAGAAATAAGAAACCATTATGAATGGATTAAATTATATCTTATTACTATAATGGATGCGCATGTCGGAAGACGAACGAGAAGGGCTCTTTTAAGTGAGTTCGATTGTAGGGGAGTGACCCCTATGCCTGCCGGCCGCTTAATGAGGCACACGCAGCCTCAACTGGACTGGCCTGAGGATTCCCAAAAGATAGATTATTTGACGGGCGACTATATTAATAATCCCAAGTCCCCGCGTTTTTTGTTACATGCCGAAGAGGACCTGGAGCGGGTGAACTTATCCAATATCGCCGCGGAGGCTTATAAGGGAATAGATTATTGTTTTCGTTTGTTGTTTGGAGCTGAGAGTCTGGAAGATAAGATTAAAGCAGTGACCCTGACTTTGAATGTTTGGCATATGTCCGGCAGTCTATTTTGTGAAGAGGAAATCTTACCGGACATTGCTCGAACCTATGACGGAATCCCAACCCCTGCAGCACCATTCACTAGAAAAGAATTAGATGATCTAAGTAATATACCAACTAGTAGAGCTGAGTATAAATTAAAGAAGCTTTTTAAAGTTTGATCCCTATATATTATATATGTTTTTATCAGAAGAATTCACAGAGCAACTACACGCAGCACTAGAACAGAGTGCAGTTGAAGTTACCTATCTAGACGAAAATATGCAGAGGTTTGCAAAGTTGGTTCGACGAGAAGCGGGTGTTAAATATAAGAAGACCAAAAAGTATTTCACCTGTTCCAATATTGTAGACGGAAGCGTGGTGACTATTTATTATGCCAATTTAAAGGCCGCTTTCTTTGCAGACGCAGACATGCTAAAACAGTACGAGGGACAGAAGAGAGTTTATGAAAAGATTCTAGAAATTCTACCCGGAGATCAAGCAGAAGGCTTGCAAGACCTATCCATACATTTATTCAATTCTGTGCTCAGCTTTTTGTTATATCAATACAACACGGGATTGGTGGTAGATCTACAAAAGATTTTAAATCTTCTCACCAATTATGCAGATGGGGTATCTTTGGATGATCGCAAAGCTATGTTCATTCTAGGAGTAGAAAGTCCGGCAGTTCTGGCGGACTTAAACATTTGTAGGGCTCAAATGAAAAAGGTTCTCGAGAAAAGAATCCAATTAGAAGAAGAGATCATTGACCAAGAGTTTGAAACCTATAAGGAACAAGATCCGGACGTATCCACAGAAGAAAGAGATTTGGTTAAAGCTCATTTCAAAGAAGTGGTGGATGTAGAGTTTCCTTTAATAGATCAAGACACTTCTCTGTACTCTATTGTAACTAGACACTGGCCTTCTATCTTAGCTCCTAATGAACCTTGGCTCTTTATGAAGAGAATTAATTAGGGGTCCAGGTCTTCCAATACTTCATACGATTCATTAAGGCCGTGGAGAAATGAAGGACCAAGTTTCCTTGTCCTTGGCTTGCTTGCAATACTTCTCTAAAGAATTTGGAGGGCATGGAAGAAGATTTAACCGTTATGTAAGATTGCTCCATGTGATCATCTTCTACTGTGAAAAGATTGATATTGGTGTCTGTGATATTGGCAAATCTATTATGAGTTGCCAGATCCTTAACTAGAGAGTTACAGCTATTTTTTTGTAAAGTCCAAGTTAATATTCCTTCATCACTATTAACAAATTGTGGCCTTAGTTCTGGACGATTTAAACATAGGTTCAATTTATCACACCAACTGTCTAACAAGTGCTTGTGAGTCTTTTTATTAATACCCACAACACCGGCGTTAATGGTAGGCACATTAGGATCTTGCACCGGAAATTCTTTATATACATTTTCAGAAATTTTATGCAAATATTTTTGACGCAACCAATGTTTTAAAAAGAAAGTTTGCTTATTGGATATAATAGGAGAGGCAGATAGATCACCAACTACTAAACAATCTGAATCCATCCATATAGTATATTCATATGGACTAGCCATTATGTATAGGGGTTTAAACCAAGTTTGCCAATTGTCTATAGTTTTATGATAATCTGCAATGTCTACATATTTTAAAGTCATACCATTCTCAAAAGCCCATCGTTTTTGAGCTTCTGTGAATCCTATGTCTATACATATAAAATTAATTTTTCCTTTTAAAGAAAGAAACAGAGCCTGCACTCCCCCAAAAACATTGGTGTCTCCAGCAGTAACTACTCCTATAGTAGAGTCTAATAAATTAAAAGAAGGATAATTTTGTTGAATATAATTCAACCCATGTTTATATAAACTCATAAAATTATTTAACGAGGTGCCCTGGGTGTTACCCAAAAACTACTACCACTAGAATACCCATTAATGTCTGACACGCCCCCATATCCAATAGATACAAGAAAACCTATATAATAACCGGTTAATATGTCTGAAAATCCTATAGTATAACTACCACTATTCAAGCCACCTTTCGCGTGAATGTGTCCTTCGTCATATACTGCTCCTTGTCTTATACCGTTGTAATAAAAGTAATAACCAGTGTTAATGGGTCCTAATTTTGCCACACTAAACCATCCATTATTGCTATTGGCATATTGGCTTTTGGTTTCTGATACTACATTATAGATTGTCAAACCAGCTCGTGGATATTTTCTAGTTCCGTAATAATCTGACCAGGCTTGGACATCGTTAGAGGTTTTAATTCTAGCATTTTCTGGGAGATTAGTTACATAGGAACCACCGCGAGTAAATTTACCTATATTGGCATACGTCCATCCAGGAGAAAATTCATTTCGTATTTGACCCAAGCTAATTAAACCACTTGATTGTAACATATAATTATTTAATCAATTCCTGAATAGAATTTTTAAGTTTTCGATTTTCATTTCGGAGTTCTTTTATAGCTTCTATTAACACTGGTATTAATTTTTCATAACGAACGGCCTTGATTCCGTTGCTTCTAGTAGTTACAATTTCTGGTAGTACCTCTTCTACTTCCTGAGCTATGACTCCATAATCTTTTCCGGTATAAAGACTTTGCTGATCATTCCAATCAAAAGACACTCCATTTAATTGAGATACGATGTCTAAACTATTTGGAATGTGTTGAATATTATCTTTAAGTCTCTTATCAGAAGATGCAAATGCTATAATGTCACTATTGGTAGAAATGGTACTTGATACAAAAAGCGTACCGCTAAGAGTGGTGTTACCCGCCACTCCGAGAGTAGAAGCCGTGGATAAGGCTCCATTAGAATGAAGAGTTCCAGTGATTGCGGCATTTCCTGCAAGTTGCAAATTAGCATTGCCGGTCAACAACCCGCCCACTGTGAGAGCGCCAGCAGTACTAACAGTTCCTCCATTGGCAATGGTTAGAGATTCTCCTCCAGTTCCTGTGTTAAATCTTATATTATTCGTGGTACCACTACCTAACACGACATCATTAGAGCCATTCATGTATATCAACCGCGAATCAACGCCAGATACTGTTTTGGCATAATAACCATTTCCATTATCCACTGTAATATTACCACCACTAACTTGAAATTTTTGATCCGGTGACTTGGTACCGATGCCCACTTGGCCAGCAGAAGTAATCCTCATTTTTTCCACATCTGCAGTTCCGAAGAGTATTGGATATGCTGCCCTATTATTAATAGCTAACGGAGCAGTGGCATATTGATTAACACTCAAGGTACCAGGCCCCTTCATTGAATCATAGGGGTCAGTATAATTGCTTTCAGAAACATTACCGACCCATCCCAGCCAGGAACCGGTGCTATTACTTATAAATTTTACCCTTGCATAAGCAGATAGTGTTTGGTCATATATTCCAATACTACCACCATCTCCTACATTAGTTCCTACAATTGATAAATCTTGAGAAGGGGATGGAGTACCTATTCCAACTTTACCGGCATTAGTAATCCGTATTCTTTCTGTATTGTTAGTGCCTAGTATTACGGACCCTGCACCTCGAGTGCCGAGAGCTAAAGACCCACCTGCGTCTTGAGTCATGTAAAGACCGTTTGCTCCTACATTAAGGAAGGTTCCTGCAGTAAATCCATTAGAATATCCTCCCCAAGTTCCGTAAAAACCCGTAGCAGCATCACCAAGCCGAATGGTTGCGGACGTAGTATTACTAGTATCCTTTAACAAGGCATTGGCGGTGACACCCTCAATATGCAAGCGAGCTCCTGCAGAGGTGGTGCCTATTCCGATATTTGAATCTACGGACAAATTGCTATTGACTCTTGCTGCAGCTTTGGCGGTGACAGTGCCATCAGCGGAGATTGTAAGTCTTTCTATGTTAGTTAAAGCTCCTCCAGAAGTTCCTAAGGCCGTATTAGATATGGCCCATTTTCCAGTTGTTTTGTCAAAAGAAATCTCTCCGCCATATCCAGCAGAACAAAATTTTGCGCCTACATCATAATATCTATTACCCCACAACTTTATGGTGTTAGTATCTCCGGTAAACCAATTGTTGCTTTTTTCTTTGGAGGTAGTGCCTCCAATAGCAACTCCAGTTCCAAAACGTCCGTAAGAGGTAGCATCTATATAGGTTGCGGTAGACAATACCCAATCTTGCGTAGATGCAAAGGTAATAGTTTTAGTAACATCTAAATGGTTACATAAAAAATAATCAGTTGCGTCCGGCAAAGAAAATTTTAAAAATTCTGAAATCTTTTTATTTGGCATAGTCTCTAATGATATTTATCTTGGCTGTCTCTCGAATAAGTATTCTTATAGGCAGAGAATTGTCTGCTTGAAGTTCCCCCGAAGAAGGGGTAACATATAAGAAGAATAAATGAAAAAGATTCTTCTACTAGCTCTAACATCATCCTTCTTGGTTGGATGTACAGAAAAAACCGGAATAGCCCTGACCGTGTTTCGAGACAATACTGAAAATAAAATGATGAAGGTTGCCGGCGAGGGAGAATGTGCTTTGGAGATGTACCGGAGCCAATATTCTTCTTTTAAAGAACGACTAGTTCGTTTGAAGACCTTGCAGGCGGTTTATCAGGATGAATTGGATGCTGCGTATGCCAAGGGAGATGAGCGCCGGATTGGCCATTATACCAAGTTGCAAGCAGAACTTAATAATAAGATTCCAGAAGCAGAAAACACTTTAAAAGAATTCTTTGCTGTCTATGAACAGCAACGTGCGGAAGTACGGTTTCTGAAGGAAGAAATTAGTAGTTATAAAGCCAATGCTTCCTTGATCAATACCACAGATACAGTTATGGAATGTGAAAAGAGAGCAGACGTTATTAAGAGTCTCTTAGCTGATCTTAAAATTAAGTCCAAAAGAGCACAGTCCACCTTTGAGGTTAATAGTTTTGAAGATAAAAATGTAGTAAGGTAATATGAAAAAAATATTGTTTTTGAGCTTGATATCTCTTTCAATGATTGCCTGTGAAGGCAAGCGATATGTCCTAAAAGACAATGATCCAAAAATGGTGTTCTTGGAAAGTCACTATCCTCAAATGAAAATCACCAGACAGGAATTGGCTCGTGAAGTTGAAGTGTGTAAGGCTAATTTAGCTAAGCTAGACACCCTTTACGGAACCTTTGAACAAAAATCATCAAAAGACTTTGTCTATGAGAAGGTTAAAATTCTAACACAGGACAGATCTATCCTGGTAAATCAGCTTAATAAAGTAGATGCAGAAATTGAAAAGAGCATGGCGGTAGAAACATTTAACAGTATCGATCAAGGAGGTTTGAAGCTTACACAATTAAATTCTTTGATGGAAGAGACCACTACTTTGATTTTTAAATCTCGCAATCTAAATAAAACCCAACACCAAGCATATAACACATCACAATAAATTAACCGTTGCATTTCCCTCAACACATATCTAATATAAATCGTATGACAAAACTAAAACATACTATTGTAGCCGCTCTTATTGCAGTGGCTTTCACGTCAGGAGCTTCCGCTGGTTCTTCAACCCGCCCAATCGGCCCTGACATCTCGTTGGCTTCAAAGTCAGATTTGACTGGTAGCTTAGAAACGAGTTTGGTATCTAATTACACGTATCACGGTCGTGTACTAGATAGCAATCCAGTGGTAGTTCCAAAGTTGTCTTTGGCATATCCGTTGTTTACAGGAGGTACTCTACAACTATCTACAGAACAGATTGTAGGAACTAGTGGATCCACCTTGTATCGTAGCAAGTACAATGCAGGACTCGCCTTAGGTCTCGGACGCTTCACAGTGACTCCGGGATATGAAGTTAAGGCATATCCTGGTCGAGATGGTGTAAACACTCAAGGAGTAACTGGTCGGGTATCTTTCAATGATGAAGGATTTTTTCCAGTAACCTTGAATCCATATGTCTACGTCTCAAGGGCAGTAGATCCAAAGGGAGGGACTTATTACGAAACGGGGATCCTTCCTACTAAGAACCTCGGAAAGCTATCTGTTAGTGTCCCAGTTAGTGTGGGTGCTGGCTCTAGTAGCTATTATACCCGAACTAACAAGGACCTAAAGTATGCATTTACAGGAGCCGGACTAGCTTTTGTGTATAACGTAACCGATCGACTTGCTCTCAAGGCAAGTAGCATCTACTATAATACAGACACAACTCTGGCAAATGCCTCCAACAGCTTTGTGCAGAATTCTGCAGGAGTAACCGTTTCATTCTAATTTAGAATAGCCAACTCCTGCCTCTCAAAGCCGGTGTCGAAAGACACCGGCTTTTTTATTTGAACTTCCCCATAAAAGTTGGTATAATAATAGCATGAAAGAAGAAACCACAGACCAGACAGAAGAGATCGTAGAAGAATTCACCGCCATTGAACCAGGATTCGAGAATCCTTATGTTAAGGCTGTGGAGATTCTTAATAGAGCCTTTGACCATTTTAATGAAAAGTATTGTGAAAATATCCTCAATAGGCCGTTGATTACCATTTTGTCTAGAGGCAAGAAGGCTTGCCTCGGATGGCATTGGAAGAACAAGTGGCAGTATCAGAACACTCTTCATACAGAGATTATGATTGCTGCAGAGACTTTGAGGAGACCCATTAATGATATTCTAGAAACCCTTCTCCATGAAATGGTTCATCTTTGGAATAGTCAGCATAATGTCTTAGATTGTAGCAAGACCCAGTATCATAATAAAAATTTTAAAAAAGTAGCAGAAGACAAGTTCTTTCTAGAAGTAGATAGAATGCCACAGAGAGGATTTGCACTGACTAGCCTATCTGTTAGATCCCTAGCAGACGTACAGGAATTTGTGATTAAAGAGGGCGTTCAAGATTTTCGTTTGGTACGAATAGACACCTTTGAAGAAGGTCCTGGTAAAAAGAAACAATATATGATTAATGTTTCTGAAGAAGATTATGAATGGTTTCAACATCTAAAATTTACACAAGGGCTTAAATCTAAAGAAACATTTGCTCTTATTAGAGCAGAATATGAAATTAATAATCCAACAGAAATTAAAGAGATTTTAGAAGAGGTGGCATAAATATTAAGGGCGTGTATCAGGAGACTATTGCTTTTAGTCTTTTCGCAAATAGTTCTTCTTGAAAGACTTTAGATACACGCCCTTTTTTATTATATGGGTGGGAGGGATAATAGGTAAATATAGATTATGAGAGTGGCCATTTCCTTCTGTTCCAGCATCCTTCATCTCCTCCTAGATGGATTTAATCAAATCATAACATCTGTTTCAGAATCCCGAAGTCAGCGGCAAGGTCCGCAAAAAGAGCCACGACTATATAAGATACCTCGCTTGGGTCGTTAGAAACTCTTTTCACAGGGACTTAAATTAAGTTCCTTGGCCTTTTCCGGACAAACTACGTGGAACACGGACCCCACACTGTGGAGGCTTCCTTTGTTACCTGTAAACTCACAAGTAACAGTAGCTTCTGCTTCTGCTTCTTCTATAATTTCTTCAGCCCTCTCCATTCCATAAGTGCTAGCATGTACTAACAAGAGTCCGTACATATTTTTAATAGAAGTAATATTAATCTGTTCTTCGCCTTCTTTGTCTATATAAGACTGTAATTTATTACACATTCTATCAAGAAGATTGTACCAACCAATCCCACATTCAAAATATTGAACCCTTGCAAACAGTTTAGGATAGGTGTCAGTTAGTTTGGATTTAATGTTTAAACACATCGACATACTTTTATTATAATTGAATAACCATATCATGCTACGAAATACTAAGTATTTAACGTTGTATGAAAGATCTTATTGCAGCTATAATTTATGCCTTTATTTGCGTGGCTAGTTCCTTTGTGGCTGTTGAAGTTCGTAAGGAAAGTTTACCAGCCTGGTCTTCTATTATAACAAGCACCTTGGGAATGTTTGTGTGGGCATATGTAGTGAGGCATTCAGCTCTCGGGTTAGTAAAACTAAGTGCTCTATATGATATTTTAGGAGCATTGGCTTACTTTGCTGGATTTGTAATCTATGGAGAGAACATTTCTAATATACAATGGGTGGGTATTTCTTTAATGGTTTTCTCTATCTATCTAATAAACAGTCACTAAGTTTGTATAAATAATTTATTATGGGATCATTTAATGAATATGTACAAGATGCTTTAAACGGAAATACTTTAGAAGAAGGGCTGTTTAGCCGCATAGGTGCAAGGCTGCAAGGAGCTAAAACGGCTGCAAGTACTATGGCTTCTAATGTAGGTGCTGTAGGAAAGGCTATTGTTCGTGGAACTGGAGGAGCGGGTATTAATACTCAAGATGCTGCCAAAGAAGGGACCTCAGCTAAAATTCAGTCTATAGCAAAATCTCACGCAACTGATATGTTGAATGATTTTTACAAATTAGGACTTTTTCCAAAAGGAAGAAGACCAAGTACTCAAAACATTACAGACCTAGTTTCCAACATATCTAAGACAGTAGAAACTATTTCAGGATCGAGTAACATTAACCCTACAGAACCAGATGCAATTACAACCCCTCCTCCAACTGACCCCGGAACAACAGATCCAGCTACTTCAACAGATCCCGGAACAACAGATCCTGCCACTTCAACTGACCCAGGAACAACTACAGAGCCCCCTCCAGCTGAATCTGGAACACCCCCTCCTTCAACTGAACCAGGAACCTCTACAGAACCCCCTTTAACAGAACCGCCAGTTACCAAGCCTAGAAGGGGCAAATTACCAGCCGCTGGAACCTCTAAACGCAGAAGAGGTGGTTTGCCCGCTGCTGGAAAATCTGCCGCAAGGCCTGCAAATTTCTTTGATAATTTTTACGTAAACCTTATCAATAAAACATTAATTTCTTAATTTTGTTGCTTTAAAGATTTTTTGATATAAAATATACTCAATGCGTCTTTAGTTTAATGGTAAAACTGCGGTCTCCAAAACCGTTGATGAGAGTTCGATTCCCTCAGGACGTGCCATGCGGGTATAGCATAGTGGCTAATGCCCTAGTCTTCCAAACTAGATAGGAGGGTTCAATTCCCTCTACCCGCTCCATTTTTAACAAGCAATCGTAGCTCAGCTGGATAGAGCAACAGATTTCTAATCTGTTGGTCGCGGGTTCGAATCCCGCCGATTGCACCACTTTGGTTCACGGGTAACCACAAACCCAATGGTATATAGGTCTTGTCGTGATTGGAATGTAGCTACATAGAAATCCTGCCCGTGGACCATTTTTTATGATAAATAAATAAATAAATAAAGATATATGAAACGATACTATTTCTTTGAACAAGTTGTAACAGGAGGCTCTCAAAAACAAGGATATTCCTTACCCGACCTCATAGACAACTCAAGAGACGTTCAAGATTTAATAAACACTATAGAATCTGATCCAGAATTAGCAGCTGGTGTCAGAATGGATGACGTTCAACATCAGGGAAGCTCTCAACTAAATGCTGGGGCAATTTGGAAAAAATTGGAAAAGACTCCAGTGGGTGAAAGACTTTCAAAGGCATATCCTCTCATTAAAAACTATCGAATTAGTTCTGTATCTACGAGCAGCTCGGCATTTAAACCTGGTTCTTATGATCCTCAAATAGAAGGCAAACCAAACACTACTAGAGAAATTGATGCTTATGATAAGTGGGGAAATTCTGAAGGATTAAAACTTCGGGGTCAAAATATGCCCTCCTTTAGAGAGTATATGTATACGGATAAGTGGAGGACGGACGAAATATCAGGAGGAGGGGCTAAACAAACTCCAGTGAGTGTAGCTACTCAGAAGCAGACCCCGATTGTGTAAGTTTTTACGAGAGATTCCCCAAAAGAGTTAGTATAATTAAGACATGAAAAGAACCGTTCTTCGATTTTTAGGTAAAGCCATCTTAGCAGTTAGCCCTCTTCTCTGGAAGATTCCTACAAAGTGGGCCTTTAATCTCCACCAGACACTCGGCGATATTGCTATCAAATGGCATCACGAACACAATTTAGACCTGTGGGACGAAAACCACGTTGGAATTTAATGGACACCTCTTTATTATATTCCATAATACAAGAATTGGATAATCAACTAGGTAATGTAAAATTACATTATTCTAATGCAGAAACTGTAAAACATTTGTTAGAATTGAGAAATCAAATTATACAAAAGCATAATCCCCCGGAAGATATTGATTGGACTATCCAAAATAAAAATGCTTTGAATGTAATAAAACATTTTGAATGGAATATTATTTGGAAATAAATAAATATTACTTGTAAAGATAATCTTTATAAGTCATTATTTCAGACACAACGTTAAAATACCCCTCTGCTTCAGAGGGGTATTTTTTATATATTTTTAACAAACTAGTAGCTTCTTCTGCATGAGAAACTCTAGCCATTAGACTTTCTGCGATATAATCTATAGTGTCTAAAACATTGCCCTCTCCAAAACCAACTGCATCTTTTGTTAATTTGATTTTTGCGTCATTTAGAGAAAGACTAAGATCACCACACTGGTATTTGATTATCATTTCTAATTGAAAAGGTATTATTTTAATTTGAGGAGTTGTTTTATACTCTATAGAACACAAATACCTCTTCATTTCAACCGGATCTAAATTTTGAAAGTAAGCACCGTGACTATTAATCACCCAGTCCACGGCTGTTTCATACGATTTAGAGTTATATGTTAAATACCAATCTAACTCTTTAGGACTTGGAGGAAACCCTAGAACATCTAGGTAAACCCTTCGTATCAATTGAGATTCTCTTAATGGTGTGGCTCCCAAACTTAATTGAGAACCAAATAGCAATAATCCAAAAAAGGTTATTACAGTTAGCCAGAGCTTTACAAACCCCTTCATATAAATACTTATCTTTTCTTGGTGACTTCCCTGCTCATATGAGTTATTATAATATCACAACATATGAGTACAACAAACCCAAACATCGTCATCAAGAACATCACTTGTCTTACTGGTCGTAATGTCGAACCTACCACTGAAAAGACTTATAAGATGTGTCTAGTTGAAAAGAGCATTAATCATAGCAAGTATACTGTAATTGGTATGGTTGATCGCACTAACAATGTTATCTTGCAGACACGATTCCACAATGTTCGTGACAACAAGGGTCGCTTCGCACGCGTTGCCCGCAACCGCCGTAGCCGCTAAAAAATAACCTCTAAGGGCTCTGGAGTAAATCCAGAGCCCTTTCTTTTTTTATGAAAACTCCAGATCCTAAAAAACATTTAATCATTTCTCTCATCAAATCCGGCTTTCGAGTCTGGGCAGGAATTGTATTACTTCTAAATAATAATATGGCAATTCCAGTTGCGGGTATGCTTATTATCATTGCAGAAACCCTAGGAATTGCAGAAGAATTGTTTTAAAATGAGAATTAAAAAGAATATTCGGAAAACATATTTTCTCAATATTCTGGGAAATAAATTTTATATTAATTTTAAAGGCAAAAATAGAGATATTGTTTGCTTGGAACCAGAATTAGAGAAAGATATTGCCGGTAGACCAAATCCCTATTATATGCAAATGATTATGGGGTATATGCACAAAGAGGGATTTTTAACAGATGGCCTTCCAATTAATTTTAGACATATCGAAGAAATGGAGCAAGAAGAAGAGTGACCTTCCCACAAAAGAGATCTATGATATATACAAACAATAACACATATGAATACCACCAACACCAACACCAAGCGAGTATCCCTGTCATCTGTAGTTTCTTCCATTCTTAAAAATGCCGGAACTTCAGGAGTATCTGTCAGTAAGGCAGTAGAAGTTGCAACCACAGTTGCAGCGGAACACAATCTTACTATTAAAATCAATTATCGTTCTGTTTATCAACAACTTAAAACCCTTGGAAGTCCTTCCAGTAAAGGACACTTTGTAGACAAGCAGTATACAGTTGAGACAAAGGAAGTGGTGGCAGTTGCTGCTTAATCTTTATGGTCTGATACAGAGGCAGCAGTTAATAGAAGAAGTTTATAGAGATCAGCAACATCTTCTATATCTTCTTCTAGTAATATACTTTCCAAAAGTTCATCTGCATTTCCCTCTTTAATAATTTTTTTAACATGAAGAAGGAGGTCCTCATTTGTAGGATCTTCTCCGTGTATATTTGTATAATCTGATATCAAAACATCCCGTGTTTCTAATATTAGATTTAAAGTTTCCTTTATAGTCATGTTTCTTATTTAATCGCCATAGTGTCCATATAAAGCGGATAAATATATTATATGGGTAAAAAGAATTCTTTATGTAGTCCTACTACTAAATTAATACTGTATATCACGACAGCTTCTCTAGCTTCTTTACTAGCGGACTTAAATCATTATTTACAGACAGCATCCCAGGCAGTGTCTCATGTAGAAGTTCCTGAAGGGCATTTAATTAAATGGTCAATCATTCTTATTAATTTTGTATTGCAAGGATTGATTGCTTGGAGGGCATTTATTGATGATGCCCATCTAGATGCCCACATAGAAGCACACCATTCTGATCCGGAACATGAACACCACTCAGATTAATCGGGAACTTCCCCAATAATTCTACTATTATAGTAGTATGAAAGAAAGTATTCAAGAGTTGGCAAAAAAGGTAAAAGCAACCAATATTCAAATTGTAGTTGATGATCCAGAGTGGCAAAAGCTTCGAGTGTGGTTGAAGGGTAAATGGGCAGCTCAAGGGCCGGAGTGTGTAAAGGGGCTGCAAGCTTATTTTGATGTAGATCCAAATAATCCGTGGAGGGTTCGTCGGGTTTTAAATTATGTCACCTGTTCAGGATTTCGGACAGGAGCTATTAAAGAACCTTCTGTAGATCCTCTGAGAGATCAAGTCAGAAATGCCTGGGCAGGGTTACTAGGTGATAGAGCCACTCATCGAGTAGGTGGCAAATTATAAGAATCATGGTACTACTAAGGGATAAGTAGTATCATATGGCTGTTCAATTTTTAGATGCTCTTACAGTTTCTGGGTCTGTATCCTCCAATTCTATTATATACGGAGACGGCAGTGGACTAACTAATGTTCTACCTCTTTCTGGGGGCCAACTTACGGGGTTTGCTGGATTGTCGGGAGATAATGCCCATTTCAATTATTTTTATGGGGACGGTACATTTGTTACTAATGTTACTGGTATAGATCCTTCCAAGCTTTCATTAACTGGAGGAACTCTTACAGGACTACTGTCTGGTAAAAATGCAATTTTTGATGGACTGAGTGCGTCTTCAATTGTACTAAACGGATCTCCTTTAGGATCTGCTAGTGACCTTGCAGCATTATTAAGAGGTGCAGAATTAGATGTATTATCTCTTAAAGCTGGTGGTGTTATTGCCACTAATCAAATATCTGCAAAAAATTTATTTGTAGACAATGCCACGGTTTATAACAATCTATCAACATATGCTCTTCATACAGATATTATTGTTGGCAATGTTACTGTTGTAGGAAACTTAACCGCAACCGGAACCACCACCTTTAATAACACCACAGTCTTCACTAATACCAGTTCTTTAAGTGTTATCAATCTAGGGGACGGTCCTGCCTTGTATGTTCAACAAGGACTTGGTCCTGGAAACATTGCAAGTTTCTATGATGCTGATGGTATAGAAGCGTTGCATGTAGGAAACGCCAAATTTACTAACGGAACAATACCAGCTGGAGTTATTGGCATCAATACATCCGCTCCTAATAAGACCCTAACAGTGATAGGCACTGTTAGTGCTACCGACAATGTATATTTTGATAAACAAATTACCACGTCAGATGTTTCTATATCTAATTCAGTTTCTGCTTCTTATGGAGTCTTTAGCCAGTATGTAAATGCGGCTAGTTTATCTGGTACTCATTACGGGGACGGATCTCATCTGGATGGGGTGTTATCCTCAGCTGTATATCAACCCAAGATTGCATCGGTCGAAGCAACTGTTAATAGCTTATCTGCTCGCTGGAATACTACATACGCCTTGGTAACTGCTCTTAACATAAGCAGTAAGCAAGTAGCTCTTATAGGAGACGGAATAAATAGAATATTCTCTATTTCTCACACTATTAGTTCTATTGATAGAGTAGTTAATATATATGATAACTCTAGTGGTCAAACTGTAATTCCCACCATTGCAAACAAAGATCCATACATTACAGTCGTATCTTTTAGCTTTATACCAACAACTAATGCCTATAAGGCCGTTATCATAGGGTAATGTTGTTTATAAAGATAAATAGATATGTATGTCTATAAATGTAGTAGATGATTTAGTTGTATACGGCAACACATATGGCAGTGGATCCTTGTCTCTTATAGGATCTGCTTCTGCTCAGAATGTTGTTTATGCCAATGGGGGCAATTCTACTCTGTGGAATGCTACATATTCTACGGTTCTTGCTTCTTCCGCTCAATGGGCAGGGGCAGACACCACTACGGGTTCTGCAGGAGGAGATCTTTCTGGATCTTATCCAAATCCTACAGTTTCTAAATTGCAAGGCTATACGATTAGTACAGCAACTCCTGTTAATGGACAGATTTTACAATGGAATGGAACAGCTTGGGTTCCCGGATCAATTGCCGTAGGGGGTAGTGGAGGAGGTGGATTAACATACTTCTTAAATCAAGGACTATCTGCTCAATCGCCAACTACCAATTTACCATTAACTGCTCATGAACTAGGACGAACAGGGCTATCAGCTCAGACTATTGTCACTAGTCCTACACTTTCACAGGTTAATTATGATCTAGTTGCGGGATTTGTATCAGATGTATTAGACCCTAACATTACTGCTATTCCAGCAGGTCTATGGGATTTTAATCTATGGGGGTATAGTGATGCTAACCAAAATGAAACACTATTAGTACAAGCATTGATATACAAATACGACGGGGTTAATGCTCCAACTTTATTATCAACTTCAGAGAGTACAAAATTAACAAACGGGGGTGTTTTTTACCCTATAGTTATTTCATGTTTACTCACTCAAACACCTATACTAACATCAGATCGTATATACGTTGAGTTTAGAGCAAAAGCAAGCTCTAATAACCATCATGTAACTTTTGGGTTTGGAGGTAATACACCAACACATTTTCATACAACTTTACCATCTGTGGGTGGGTCTGGGCTAGTAAAAGTAATTAACGGTATATATCAAACACCAGCATCTTTGTTGGTTGATGTAGATGTAGCTTCAAATGCTCAAATTAATCAATCTAAGATATTAAATTTAACAACAGATTTAAGTGCTAAATTTGATAAATCTGGGGGAACGGTTAACGGAAATTTAACTGTAACTGGAACATTTTCTACAGTTGATACTCCCAAATGGGCCTCTGTTTATTCTACTACAAATAATTTATCAAGTAATTGGAATATTGCTCATAACACAGCCACCACATATCAAGCGGTTTCTAGTACCTATGTCACTCTAAGCGGAACTCAGACTTTAACAAATAAAACAGTAGTTGATTGGATGACTTTAGTTAGAGGATATAACATTGCTCCTACTTTATTGGCAACTATAGGAACTGGAGAAGTATACAGTTATGTTTACAACTCCTCTCCAACAAACAAAACATATTACAGATTTATATCAACTAATGGCAGCACAGATGCTTTCTACACTACATGGAACGGCACAGCAGTTTCTGGATTAGTAGCTAGTAAATCGATTACATTATAATAAATACAACTATAACATGGCAACGTATATTTCAAATGGAACAGGAGATTGGACAACAGCATCAATATGGTTAACTGCTGCAACTGGTACATTTACACCAACAGCAACTGCTAGTGTTGCTCCTCAATCTAACGGTAGAGATAAAATTGTCATTAGGCAAGGCCATACTGTTACATATAATACTTCAGGTGTATTTGGTGATGGAGGAGGAGGACATACGCTTGGCACTGGTACTAAAAATATTTCAACTGCCTCAATCATATTAAGTGGAGGTACATTAAGAGCATCAAGGACTCAAAATACAGCATTAACAGCAGTAGGAACTATTTGGGTAGACGGTGCAAGTGTATTAACAACTAATTCATTTTTGGATTGGGGTACAGTAAATGATCCTTTATCATCAGTTACTTCTACAATTTCACTCTCTTGTAATAGAGATGGTTCAGCAGCAATATATGTTAACCGTGTATCAACTTTAACTCTGTATAATTCTGCATGTTTTTGTGGTTTAGAGAAAACAAGAAATACCTTTTTAACATCTCCTGCAAGTGCTTCTCAAAATCAAATTGTTGTTAATGCTAGTAAAAATTGGGCAAATGGTGATTTAATCTGGATTGAATCTGATACTACTAGTACAAGTAGAGCTTTTAGTGCAAGAATTTCAAACGTTTCTGGTAATACAATTACTTTAGATACTAATTTAAACTTTGCAAGATTAGCAGGAACGAGAGTTGGTAATTTTAGCAGCACGGTAACTTTAAAATCTTTAGAAAGTTCTCCTCAAGCTGCTGGATTAATTTTAGATGGTTCAAATGGAGCTTATCAAGTTAATAATGTTTCATTTGAAAATTTTGGTACTAATTGGACAAGAACAGATGCAACTGGTAATATTCTCGCTGGTGTTGGAGCATTAATTTGTACTGTTACATATAGTTCTATAACACAACCTATTTTTAAAGGAATATCAATTTCTTTAAACGCTTCAACTGCCCCCGCTTTCACTTCTACAGGACTACCTTATAATGAAATTATTGCAGATGATATTGCTATCATTGTTCCTAGTAATTCCACCATAGGTTCATTTTATTTTGGAGCTAATAATCTAACAAAAGTTACAAATTCTGTAATATATAGATGTGGTATAGGATATGAATCGGCTGGACCATATAAAATAACATTCGAAAATTCTTACTTAAATGCTGAAACTAATATTCTACCAGTTGGTACTACTGGAGCGTATAATATACTTAATAACTGCACATTAAGATCAAACGGTCAGCTTTTATATTTTGACAATTTAAACTCATGGAAAGCAAATAACTGCACTCTTGTATATCCATCTCCTAGAACAATAGCAACTAATACTCTAAATGTGTTTGGTGACATGACATTGTTAAACTGCACAATGAGTGTTCCAATTTCTTCGTATACATTTTCTACTGTAAACAGAACTCTTAATGAGGCTACTTTTAATATCTTTAATCCGAATAACGATAGTACATCTACTTCATTCAATTATTTTTATCACGCAACAACAAATTCTTCTATAAGAAAAAATGGTTTAACTTCACTTTCGTTTAGACCAAAAATTCCAAATACAGCATTTGTTAAAATATTTACTATACCAGCTATTCAAGGTGTTACTCAAAAAATTAAAGGTAATTTAAGATTTGATTCAGCTTATGGTTCAACCACTCCACCTTCAATTACGTTCGGTGGTGCAGTTACTACTACAACATTTACTTGTCAATCATCTGTAAATACTTGGAATGGTTTCGAATATGATCTTACACCAACATATACTGGTGATATAGAAATTAGATTGACAGGAACAAGTACACTTTCTACAGGTTTTGTTTATCTTGACGGTTTAAATTTAGATCCCTTTATTAAAGATGTAAGATGGTATGGATATGAAGTAGTTAAAAATGCTTATAGAAGTGTTGATACATTAACAACATTAACAGAAAACCAAGTATCTTCCGTTGATATAACTAATTTAGATCGTCTCTATGATGCTTCCAATTACTGGACAATTAATAATCCATTATCAACTTCGTATCTAGACTTATATACAAGGAACGGAACTGTGTTAGATTTTGGTGATAAGAACATTGTTGTTAATAATTCAGCATCTACAAATTTCGCATATGCTAGTGCTTCAAATACAATAACAATTAAAACTCCTTTACTTTCTTCTGGTAATAATTTTAATACTGTAAAGACAAGTGGATTGGTGACATTATCTGGCAGCGCTATTCTGTCAAATATAACAGTTAATGCAAACGTATCTTCATTAAATGTATCCAACTTAAATGGAGTAACAATTTCTAAATTGCTAAGCTACAATACAAACACTCCTTCATTGGTAACATACACTAATTGTACCATAACTAGCGCTACCAATGAAGGATCAGCAAACGTAACAATTAAGAAGATAAATTCTACTGTAACCTATGTCTAATATTTTAACATATATCCCAACTTATATAAGCCTGACTTTACAAGGAGGGTATATTGCTATCTATGATAACGCGACAACTCAGCAGTATTATCAAAATACAGACGGTACTTTAGAACTGCCTTATTCAGCTACTGGAACGTGGACGTATAAGATTGCTAAATACGGATACAAGTTAGTTACTGGTACATTTACGATTGATCGTGCTGCTGGAGGTATCGTAACAATTGCTCCAACATATATCCAAGACATTTATGTATCTGATGTAGTCGCATCCGTTTCTGCTTATTCTGATTTTAGTGTAACACAAAAGATTTATGATTACCTATCTTATTACAGAACTACTAGTGCTGGATTAGGATATGGAGATTTAAATTTTTATGCATCTACATTAGACGTAGGTTCTAATAATATTATTCTATTTGATTCTGCTTCCCCAGCATTTAGTTATGACGGAAGTACTTTTGTACTTCATTGCAATACGCTTTCTGGAGCATCCGTTAAGACAAATGGAACTCTTTCAGTTTCTGGTAATAGTGGGATTACAAATATCACTATAGCAGCTAGTGCAACAGACAAAACTCCAAATGATTTAACAAATGTAATAATTAACGGCACATTAATTTACAATACAAATTCTCCGGCATCTATTACATATACTAATTGTACTATTGGTACTGTTGTTAATATAGGAACTGGTAATGTTTTAATCAAGCGTGTTAATTCTACAATTAACAATGCCACTGATCCAGAAATTCAAAATTATGCACCTACAATTATTAATATAAGTCCATTAAGTGGCAGTGTTGGAATATATGATAATACTAACTCTAAACAATATTTTATTACAGAACCTTCTTCAATTGTATTAGCATCTAATGCGTCTGGATTGTGGAATTATAAAATAGCAAAATATGGGTACTATTCAATCAGTGAAAATTTTACAGTTGATCCCGCCATCGGATCAACTATTACAATTAATCCCAATTACGTTAAAGATTTGTTTATAACAGAAACCAAGGTTGACGTGGCATCTGCTTATAATAATCTAGACTCTGTCGCGAAGATACATGATTATTTGTCTTATTATCAAACAACATCTGACGGCATTGATTACGGAGATATTGAATCAGAAACTTTTGGTACATTATCTTTTAAAAATGGATTAGCTTTGGATGCAACCGCAAGTAATGTTGTTAGCATTTCGGGAGATACTTTAATACTAAAAAGTATAGTATTGACTGATGATATAGTATTTGCAATTGGCAAAGATTTTTACCAATTAAATAATAATTTAATTTCTGATAAAATATTAATAAGATCCAATAATTTAGATAGTGAATTAATATTTACAGGAGCAGATTCCATTACAATTTACCAAACAGAGTCTGATAGAGATACTTTAACAAATCCAGGTCCTACATCAACTGGTGGAGCTCTTAGATTCAAGTATGGTCAAATATCTACAAATAATGTAATTTTGTCTGGTGATAAATATGCAAGAGTTACAGTTGGTGGTATAGTCTTGTCTAATACCATTAGTATTGTCAAAGGACATAATGCAATTGATTTTGGTACCACAGGAACACTTCAAGTTATTTTAACCAATCAAGGAATTATTAATAAAGGAGTTCAAAAAGCAAGCATCTTAGTGCCTCATACCATTAATACAATTTCATAGTAACAATTGAACCCAATATAACTAAATAAATATATGAAAATTGTAGTACAGTCTGAGACCTCTGTAGAATTGAATGAAATTAATATTTTGGCAGTTCGTGATAGTTTTTTTGAAAAAAAAATTACGGCTAGAATTCACGGTTTGCCAAGGTCTTTGATTTTGTGGGGACCTGCAGAATATGATTCTAAAGAAGCCCGTTCATGGAACAATGATAGTGTTTTCCTTAAGGCGTTGGAAAAATTATCGGCTCCAAATCCTTCTTTTGAATAATTTTGCTTGAATAATTATATAATTGTTATATAATTGTAAATAGATCTTTAACATTTGGGGGCGCATTGGTTTCGACTGAGCGCTGAAAACTTTAGTTGCAATCCGAGGAAGTCTGGTTGGCCTCGTTAAAATCTCTGGACAAACAAATAAATGCAACTGATAATACAGAAGCACTCTTAGCTGAAGCAACCCACATCATCAACAACTTCGAGGATTACCTCGCAGAAGAAGAGATGTACGAGCTCGCAGCCTAACAAACAGAAATGGATCCTATTAAAATTTCTGGAGTAACCTAAGTAGGTTTGAGTAAGATCGTGAAGCTCAATAAAAACAAGCCGAGAGTAGCTGGTAGACTTCGCGCCAGCAGGTAGACTAAAAACTAGCTAACAACCCTTTGTCCCTATAATGTTAGCAAAATATGATTGTAGACGCTAAAGTCTAAGTTTTCAGGACAGGGGTTCAACTCCCCTCGCCTCCACCATTTTCTAGTTGATTGATTAACACATTTGCTGTATGATCTATACATGCAACCAACAATTCAAAAACTTCGCAAAGCTGGCTTCAAGGTTCGTATACTACACACTCGTCATTATGAAACACCACCAACCAGAATGGCTCGTATGGATCAATCAAAACGTCTTTCCGCTAAAGGGGGTTATACTCGAATTGATGTCACCACACCTAACAACGAGGTTACTGTGATTGGTGAAGCCCATTGTTCTCTACAAGACAGTTTCAATCGGAAGTTGGGCAACTCAATTGCTCTTGGCAGGGCTCTGGTAAAACTTTCAGAAGATCCACTAGGAGCTATTACAATTGGAAGTTTTTAATTCAGAGATAAAAGGACTGGGAGAGATTGACTCCCAGTCCTTTTGGAATAAATATATCATATGCCTTTCAATCACCATTTTTGGAGTAGCCTTTCCAAACAATCAAATACTGTAAAAAAACAATCTTTAACAGAAACTTATAGCAGCATCTTAGAGGCAGCTGCCTCTCCTTTGGGTAAAAGACTACTAGAAGCTGGTGTAGTTTTGAGAAATTTTTTTCCGGGAAAGGTAAAGATAGCAAATAAAACTTCTAAGGTATTTGCTGAAAAACATCCTCACATCAGAATTACAGCTCAGGATCAAGAATCTGCAGACAAATATACAAATTTATCCGCGGACGAATTGAATGCTATTATCCAAGGATCCGGATATGTCTGTGTGAAGAGAAGTAATCCTTACAACGATGTGCCTGACGAAACATCTCAAGGCATTGGAAGAACAGCTGATTCTCTTTCTTCAAAATTTTATACATATTTAATAGCAAAAATTAATCCAGAAACTAATCAACCAGATTTTTCAACAGAGTGCAAGATAGTAATCGGCAAAGGAACTTTTGGAAATAAAGGAAATCAAGCCGAAAAACAAATGTTAGATACTCTTAAAGCTTCTTCTGAAAGTGAAAGACCAGCTGATAATGTTGTAATAAATTTATTCAAAGAAAAATTCAATATACAGATTGTATCGGTAGAATCTCGGAAGGGTTCTACTCGAAGACCCTTTACAGGTAAATGTGAAGATTATGGTTCTGCCATAGCAGATATGATAGGAAAAGATATCAACGGAAAGGAAATTTATATATCTTTTAAAAATATAGACGGATACACTATATTAAACTCAGGAGCAACTGGTTTATTCTTTTATACAGATACTAAAAAACCAGCTTTTGGATTTGATCCAAACGGAACTAAAAGCTTTGTAGGACACATGTTAACCAATTTAAATTTTGATGTAGAATTTGCATTGGATAGATTAAGTAAAACTGGCGCGGCTTATATGGGAAAAATTGAGGGTAATCAAACTTCGTTCAAAAGAGATATCATTCCAGGTTCTTCACAATATATAAAAGAGATGGTTCAAGCCGCTTGTTCATATGGTTATTACTATTTGAGAGACCTGGAAAAAGATGGTATGCAACTTGAAAGTTTAATGACACCACAGGATGTTTTAGATTTTATAGGTGAACCACTAAGTGATGGTGGATATATTTCTTATCCATATTTTGAATCCAAAACAAAGAAGAAAAAACACTTTGATATAGAATTATGGACTAAAGGTAAAAACAATAAAGTCAAACAATTTATATTACAGGTCAGAACTGCTTCTGGAGGATTTGAACCGGATCAATTAAACTTGATGTTGACTTATCCCAAATCCACCAAATCTATTCAATTGAATACAAATGAATCTGTAGATTGGGCTTGCCAATAATATAAAAATTTTAGATAATAGGTCATGGCTTATATTGCAATGACTAACTACCAAGGTCAGGTCTTTAAGGATATGACCATCTCAGCCCCTTCGGGTGCCATCGTATTCGATCATGAAACCCAAGCAAGCATTCTTCTTAGAGAGAAGACAATCTTTCGAACTACCGGCAACAATCGCTTGGGTATTGGAAGGTATCGCATCAACATGTTTAATGTTGTTACAGGACAAAAGGTCTATTGTAACAATTTCATGATGGATGATAATGACAAACCGGGACACGCGGTTTGGACCTTGGAAGAAGAACCTTATACTCCAGAAATGATCTTTCAGAAATATGGTTGGAAGATAGGAGAAGATCATCGTCGAATAAAGAAATACAAACTAACTGGCCGCAAGCGAACTTTGAAGTTTGCTAAGGAATTACGGGATCTCGGCAGACACGAGGACGCTACTCGGATTGTTAAAGAAATGGAAGCAGTAGTAGCTACTGGCAAACGGTATATTATTCATCGGAAAGATCTTGATCTTCCCCCAATTACTCAATAATATTATCACAATATGAATTGCTTATCTTGTGATTATCTGATTGAATTTGAGCGTCTAGAAGTTTTGCCGGAGACTAAAGTTTGTAGTGGGTGTGCTAAGCAGGGCATGGGCCAGAAGTCTAAGCCTCGTGGTGTCATGGTTTTTGGCCATAAGACCGCCGGAGCTATCCAGATTATTTCTGAAGATGCTCATAAAGAGTGGAAGAAATATAATCCTTACGGTCGTTATACCGGTCGAGGTTCTGGTGTACATCGAATGATGTCTAGTTCTGCTAAATAACTTCACACGGCATGCTAACATAGCTCAAGTTAGTATGCCTAATCAGGTTAGTATAATCCTCTTTGTGTAAATAGTTACATGAAGAGGATTTTTTTATTGCTAGTTTGTATGTTAACTTCTTGTGCACCTACAAGATATATTCCCAAAGATTCTGAGCCGTTATCAAGGGCTGTATACGCCTCCAGTGATTCTATAGATCTAGGTAGAATAGATCTGGCAGATCAATATGCCAAACAAGCCAAGACTTTAGTAGATCCACCTAAAGAACCTATATTAATCAAACCCATTGTTTCTAAGGCAACCTCTTCAGATATAGGTAAAAATGTTATAGTAGTTCCACCTTCTCTTAAAGGCATGCAAATTGTTGTTGTTGGGTCTGATGAGTATAGAAAACTTTTAGAAATAAAGGAAAATGCAGAACAATTAAAAACAGAATTTGAAAATCTGCAGAAAGAAAAAGAAGAAGTTTATAAAGCTCTAGTAGAACAAAGAGATGCAAAATCTCAATTGTTGAGAGATTATGATAATCTAGTATTAGAGATAAAGGACAAACAACTTGCTTTGTTGAAGCGAAATGTAATTATAGGCCTATTAATGATGGCTATTGGCTTATATGTATTTTTAAAAATACGAGGCTTAATGCCCTTTTAAATTATGTTAAATTATATGACAGACTTCATCATAGCCCTTTTAAATTGGACCATAGATATAGAAGAAGAACATCCTCGTAAGTGTTATTTTCTTTTAGGACTGCTGGTCTCCCTAATTATAAGATATGGATAAGAAACGAAACGTACACGAAAAGGAGGGATTTTTACAAGGAAATCGTCAACGATGGTTGATTGTTTTTTTAATTTGTATGTTTATAGTTTTGGGTTTAGATGCTACTGGAACTATACAAAAGGTAGATAGCTATTTAACATTTTTAACATTTTTGAGTGGCGCCTTTATTATGGGATATTCTGGAACAGAAACTATGAAATTATTTTCGGTAAATTCTTCTTCTCAAAATATTAATCAAGAGTCTAAACAAGAGATTAAACAAGTAACTCATATCATAGAAGAAAAATTAACCCACAATGTGAAGGAGGATGATTATACTGTATGAAAAAACCATCTAAAAATACTTTAAATTTATTATTTGAATATGAAGTTGGTGGAGGTAAGGCTTATTATGAAAAGAAACTTTCAAGGTTTACTTGGCCTGGTGGAGCTAGTGGTCCTACTATTGGAATCGGAATAGATACCGCATATTATAATCCTCAAGAAATTGCATCTATATTTAAATTTTTACCAGAAGATCAAATACACTTAATACAAGGAGCAGCGGGCAAAACAAAACAACGCGGTAAAGACTATACATTAGAATTGAGAAAAGCGGGTATTGTTGTTACTTGGGATCATGCTGTAGAAATTTTTGAAGATTTGACTTGGCCTAAATTTTCAAAAGCAGCAGAAAAGGCTTTTCCAGATTTAACAGAATTGCATGAAGATGCTTACGGTACTATAGTTTCTTTGGTGTTTAATAGAGGCACTAGCATGTCTGGAGACTCAAGAAGAGAAATGCGAAATATTAGAGCTTTGGTGCCAGACAAAAATTATAAAAAAATTGCAGCAGAATTTAGAGCTATGAAAAGAATTTGGGAAGGCCAGGGTCTAGACGGATTGTTAAAAAGAAGAGATGCAGAAGCAACTTTAATGGAATCTTGTGTATGATGGGAGGCATCCAGAGAGAGGGAGATCCGTTAATCAGACAATTATCCCACGATGTCTTTAGTCTAATGAATGATATTGTCTCTGAGGAATACATGCAAATTGGATATGTAGAACCTCCAAAACAGGGTATGTTAGCCACTCCACAGTCCTTAGAAGATTCTATTAAAGAGTTGCTATCTATGAAAAGCAGTTTAAAATGATTTCATGGAAATAACGGAACACCCGCTATTTAGAATAACAGAAAAATGTACAGATAAATTTATTGAAAAATATAAAGCTCAAAAGGCTATTATTTATTACAGAAATAAAGGATCTGCATTGATATCTGAACCATTTTTAGAAATAGAAATTTATTGGAAATCTTCAAAAGACCTTAAAAAATTTCCTTCTCAAATGGCCGACATGGCTTCAGAAATTTGTACTGTTATATCTGCTATAACATATGCCGATGGATTTATGGTGGACCCAATTTGGGAATTAGATATAGACCGCCCAGCTTTGTTGGTATGGGCGGTCTTTTTCAAAAAACATTCTTATGATGTAGATTAAGTTTTAAAGAGAAATTCTTTGAAACTAATGATACTTTCAGATACGGGTGGTTTAACAGTTGAAAGTCCCATTCCTTCTCTTACAGCTTGATAGAGATTTTTACCAGCAACTACTAGATTAGAAGAAACTCCTGTGGCTTTATAAAATCCTTGTTCATTGCCTTCAGTTGCTAACTTTCTCGCTAAAGAAGCAGATATACCACTTACGTCTCCTTCGGTAGCATCTGGATCTCTGTCTCCACTGCTAACAAATCTTAAAGCCACTTGTTCTCTTCCTTGTGGGCCAAAATTAGTATCTTTGGTTCTAATAGCCCCACTGTTCCAACTAGTCAATAATTTTTCAAGACTACCTTGATTATCACCCAATCTATCAGAGCCAGCAATAAAAATTAAATTTCTAAAACCTTTAGCATATAGATAATTTGCAGCATAAATCGGATTTAATACTTTCTCATCAACAACATGTGGAGCAAATTCTGGATAAATTAATTTTACAAATTGAGATTTAATATCTGGATTTAGTGGGTCTTTTTTTGAATTTTGAGTATTACTTAAAAATATAAAAGAATTAGTACCACCCTTTTCGATAGTTTTTTGCATCAAAGCTTTGTGACCCACAGTTGGTGGATTCATTCGACCAAAACAAAATGAAGCTGCGGGCATATTTAATTTTGAAGAAACATCTTCTCCAGCAACATTATTTTTGGCAAAATTTGCTTTACTAAATCCTAGTCGATCTATAAGTTTTAATTTATTAGCTCCGGATCCAAAAACATATCCTTCATGAGAATCTTCTTCGCCTATCCGAGCCTGTACAGGAAGACCGGTTTGTTGAAGGTCTATTTGCTTTTTAATGTTAAGTTTTAATTCAGTTAAAGCCGCCCATATAGACCAAATTCCTATTAAACCGCGAGCACCTTCTTTATAAAGCCATCCGTCTTTATTAATGCCTAATAATTTTATAGACTGTCCTTCAGATAATCTAGTTTTAAGAAATGTTAAAAATCTAGGAACTATATCAGATGCTATATCATTGTCTCTTAACATCGAAGTAATAAACGGCGACATGCTGGATAAAACAACTGCAGATTTTAACGTTTTAAGATCACCCACAAATTGTTTGACAACATGTTTATTTGAGTTAAGAATTTCTTGAGTTTGAGATAACTGGTCTGTAGACAGAGCAATTTTTGGTTTTTCTTTAATTTCCCCAACTAAGAAAGTTATTCCATTGTTTTGTTTTAATCCCTGCAATCCCTTCAACGGTCTATCCTCCGCGCCCATAGATGGTATAAAGGTGTGTATGGCTATACCACCTACACTCTTGCCTATAGTGTTTCCCAAGTCAGAGTCAATTTTGACCTGATACTTTACGGTGTTGGGTTCAAATACATAATATCCGTTTTGAATCTTAGGCATTCCAGACCACATAAGATCTCCGAAAAAGTATTGATCTTGAGTCATGGGAACAATTTTTTTCATTGTAGGGACCATCATTGCTGCGGCTTCCCATAGGCTTTGTCTATTGGCTCCGCGACCTTTGTCATAATCTTCTATAGATGTAAACTCTAGTTTACTCTTAGCCATTTTATCAAACATGTGTTTGTCTACAAACAAAAATTGACCGTTTGGATTATTTTTAGAAGGAATTTCTTTCCACCCAAAAATAATTGCTGGAAAACCATCCCATTTAATGGTAACTGTCTTACTATTTTTGACCAGAGAAGACATTTGTTTAAATGCCTGTTCGGCTCCTTCATATCCGTTATTAATAATATTATCCTCTGGATGGTCAATGCCTTCCATTAAAACTCCTAAGTCCATGCTTTCATTTTTAATTGGATAAAATTCTTTGATTGCATTCCATTTTTCGGGTTGATTCATTAATTTATTTTTAATGCCAGAAAGACTAGCTAAATCTACAGCAGATGCATCTGGTCCTAATAAAAGTTTTGCTATCTCATTTTTATTGGAAGTTATCACTTCATTGGTATTTCTATCTACTACTCCCCTTTCTGGACTAAATTGTAAATTGCCCTTTTCTTCTCCAGTTTTTGGATCTGGTGGAAGTTTTGTTTTACTAGCTAACTTAGCCAAGAGAGGATAAATCTTTAACCAAAGATCACTTCCTCTCATTCCAGCATCTTTTGTAAAGTCGTGAGTGTGTAACTCCCAGGCACTTTTGGGTCTTAAAATTAAATCTACAGAATGATTTTTTCCGTTTACAGAATATTGTAACGTCAAAGTTCCTGGAGTAGTTTCGTAACCATTTTGAGACATATATTTTGCTAGCTCCCATTTACTAGCACTTATTTGTAGTTCACTTTTCTTGGCAGGTATTGCTAAAGCATTATTCAAAGCTACATCACCTATAGGTTTTTTACCTTCTGTTTTGGCTCTTGCGTTGAATTCTTTTACGTATTCTGCAATGTCTTTAGGAAATTTTTGAATTAATTCTACAGGATCTATTAAAATGTCTATATCTCCAGAGTCATCTCTGCCACCACCACCATATGGGTGTTCTGGATCAAAACTCCCCGCACCACCGGCAGTCCACCCAGCAGTCAACCCAGCCCTTTGAAGAATAGGGTTTAATTTTGCTTTGGCTGTTAAAAAGTCTTGCTTGTTTACTCTAGATAGTTCTATACCCTGTTTGGACAAGATCTTACCAGCCTCTGTAAAAAATTCCCTAAAATTCATATAATCTATTTAGTCTAGAGAAAGAAAAGATAAGTATAGTTATGCCATACAAAATAAGAAAAAAGGGAAAGGGATACAAAGTGTGTAAGCCTTCTGGCAAATGTTTTAGTAAAAAATCTTTATCTAAAAAGAAAGCTTTGGCTCAAAGGGCTGCAATAGAAATAAATTCTAAAGAGTCTACTAATTTTTTTATTAGTTTAATAGGAAATACTTTAAATGAATAACTATCCACAAGGTGTTGTTTGTATCAAAACACATCCAACACTAGCATTTGGTCAAATTGTTTATGTTATAGAAGTCACTCCTGACTTATATAAGGTTAAGGCCACTAAAAATTCAAAACCTGAAATAATAAGTAAAAACGACTTGAGAATGAAATAGTAGTTGATTGTTTCAGAAAATTGGTCATAATATTTTATGGCTATAGATTTAAACACAGGAGTTTTTGTGCATCCAGATATAGAGCGGATTTTATTTAATAAGCAGGTAATTCTTGGTAAAAGTCAATCTTTGGGCAGACAAATTAGCAGAGATTATCACGGCAAAGAATTAACAGTAGTCTATCTATTAGAAGGTAGTTTAATCTTTGCAGCAAATTTAATTATAGAAATGACAATAGATATTGATTTAGTATCTCTTAAAGTTTCTAGTTATCAAGGAAAAGAAAGTACTGGTCTAGTGGTATACAATTCTCAAGATCTTTCTTTCTGTCATGGTAAAAATATTTTATTAGTTGATGACATCTTAGACTCGGGATTAACCATGTCCACTCTTAAAAGAGCCATGGAAAACAATGGAGCTAAAGAAGTTAAAACCTGTGTAATGTTAAATAAAAAGGTAAAAAGATCTATAGAAATAGAAGCAGACTATAAAGCTTTTGATATAGAAAATGAATTTATAGTTGGGTACGGTTTAGACTATAATGGTCTTTATAGAAATTTGCCATACATTGGTGTGTTGAGAGATAAATAAAAATATGAACTTCGATAAAGCAGTCAATCAGATATTAAAGGAATCAAGGTTTGGTCAAAGTCGTTATGACAAATATCATGACGCAGACGGAAATGCTTTGGGTGGAGGATATGATGATTATCAAGATGACCCAGGTGGTAAAAAAGAAGCCGCGCGTTTTAGAGATCATGATAGAGGTCCGTGGTACCTATTAATCAATGGCAAAGTATTTAAGCAACAAGGCCAACCAAAAGCATTTGATTGGAAAAAAGGAGCAAACAACTATGCTCTCGCAATGCTTAAAAACAATCCGTCTCTTGATATTAAGTTGACAAAAAAAGCCGAAGACAAAGCTCCAGATGCTTCTACTCAGCCACCACCAGCAGTTTAAAGATTGACATTCCCTGATATATTGTATAATATAATACAGGATATGGAAAATTGTAAACTAGAAAGAAATAGTGTTCTTGTGTTAAACAAGAGCTGGCAAGCCATCAATGTGAAAAATCCACTAGATGCTCTTTCAATGATGTTCTGTGACGCCGCCACAGGTCTAAATATAGAGGGAGAAGATGATATGACTCCTTTGAAATGGGATGATTGGGTTAAATTGCCACATGATCCTCATTCAGATTATGTTAAAACTGTCAGAGGAGATATCAAGATTCCAAAAATAATTGTGTTGTGTAAATTTAATAAGGTGCCTCGCAGACGACTTAGATTTACTTCTAAAAATATTTGGGAACGAGATGGTGGCATATGTCAATACTCCGGAAAGAAGTTAACTCCAAATGAAGGTAACATTGATCATATTGTGCCAAAATCCAGGGGCGGCAAAACCACTTGGTCTAATTGTGTATTGTCTCATAAAGACATTAATACACAAAAAGGGGACAAGACTCCAATCGAAGCAGGATTGCACTTGATCAAACCTGCCAAAGAACCCTCTGCAATGCCCACCACCGTTTATATTCGCAATAGATACGATATTAAAGAATGGAACCCATTTCTGATAGCCGGATAAGTTGGGAAGAATACGCAATGCGTATTGCGACAGATGCAGCACTTCGTTCAGAAGATCCTTATAAAAGAGTTGGGGCTTGTGCCTTGGACAAAAAGAATAGAATCCTAGGAACTGGTTACAACGGACTCGCTCCTGGTAAAAGTGTTGATGCTTCTTTTTGGACTGACAGAGATCAACGACGAATGTATATGATACACGCAGAGGCAAACCTCTTGTCTCTCTTTAAAAGAGGTAAATGTAAACTACTAGCATGTACACTACTGCCTTGTCAAGCATGTGCTACTTTAATTGCCGGACATGGAGTTAAAAAGGTGGTTTATAAGGAAATGTATCACAGAGATCAATCAGCTTTAGAAATTTTTAAATTTTATGATATAGAGTGTGTAAATATATCATATGATCTCTTTTGATGCATTTGTTAGTTCAATTCTTGAAGCCACTAAAAAGAAACTTGATTTTTCTAAAGACGATGTCAATGATGATGGCAAAGTTGATAAAACAGACGGTTACCTAAAAAAGCGTAATGCTGCAATTGCTAAATCAATTGCTAATCCAAAAAAGAAGAATGGAAAATAATTCTTCTTTAGATAAAGACGGATTTGTCAATCACCAACCATTTGGAGATAATCGGTTTGGTGCCTATGCTGAAAACTTTGCTCGTTTTTTCGGCACTCCTACATTTTTAATAGGCCAATCTATATTTGTAGTGATATGGATTGTATACAATTGTTTTGAAAAATTAACATTTGATCCTTATCCTTTTATTTTACTAAATTTAGCATTTAGTACACAAGCAGCATATGCAGCCCCTCTCATCTTACTTGCTCAAACTAGACAAGCAGAAAGAGACAAAGCCTGGGAAAAATCTGATGCAGAACATCGGGAAGAGTTACACAAATCTTCCTTGGAGCATCAACAGTTAGCCGCTGAAACTTCTAAAGAAATTTTAGATTTGACTAAACGTGTTGATGCTCTTGTAGTTGAGATACATAAATTAGTATCTTCTAAAGCCTAAAGTTCAATTCCTTCAAATTGAGCCATATCTACCTGTGTGTCTCTGGCTCCTATTTTATAAGAGGAGATCTCTGTTTCTTGAGGAGCTACTTGAACTTTATCTGAGTTCATGAACTGGTCATACCAAGCACCTAAAGGGTTTTTCTTCATTTCAAAAATTTTCTTATAACCGAGAGAAGATAAACGGTTGTTAGCAAGCCACTCTACATACCCTTTTAGGATGTCTGCGTTGAGACCTAGTAAACTTCCATGAGAGAACAGATAATCAGCCCAACGCTTTTCATGCTCTACTGCCATGGTATATGCTTCGTATACCTTTTGTTCACTTGCTTGAATGATGTGCTGAAATCCTTCATCCTCATTATCTCTTAAATAATCTAGGACATTTTTAGAAACTGCAACGTGAAGATTTTCATCCCTTGCAATGAGTTTAATAATTTTTCCATTTCCTTCCATTTTACCTCTTGCTGCAAAGAAAAAGGAACATACAAAAGAACTATAAAAAGAAAGACCTTCTGTAATTTGAGTAGACAATAATGCATCAAATATCTTTTGTTTAATGTCTCCATCATTATTAAAAAATTTATCATAGTCATTTTTAATCTCATCTGCTCTACGAGAGACCTCTCCATCTTCTAGAATAGAATTCCAAAAAACAGATTCATCGGGATATACATTTTTGAGAATATGGGAATAAGAACGAGAATGAATGTTAGATTCAAAGAAAGTCCAGGCATTCATACAAGCTTCTAATTCTGGGTTAGAAACATACTGTGTAAGAATTTGTAAACTACGAGATAACATAGAATCAGTAGTTGTTTGCCATTTAAGGTTTGTATCAAAAACAAATCGTTCTGCATCTGATAGTTCTAAATAATCATTCCGATCTTTCATCAGATTGACTTCCTTAGCTCTCCAGAAATATTCTTCCATTTGTTCTGCTAGTTCATACAATTTGGGATATTTAAGTTGATCGTATCGTTGAAGGGCTAATGGTTCACCCAAGAACAATGGTTGTAGACGAGTATCAATATTTTTAGTTGAGAGGACAGTTTTCATATTAAATTGCACAAGCACCACTTGAACATCCTTGATCAGTTGCAGATTGTTTGTCTCCATCATAGGTGTTGCTATAATATAAAGTCTTTACACCCATGCTGTATGCATATAACAATTCTTTAATTAACAAAGCATCCGGCAATGCTTTGTTTGGATAGTGTTCATAATTGTAATAAAGATTTGCAGAAATAGACATATCTACCCATTTTTGAAGGGCTGCTACGATATTGATATAACCCATATTATTAAGCATATCAAATTGTAAAGTATATTTATTTTTACAAGTGCTATAATTGGGTACAAGTACCGGCACAGAATTTGCCTTTGATCCCTTATATGTTAATAGAGACCGGGGTGGTTCAATTCCGTTTGTAGTATTTTGAATTACAGAACTAGATTCACAAGGCATTAATGCCGTAAGTGTTGAGTGTCTCATTCCGGTTGTAATAATCCTCTGTCTCAAAGATTCCCAATCTAATGTGGGTTTACGAGTAACAACCGCATCTATTTTCTTCTTATATGTGTCAATGGGTAAAATACCTTTTGAATATTTTGTATTGTTAAATTTTTCACACACACCCTTTTCAGCGGCCAAATCAACTGAGGCGGAAATAAGGTTATATTGAATCTTTTCCATTAACGCATCTACAAAATTTGGAGCGTCTACATCTGTGTATTTGAGATTGTTCTTAGCTAGCAATGCTGCTAAATTGGTAATACCAACTCCAAGGCTTCTACGTTTTTTGGTAAAGTTCTCTGCGGCTTTTGTAAAATATTCTTGATAATCAATCAATTCATCTAACATACGAACAATAATGTCACAGGTGTCTACCAAGTCCTGATCGTCCTTAATTTCCAATACGTTAATAGCAGATAATACACAAATACCAATTTCTGCATCCGGATCATCAATATGTTGAATAGGCTTAGTAGGATGAGTAACCTCAACACAAAGATTGGTCATACAAACTCGATCCTCAAAAGATCCATGCTCATTACAGTGATCTATATTCATTACATAAATTCTTCCAGTCTCTGTTCTTTCTTTAACAAATTGTGACATCAAAGTGGTTGCTTTGATCTTGCGCTTGTAACGAATACTTTTATCCTTTTCATATTTTTCGTACAATTCATCAAAATGAGGAAGTCCAAAAGCTTCTGTCAGATCAGGAACCTCATGTGGAGAAAACAAAGTGATGAATTCATTTCTCATGAATCTCTCATAAAATAATTTTGAAAATTGAATTACATAATCAACTTTACGAACTCTATTATCTTCTGTTCCTCCATTGTTTTTAAGAACCAATACATCTTCAATTTCATAATGCCAGAAAGGAAAATTAACAGTGGCTCCACCACCTCGAATACCATTTTGTTGACAGCTCTTTACAGTGGCTTCAAATACTTTGAGAAAGGGAATGATGCCCGTATGAATGACACTGCCGTTTTTAATTTCAGTACCAATACCCCGAATTCTCCCAAAATTTAATCCGATGCCATATCTTTGGGTAGTAGCAAAGCCAGCAGCAGTATTAGAGCTGAAAATGGATTCTTTAGTATCGTCCACATCAATGAGACAGCATGAGGCGTATTGTTTGAGCAATCCTCTAATTCCTGCCATTTGAGGTGTCGGGAGATTGATTTTAAATTTGCTGAATCTGTCATAGGCTCTTTTAACGTACTGTAAGCGAGTTTCAACGGGATAGTTAATGTAACTAACCATTGCTGCCAACATATACGCAAACTGAGGGGTCTCAAAAATCTCTTTAGACTTACGATTTTGGATCAAATATTTATCACATAATTGTTTTATTCCAGAAAAGGTAAAATCATAATCTCTATTATGAGAAATTTTATCATCTAATTTATCTATTTCTGTTTTAGAATAAGCAAGGAGGATCTCGGGATGATATACCTTACGTTCAGTATTAAGTGTAATAAAATCATAAAGTCTCGGAGGATTTTTGCCTCCCCATACATCTTTGCGTAATTGATAAGTTAATAGGCGAGATGCTACCCATTGATAATTAGGATTTTCCTCATTAAAAAGATTAATGGTAGATTCTATTAAAACTTTGTGAATTTCTTTAGTAGAAATGCCGTCCACAAGATTGAGCTTTGTATTTATTTCAATATCTGAAACACTTACACCTGTAATACCGTCCACAGCCCACTTGATAACTTTATTAATATTTTCTACTTGAAACGGGACTAGTGTACCGTCTCGCTTTTTAACGTGAAGAATTTTATCACTCATAAATAATGTTGTGCTCTATTTAGTCTAAATTTTGATTTGGCTTTCTAATCTTTATTTTAAGATGTTTAGCCCTGCATTTTTTGGGTTTTCCTTCTGTGAGAGTCTGCTTAGCAAGCTCTGCTTTATAAATTTTATTTGCTAGAATTTTTAAAAATGATGCAACCTGGAGTGGGGTGCAAAAATTAATAATCCGAGACTCTGCATATCTGACTGCAGACTCTGGCCAATCGGGGTAAAGATAATGAATTAATTCATGAAAGGCAGTAGGAATTATATCTCTTCTATAATCTAATTCAATATCTGTAAAATAACACAGGCCCACTGTGCCACTCATTTTACGAAGATTAAAAAATTCTGGTGGTTGTGTTTTCACCAGAATCATTATCTTTTTAAACAGATTGGTTAAATCTTCCTTAGAAAGCTTCATGAAGACTACTTGCTTTGTTTTTTTGATGCCTTTTCCGCCTTTGCTATCTTATTCTCTTCTGAGGTTTGTACTCTTTTTAAAGTTAAAAGAAATCGTTTTTCTGCCTCCTCTATGGTAGTGTGCGTCCATCCCATGAGTCCCCATTGCGAAGTGCTAGGATAAATCTCACTAGCTTCAATGAGGTTTTCATTAATATAAGTCCCATCGTGTGAAGTAATAACTACCACTTCATAATGCCACCGCCCTGTGTTTTCAATATGTCGACGCTTGTATATTGCCACATCACCTTCTCTTTTTACCAGGACGTGTCTAAAACTCTTTTTGATGAATTTTTCAGATAGCTTCTTCATATTATAATTATCACAGGTTTTAAAGAATTTGTCAAGCAAAAAGAGCATTTTTAAAAAAGAGATCTATAATGAAAACATAATGACAAAAGACCTGATAGAATTGGATTTGGCCTTCAAGGATATCTTTTTTTATGAAGAAGGACATTCCTATAAAATAGGGAATACCACTTCTGGCAAATCTATATCTCGAATTATTAAACAATACGAAGTACCTTTTGATGTAGATAAGATTTCTCGAATTGTAGCCAAGAACCAAGGAGTGCCGGTGGGTGAAGTAAGACAGTTGTGGGACTTCAAAAGAGATTATTCTTGTGAAAAGGGTACATTGGTACATTCATACATTGAAAACTATTTTTTAAGAAAAAAAAGTCCTCTGGATAAAAATGTCATTAAAAGTTTTATTAGAAAATATCCAGATTATCTAGATGAGGATACCTTTTACAAAGATGTTGCTAATCATGTAAATCATTTTTTAAATTTTTATGAATGGTTTAATCAAGAACATGTTATATTGCGTTCAGAATTTGTTATAGGAGATAAGGAATCCTCTGTGTGTGGAACTCTGGACAACCTTTCCTTTAACACAAAAGATCAAACTATTATAGTATTTGACTACAAGACCAATAAGGACGTGCATAGTAAGGCTAAAGATAACTTGACTGGAATTTTGAGTCATCTATCCAATAATTCAATAACTAAATATAGTTTACAGTTACATCTGTATTCTCTTATAATTGAACGCAATACTAATATTAAAATAAAAGAATCTAACATAGTGTGGATTGGTGGAGATAAATATGAATTAATACCCACATTAGACCTTAAAGAGGAAGCAAAAATGATTTTAGAAGCAGAAAAAACTCTGTCTAACAATTGAATTGGCCTACTTAAAAGGTAAATATTCTTACAAACGCTTATGTCATTACTAGATGCTTACAACAAAATCTTAAACGAAAGTGAAGGTCAAGCCGTTAAAGGTTCCGATATCACTCCCTCAAAGGATCCTTATTTCGGTAAGGTGAAGATCAACAAACAAGAAGGTGAAACGGTTGACAAACCTAAAGAAGCTTCTAAGGAACTTAATTCAGACGGGGCAGAAACTTCTCCCAAACCCCTTAAGAAAACTTTAGTTAATGCTTCAACCAATCCCTTTGATTCTCTTTATAATAAAATTTTAGCTCAGGAAAACTGGGAATCTGATGAAGAAGCCAACAGCCAACCTAACTTTGGTGGAGCCCCCGCTGGTGATTTAGATTTAAATTTTAGCGGTGATGCAGAATCCGGTGAAGGAGAAGCAGAAGCCTCTGAAGAAGATGAAGACCCCATGGTTCAAGTGTTACATGCTTTAAGAGCAGCCGTAGCTGCTTTGGAAAAGGCCACAGGACACGAAGAAGGTGAATCTGAAGAAGAAGAAGAAGAAGAAGAACATGAAGAAGGTGGCGAAGAAGAAGGAGAAGAAGACGAAGAAGGAGAAGAAGACGAAGAAGGAGAAGAAGGTACTGGTAATCCCTTTGGAGAAAACACCGTTAACGAAGAAGAAGGTGAAGAAGGTGGTGAAGAAGACGGTGAAGACAGTAAAGTTGAAGAAGAAGTAGACGCCGAAGAACTTGGCACTGCTTTAGTAGATCTTGAACGTCTTGCCAACAACTTTACAAATCCTAAAAACAATGTTGTTAAAGGAGCTGTTAATGTTGCCAAGGGAAAGGCCCAAGTTCCTAAAGGTGCTAAGGTAGATGGTAAGCCCACAGAATTCAAAGGAAATATTGCCCCTCTACAGAGTAAGTCTGGACAAAAAACAGACTATGTAAGACAAGGCAAATTCTGGAACGATCAGTAAATTAAGCGTAAGTCTAAAAAATAAAAACTCCGTCCTTGAGACGGAGTTTTTTTTGCCTAAGTATCTATGTTATGTTAGATTCATTTTTTTCATTTTATAAGCGAGGAGAATCTCTAAAACCTCAATTCAATAAATCTGACAAATTTACTGCCAATTCTCGTACTCATCATCAAAGTAAAGATCGCTTGATGAAAATGGGACACCGCAAGAGTGGTAAAGAAAACCTAGTAGCAGTTTCTCACACAAAAAAAGATGCGGAACATCCTCTTATTAATAAATTTATTAATAGTGGCACCACTCTAATGCCAAATTTAAAATGGAATTTGGTACAACCAATTTTTAGTCTTTATAAGATTAAACATGACCATGATCAAGAAGATTCTTATGTTAAGTCCATTCACGGGATAAAATGTAAACTTACTGGTGCTAAAGTCTGTATAAAGTTTTTTCCAGACAGACAAACTTGGACATTATTTAAACGATAATATGGACAACTTACGATATTTAAATAAACAAACAAATGCTTCTGAACGTTATTTGATTTCTAATTGGTGGAAAGAACAGATTTCAATAAAAGGTCAGGAAGTAATGTATTATGTTAATAACACATCTTTATCAGCTGCTAATCAACTTTACGGAGAACAACCAATGGCTGGTTTTGAAGTGCCAAAACCATTAATTGTTTATTTAAATTTAAACAACGATGCTATTATGTTGTCTAAATTTGGTTTAGTTGCAGATGGGGAGGTTGCTTCCGTTATTCATCCAGAAATGTTTACAGCAGTTTTTGGAGTATCTGCAGAACCCAAGGCTGGTGATGTAGTGGTACTGTCTGAATATGGATCTGATCGTTTAGGATTTCCTAAACGAGGAGCTACTGTGTATGAGATAACAGAAGCTATTGATGAATTTAAAGTAAATGCCCTCGGAGGACATTATGTTTGGTTCTGGTCTGCTAAAAGGTGTAACTATAGCTTCGAGCCGACTGCGCCTGGGCCTGGTGTTGGTAATATTACCCATGATGATAACGACATCATTGAAGAACATTCTACACAAGAACACTTTGATTACATTGTGGATAACCCAGACAGCAGAACTTCTGTTTATGGAAATTATTAAGTAGGATTTAATTCAACTTCTACGTTGTCTACAACATTATCAGAGGAGGCACAGATATGAATTTTATAATCGTGTTCTAAAATTTTACGTAAAAAGATATCCTGGGTAGATTCCATATAGTCACGAATATCTAGTGGTTTAAAATCTACATCATCAATAGGAATCTGCTTTTCATCAGCTTTGTCTGCTATATAATTAACTGCCTCATACAGAGACATCCACTTTGCTAATGTTAAGGCCTTTTCTTGTGTTTCACCCCACCAAGCCAAAGGATTTTGTTTAGGTTCTTCTGTGAACTGTTCTGGTTTTGTCTTGGTTTTCATATTATTTAATTTCAATAGGATCATTGAATTCTGTGACACGAGCCACTGTAAAATTAATATTCACTACATTCTTACTAGCACATGTAGGACTGTCACATACAAATTCTACCCTCTCATTTTGATTAGGCACAAATGTAATAACATTAGAAGCAGAGCAAGTTGCACATTGGAGAATAGATGAAAGAGGTTCTAGAACATCTAATTCCTTTTGTCTAACAGAAGCTGCTAAGAAACTATTGATTAGGTTTGCAACAAAGGAAAAGAGTATATACTGTGTACACACCGCTAGAATAAAAGCCGGCCAAAAAGGTTTTTCTAGAAGGATAAATGATAACCCCACAAGAGAGGAGGTAAACATTACTACAGATGTTGACTTCAAAAAGTCAAACAAGTTTTTGTTTATTTTCATAAACAAATATTACATATTTTTCAAGGGAACTGCAACACTATTCGGATCTCTTTCTTGATGAGGATTCATCGGGGGTTGTTCATTAGAGAGATTTGCTACTAAACCAATCTCTGCATCTAATTTTTGTATGGCCGTCATAATTTTTGCAGAAAAAGTAAGAAGAGAGTCTAATTGCTTTCGTTGTTTCTTTGATATGGCCGTATTTAATTGTCTACAATTTTCTAACTTATTAGAGGCTGCTAACAGATAGGTAAAACTGTCTGCCAGATCATATGTAATGGTTTGAAGAGGCCATGCTAGATTTATTGGGGCCTCGGGTCCAGGAGCAGTCGGGGGAAATACTGGTCCTTTATTTTTTTGATAGGGAAAATTATACCCTTGAGCACTACTTTGTGGACTAAAATCTTTTCGAGGAGGGTCACTCTGGCCACCATAACTAGTATTGTTCCAGAGTCCGTCTAAGGCCTCGTTAAAGATTTTATTCACGTCCATAAAGAAATTATTGTGGTTTGCCTATTCTTACTACATTACCACAACGACCACAGTTCCACTTAATTAATTTATTGACAACTTTGGTACGTGGATCATATTGTTCTTCAATTTTTCCTTGTACATGATTGCCACAATAAGTGCATCCAATTGGCTTATTGGCTAGAGTTTGATATTCTGGTTTTTGATTCTGATTGCTCATATGTATACTTACAGGTTATACCGGAAACATCTCATGGGATGGTGGAGTTTCTTCTAATTTAGACACCACAAATTTAACAAATTCTGAACGAACAATGTCTTCTTTGTCAAATTTAAAGTGAAAAACTCCATGATCTATACTATCTTGTCCGGAAAATAGTTCACACATTCTAGCAAATCCTCCAGATTTATTTGGAGGCAAGTCTGATTGTTTGGGATCTCCTAAAAAGATAATTTTTGAAAATTCTCCCAACCGGGTAATGGTTGTTGTTAATTCTTTAAAGGTAATATTTTGACATTCATCTACTATAATAACCTTTGCAGGCCAGTGAAGACCTCTTATGTAATTCACCGGCATAGCACTAACTCTTTTATCTGTGTGTAACCTTTTAATAGTACCAGAGTCTAGAAATTCTTCCATCTTTTCTGTAAACGGTGCCATATAAGCTTCAAACTTTTCATCTATAGTACCGGGCAGGTAGCCAATTTTACTATCAGCACTCTCCACGGCACTTCTTACAAAAATAATATCAGAAGCTTTTTTAAGTTTCAATAATTGTAGACCAGCATAAACCGCCGTACATGTTTTGGAAGTTCCTGCGGGTCCTTCTATGAAAACACATTTAGTTTTTTTATCCAATAACGTAGCGATAAGGGCTTTTTGTTTTTCTGTCCACGGAAGTGGTCTACAATTAAAGTCAAAATTTATTTTGTCTCTCTGATAGACTCTTGGTGATGTATCCTTTGGTTCATCAGTATTTTCCAATACTAATTCTGCCATTGGCCGGCTTTTCGAACGGGGTTTTTTTCCCATATATAGTTATTTAGTATCCTGCTGTAGAACTAATCTGTTGACTTACTGGATTGGATCCAGGACCAACAGCAGCTGTGGTGGGCGCTGGTGTGGTAGGTGCTCCTGTGGGATTGACTGCAGAGGTTGAGGGAGTGGTGGATGTCATCTTAGAAGCAAATGCCTTTCCGAATTCATCAAGTGCAGCCTTTTCTGTTCCCATTAATTGATTGGATCCAGTCTTTTGTGCCAACTTTATAAGTGCTTGATTAATCAAAGTAACCTTTTGAGGATCTGTGCTTGAATATATGTCTGACAATATAGAAGCAGTTTCATTTACCTGATTTAAGGTGTTTTTAATAATATCATCAAAGCGACTCATATATCTATTTAGATACAAACGTTACCATTCAAGAGCAAATTCATTTGGGTCCCACAAAAAGATAAGTAGTTACATAATTTTTTATGGCAACAAGAACAATAGCATCTCCTGGAGTCCAAATCAACGAGACAGACCTGTCTATTATAGCAAGATCTCAAGTTGGGACTAATATATTTATCACTGGATTCACTTCTCAAGGTCCTACTGATGAAATTGTTAATATCTCCTCAGTTTCTGAATATGAAACTGTTTTCGGGATTCCAACCAATGAAGCGGAGCGTTATTTATATCACACCGCTCGACAAATCCTTACCCAGTCTCCTGGTAATCTTATGGTTACTAGAATGGCTTATGGTTCGGGTCACGGATCAGGATTTGCCAATACATACAGTGCTTTGGTGTATGGAATATCTGCAGTTTATCACACTCAAACATTAGCAGGTTCTTATCAAGATCTTCCAGGCGGTGGTGTACAATTTATACCTTCTCTTACAGGAGCCGGTGGTTCTAAAGGAACCTGGTTAGATGTATTCTCCAATACAATGCCGTTTCTTTCAACCTACGCAGCAATGTCGGGAGATCCAACACAGCATAATCCTGAATTGCCTAATTTTTACGCACCGACTGGAGCCTTAACCTCTTCATATGTTCAGATACCAGTCACATATGAAAATGCCAACTATTATCAAATATTGGCTCCAAAATCTGTATTATTAGACGAAGGGGCATATAGTGCCTTACTTTCGAATCAATTAGACTGGTCAGACAAATATACAACAACCCTCAAAGCAGGAGATGAACTTGGTTTAGGTAATGCCGGTATTATTATAGCCAATCCTTCCAAGGTATCTATCAATGAAATTTATGAAGGATATTATGTAGGTCTGGCAGACAACTCTAACAATAACCCCGCAACGAATTTCGATGCAGTTGGTGGTATGAAAGCAGTTGCGGGCATGCAAACCGGTATAGGTGACATTGGAGAGCACTTCCAAACCTTTGTTGATGTTAGTTCTACTAAATTAAACTTCAAATTATCAGCAACTCCAATGGACGGATCTGGTAGTATTTCAGAAGTAATAGAACAATATCCTACAGGTTTTGATTTTGGCAGTAAAGAATACAATGATAGCTTGAGTCTGGTATATCTAAAAGTTCGTTCTTCTATATATGCTCAGGATACAGTTAAATTAGATTATTCAATACAGGAAGCATATTCTGGTTCTTTATATTCTAAGAGAACACAAAACAATCCTAGAGGAGGAGCACCAGTGTCCTTTGCTTTGGAAAAACTTGTTAATCAAAGATCTTCTGATGTTAAAGTAATAGTTAATCCCTATATATCAGAAATTGGAAATTGGAATACAGAGGAAAGAATCGCCTTAAATTCTCCTTATGTGACTTCTACTTTAAGTCCCCTATCAGGTACTGCCCGAAATTATATTCCAGCTGGTAAAACCGTTAGAATTCATCAAGACGCAAAGAATTTATATTCGCAGGGTGTGTTCGTAGAAAATTCTATCAATGGAGATGATTTAGGAGATGTGCCTTTAAAACTCCAAAGAGTGTTACAACGCATCGACGATCTTGAAGTTGATGTAGACATCATTCCAGAAGCTGGATTAGGTACTATATGGACTCAGGCAAATTGCAAATTAGCTAAAATTAAACTAGCAAATTCTGGTTATACTGGAATACATTTTGATCCAACTTTTGCGGTTTCTGCTGCTGATTTAGCTGATTTAAAAAATCAAGATGTTGAAGCTACAAGTGCTTTAAGAACTTGGTATCAATCTATTGCTCAACAGTTTTCAACATTTGCAGAAAAAACCCGCAAAGATCACATGTTCATTGCGGATCCTTTAAGATGTATTTTTGCTAACGGGCCTTGGGATATCCATGGTAAAGATAAAACTGTTAAGAGATTTGATTATGTATTCTCTTCAGATATTTATTGGGCTTTAAAAAATCTTTATGCCAATACTGTGACTAGCTACGCTGCTGCTTACGGTAACTGGTTGTTATTTAACGATGTGTTTTCTAACAAACCTTGTTGGTTGCCAGCATCCGGATATGTTGCAGCAGATATTGCTTTATCATCTGCAACAAGTTTTCCATGGTCTGCACCTGCTGGGTTTAGCAGAGGGCAACTTAGTAACGTTTTGGATATTGCTATTAACCCAACTCAAAAACAAAGAGATTTGTTATATCGTGTTAATATCAATCCTATTGCTTACTTTGCTGGTGATGGATATGTTATTTTTGGTCAGAAAACCTTATTCAATAAACCTTCCGCCTTTGATAGAATTAATGTGCGCAGACTGTTCTTGACTCTTGAAAAAATTACATTAAGACTCTTGAAGTACTATACATTTGAGCCTAATACCTTTGCAACTCGTGCAAGACTGGTTAGTGCCTTGAGTCCAGTATTTAGTCAAGCTAAGAACAATGACGGTTTATATGCATATAAAATTGTATGTGATGAACGCAACAACACTCCAGATGTGATTGACAACAATGAATTAAGAGTTGCCATTTACATCCAACCAGTGAGAACCGCAGAATTCATATTGGCAGACTTCATTGCTACCCGCACTGGCGCAGATTTCAACGAACTCACATCCTAACGAGATAAGTATTAACATATGGCTAACGTATTCTCCAACCAAGATATTCAAAATTTCTACCAAACAGCATTTAGAAAGGATTTTGCACGTAAAAATCTTTTCCGTGTGCTGGGTATTGAAACCGGTGCTGCCGGCATTCAATTCACTGAAAATGATTTGGTGTATGTCACTGCTACGTCTCTTCCTAAAAGAGCTATAAACAATGTGTCCGTACCTTTCATGGGTATGAAATTCAATGTACCTGGAACTGCTAACTATCCCGGAAGTGATGGGTGGAATGTTACTTTCCGCATGCCTCAAGATCTTTCCATTAGAAAGAAATTGGAGTATTGGACAAGAGCAACTTTTGACGACGCTACAAGTACTGGTGCATATGAATTAAGAGATCTAGGAACTGTTTGGTTAGCATTGATGGATAAACAAGGGATGCCTATTAAAACCTATAAAATGGTCGGTGCCTATTGTGTTAGCCTCGGTGATTACGCTCTTGATATTACAGATGCTGGTTCTGTTGTAGAACAACAAGCAACTATTGCTTATCAGTATTGGGAGTAACCTTTTGATCTTGTATACTAAGTATTGTATACATGGCACAAAATCTTAGTCCCTATAGCTTTTATCTTGATGTACTATCCCAATGGCCGTCCACAGTAGCCTTGGCCAGCCAATGGTTTGTTACATTTAATTTGCAAAGTGTAGATGCTTTAAACAATGACCCGGCTGGCCGAGTTAGTTTAATGGATTCTAAGGGGTATCAACCTTGGCAAATATCTCCAGATGTTATATCTAAATTAACTTCTAAAGAATATCAAGAAGTGGCCGAATGCATGTCTGGCTGTGTATTTGCCCGAGCGGTATCAATACCAGGAGAAAGTGTATCTGTAGAACACAAAGGATTAGATTATGCAGGGTATCAAGGACCTGCCACTGCTGGAAGCCGGGCTAAGTTTAAAGCAATTAGCATGAACTTGCTAGAAACAAATGCTTCTTTTATAGATTTTGTTATAAGACCCTGGCTTGTTTTGGTAGGACATTACGGTCTCGTTGCAAGAGCTCCGGGTTCGCCAAAAAATGTTAAATGTTCACATATGGACATTATTCAATTTGCAAAGGGAGGAGTTGACCCGGCTTCAAATTCTGAGAATGGATATTATAGATCACAAGCTCCAGTTTTACGTAAATTGGTTCGTTTTTTTAATGTGGTGCCTACTAATATAGGAGATAAAGAATTGAATCATAGTCAAGAAGGCATGGTTGAACGTTCTGTTTCTTTTGCATATGACTCATATTCTGTAATGGATTTGAATACAAAATCTTACATAAACTACTAATGGAGTACTATCTTTATAGTGTAGACTTGCCGTTCTCTGGTGTAAAATTAAATTATAGAGAACTCAATAATAGAGAATATATAATGTTATCAAAGGCAAATGCTATGTTGCCCCTAACTACAGAATATGCTCCAGAGTACGCTGCTTTTCTGCAAAAAATTCTAATGAATTGTGTAGAAGACAAAGAAGAATTTTTAAAATTAAACATAATAGAATATATTATGTTTGCTTGTAAATTGCGAATGGTTTCTATAGGAAATGAAATAGAATTGCAAATAGATGATTCTAACAAAGAAGTTGAAACTAGTATAATTAAATTAAATTTAAATTTACAAAAACTTATTATTGATTTATACAATCTTTGCCAAGATTCTTTAAGTGAAACATATATAGAAGAAAACGGAGTATATGTTATTCTTGATTGGCCTAATTTAAAATCTGAATTAAACTTTTTAACTAATCAAACAGTTTATGCAGATAATACAATTTTGGCAATTTTAGAATCTGTTCCGGAGTTTATTAAAAAAATTTCTATCAACAATCAGGATATAAACATGTCCGGATTTACTTCCTCTCAAAGATCTGATTTGTATAATAAATTGCCCACTAAAATTCAAAATAAAATACAAACAATTGTATTAAGAGCTATTAAATATTTTACAGAAAATACAGTATTTAACGAGGCAATTAGCAAATATTTAAAATTAAGTTTTTATAACCTATCGTGTCAAAACCTTTTAAGATTATTTTTTGCAGAAAACATACAAAACATTTACCAACAGTATTATGTATTAGCTTCTAAAAACATTTCTCCAGATTATTTAGATAAGGTATCTATTGCTGATAGACAAGTTTATTATTCCTTTGTAGAGGAAGAGTATAAATCCAAGCAGGCGGATCAGGAAAATTCTAATTATTTAAATGAAGGACCTACAAGTTTTGAGTCGGCCTTTGGTGGCGGAGAAATGGGTGAAGCCGGTGATAATTAAATTATGAGTGATGTACAAACCCCGTTGGCCTTTAACGATGCAGTTAACCTTTTAGATGCGTATACTAAACAATCATTCGTCTCTGATGTGTGGGTCCCTTCTTTAAAGAAGGTTATTAAAATTAAAGAATTGAATGCAAAACAACAAAAATCTTTATTATCATTTGCATTAGATTCTAGTTCAAACGGTTATAAACCATTTTTTACAAAAGCTATATATCAAATTTTGATAGAAAATGCTTTGTGTGAAAAATCTGTAATTGATAATTTAACATTTTTTGATAGACTTTTTATATCTGTTGCAATGAAATCACAAGTATCTGATTCAATACGAATAGATTTTAGTACTACGGAAGAAGAAAAAAATGATACAAATTCAGAGGATGTTATATTAAGTGAATTGATTTCAAAATTTTCAGATTACACCCACCCTTCTCCTGAGAATTTACTTTTAGAAAAAAATGGAACAGAATTGATTATAAGATTGGTGGTGCCTACTATTAAAAGAGAGGTTGAATATTTTGAAAACATGCCTCTCTATAAAACAAATGAAGGAGAAGAGGGGTTAAAGGCCTTTATTGCAGATGCTTATTTGTATGAAACCTCAAAGTATATAGAAAATATATCAATTGCAAATAATGATTTATTTTATAACACTCTTTCCATTAAACAAAAAATTGCAATGGTTGAAAAATTGCCAGCGGCAATTATTCAGAGTATTATAGATAAGATTTCTACTTGGAAAACCTATGTAGATTCTTTTTTAACCGTTACCTCTTCTACAGGAGTCAAGAAAATACTTGAGATTGATACCACTTTATTTTTGTCAAACTAACCTTGGAACTAAGTATTCCATATGTTATTTGGCGGCACCAGTAATAGAGATGAAAAAGATTCAGGATTGCCAGAAAGCTTAATTAAGGCTTTAGCAAAACTTGGAACAGATGCTACAGATAATAAATCCAATTCTCTTCAATCTACAATACTTCTGGGTAGTTTAAATTCGGAAATGTCTAAAATGGTTGGTTTTTTAAGTCAACAGATAGAAGAAAAAAAAGAAGAAAGAAGTCAAACTACAGAGCTGTCTAAAGAAATTTACTCAAGTGTTTACAGGATGGAAAAGTTTTTCAGTCCTATGTTGGAGGCTCTGAATAAAATTGTAACTAATACGGGACTAATAACTACTAGAGGAGATGTTGACAAAGTACAAGATCCTAGTAAAAATCCAAAAACTGAAGAAAATTTAATAGAAAAATTGCTTAAAATTTTTCCGAAGAAACCTGACGTCCAGCCACAGACTTTAGCTAAACCTGCAGTTCCTCTTTGGGTTTTAGATTTAGAATCTTTCTTGGGTAAGAAAATGGATAAAGTGGCTCGTTCTATTGGAGGGCTTGGTGGAAGATTAAAAGATTGGATTCTTAAAGGTAAAGAAGATAAAGATGAGGGAGGGGGCATTCTTGGCACCATAGCGGCTTTATTAATAGGTGGCGGTATTATAGGTCTTTTGGTTAGTTTTTTTGCTGGAGGCATTATGAAGGCAATAGGAATGTTTGACCAAAAATTTGGTACAAATTTATCTGAAGCAGTTTCTAACTTCATAGCACCTCTCAAAAAATTCAAAGGTTATTTAGAATCTGCCGCTAAATGGGCTGTAGTAGCCGGAGCCTTTCTTAAAGATTTACCATTTAAAATAGCTCGTGGCATGATGGCTGTTGTAAAGGGTATAGGAACCGCCGCCAAAGGAATTGTCATGGCGGTTCCTAAAATAATTAAAGGAGTTGCAATTGTTATAGGAAAACTTAAAGATGCTGCTGCTGGAGTTGTTGCTGCTGGGCCTAAAATGTTAGATGCTGCTTCTAAAATAGTTCACAGTATTAAAATGGGATTTAAATTTGGATTCGGGAGAGTCTTTGGTAAATTAGCAGGAGGCATGAGTGGCTTCTTTGCAGATTTAGGCAAGAAGGGAGTATCAGGAGTTTTAAATCTAGCTGGTAAGGCAGCTGGTGGTGCGGGTAAAGGAATGTTCTCACTTTTCAAAGGAGCTCTTAAAGGTATTTTTTTAAAAATGCCTGGTATAGGCACCATTATTAGTTTTGGTTTGGCTATCAAAAAATTTATAGACGGAGATACTCGTGGCGGATTTTTGGGACTGGCTTCAGCATTAGCGGGCATGATACCGATTGTAGGATGGGCGGCTTCATTGGCTATTGATATGTATGATGCCAAACTTACAGAAGAAGCTGGTGGAGATATTGCAAAGAAAAATGAAGGATTTAATTGGACCACTGTCTTTAAAGATGTTAAACAAGCTATTTTGAGGGGTATATTATTTTTATTACCAAAGACTTGGGGCATTCGAAAAAAGATAGCAGACTATTTTGGCATTGAAGACAACTCTGCAGAAGCAACTCCGATGCCCACAGAAACTCCGGAAAAACCACTAGAACTAGATAAAGATAAGAAAGATGAAAAGAGTTTGTGGAATCCTAAGAATTGGGGTTCTGGTGATGAAGAAAAGAAAAAGGAAGAAGCTGTTAAAAAAGAAGCAGAAGCCAAAAGAAATGCTAGTAGGATACAAGCAGCGGAAGAACACAAAAATTCTGTTGATAAAATGCATGAGGCTCAGGCAGCTCGAAAACTTAAACGAGAAGTTTCTAAACAAAATTCAGAAGAAACTCCTGCATCTGAAAAATTAATATTTTTAAAACCCGGAGAAGAAAGTGCTGGATTATCTCCATGGGCAAAGAAATTGGGCGAAGACAATAAAACTTCTCCGGTGGTTTCGTCCACTATTAAAGTTCCTACCAATATACAAGAGGTTCCTCAATTTGGCAAACAAGTTGCTGGAAAGGGTGCTGATGTTTTAAATAAATATATAGACGAAAGCCGCAAAGATAAGGGTTCTGTGGGAGATTCTTTGGGGGTTGTAAAAGACTCCTTTAAACAATTGACAGACAATTTCATGGATCGTTTTGAAGACTTTACCGAACGATTCTCTTCTAAAAATTCTGGTGGAGAATCTTCTAGCAGTTCTGGTAGTTCTGGAGGCATAACTATACCTTCTTCAAGAGATGATAAATTGGACAAACACCGCAACGCATATTCAGCATTTAATGTAAGAGGAGTACAAGGATAATTTATGGCATATAATTTTTTCAGTATTCAACCTAAGATGGGTACTTTTATGGGTACTAACACCTTTACATATCCAAATGTTGTAAAGGCTGGATCCGGTTCTATAGATGTTCATGGTAAATTTAAATGGAAGAATCATGGAAGTGTTGAAGAGGTTCCTTGTCTAGTTGTTACAGAGTATAGTTTAGATTACGGATTATTGACCACAAGTATTACCAGGTTATTACAACCAATCAATAGTGCTTTGAGTATGGGTAAAGATCCGGGACAGGTTTTATATACTGGAAATCCTACAGGGTTTTCATATAATTTACCATACCTAAAAAGTGAGGGCAGCATAAGAGGGGCTATTTCTAATGGATGGGTCAAACAGGACGGCCTCATGGATATAATAGGCAGTAGTTTGGGAGGAATCGGAAAAATGATTAAAAGGGCAGGAGACACCTTTGATAAAATTGGAAAAGTTTTAACTCCTGGTTGGGGTCGAGAGGATATTAAAAGATTTGGTCAAACTGAAGAAAAATCTATATCAGTTTCTTTTCCTCTTTACAACACTGGCACCGTGCAAGAAGCTAATGATAACTATAGTTTCATAAGTTTATTCGCAATTCAAAATTTAAAAACCAGAACATCTTTTACAACTTATTTGCCTCCTAAAATATATACATTAGACACAATGGCAGAAGGTGGTATTTTTTGCCCAGCTGCTTATGTCAAATCTTTTGACGTTGAAGCTATAGGACCAGTAAGAAGAATGAATGATTTTGGAGTGGGTAATGCTGCTGGTGCAGGCTCTAGTGGATATCGATTAGTGCCAGAAGCATATTTAGTAAAAATTGTTTTTGGAGAACTTTTACCAGAGAGTTCCAATATTATGGAAGGGGCCCTTGGTGGTTCAAAAGTTAAAGTAATAAGCTCTATGGCATCTACTGCGGGTACATCTTTTGCCAGTACTTTTTCCAATTCTAGTAATTCTAATCCATCAAATGATGTCTTGCCCACTGATAGCAGTGGAGGAGTGGGGCCAAACCCTATAGACATGGGTGAAGGGTTTACAGACAGAGTTTCTAGCGGAGTCAGCATTAATGCAAGACAGGATGATGGAGATGTTATATATCCGCTAGGTCCACCAAACAATTATTCAACTGAGTTTGAACTTTCCGGCGAGTCAATCGCCGAAGTATATGGCCCAACTGCACCAGTTGGATTACCGGATGAGCGATTCAACGGAGACCCCTCCAAAAATTTAGAAAATTTCATACCCAATCCAGATGGTACTCCTATGGACAGGACGCAAATGGAAGAAGCACTTGCTGCTCAACAATTTGCAAGTGCTGTCGGAGAAGAACCCACCGGACTAGAACCATTGCCCACTCCAGATACTATTACCAACTCAGAAACCTCTGATATAACCCAAGGTAAATACGTACCAGATCCTTTGAAATGTGACACTGGACTGGATGCCTCTTCTGGAGAAGAATATGGAGCTTCTGTGCAAGGTGAAAAACAATCTACAAATTATCCAACCCCATCTTCTAATAATAACTCCGGAGAAGAATGGAGTGGAAGAGACGGTCCTGTACAACCTCAACGTTATGTCCAAGATCCTGATGCTGCAGAAGGCCCTATTGGACCACCAGCTCCTCCAGAAGCTAAAGTAGATCCAATGTGGAACCAGGCATCTCCTACTCCAGAAATTCCAAAAGTAGATCCCTCAACACTAGCAAAAGACCCAGCTGAATTGCCTCGACCCTTATCTGCTCCAGATTGGTCAAAACCCCCAGAAAAACTAGTAACACAAGACTATCCAGGACGGTCTCTGGCTGAACTAGCTGCTGGAAATTATAAAGACATGTCTTTTCAAGAAGAGCAGGCGGTTATGAAAGATATGCAAGGAGCTGCTGATGTTCAAATGAAAAGCGAACAAGCCAATTTAGATGCCTTGAACGCACAATCTAATGCTAGAGTTTCTGCTGCTTATGATAAGATGACCCCAGAACAAAAAGCAAATTTATCAGATGAAGCTAAATTTGTAGTAGCAGAAGCCAAACATTCTTCGGTAGATGCATTATTTCCACCCACAGGAGCTCCAGGGTCTTCACCAGCAACTGTTCCTCCAAGTGTTGTTACAAATGTTCCGGTTGCTAACAAAGAACCGGATTTAACACCAGTCAGACCTCCGGGAGCTAGCACCTCAACCACATCATATGACAATAAAGTAGCGGCAATAAAGGCTCAAATAGATGCAGAAACCAAGGCATTTGCCACACCAAATCCGAACATAGTGGGTGTTGTGAGTATACCCTATAGCAAGACAGGGTCAACTACATATCAAACCACCGCAGATCAAAAAGCCCAGTATGATACAATTCAACAAAACTATCAAAGTAATATAAGTTCTGGTATGAGTCCTGCAGACGCTACTGCAAAAAAGAATGCAGATTTAAGAGTTTATGAATATCAAAATTTTATAAAACCTCTTAGAACCCAACAAACCACTACAAGAAATCAAGCTCTTGGTCAATAGTAAATTAGTCATATGAAACAAAATGAATTTGAAGATCTGCCCCAGCTTAATTTGTATAGATATGAAAATTTTTTCAACATTTATACAGATGAGCGCACTGGAGAAAGATTTTATAATATTTTAAAATCTGTAAATATATTTCCGTCTGGTAGTGCAGATGTTGAAACTGCTCACATAATTTCTGAATCTGATACTTGGCAGTCTATTTCCTATTTGCATTATAATATCATGGATTTATGGTGGTTAGTTTGTGCCTATAACAGCATTAACAATCCAGTTTTGAGGCCTCGTCCGGGTTCTACTATAAAAATTTTAAACAAACAATATGTAAGTATTGTACTGCAGGAATTGCATAACCAACTAAATAGGTAATATGCCTGATGACGATGAAGAACTTGATATTCCGTTGGATGAATTAGAGCCAGATGATATTCTTGTAGATGGCAAATATTATCAAGGAAATGAAAACATTCTTCGTACCAAAAATGCTACCTTTAAATGGACTCCTGCGATGCAGGAAGAAGTTAAGTTGTGTATAAAAAGCATTTTACACTTTGCTGAACAGCATTTTTATATCATAACTCTTGATGATGGAAAACAAAAAATCCAGTTATACAAATATCAAAAAAGACTTTTAAAGGCATTTAAGGCTAATCGTTTTAATGTTGTATTAAGTAGCCGTCAGTCGGGTAAAACCACCACTATTACTATATATGCTTTGTGGTTGGTTTGTTTTCAGGCAGATAAAAGAGTCACTATTGTTGCTAATAAAGAATCTACCGCAAAAGAAATTTTTAGTCGCATCCGAACTGCTTATGAAATGTTACCCATTTATCTTAAACCAGCCATTAAATCTTGGCGTAAAGATGGTTTAAATTTAACAAACGGTTCCGCTATTACCATTAGTACTACATCAGCAGCGGGACCTCGTGGTGGTAGTAGTAACCTGCTACTCATTGATGAGATGGCTTTTTGTCCTCCAGAAATTATGAATGAATTGTGGAAGTCTGCTATTCCAATTATCATTCAATCTAAAAAATCTCAAATTACAGTTATTAGTACTGCGAATGGAGTTGATAATAAATTCTATCAATTGTTTAGAGACGCTCAAAAACCAGAAAGTATTTGGCATTCTGAGCGAGTTGAATGGTGGGATGTTCCTGGCCGGGATGAAAAATGGAAAAAAGATGCCATGGAGCTCTTAGCAGAAGAGGGCAAGGGGGAAGAATCTTTCGATCAAGAATTTGGTAATCAATTTATTGTTCCGGGTAGAACTGTTATAGATCCAGAACTATTAGAGCAGCTTAAAAATTGTCCAGAACCTATATTAGCATTTGAAGAGGGTCGATATTTAGTTTATAAATTACCAGAACCCGGTAAACAATATGTAATGGGTGTTGATGTTGGGGAAGGTATAGGTAGATCTAATACTGTTGCACAGGTATTTGATATTACAGATCTGCAACAAATAGAACAAGTGGCTACATTTGCTTCAAAAGATATCAGTCCTTATCATTTTGGGACTCGACTTTTAGGATTATTAAATGATTGGGGCAGATGTCCAGTGCTTGTTGAAAATAATAATTATGGAATGCAAGTTTTGGATGTGCTGTATCATACTCACAATTATGAAAATATAGTAACATATGCTCAAGAAGGAAATAGTGTTCATTATAACACTGGAAATCGTAAAGGAGTACATGCTCATACCACTACGAAATATCATGGAGTTAGTAATTTTAGATATTGGTGCAATAGTTTAAAGGCTGTAAAATTTAATAATGCAGAAACTGTACAAGAATTGCATACGTTTGTAAGATTGCCTAATCAAATGTATAGTAAACGAACAGATAAAGATTTAGATGATAGAGTCATGTCCAGTATTTGGGCTTTATTTATTTTAATACCCAATCTAGTTCAAAATTATTTTAGTGTTTTAGAAATAGATGATCAAGGAAGACCTAAAGTAATAAGAGCTATTAATGATAATTCAGAGCTATTAAAACAAAGTCCTTTAATTGTTGGTCAGATGGGTAAATTATACAGGAATCGTCACATCAATGTGATACCCGCCATGATAAATCCTAAACCCGCTCAAAGGGATCCTTATGGAGATGATGCAAAAGATTTATGGATGTGGCTTCACACACAAGCCTTTGGAGGAACTCCTCCAGAAGTTCAAAAAGAATTGACGACAGAGGAACTAGAATCAATGTATAAGGAAGAATATTCACCTATAGTATTATTTTAAATATATGAATCAAAGCGTATTAAATCAAGCTAGGATAGACAAATTTAATTTGTTAATGGATATTCCATTGGCATTGAAGAAAACTTTAGATCCCATTTTAAAGACTGCAAAAAACCCAAACACTATTCAATTTACAGTCTTTGGTTCGCCAGTACCTGCTATGAAGATTGCTCCTATAAATTTGCCATTTGGTGGACAAAGTTATAATACTTCTAGCAACACTAGAGGACCGTGGCCACCTTTGGATTTAAAACTCGTAATTGACAACGGATATCAAAATTATTGGATACTTTGGAATTGGTTGAATCTTTTTAATGATTCCTCCACCGGCCACACAGACATGATAAGCAGACCATCTCCGTTTGAAGATAAAGATTATATTACCAATATTCCATTTACAGATTATGTTTGTGATTTTGTTTTATATGCTTTAGACGAATATAATAATAATATAATGGCATTTAAATATAAAGATGCTTTTATAACTGGATTATCTGAAATAAATTTTACCCATCAAGATGAAAACATTTTAACATCAACTGTATCGTTTGCATATAATCAAATGACTCCACAATTATTAAACAATGTAAGTTCTATTTCTCAATAATATGACAAACTCGGTAATCAATAAAGAACGGTTTATAAATCAAATCGGTGCTGATTATTTTTGGGTTGAAGTTTGGATGTATAATATGCTTCCAAATTACCAACCATGGCCAGTTCCGTGCATGTTTATTGATCAACTTTCCATAGAAGAAACTTTATATGATTGGTCTACAGAAGGTTATATTGTAATTGAAAACTGGGGTGAAGCTATAGAAAGAGGAGCTTCCGCCTTTAGTTCTGCTGCCGGTTCTGATGGTAAAAAATCTTTAGATATAAAAGCCCCTTATGTAATGAGATCAGACGGGCGTAATTTAATTAGTATTAAAATTTATCCATACACTCAAGAAGAGCCCACCTCTAATCAGGTTGAAAAACTTGATCCCTGGAGCATGTCTTTTGATTTTGTAATTTATGATATACAAGATATTACAGATGATCCAGCCAAAAAAATGAGGGCCTATTATTTCAAAGATGTTAAAAAACAGGTCTTAGAGGAAAGAAGGGTTGAATGGAGTACTGGAATGGATTCTTCTCAAGGAGGTACAGATTTTGAAAAAGCAATGACAGGACCAGCTGCCTTAAAGTCTCTTTTAGAGGCAGCTGGAAAAATGGGGAGTGAGTCCGCTCAATTGTGTGTAACATATGACGAACAAGGATCCATTGATAAGCCAAATATACCACTTTCAAAAATAGATACCAATAATTGGGATACTGGAGCCCCTAAGAATGAATCAGCAATTTACTACACATCTCCAGGAAATACCAATGTCATTGATGATATGCAATATATTGTCAATAATTCCAAATCTGCAGATAATTGTCCTCTTATTTTAGATTATGGTAGAACTATAAAAACCAAAGCTTGGCAATTTGTTTCATTGTCATCTTTTATTAAAGATTCTGAAAAAAATCAAATAGAAAAATTATTATTAGAAGAAGGTGGTAACTCTAACTCTCCCCCACATATAGAGAGAAGTTATTTTACAACTGGTTCTGATAATCCTCTTAAAAACTTTACATCTCCACTGGCATCTATAATTAAAAATTATCAACATTCTCCTATGATAGCTTTAGATGAGCATCGTATGGTTAACGCTCCGGTTTTTAACTATGACCATTCTACAGGTACGTATAATATACACTTTAAAGATAACACCTTAAAAGAAGTGTTAGAAAAAACTAAAAAAGTGGCTGCAATGGGTTTATATAATTTTAAAGATTCTCCCGATAAAAGTCAAGATAAAATATTAATGAATATTAATAAAACAAAGGCATCTGGAGCAGCAACTCGTAATGTATTCTTGCCTCAAAGATTTTATTTGAAGGATCATACAGGATTGAATATGTTAAAAGATTTAATATTCCTAGGTGAATCTATTGCATTTCAAGTTCCTGGATTAACTTTTAGGGCTCCTGGCAAAATTATTTATATAGACAGACCATCAGCCGGCGGTGATCAAAATCCGTTTGATGATCGATTTTTAGGCCAATGGATTATTACTAAAATAACACACTTTTTTACAAAAGGTGGATATATTAATGATATAGTTGCATCAAAAATAGATGCATTCTCTGCAATATATGGTAAAACCGACAATGCCTATTAAATAGTGTTATGACTCGAGAACAACTAAAGAAACATTTAGAAGAAATACGAGATAAAATTCCAGCTGCTCCAGTTTCCTACCCATCTACTTCTCAAGTAATTAAAAATGCGGTTTCCAGTATTAGTCAAAATTTACAGCAAGTTATTAGTGGAAATGGAATTATGGTAGAAGCATCTGTAGCAGATGCTCGATTGGCTATATGTCAAAAATGTGATTTTTTTGAAAAAAATAACAACCGTTGTAAGAAATGTGGCTGTTATATGGAGATAAAAACTAAATTAAAAGTTGAAAAGTGTCCGGAAAGAAAGTGGTAAATATTTTATATGGGAGATTTTAATTTCAAATTTTATGAAGACAATTCTGGTCTCAAGAGTCATGAATTAATTCTCTTGAGAAATGTAGGATGTAATGGTGATATTAATAAATATGCAGCTTCATTGTTTATTTTAAATAAAGGACATGAGGCGTTGGGAAATACCTTTACCATAACTGCACATTTTCCGGGGTGTACAATATCTGAAAGTTTTTATAAAGATTTTGTAGATAAAGATGGGGGTATTTTAAAAGCTTGTAATTTATTAAAGAAAACTATCAATTCAACTTTAGGACAGGCACAACATTTTCTTGATGTTGGTCGTCTAGGCTTGATCAGTAGATTATCTGGATTGTTACACTTTGATGGGGTGTCTGGTCCACAGGTGTGTTTGCCTCCTGGGTGTCAAGATATGGCAAATACTTTTGTGCCAAACATGCTTTCTAAATTAACAAAATATACCGAAAATATTTTTGCAAATAGTTATCTAAGTAAAGTCACCACCGGAGCAATGGGGGCATTTTCAGAAGCAATTCACACAATAACTGGTACAGTACAAAGTTTTTATGAAGCAATAAACGACATATTTAAAGGAGTTTCTATGTTACTCCAGAGTATGCAATTGCTGATAGATCAAATAGTTGGTACGGTGACTCAAATTCTCTTGAATAAATTCTTAGGGCCTCGAGTTATGATGTGGCTTGCCATCATTTGTATGATTTTTCAAATGATACAAAGTATTTTAGATGATGTTTCCTTTTTTGCTTCTATTTTTGGTGGCTCTGATAGTCTGTTTAAAGTTTTAAATTCTGTACAAACTGTGATTAATACCGGAGCTCAAATCATGGATACAGCAAATACCCTTTCCTCCGGCAGTGCTACATTAGGAACCTTTTTCCCAAAAGAAGCTGCTAAACTTAATGCTTTTATCAAGAGTATAGGTTCTATTCCAGAACATTATTTGGGTTATCTATTAAAGGGTTTTAATTTTGGAAAAATTAGTCAAAATAGAGGATTGAGTATAGCAAACGCTATCGTTCAAAGATATGGTCTAGGGGCTCAATTGGGAGATTTGAATACAGTATTACAAACATTCGGTAACGGACCTATAAGTTCAAAATCTAGTTGGACTCGGACGGGCCCCGGACTGGTGAAGGGTTCGTTGTCTTGGTTACCAAAAGAATTGAATAGTCCTTTAATGTATAGGTTGTTAAATTCTAGTAGTCCTTTCAGGAATGCCACATATGACCATAATGGGTTACCTAGCATGACCATACAAGGATCTGTTAACTCTTTTAAGAATGTATTTGATTTAAATAAGAGTGTCTATTATGGAGACATGGTGAGTAAGGGTGGTGTTAGTGGCGCAAACGCGGCGGCGTTATTAAATGATTTGAGAAATACCATGTTGCCTCAGAGACCTATATATTCTCCAGCTTTATGAGTGAACCAGTATACGGAAACCATATAGGTATAATTGTTAATAGCAACGACCCAGAATCGCGTGGTCGTGTACAAGTTTTTGTGCCTTATTTGTCTACAACACTTTTTACAGGTTGGAATGAAAAGGGTTCTAATATCAGTATTCGACAGGGAGACCTGTCTAGCATAGAAGGAGCGGTGTTAGAAAGACTTAAAAAACTATTGCCATGGGCTGAAAGTGCTAATCAAAATTTTGGAGTGGGCGGTGGAACTAGTTATTCAGATCCAGCAACTGGAAGTACTCGGATAGCATCTACTGGGGCCCCTACAGTTACCAATGTCGCAAATAAAGACTTACGCAACGGCCAACCAACTTCTGTTGTAAACCCCTCTGCAGGTAATCCTAATCCAGAAAATAACACAGCAGATACTAATGGCAAGGTGAAGGGCAACTCTGGGTATCTACAGCCCACTGTATCAGATGGTACTTATAATAAACAACCAACAAAGGTGGTTCAAACACAGGACATGGTTGATTTAAATCTTCAAATTATTAAAGAATGTGGTTCGGGATTAACCAATAACCTTCCAAGAGATGCTGAGAGATTTGGGCTGGATAATACTCCAGAATCTTGGGCTAAATTTATGGGCAAAGTGCCATATTATGAAACTGGTAATCAACTTTATGGACCAGAGGCACAAAATTTAAATGACCCTGGTGGATCATACGGCCCTTATAGTTTATCGCCCTACACCGCACGAGATTTTGGAAAGGCTTATCCAACTATTTTTGCTAGATATGGAGTAGAAGCCCGAGTTTATTCTCCAGAAGAACTAAGAGACCCGGTTACATCTGCTAGAATAAATTTAGCATATTGTGAAGCCATGATGGCTAAACCTGGTAATAATGTAATTCAAGCTGGTACTGGAAATAGTCGCCTTGGAATGAGCCGAGGATATGCTGCTAATACCCTAAATGCTTTAGCGGGACAAAGAGATCCTAGCAGCATGAGCACCGCTACTAAGGGATCTTCTTCTAATAGTGGTCCGGCCACTACAGCTGGAGGCAATACTGCTTTATCTCACGATAAATCTCACGCAATAGACACCACATCTCCGGCGGCTCCCCATGACATGAGAACTCCACATGGTGTAAATTCTACACCGTCTCCGGGTAATATGGTTTATGTATTTTTCTTGGGAGGAGATCCTCAGAGACCAGTATATTTTGCAGCAGTAGCGGAACCAGGGGCGGCGGGTAGAACTGATCAAGGAAATGTTCAAGTTCCTGTAGGAACTCCGGGTCCGGTTGCTTCTCAAAATGCTCCTAATCAAGGAAGCACTTCTCCTACCTCTCCCTCTTCTGGTGCGACAATTACTCAAAATAATGGACAAACAACGGACACCTCAGTTAGTAACACATCACCGGGCGAAGTTCCTGCGATTGGTAGTTCGGCAGCTGTTACTGATGAACTTTCCAAATCTTCTAATTTGGTGTCAGCCTTAATTCCCATGTCACCGGATAAGGTTATGGCAAATTTAAAATCATGGGATGGTGCTAAAAATCAAACTGCCAGGGCAGTGGATGTGGATGGTAATTTGGTATATGCGGCACTAACCCCTGGTAGCAAGGGAGATTATGCTCCAGATATTATTACTTCTAAAGAATTGAGTAATTTAATTGTCACTACAAAACAACAAGCGGCCACGGATCCTTCAAAACAAGTGTTGGTGGATTATTATACGTCTATAGCTTCAAACCCATTAACAAATGAAGAAGCCTTCCTGGCTTCTCAAAAAGTTTTAAGCAAAAATGTAGGTCTTTAGTAAAGTATAAATTTTTAATATTCGATAAATAAATGTATGGCTGATGTCAATGTAGGAAATAATTCAGTAAAAACAGATGAAATTAAGGGTGCTGCAGGCACTTTAAGATTTCATACCAATAAACAGGATGTTGGAAATTCTCCAAATGCCCAAGTAGACACCTCATCTGTTCAATTGTCACAAAATGACGGTTCTTATCTCAAGTTAGGAGCTGGCGGAACCATTCGAATGGAATCTCCTTCAGATACTTCCATCAATGCTAATAAGAATTATTTTGAATCCGTATTGGGTGATAAAATTGTTAAAATTCAAAGAGATGTATATACTTCTATTGGTGGCCGTGTTGCGATTAACATAGGCACTCAAACCGCTGCTGAAAGACAGGCAGCTGAGCAACTTCAAACAATTGCATCTAACATTCAAAGTCAGGGTATAGCAGCTGCTGTTGCTGCCGTGGATCCAAGAATTCCTTGTGGAGTGTGTAACTCAATGAGGCTTCGAGATGAACATTCTAAAATATGGGTATATACTACAAAATATTTAGACTTATTAACTGAAGTACCTTATATAGGTACTTA